CCGACTTTGCAGCTAATATCATCATGGGTAATAAGTTGATGGTTAAGCGTGTATCAGTTTACCAAGGGGTATTCGTACCATTCCTTACTGATATAGCTAGACTGTTCACTAGACTGTCACCTAAGATACAAAATCAATTGGTAGATAAGATTACCGAGAGTAAGGTTAAGTTACCTAAAGGTTCAACCATCGAAGAAGTTATTACTAGTTTCTTGGATAACCTTGAAGTATCTCTACCGTCTCCAGATTCATCTAAAGTTGTTACACAAATGGAAGAGTTAACCTCTTACATCGAAATCCTTGATACGGCACTGGAAGCTTACTTCTCAGAAGACATCATGGATGCTGTAGTTGATACCGACTTGGAAGATTCTATTCTATCTACACAGGCAGCTATACGTGCATACTTTATTCGTAACTGGATGCGTAATAATAACGTACTACCAGAAATCGAAACGTTGTTTGTACAGGATAGTGGTGCTTCAATTCTTGAACAGCATACTGAGTTTGTCGAAGACATTCTTGCAATGATGTCAGATAAACTTCGTAAGACTACTAAGGTAGGTCGTAAGCATGAGCGTGATGCGGAGAAGGATATCAACAAGGAAGAGGAAGCAGCAGCAAAAGCTGAGGAAGAAGCACAAGCTCTTCTTGATGCTCAAGCTGAAGAAGAATCAGGTGGTGACGATAACTTAGATACCTTAGATGATGAAGAAAACATCGATGGTCAAGATGAGTTAGCTGATAACATCCCTGCTGAAGTTGAAGGTGGTGAAGAACCAACGGATACTCCAGAAGATGATGAATTAGACTTACCGCCAGCCTAGAGTTGACAAAAAAATAAAGGGCATAAAGTAGGGAGCCGAAAGGCTCCCTAATTATGACGTTCACTTACTCGTTATTCACCAAGACAGCATAAAGCAGAATTAGTAAATAAGGATAATACCTTTATCCGTACGAACACGACCAGCAGCCACGTTAGCCTTAGGTGAACGGTCCATTGCGAACGCGTGGAAACCAGCAGAAGTTAGTTCCTTGGTATTTGGTACGTTACGAGTACCGTCTTCGTTCAACATGTAATTAGTGATGCCAGAAATCAATCCAGGCCATGTTTGTTCAACATAGGCAGGGTCTAGCTCACCAGTAGATTTCATTGGTAAGTTAGTATCGGCGTTAACCTCACCCAACTTAGCAAGAATTTCCTCTATAGTCATAGCGGGAATCTCCAAAGTAATGCATTAAAAGAAATAGTTAAAGTAGCAAAGATATCATGAATTAGCGGTTCAGGACTATTATGCGTTCAGGACTAGCATATATATAGGTAACATTAAGGCAAAAAAATAAAGGGGAGTAACCCCCTTTATTCTGTTTACTAAATACCCACTACTTTACTTTAGTAAATGTGTAGGTTTTAGCAACTTGTTCAAGCTTACAGATACGGTAAACAACACCATCGGCCAAACGTAAAGAGAAATCACTAACACCAGTTTTAACTAGGCGTGAGAATATCGCTTGTACTGACTCATGTAATTGAGCATGGCTTGTATCTTGTATGTAGAACATTTCATCACTAGTAGCTGTAATGTTAAGTTCAGCAAGTGTGTAAGGTAATGCTAAGATATAACGCTCACGTTCAAGAAGAACTAGATTGTCAGTGGTCTTAGGTGCAGAATCACCTAACGCAGCTATTGCTTCATTACGCATTTCGTCAGAAACTAGACGAATGTTATTGTGCATGATACGTGTAAGTATATCTTTCCACAATGCCGCTAGTTTAGCAGAACGGTTTTCAGCTAAGTAATCAGTAACGTCACCGATGTCGTCAAATTCAGATATATCCAACTCAGCATCAAGTTGTGCATCTAAAGCATATCGAACATCACTAAGTAATTGTGCCGATACATATAACTGCATTGCACGTGGTAACGAACCAAGCTTCTCAACATATTCATCAAAACCATCAGAATCAAGAGATTCCATATCCGCGAATACTTGACGGTCAAAATCTTCAGCAACAACAAATGGTGTAACTAACTTGTCGTACGTTTCAATTGACTTATCTACAGAGCCTTGGGTCTGCGCTCTAATGGAAGCTACTGCAAACTCTTTGGTATCTGCCGTGGAGTAAGTAGCACGACTTTCATCGATAGTCTTACCAGTATGTTTAGTAACCATACCTTCATCTGCAACTTTACTTGCTGGTGCAGTAAGACTAGCACACTGTACAACGTGTTTAGGATGTACCGGAGCAACTGGTCCGTTTAGTGTGTGTTTAAGGTAATCCATATTTGCTTCCCCTTGTTTAACAGGAACTGTTTTAGATACGATTGACTCGTCTGAGTAATCAGCCCAGATATAATCAACCAGGATAGTTCCGTCGTCATATCCCATCTTGGCCTTATCCGTATTTTCCAATTTAACTACTGGAATATCGGTTTGACCGTGAGGTAAGACTAGAACATTACACTGGTTGTCTTTACCAGTGACTACCGCAGCCTTAGGTAGATACTGACCATAGATTGCTCTGACTACACTATTTAATACAGGGCACTTGATTGCATCTGTAGAAGTTCGAGCATCGTCTTGCGCTATTGCTGATGTTACATTTACTTCGTGAGACATATCGGTAGTTCCTGTAGTTTGTGGCCCCTTTATTGGAGTGTCAAAGTTAACATCTTTACCAGTAGACTTAAATTCGTGTTGTGGTAAAAGTGCATCTAAATCGCTTTCGATTTCAGTAGTTACTTCATCAGTTTGTGACTGTGAAGACCTAGCTCCCCAAACCTTATCGGCATTCATGGGTTTCTTGTCTACCGCACCACGAGCTTTCCAATCTGTAGTAGATTCCTGTTTAGGTTTAGGACTGCTGTGTTGTTCGAAAGCTGTTGTGGTCGTACGTATACCAGCAGCATTGCGAGAACTAACCTGAGGCTGACTATCACTAAAGAAGCCAGAGCGATTAGTACCACTTACTTGACGGTTCTGTGAACCCCAACCACTTTGAGCTGGTTGTTGGAAACCACCACGTTGTTGCTGCCATGCATTAGTTTGTGCAGGTTGACCAAACGCAGGTCGTTGGTTACCAAAATTACCAGAGGCTTGAGCGAACGTATTAGTTGGTTGACTAGATGCTACCAATTGCTCGGCTTGACCTTTCCATTCCATAGCACGTTGCTGATACTCAGGCGGTAATATCTGTTCAGCCAATTGAACATTACTACACCAGCGAACGGCAGCATCCATCTCAAAGATAGGTAACACCACTTCATTCTGGTACGCGTTAGGATTAACACCGCGTTGTCTTACTGCATCACACATACGTGCAACACAGCGAGCGTAGTCTTGGTTCTCAAAGTTGTTAGCACTTAGAGTGTTCCAAGTAGGAATGAAATATGGTTCATCTATAACCACATTCTGTAAGACCCAACGGCCCATCCAGTATAAACCAGTAAACAGTGTAGGGTCGTTAACCTGAACCGTTGAAGGTGGGTTAATTGGCTGACTGTAATTAGGTTCCTGCTGGAGGGCTGCTTGTTGATTCATCAACTGGGTGAATTGTTGTTGATTACTCTGATTGAACATCACGTTATCCTTTTATTTATCAGAAATTAATTCATTGTTAATTTAGTCACGCATGACCACTTTTTCCATTTCACGTAAAACCGCTTCATGGCGTTCAGGGATTTGTACAATATCAGTGGCGTCTAAGTCGACGTACGGGTTAACACAATCTCGTCCTGTCGGGTTGGACTTTGGTTGATTGAGGTAACTAGCAACAGCCATCTGACTACTGTGTAATACTAATTGTGGGTCGTACTCGGTTGTATCCGAACTGTATCCATCATTAGCCTTTGTTTGCTGTACAATGTTACTGGTAATCTTCATGAACATATTGTCACCAGAGATTTGATGAGTGGCTGTTTCACCATGCTTCTCACCATTAATCTTGAAGATTGCATCGAACTTAAGAGTTTTAGACAAAGTTTCATTTATTGAATCGAAAGTCAATACTCTTTTATCAGGGGCGAGCTTGTACATTGTCATGAATATGCTGTAAGTAATATCGAATAGTAAGTAACGAAGAATTACGAGATTCTTGTTAAACATACTTGAGATACCAAGTAAAGCAGTTGTATCATCTACATTACCACGACGTGAACGCATTAAAGCACCCATGTTAGATATAATGTAGTGGAATAAATCCCAGACATCAGATACGTTAATATCTGCACGTTTAAACTTCTGTACCGATAGTTCGTCAACATACTCCGATAGTGAAGCCATGTGTACGTCCATTTCATTTGCAAGTTTACCTTCACTGCGCTGATTCTTAATAATACGGCCAAGAGCCAAACGCCACATACGAGGGTCATCTAATTCGTCTATTGCAACTTCCAAAGGAAGATGGTCAGCAACGTAGAAGAATGATGCAATGTAATCACGAACTATCTCACTGAAGTCACTCTTACGAACAACTAAGCGAATGGAACAACTTTCATACATCTGCACACGTCTAGCTGCCTTTGGGCGAGTTCCCATGTGAGCATGTAGTGAAGATAATATGTACCATTTGTCAGACGGGTACATCTGACTGGTAAGTTCTGGACCACCAACAATAACATCAATACCGCAGAATCGACGCATTGTTTCTGTAAAACCAAACTGTGCAAACATGTAATGGATAATTGATACCTCACACTTAACAGCGTTAGGACCTTTAGCTTTATCGTCACCATTATTATATATGCGTGAAGTTACGACGGCTCCATGGTTTTGCAGGGTACTGTTAACCAAGAAGTTATGACTTGCACGTTCAAAGTTTAATTTGGCTCGGGTGAGGGGAATGAACAAACCATTCTGCTCGATGGATATTGCTTTATCTGCAATAACCGGACTTACAAAGTAACGAGTGCCTTTTATCCGTATACAACCACCAGGCCCTACCGCAGGTAAGAACATGAATTTTGGTGGCATCGGTCGTGGACCTGTTCCGTCATCGTAGGAGAACATGAACTTAACTAGATAAACATCTGACTTAGAAAGTTCTATCTGATGTTTACCATAACGCTTACGCGTGAGTTCATTGTATTCTTCTTTCGGGGTACAACGGACAACGTCTTCGAATACCAATCCTTTAGGGAAAGATTTACTAGCACATTTCATTACGCCCTTGATATACATCATAGCTTCTCTGAGGTGCTCAACAGCTAACCCTCGACAGACTCTCTCATTGAACTTCGGTAGTCCATCATGTATTGAATTGAAAAGAAAGTTATCCACCTTTATCTCCTGTTATTTTAATAAATGGGTATTGGGAAATTTATTACATAATCTACCACTCTATGATATAAGTGAGCGATGTAAAATTTAACCTAAGATAACGCTTTCCATAGACCGACGCCTATGGTTACTGCACTTGCTACATATTTTAACCATGAACTTGTATCCTCTCTTGATTCACTTCTAATTGCGCTAGATTCTTTTATCTCAGCGAGTTTCAAATCTAACTCCTTCTTTTCTTTAGCAGTTTCCAGAGACTGCATTTTCATCTTTTGTTCTAACGCCTCCTTCTCCTGTATTAACTTTGCCTGCACGTCACCATATTCATCATGTAACTTACTTAAAGCAGCTCTTTCCCGCTCTAGTGTATCCATCTCCATTTGACCGATGATGTTTTGACTAGTAGCAGAATCAGCTTCAATGGCAGTTCTGAATATAGGTATCTCGTGCCAAAATTTAGTTATGCCTAATTCATCTTCTTTAACAGGTACGGGAACTACCATTCTATCCCCATCTCTTATAAAGCGATAAACCCCAGTTGGTAATTGATGATTTCTCACCACTGGTAAAGTTCGTGTACGCTCACATATTCTAACGTAGTAGTTATGTGGACGCTCTCCCTCATTCCAGTTTACAAATGCCCCAAACGTAATACCCTTGCCGTAACTTCGTCCTTCAATCTTAGCGATTGCGTCAGGATGATATGGCGCGTCTAGATAATTTGTTATCTTCGTTATAAACAGATTAAGCTCCGACATGTATAATGTATCTTCCTGTCCGAACTCACCCGTATAAACTACAGACTCCCAATCACACATCTTCAGATTGTTAATTCCGCCTGTCTCTCTCCAACCATCATTAATTGCTCTATCAATCAATCGTTCTGATATAATAGCCTCAATCCTCTCAGGTGAGGATTTACTGTGAACAGTTACTCCCGAAGCAGCAGTTATTCTACAAGCAATTTCAAATGTACCCGTAATATTGGATGGGTCGTATGGTATTCTCCAATACAATCCTTTAGAGTCAAATATAACTACGTCAAAACCAAGTCCATTAAAATACTTAGTACGTTCCTCTAGAGAACATGGTCTGCTTCCAATACTAGTTGAGAAATAATTCTTACTAGCAATCTCATCAGGTTTAAGTACTTTAATTCTACCAGTCATAGAAGCATTCTCTGTGACGGTTGAACAAGGTAGGTTCTGAGTAGTTAAGTTTTGCGGTATTAGTTCTGTAGAGTGGGACTCATCCGGATGGACTCTTGGAGTAGCCATTTTACTGAATGACTGTTTCCATAGTTGTCTTTGCCCGCTTACCACAGTAGTAGTGCGATGCATAAGGCCCCCTTCACTTAAAACTAATTGTCGTATCACCAGTATAATATATTTCTGAAATAATTTAGGTCAGACGGCATAAAGGGTAGCATAAGCTACCCATGACTTATTTAATATCCGGCGATGTTCTGGCTACTGTCTTACCATGGTCATTTATAAAGTAAGCATTACCTTTCATACTGAAGCCCATCCAAGCTCCACCATCACCAACAAAATCAACCATGATACGCTTAATTGGTTTATCTGTTAATTCGGTGTCAATAACTACCTTAGCTCTTTTACATTCCACAAGCTCAAAGGTTTTTGTTGTATCTGAATCCACTCCATCCAGACTATCCATTAATTTAACAAACATTTTAGTTCTCCTAATAGTAGTAATAGTAGTAGTACCTTTAAGTACATATAAATGTATCAGTACTTATTTTTTTATCTATAGGACATAGGTAGCGGGTTTCCCCGCTTACCTGTTATACAGCTCTACGTATAGAGCTACGTATCTGTGCAGCTATAGCTACTAGGCCATTTAGACCCACGTAATGGTTGGCGAAGAAAGACTTTGGTAACTTACCTGTATTCTCCTTAACCGCTGCCTTTATTAACGTTCTGGCATTGTCACATGCCTTTGAAAAGAATTTACTATAATCTTCAAAGGTGACAATTTCCTTTTTTGCTATAGCTATTGCTTCTTTGGCAGTAAGGGTCTCACCAACCATATCTATAAAAGACTCACTCTCCAATGGTAGGAATTGACCATCCTTTACACTTTTCAATAGTTTCTTAAAGCGTTGGTCATCTAATAAAAACATAGATGCTAAGGTAGCGTCTCTCCAAGCAATGCTAGAGTTAATGGCTTCATATGGTACTTTTTTACCACTAAGGTCGAATTTATCGATGTAGCCAGTGATATAGTCACCCATGGCTTCTTCCATGTTATCTATACCCATCATCACCCGCTTAATGTCCCAGCCAGTCCAGCCCATAACCTTAAGTGCATCGCGCAATGGCTTATATAACAGGTCATCTTTAAAAGCACCAGCTAGTTGTCTAGTAATACCTTCATTACCAATTTCCAATTCCTGCGAACACTCAACAGATACATTTAGCTCGATTGCCGACATAATACATTGTCTCATTTTTTCTTTTCCTTATATTTAAACAGCAAAAGCAAGGGGGGATACCCCTTGCTCATGTCTAAATCAATTTAATTAAATTAAACTTTTTCAGATAACACTTTATCAAGGTTGATAACTTTGATGCGTGCCATTACAGGTAACAAGCCAATGTGACGGTTACGAGTTTGTACAGTAGTAACGTTAGCAGTAGAACCACCACGAGATACTTGTGCACTAGATACCATTTCAGGAATCCAACCGTGAGCACCGAAGCTCAACGGGTCAGCTTCACCAGAAGCAGCTTCACGAGCGAAAGTCAAGAAGATTTCACCAGTCATGCGCTTGTCAGCTGAAGTAACTACTTTGTGGTCCATACCAATTGCAGCAGAACGCTCATCACCAGAAACCATGATGTGACGTTGTAATACTGAATCAGTAGCGATAACCAAGCGAGGCTTAGTTTCACGACCATTAGTAATTGTTTCTAACGCCGTTTGGTAGTTAGAATCTTGAGCCATTGGGTAAGCTAAAGCACGGATTGCATTGATAATTGTATCTGCAACGTCAGCAGCTTTTTCATGCGACTTAGTTGAGTTGATTACCGCTGCCATGTCAATAGTAAGCTCTTTGTAGTAAGGGCTAACTAAGTGACGACCTGCACCTTCGATTTCTGGAACTGGCATGTCACCAGCTACAGCTTCAGCGTACTGCTTAAGCATTTCCGCACGAGAGAACAATTTGCTAACTGCATCGTTTGCATTACGCGTACGAGAGATTGCTGTGATTGTTTTCAAGTCAGTTGCTTTACGCTTGTCACTTTCGTTGATAGGCGCTTTAGCAGTGATTGGAGCATTGAAACCGATAGAGTAACGCTCTACTTTACCAGTATGGCTACCTAAGATACCACGGTGACGCAAGTTAGCGTTTGAGTGATATGCTTCAAGAGTATAACCAACCAATTCGAAAGAAAGGTTATCGATTAACGCTTTACCAGCACCAGTGTTGATAGAGATACCTTGACCATCTACAGCGAACAAGCCGTTAGCAGAAGGAGCAGGGCTGTATAAGTTTAACTCACCAGTTTCAAGGTCTAGCTTACCAGACATTTGAAGAGTGATGTTTAACTTCTGGTCGTTTAATGAAGCAAGAGCTTCAGCGGCGATACCAGCAATATCTTTACGGTCGCTTTGTAGAACAACAGTTTCGTTAGAGAACTGTACGCTCATTTCACGGTCAGAGTTACCTTCAGGCGACTTGAAGAAGCTTGAACGTGGTAAACCCTTAACGCTAACAGCGATAACTGAAGACTTAGTTGCCGCAGCATCAGTAACTTTAACATAGATTACGTCAAGGCCAGCGTTGCTGTCAATGCTATCTTCATCAGTAAGTTCTTGGCCGCCATTTAATGGAGAACCAGAGCTTAACGCTAACAAGTCAACTGAAACACCAGGCTTCAATGGAGCTGTAGTGATATCAACACCGTCAACTGATTTTGTTTGTTTTGCAACTACTGCGTCGTCTGTGAAGAACTTAGCATTAGAACCGTCGTCAAGAACGATTGGGTAGATGCGAGTTGTTTCCGACTCAAGGATAGTGTGGTCAACCACAGCATCCAAAACTTTACGTTTGTTGAAGTCAGTAACATCACCAGTAGCAGCACGGCGAACTTCGCGATGTACAACTGTTTGCTCGATAGTTACATCAAGACCACCAACTTCTGGCGTAAGAACGATTGTTGGGAAAAGAGTTTCACCAAATTCGTCTTGTTGCGCAGACTCAAGGTTGAAAGCCATTGAGTAAGATTGGTAGTTACCAATTTTGCTTTGGTCAAATGCTTCCATTGCTGGAACACCTTGGCCATCAGCGATTACAGTGACGCCTTCAGTGCTAACTGTAGGTTGAGAAGCTTTATCGTGATAAGCTTCGTAGTCACCAAGACCCATGGCAATAATTGTAGCTGCTTCAACGCCTACTGAATCTTGGTCAGGATTTTCGATACCGGCTGCTTCTAAAGACGCAACGATATTACTACGAACATCACCGAACGCTGCTTCATGACGCGATAACGCATCAGGGGCAACTGATTCAATACTTACTGTTACTGCTTCAACATTACCTGCTGAAATGAATTCATCGCCTTGAGTAGCGATGTCTGATTTTAGTTGAGTAGCGATGTCAGCTACACCAACTTTACCTTTCTGTGAAGAACTAAAACGTGACATTCTGTTTTCTTCCTTATAAATACGTATTTTTAAAGAAACTCCATAGAGGAGTGACAACCACACATACTATAGTTAAAACTTTTACTAAACTTTCTTTACGAACCGTTTAAATAGATTTAACTCAGCGACTTTTTCAAACCCTATCTGTTTCTGTAAAACATCAAGGAAGTTTTGTAACGAATGGACATTTCCGTCTTCAGTTACAGGGTTAACCACAACAGCAGCTACTTCTGGTTGAAGCATTACCGTTTCATAGTTATGTAAGTTAAACTTACGATTTTCAACTGACTCCTGTTCTAACACATCACCATAAACAAGTAGGTCACGTGGCAGGCCAGACTGAGTTAAGTTAAATTCTGCTTGTAGCATCTCCAGTTCGTTTGGACCAAACACATCCAATAAGTTTTCAATCCATCGGTCTACTGGGAATTCCATCTTAATAAGAGGGAAGTCCAAACCGGCTCCTGTTTCCGTAGCTTCTTGATTTGCTTTTAGAAGAAAAAATAAATCTTCCTTTGTTAGTATAGAAGACAATCGTTCAATATCTGAAACCACGGTCAAGGCCATGTTGTTAGCTTTGAGTTTACGACTCAGCCAAGCAGGTATAATAAATACTTGCATATCAATTTCCTTAATCGTCTGTTAATGAATAAAAATTATTTAGTAAGAGAATAGCCAATGGACCATAAATTAGTTTTAGTCGACTTGATTACTCTAGTATACCGCGAAGCTGAGTATGAAGGCGCAGGAGTCGATAACACATCTTTAGTCCGTAGTATTGCGGATAAGATAAAAGTGTCCGAATCTGTCTCCGAAGTTACCAGCGGAAGAGATTCTATCGTTGCCTTACGTGCAACCGTTTTCTGGATGCTCGAACAGGGCACAGCTACAGCATTCAATCGCGATGACTTGCTTCAAAGAATTAGAGTAAATGTGGCAGATGAATCATATTTAGTAGATGCACTCGAAAACAGTACTATACCTCTAGCAACTCAAGATGAAATTATCGATGCGATACAAAGAGCAGAGACCAAGTTAAGGGTTGAACTCAATAAAGAACAAGTAAAAGAAATAATTAAACAAGCCTACATGGATACCCACTTCAATGACAACTCCATCGATTGGCCTAACCTACCTGGTAAGATAGCAACCAAGATGGAACCCTTTGCGGAATCTATGTCCGGTAGGCAGGTACATGACGAGATGGTGTCTGAGATTGACCTAGGTAACCTAAACTCAGTTGCCGATGCTTTGGGTAAGGCTAGAAGTACAAACTCCTCAGAAGGCGTTATGCGTCTAGGTTGGCAGGGCTTTAATGCAATGCTTGGTCAGGTGGGTGGTTTACGTAGAGGCGATGAAGTTTGTTTCGGTGCCCTACAACATAATTTCAAATCTGGCTTGTTGTTACATATACCTCGTCAGATTGCAATGTACAATACTCCATACATGCTGGATAAAACAAAGAAGCCGTTGATTCTTCACATCTCACTTGAGAATGCCGCTGAAGATAACATGATGATTCTATATAAGTGGTTAAAGGAAAACGAAACATTCGAAGACTTTGATACCCGTGACCCAGATATAGATTTACAGGAAGCTGCTTCTTACGTACATGAAAAACTAACCGTCAATGGTTACCACTTTAAATTTTTAAGGTTCGACCCATCTAGCTTTACATTCGCTAAGTTGTGTACTTTACTTCGTGACTACGAGCGTGAGTATGAAATTCACCTATGCTCTATTGATTACTTGAACATGATGTCTAAAGAAGGCTGTATGGGTGGTACCGACTCTGCTTTAATACGTGATTTATTCCGTAGAGTTCGTAACTACACTAACCCACGTGGTATAACGCTACTTACAGCTCATCAGTTATCTTCGGATGCAAAACAGTTGGTACGTAATGGTTGTGAGAATTTCGTTAAGGAAGTAGCTAACAAAGGCTACTGGGCTGACTCTAAACAAATTGACCAAGAGTTAGATTTAGAAATTATTATCAACTTGGAAAGACCTGGTGATGGTTCTACTTTCCTTACAGCACACCGTGGTAAACATCGTATGCCTTTTATTACTCCAGAGAAAGATTTGTATACCGTATACAAGTTTGCTGAGGTTGGTGCAATACCAGATGACATCAATGGTGAGAGTGCCGCACTTAAGAAAGTAGGTATGGGTCCCATAGGTGGCGATGAGTTATGGGAGATGTAGTAACTAGTGGAGGAGTCCTCTCCTCCCTTAATTATATGACTATTTTTTTAGTCATAGGTTTTAATTAGGAGAAATATATGAGCGATGAAGCCCAAGAAGAATGTATAGTGGTAAAGCACGAGTGCATTCAATGTAACAAAACTAAGTGTGAAACTAACTTCCGCATTCTACGTGGCGAGCGTCGTGACGTATGTCTTAATTGTGAAAGTAAAAACACACGTGAAGTACAGACACGTAAACTTCGTAAAGAGTTTAATGTAACAGTGGAGGATATCCCTGGACACATCAAACATTGCCGTGCCTGTGATGAAGTTAAATCTATTAACGACTTCAAGAAGGACAAGTCTAAAGACGGACACTACAGTAAATGTGGTGAATGTGCTGAAGCCGGTAATAAGTTAATGACTAATGCCGAATTGTCTGTATTCCGTGCTGGTAAAGCGGAAGTATTGGCCGAGAAAGTTGAAGAAGCTGTCGAAGATTTCAAGGTTGAAGTATCTGAAGCTGCCAAAGATAAAGTCTCTGCCGTTGTTAGCGATGGTAAAGAACTTATCGAAGATGTCAAAGACGTGGTTGAAGAAGTAACTGAAGAAGTAAAAGAGCATGTCGAAGAAGCAAAGGGTTTCTTTGTACGTGTTCGCGCATGGTGGAAGAACTTATTTTAATGTTGTTCTCAGTTAACCGTGAAAAAGTACTACTTTTAGTTTTAGGTATCTTTCTATTGTCAGTGGTGGGTGCTCATTGTAACACCGGAGATAATGGTATTATTTATTGTGGATTTGCCTTGTACTACGGTACATTAGGTATACTACTATCCTTGGGTTGGGATTGGTTATGTAAATCAATCGATGACCTAGATGATACAGATACTCAGCATAAAGCAGAGGAGGGCGGGTAGCCCTCCTCTATATGCCGTTAATCCAAATCCCGTTTGACCCATAAGGTCAAAGTACTATTACATCTTAGACGTTGGTCGGTGAATGCTTCTGTCTCTTTAGCGTACGCATGAGCACAGGACACCAATATACCAACAACACTACGTACTTCATCCTTCGCTGAATAAAGTAGCTTAGCGGGCATCCCAGGGCGTAATACGTCAGGGTCTGAGTTCTCCCACATTAAATTAACTACCGCCCCTCTACGTACATTGAGTTCCGATAGTTGTTTATAATGATTAGAGGTTATCTTGTCATTTGAATATGGTACATAGTTTAACATGTCCTCACGTTCTTCGACAATATATTCTCTAAGATTAGAAGCCCTACTTATAGAAGTTATACCAGCTTCGGTTGAGGCATATGTATCCATCAACTTATTAGCATCTTGATATCTTACACCGTTACCTAGGTTTTGTAGATAGGCTTCAGTGTTATCCAAATGTTGTATGTTACCAGTAGCTACAAGCTTAACGTGCTTTTCTTCAACTGAAAAAGAATTGTCTGTGGTTGGAGTAACGTTGTTATCTATCAACGCTATAGTCAGAGTTCTCTCAGATGATTCATACAAGTCAGTATTGTGTAGTCCCCATATATACCATTCACCTCTTTCGATATAGCTACCTAGAGAAGTTTCATATAACCCGTACTTATTCTGACAATAATCAGGTAAGTCCATTAACTTAGTACCAGCAGGTATAAGTAATTGTTTCGGGTCTGTAGTATTATCAGGTTCTCTAACATCTACACCGGCTAACTCATGTTGCTGTCTTTGATGTACTAAATCCAAATCAACATCTTTTTCCCAAGGTTCTTTACGAAGTTTAGCACGACATAAAGACCTTAGTAAGTCAGTCCAGTTTCCTGCGAAAATACCGGATATAAATTTAACTCGAATATTATCAAGTAATGGTTCAACTAACTGGAACTTAACGGGGATACGTTTAGAACGGTCACCCATACCAGTATCGTTGGTCATCTCACTACTTGCCCTTAGGCCTAAACTGGATTGGTCTACGAGGATAGCCCTATACAACTCTTTAGTGGCAAACTTGTTTGGGTTGATGGTATCAACAGTACCTAGAACAATTGGCTTTCTAAGTACTTCCACCTTAAGATACGATTTGAAAGGATATATCTTATTTACATAAGTTGCTATTCCAACATCGAAGTTAAGTAATGTCTTATCTGAGAAATCATTTCCATAATCTCTCTCGATGGTTAAAGACTTAACATCATCTAAAACAAGTTCACCCTCTGGAGTAAAGAGAGTAACCACCCACATGAACTCAGGATGTGTAGGTGGAACTTCTGCTATTTTAAGTATTTCTTCGTAGAGGGTTGAGTCTCTTACTTCCAATTTCTACTCCCCGTTAAATATCTAGCATCTATCTTAGTAGTTAACGCTGTATGTGCTTCAGGAGCTGTCTTAGCCTTCTGTTCGGACTTACGTTGACGTTTACCAAGGAATGACATAAGTTTACTAGACGTATCTTCTTCGCTAACGAAGTGATGTCTAACGCGAGGGAATATGTAGGCTGCAAATTTATCTAACGTTTGCAAGTCTTCAATTGGTGGCATCTGACCGAATAGTCCATTACGTTGGAACTCGATGGCATCCTTAATGTGTTGGCAGATAATGCTGTACATCTGGAATGCCTTTTCGTTGTTATCAATCTCTACCTTGAAACCTTTACCATGGATAGTTGCCATCTCGGCAATTGTACGGATAGCACCAGTTAACATTTTGGCGTTACTAACATCGCGCCCCTCATCACCAGAGACGAATGTACCGAAGTCTTGTAAGACTGCATCTGAGTAAACTACCATCTCAGGAATTCTACATTGATATTTCCAATGGAATATCTTGTACCCTGCTGTTTGTGAGGAATCGCGTTGCATGTTATCTCTCCAATGCTAGAAGAAGTGCCATTATGATTGGCGTTTGGTAGAACTGACTTAAGTCGTCCCACTCATGTGCTTCTTTTGCTAAGTTAATTATTTCCGTGGTATCTAAAGCTTTACCTTCAAACCACATCATTAAATAGCGTTCAAGTTTAGACATTCCATCCGTCTGTTCGTTGTAATACCAACTAGATAAACAATAATGTTCATCTAAAGTAGATGGGTGGTAGTTAATGTCCACTGGTTCAGTTGGAACAGGTTCCACTGGTAGCTTACCTACGACAGGTCTTCTAACCAACTCTAAAGTACTCCAAGCAATACCGCCCATAGCTGGCGACTGACTTAGACGTTTAGGTGGAATCTCTTCCATGTATTCTATTTGGTCTACAAACCAACGACTACCTTCAAGTAATGTATCCCAGATAGTAGGGCTATCGAAGAACTCAATACCATTAACATTTAACATCGTTGGTACTTTCTGCCAAGGTATATCAAGTTTAGTAATAAACCTTAATAGGAAATGGTCGTAGATTCTTTTATCTTCACTGGTACTGTAAACTAAGGTGTTGAACTCACCATCCCAGAAGCGTCTTGTATAAGCTCCTGTAAGGCGTTCTAACAGCTCTCTCACGCTTTCACGCTCAATCACTTCTTCCTTAGTTTCGAATGCCCCTGAACCCTGTCTGAGGGCTTCCTTGTTGAAGTATACCGATTCGATTACCTTAGATAGTATATCATTCATCTTATCTTCGGTGGAATAGTCAACTAGTTTATATTCAATCTCGTATCCAGCTTCCCTGTAGATAGTTAATCGTCTAGTTGAGGTCACGGTAAATATCGCAGAACGACCATCGCCTACATCTGCCACAAACATATCGCCAGGATTTGGTTTTATGCTAGGGTATATATTGGACGTACCGTTAACAGTAAACTTATTAGTTTCTGGGTCTTGGTCTTGAGATAGAGGAGACTGTACTTTGAATTCAAGGTTCTTGATTTCTTTGTACTGTTGGTATACTTCACTCTGACCTTCATCTTGAGTACTACCAACTTGGTCCTGACCTAATATCTGACCGTAGTAGTTAACAGTCCAACTAGAACCACTTACGTAAGTAAGAAGAGAACTATGGTCTACCTCTTTGGTATTGATTACATTATCCTGATACGCCTTAGGTACTTCCCTAGGACGAAGAGGTTCTTCTTGCTTTATCGGTTCATCAACCGGTTCATCTGTTACTAGAGGCATTATTCTCTCCCGTAGTTCTGAGCAGTTACAGCAAACTGTCCAACTGTCAGAGTGTTACTTTCAGCACGAGTGTTATATCGTCTATTGGTTTCCCTAAGTCCTGTCTTTACAACATTCCATCTGGGTAGACTTATAGAATCGTCATCAAGTATATTAATACTATCCACATCGAATTTAGAATCAACTACGCGAATAACCTGTTTAGCAGTTTCACCATGAATTATTAATTCATCGGTAGCTCGTTCAGATAACATGGATAAATCATTAACGCAACCAATCCAGATATGGTAATGGTGCCTAGGGTCTAAGTCGAATGTAGCCCTAACAAATAAATTCTCATCTACGTGTATAGCATCTTCATGTAATGGTAAACCATCGCGGTACAAGGCAATGTGGAATGGGTTCTGATATGTCTTAGTTAGTTTATCATGGTTCTTAACCATAAACTCACGTAGTAGTGGGTCTAACTGTACAGTGCCCATAGAGTCCAAATTAAATAGTTCTCTAGGGTCATCACCTACCATCATCATTAAACGTAGTAGAGTAGAATAGTGACTACGTACTCGTTCAGGTAACCATTCGTCCCACTCAGGTATACTAACGCCACATATTGATTGCCCTGGTATGGTAGCTCCATCTAAACGCATAAAGCGGCTCTTGGTGTAATCAGCATGGTTAGGGTCAACTAACATATTGAAGTTTTCACCACGTAACCTAAGTGCCGACGGTACTAACTGATTATGTATCATTAAAGGATAACCCATAGCGAATGCAGTAGGTTTATGATACTGGAACGTATAACTAAACGATGCAGACCACTGTTGAGTATTCTGTACTGCCACTGGTGGTTTCTCAAAACTGTACCAACCATTGAACCCAGTTTGTTTTTCACTAACTGAGAAGTTACTACTAGAACCAGCTTGATTGGTCATTACGGTTACTAACTCAGAGAAGTTAGCCTTTAACCAAGTCCCGAAGGTATCACCATAACCAGCTCTATTCTCACGTAACTTATAAAGCTCGGCTAGGATGTTCATCATTACTTTAGGTATTGCAAAGTGATATGCTGCTGTATGCTTCTGGTGTTGTCTACCATTACCTACTCTTCTACGGATACCGTTAACCCAATTATGAGCTGCCGATTCAGAGTTAAAGTACATTTCAACATTGAGTATTATTTCAACGTTGTGGTATATTGGCTTAATCCATACTCCAAGTTCTGGGTCGACAAAGGCTTCGTTGGTGTTAGGGTCAGGGATAGTACGTTCTAACATACCGTCATCCATAAACTCTTCTTCCATACTTACCTTAATTTTTTCACCTTGGTCAAACTGAGCTTCACTATCAGTCTCACGTATACCAGTATTAAGTGTACGTGCTTGACTGTCCCCTTTGTTAAGGTAAATATCAGTTTCCAACGATAAACCAGTTCTTTGGAGTAAGTCTCTAGCCACTGCGAATATAACTGGACGAGTGACAGCTTCTACCGTCTCTTCGACTTCGTGCGATATGATTGGCATCTGCCGACTCTCCTAAAATGTTTGAATACATAAAATTACGAAAACAAAAAAATAAAGGGAGCCTAAGCTCCCGATATTTAGTAACCAATCCAAAGATTAGTTACGTCGACAAACTCCAGCATTACACATAGCGCGACATTCACGATACTGACGCATTAAGTCAGCATAGTTAGGGTCAGCTTTACCAAGTGCCATGGCATTGGTACGTAGCTCAAGCATGTGTGCTTTCATCTGACCGTGGGTCATTTGATTCATCATAATGGATTATCCTAATGCATTTTGTTAATTAACAGTGGAAGAAACAACTCCCATATAATTAATCTGCGGAGTGCACCCATTTATCAGTAGTTACCGAATACTCCTTGGCTAATGTAAGTATATCACCTCTTACACCTCTCCAACGTATCCAGAAATCACGACGCATACCTAGGCGTATTTTGGCTGCTTTTACAGGGCCATTCATTCCCTTAGCGAGTATGGGAGTTTTACTGACTTCAAATGTTTTACCTGCTTCACCAGTTATGTACATGTCAAGAGACCTAATTTCATAATCAAGTTCATGATTACTCAATCTGTGTATTCTATCTAGTTCATCTTTGGTATACTCAGCCAATACAGTAATCATTGGTCTACCGTCAGCCTTTGATAATACATCATCCCATTCTTCAATGAGTCTACCCATCATGGCCTTATCGTCTACAGTTATCCTGCCGTCCTGATGACGCAAACCTGCATCACCGAACATTAGCTCGAACTTGTACCATAGTGACCAATAGTTAGTTTGTAGTTGCTTAGGTACCTTACGTTCACCCTCTTTACTGTAAAGAGTATCCATGCGGTAACCAACCTGATGTGGTTTATCAAAACTACCAATGCTGTGGTAATATCCAGGACGATTATCTGTGATAGCCCAGCCCTCACGGAATATTTTACTATCGCCATCATTACCGAAAGAACGTACTTTCTTAAAGAGGTATACAAACTTCTTTTTCTTAAGTATTTCTCTAGCAATACAGATTGCCTCACGTATACAGATTTGACCCCATGGGGAACTCTGGAACTCTTCCACGATGTGAAGTTCATTTTTCATAATCTTTTCCTTTAATTTAAGATTGTTTAAAAGTTGAAGACTCGATGTCTTCTTGTAGGTGGTCAGCAGATAAAATAAAGCATCTTTTATCTTCGCTGAATTTAATTACATAAGGTTCGAATATTTCAATATGCTCTGGTGAGTTAAGTCCACTAAGTAACATTTGATAACCTTCGGTGTTTATACTACCATTACTATTACGAGTGAACAAATCTAGGGCGTGTTTAAGAACTTCGTCCTCAACCAAGCCAATTGCTTCCCAAAGTAGACTACCACATATCAACTCTACCAAATCTTCATTTAGTACAATTTCACCGTCAATGCGATAACTGTTCATAATGTTGTTAAAGCGAATAGGTACTGAACCTTCAGTTAGAGTCTCACAGAACTCAAGTATGTTACCAAGCCATTCATTACCGCCAACAGCATAGAGTAAAACTAAAGATTCAGGCGACATCAATACGTCGTTGTATTGTATATCATAAATCGACTTAGGGTCTTTACGTATCTCAGTAAACCGCTCTGCCTCAAATTTCTGTATATCCTCAAAGTCCCTAAGGTATAATAACACAGAACCCTTCAAATCTTCTAACGCTTTAATCTCTATATCTTCAAATACCTTACTCATAATCTTTTCCTTTAATTTAAGATTGTTTAAAATGTTTATTCTAATACCGGGCGCATGATACTAAGGTCAACCTTACATCCATTGTCCATGTATAAATTATAAGCTATTCTTCCGTGTAGTTTTCTTTCTGGGTTACAGTCATCGAACTCTTGACCCAAGCAAGCACTTAGATGTTCTAGGAATAACTCAGCCAATGTGCTGTAGTGACACCAATCATCAGTCCATGGTACAGCTATTAAATCTAGGTCTTGTTGTAGACTACCATGTATTGCAAGTGCGTAACCATTATCCCTAGCTATATCACATAGTCCAGCATATAGCGTTGCGTACATTGGTGCTTGTGATGGTTCTTTCATTACTTTCTCTTTTATTTAAAGTTAACTATTCAATAAGATTATATATGTCTGTAAAAAAGTTGATACGTCATAAGGGAGGGGATTTCTCCCCTCCCCATGATAGCTAACACAAACAGCTTAACAATGTGTGGTTGTCAGTTTTGTGTGGTTAACTGTAGGTGTCAACTAACTTCTATTTGTAGTTAGAAAGCGACTTGTTACAAACCGTGATAGCAGCACGAACAGCAGCAAGGCCATTGTTAGTAATGCTAGTATGCGGTTCTGCAGACCAAGTTGTAAACGACTTAACGAAGTTCATAGCGCTCTTAGGGTAAGCACGAATTTCAGAAGAAGTATCTTCTAAACTAGATTCGGCTTTCTTAAGAGTATCACCACCCTTTTCAATGTCGTTAACAAGACCTTTGATAGTCTTGATGTTCTTTCCGCGCTCCCAAGCTTCAACACCGTCAACGATGTCAATACAGAAATCAACAATTGATTTGATATCGGCTACAGCAAGTGTATCGATTTCAAGTTCTTCGATTGCGTCTTGTGAACGTTCGAAAGTAGACATGATACGAACAGTGCGACCACGGAAACCTTCAGCAACGCCTAATGTACCAGCACCAGCTTCTTTTTCTGGTTCTTGTACAAAGATAGACATGTTACCAGGTAAGGCAGTACCATAAACTTTAACGTTTTCAGAGAAACGACGGTCTTTGGTTTTAACTTCAGAAGCATCAAATGCTTTCTTGATTTTGCCCCAATCGTTATCGAATGCATGAACCTTAGCAAGAGCAGAAGCATGTTGTTCAACAGTCCAGTCTTTACCAGGTTTGTATTCTTTAAGACCAGCTTTGATTACATCGCCACGGTCAATTACACAACGAGTGTATGTATCGAACAAGCCATCAACAACAGCCTTAACAGTTTCAAGAGCATCTTGGATGTCTTTAGCTGACTTAGGAGCAACGTTGTTAACAACTAATGGGTTGCCTGCGCTACCTACATCGGTTTTGCTTTCTTCAATTGATTTATCGATGTAGCCATCAGCACGTTCACGTAAAGCAATTAACTGCTTACGAAGACGAGGTAATGCACCGAAGATTTTGTGGAAGAAGTCATCAACACGCTTCCAAATCTTTTTAACGAATTCTTTAATCGCTTTCCAGATATCCTGAGCGATAGATTTGATACCTTCAACAGATACCGTTTGACCTTCAGCACTTTCAAGACCAGGAGTAACAACCTCACCAGTGTGGATTGAACCAGCCATTGCTAAATCAGAAGCTACGTCGATAAGACCAAGTTCGATAGCAGTAGCGCTTTCGATACCAGTAGAAACAGCAGCAAGGTTTTCTAAACCAGTTGCTAAGTCTTCAAAGCGGTCAGCTTCTTCGCCAAGTTGTACGATGTCCATGTGTGCTTCTACAGAAGCAACGATTGCGTTAGCTTGTTCAATTTCATCAAGCTCAACACGAGGAGCATGTTGTTGAGACACGCTACCAATAGTATTTAATCGAGACATTTGTGAATCCCTAAATTGAGTTCAAAAAACTAGGGAGTCCGAAGACTCCCTAGAGCTTTCAGTAGTTCTTAGCTATCGCTAACTAATTAGTCGTATTGACCAAGTGACTTGTCACAAACTTCCAATGCAGCTTTAGCAGAAGTTATTGCTGCACCAGTGAAACCATTGATTGGGTTCTGTAGTGCTTTCTGCGCGGCAGAGTAAGAAGCATTTGCTACTTTCTCAGCTGCTTTACCAGCTGAACCTAGGTCATTTTTACCTAGAGCATCGCCAAGTTTCAATGCTGACTTATCAGCAGCTTCTAAGTTTTTAGCGTGCTTGAAGTAATCGCTTTCGAAAGAAATGATTTCTTCAGCTAATGCTACAACTTGCTCAGCAATGTTTTTAGCAACGTCAGGAACTACAGCTTCAAACTCTTGGTCTTCTTTGAACTTAGGTGCTTCACCTTCAAATTCATAGCTAACGCCAAGTTTGTCAATGTTAGTTTTTAATGCAGTTGCATCATCACCGCCAGTAGGTGCAGTCACTACGAACTTACGACCACCAAGGAATGTATCACTTGGGTAGTCAGTTGGGTAAGCACCAATAATGTCAACGTCCATGAATTTACCGGCAGCGATAAATTTACTTACGTCAGAACTTTGTAGGTCTTCTTTAGAAGCGCCAGCAAGTTTATCCATTGCACCAGCAATTTCACCAGCGAAATCACTAACGCCTTTAGAATTTTTACCGTACAAAGAAGTAGCTGTAGAAGTTAAGCTCTTAACGCCATCTGCAAGGTCATTTACATTGAAAGCACCATCAGTACCCATTAACGCTTTACCGAAAGAACCAAGTTTGATTTTTTCTGCGCCTTCTTTCTTAGTGCCTTTTTTGTCAACAGCTTTCTTAGCGATGCCTTCAGCACGTTTCTTCAACATTGCAGCACCAGAGAAAACTTTCTTAAACCAGGCAAAAACTTTCTGGCGAACTTCTTTGAACTTCTTAACTAAGTATTCCCAAAGCTGCTTAGCTTTGTCTTTGATAGCTTCAACAGAAACTTGAGTAGCTTCTAATTGAGTGCTTGTTCCGCCGAATGCTTCAACAGAGATAACAGCATCAGAAGCAGAAAGACCAACACGTGACATGTGTGATTCAACAGAAACTTCTAACATGCCAGCAGCTTGGCGGTCAAGACCACCGTCAGCGATTGAAGAGGCAGCTTGCTCAGCGATAGATTCAAGTGAACCGATAACGTTATCAAGGTCACCACACAATGCCATGTCAGCTTCGATTTGTAGAGCTTCTACAGCTACTTCAGATTGAATAGCTTCAAGGCCTTCAGATGAACCGATTTCTACATTGGCGTATTTTGATTGGGCAATTTGTGCCCCGATTTGATTTAAACGACTCATTTAAGAGTACTCCCTAGTTTGTTGCAACAAAGTTGGATTGGTTGCCGAATAAAACGACTAACGTACATAACATATCGTTCACACCGTTTGGTTGTTGTAACCAGCGAGTGTATACGGACTCACACGGTTGTGAAGACCGTTTCATACGTGGCGAATTACCAGGCGGTAAGGATTTGAGAGGATGATAAATTATTTTTTCATCTTCTCCGTGGAATTCCACCAGCTGACGTCGGGTGTTAACACCCATCGGTCTATTACCTGTCTCAATAAATGAAACGGTATCTTGAAGGAAATCATAACTATAGTCAGATACACCAACAAGAGCACGGCGCTCATATATGGAAGATAAATGTTGAATTGGATTCTGGCCAAGTAATGTCTTAGCCGTACGAACCAATCTACCAATGAAATCCATAGAAACATTTTTAGACGTTGAGGTTCTATACTCAGCGTACAATGCTTCTACTTCAGGAGTGGCGAGGACTCGAACTTTCTCCCCCGCCTTAGGTGAGCCGAAGCAGAAGCCGAATGGACTAACTGCTACTTTACTCATCTTCAAACATCTCCTGAGTTTGGAACTGTAACTTTTGAACACGAGCTTCATATCGCTCGATTATTTCTTCAAGTTTGGCATCCTTCTTACCTTCACGCTGATTGCGCAAGTGAGCAAGTTTGAATTCCAGAAGTTCTTTTTCTTCTTCTGCTTGACGCAAGCGGTGTACCTGCCATTTAATCCAAGCCATGCGAATATGATAGGCTGGGTTAAGGCGAGCACTGATAAAACCAAAACCGTTAGGGTCAATCTTATTTGAACCAACTGTTTCTTTAACCACTGCGATAGCTTCTGGTTTAACCTGCATGTCAGGAATTTCTTCAAACTCTTTCTTAAGAACTTTTTCTTTCTTTAAGTTTGCTTTAACACAAACTAGGAAATCATTGAAGCGTTTTTCAATCCATCGTAGGTCACGAGAAAGAGCTTTGTCAACAGTGCCAGTATTACCCATAGCTTCTAAGCCGTAAGTAACTAACAATAAACGTCGAGCGTAAATTGACATAAAGCTCATTGATTCGATGTACTGGTTAATGTTAACCTTTAGGTAGGTCATCCCATCACGTACTACATCGTTGGAGTAGTGCTTATCAACTAACTCAATAACAGTTCCCACGTTTTTGGTACTTTGCTCAAGTGCAGTTCTTGCAAGCAATACAAGGTTCTTAGCTCGATGGTCAACTCTACGGTCTGCTATTTTCTGCAGTGCCAAGATATCTCTTGACTTAAAAGTGTAGTTCTTATCAAAGAACTCAGACGCACTAACGTAAGGAGGAATGGACTTACCATCCAATTCCTCTTTAAGATTACGTAAGTCTTCTTTAATCTGCACTTTTTCCATAGAGGGTAACATTGAGCGAATGTAATTTTCGACTTTCATGTTTACTCCGTTTAGAATTGTGGGGAATTACCAAGTTGATAAGCCTTTAGAATCTCACCAACATCAGGGCCAGTACCTTTGTTCAATGACTTAAGTTCTTTAACGGCTAGTTGGGTTGGTTCTTCGATACCACGATGGTAGATTGTAATTTGTTCCCACTCAGTATCAATGACCATCATAATCATTGTAAGAGTGTTCTCAAACATACGCTCACGGTCTTTAAAGCGTTTCATCTTGCCACCCAAATCTTTTTCGATTTGACGGCGAGTTTGGTCGCTTACGATAACCATTGCAGATGCATTGTTCACTGATGGCTCACCAGAGAATATTCCAGCGATACGATTCTTAGTCCGGCGATTGGCTAGCGTTGCAATCGTACCGTCCTTGTCCTGTATCATAGCCTTCTTATTCGCATCGATAAGGTCACTACAGAGAACAATATCTCTCCAAAGCGAAAGTTCTTTTGCGTCCCATTGGATGTAACGCATTCGAGCTGAGGTGTCTTTCGCCTTACCGGCCATAAGCTTGACAATAGCGTCTTGACCAGTGCTCTTAACACGTAGTCTAACAGACACATCAATATCGGCTTCGTGGCCATTTTCTTTAATCTGTACTTTAAGTAATTTACCTACAGCAAGATTAGAAGCATCTGCTAATTTAGCATGTGCTCCAGAGTCAGTTCTTGAACTTGAGTCGTCTTCTTTACCACGACGTGAACGACGTGCTTCAGTTGAAACCGTCGGAAGCCCAACATCATATGACTCCATAGATAAAAACGAGCTGAAAGAACCAGCCGCAGATTTAACTGGAGAACGTTCAGTGCTAAGTTTATCGAGTAGACGTGCTACGTCAACATTACCTACGTTAGTAGAGATACTAACTGCTTGTAAGTAATAGCCTGAAAAGATGCTTACTAATGAATGTAGAGCATCGGTAATGTATGGTTGCTGGCGTAAGTTCTGGTCTAAGATAACTATCGGCTCAACACGAGTATCTTTAGTATACTCGATTAATGATTCAGAAGTGGCGCTACGCATTAGGTCGGTTACACGCCCTACCACTGAAAGGGTAGTGTCTACACTGTCCTTATACATGTTTTCTTTCCCCTTAGGAGTTAAGTTAAATGTCTGACAACAACAACGACAACCTTGGCTATAAGAACCAATCTGCTGTTCGCGATGCCGTATCTAAAGTAGGGAGTTCCAGAGGGGAACTCTCTAAGGCGGCCACTAATGCGTTTTATGGCTTCAATCACCGTAATATTGGTTCACAAGTAAAGCCAAATAGCGATAACCACGGGTTAACGTTTTTTACCCGCCCTAGACTAAATTTGTCATATGATAATATAGCTGGGGTGCGTACTTTTGCTCCGCTGCTTACCGGCGACGCCTTTACAATGGCAAGAGCAGTGCGAAGTATTCTAGACCCAGTATCACATAAAGGGATTGAAAAGCCAGGAATAGGACCTTTACAGTGTCCCATGGTGGACCCCCTCAATCCGTTTATACCTATACTATCAAACTTATTAACTAGTGTTTCTGGTTGGCCTGATTCGGTAATGGATACACATACTTCACCCAATGGTCTCGCTAATGAATCATGGAGTATGATTGATTCACTACCCATGGACTACAGTACTAATGACATTACAGTTAATCTACGTAATATATCAGGTGACCCCATTAGTTTACTCATGCATATCTGGACACAGTACGCCGCTCGTGTATCTGAAGGTAGTATGATGCCATGGCCAGAAGCCATTGCTGAAAATGAAAAGGATTACGATACTAGAATTTATCGTCTAGTCTTAGATAGTCGCCGTAAGTACGTTACGAAGATAGCTGCTTGTGGATACGGTGCTCCATACGTAAACCCACTAGGTGCTGACTTCAATTACGATTCAACACAACCAATGGTGCAAGACAACTTAGAAAAGTCTATACCTTTCAAGTGTAGTGGTTTTATATATAACGACCCCATTTTAATTATAGAGTTTAATACTCTAGTGACCTCGTTTAATAAAGCTATGGGTAATTCACTTCGTGACCAATTAATGGTTAAATTAAAGGACGAAGAAAAAGATTACTTTAACTATCAATCATATCCTCGTATAAACGAGAATGGTACGATGGAACTTGAATGGTGGGTAAATAAACAAGACTATCTAGATGCAGCCGAAGAGTTGAAACAATTTAACCCCAATCAATATATTAGATAGAGGATTTAATAATGGATAATATCCAATCTAGTGAATTACTTAATGACTTGGAAAAGTTTAGGAAGAATCCTAATGCCGTCCAGCGTTCAGTGTACTCACTTTTAGAAAAAGCCTCGGACGGTAGATTAAACATTATCGACCCAACTAACCCATTCTCCTTGTTATTAGAAAGTGCTGCAGTAATGAGCGCTGACGGTCTGAGTGAATGTGAAGCACTGACTCGTAGAGTATACCCTAAGTTGGTATCTAATGAAGACGAGTTATACGGACACATCTCAGATATGGAATATGTTGGTGTTTGGGGTTCTCCAAGTAGCAGTAACTTTCTATTCATGTTTAACGTGGATGAACTTAAGTCGTTATCTAAACAGATTACTGGTTCAACTAACCGTAAGTTGGTAATACCTAGAGAGACTCGTGTACAGGTAGCTAATGCTAATTTTAGTTTTTCCTACCCGATAGAGATAATCTTTGCTGCGTCTGGTGCTATCAGTGTTCTTTACGATACTTCTATTCAATCGCCTTTCATGGCCTTGGAATCTAACGTCATCAATTTCAGAACTATGGTACATGATGGACACAATGTAATTATGTTTGAAGTTCCGGGTATGCAGTATACTATAGATTCGTCTATAGCATCTCTATCCAGCGCTAGTGGCTTCTCAACCACTATGTCTATACCAAACTACTTATATTACTGTAGAGTCTATCACAGAGCCATTGGTGGTGACTGGGAAGAAATGGCCACTACTCACTCTGGTCAAGTTTATGATTCTGGTGTTCCAACGGCTACGTTAAAATACGTGGATTCGAAATTACGTGTTAAAGTTCCTGAGATATATTTTAATAAGGGACTGATGGGTGCGGATATACGAATTGATGTATACTCTACACGTGGTGATGTTCAATTGGCCTTGGCTGAATATCCACCTAATGCTGTAAAGGTTAGATGGACCGATTTAAACCACACTGATGAAGGCAGGTACACGGCTCCGTTATCCCAACTTACACATAGTGTAATTGTTGGTACTGATGTTACCTCTGGCGGTAGTAATGGATTATCTTTCACTGAGCTACAGAACAGAACTGTTCGTAACTCTACTTATAAACCTGCTCCTGTAACTGAATACGATTTAAACAACGTATTGGAAGATAAAGGATACAATGTATTAAGTGTGATTGATAACGTGACTGACCGTACGTTCCTTGCGTCTAGAGCCATGCCTGCCCCAGTTGGTGGCCTAAGTTCTAGTCCTATAGGTACTACTGTAGAATCTATTCGCAGTTACCCTGAACTATTGTCTACGTTATCTACTGTACACTACAGTAATAAGGTTTGGAGTATTATGCCAAATACTCTATATAAGCGAGACGGTGAATCCATTACTTACGTGAGTGACATAGAGCGTCTAGAGCTAGAAGCCTCTTCAGGGGATGAACTGATATCGTTATTGGAACAAGAAGAATATTTCTTCAGTCCTTTCTTAACGGTTATGGATACTAACGATGATGTATTTGAATATAACAACTACTACATCGATGGTCCAGTCATCAATAATAAGTTCTTTGCCGCTGCCAATAGTAAAGTTGATTTTAAGGCCACCATAGGTGATATATCTATTTACAGAGCACCTAACGGTTACGAGTTAGCAATCACTGTTAAGGGTGCGGTTGGTCATGAAGAATTACATCCTAGTAAAATAGGTCTTCAGTTAGCCTACCGTCCGGGCGGACAGATACAAAGAACCTACATTGACGGCGTTAACTACGGTAGAGATGCTGATGGTAACGTTATCTTTAGGTTCCCTATCGATACTAAGTTTGAAGTACTTAAGGAACATCAGCTCCAGATAGAAAACTTCAATATGGTTGAGGGCGATACTTTAATGTATCCGGTAACTCCAGATACTGAGTTTGATTTCATACACTACATTAGTAATGTTGGACTCGATGTCGATAAGAGAGATGACCTACATGACATACTTGGTAAACCATTTGCTCCTGAAGATGCCATTGTAATAACTCACGAAACAGCTAACATCAGATTGTTCGAGAGTCTAGATGGACTCATCAATCGTTCACGTGTAAGTATAAATGAACCAACATATGCAGTTTGGGATAGAGATGTTCCTAGCGTATATAAAGATGATGTTTATCAACGTGAAGCCGATACTGGACATTTAGTTTTAGTTGAGAATGATGGTGTATTTGAACCTATACTACTACACTCTGAGGGTGACCCAGTGTTAGACAGTGAAGGTGTTCAATTGTACGACTTCCGTCAGGGTGACTATAAACTTGATGAGAAAGGGGAGCGTGTGGTTATTGGTAGTAACGGTGCGGTTTATTTCATAGAACAGATGTTGTTAGATGGTAGGTATCGCTTTGCTACTGAATCTGGTACTACTACTTACCTAACTAACGTAGCTAATACGATAGTAAATTGGGTTAAGAACGACATTGAATCTATTGCTGATAAACTACTGGCAAGAACCGATTTGCTATTCTCACCTAAGAAGTCAAGTGGTACGTTAACTGCCTACTCTGTAGTTGGTGAACCTAAGAACATCAAAGCTGCTATCAGTGCACGTGTTGACCTGTATGTTAGTTACAACGCATATTCCAATGCATCCATTAGGGGTAGTATAATAGATTCTGTAAAAGAAACTGTTATTGATGAACTTGGTAAATCTGAAATATCCACTGGTTCAATTCACGATAAGTTAAGAAAGTTAGTTAGTGATGATGTTATCACTATTAAAGTACACTCATTCAACGGTGACTCTAACTTAGATGCGTTTGTTGTGGATAATGATTCTGTAGGTTGTAGCCTAGCTAAATTACTAGAGCGTCAACCAGATGGGTCAATAGCACTAGTTGATGATTTGGAGATAAACTTCATACGTCACAAAAACTAAAAGACGGCATAAAGGAGTGGTCTACTGACCACTCCTGTCTTTATGCTGTTAGGTAGATTTCTTAGCATTGGCAAATGCGTCTTCAACAATTTTATTGGTAAGTTTAATACCTTTAAAGAGAGAGCGTTTACCTTTGATTGAAACCATAGTCATAATCCTAATGAAGTTATTGGTAGTGCGGATAACCGTCAACTGTAAGTTAATAGCATCACGTACCATCTTAACGTCAGTAGAACTTAGTGCTAGTTTCTCTAAGTCATCACCACCAAGTTTATTGATTTTATCTTTAAGCTTTTCAAATGCCTTGGTGTAATCATCTACGCTATCAAACAGTTCTTCGTCAGACTTTTCAAAATTGAGACTAGCCTTCAATTCATCTAGGAAAGGACGAACCTTGTTTAGTTTACCAGCGTAGTGTTTAATGATTATTTCGTTACCTACTTCACTAGATTCTAGCTCACGAACCTTATCTTCAAGTTTGCGATAAGACTCTGCTACTTTACTGATGTCTGAAACATCACCACCACCTATTCCCAAATTACTAAACTGGCTAGTGAGGAACTTAGAGGCTGTAGCTGTGATACCTTTAGATGCTTTAGTTGGTACCGTAAGTAAATCTTGATGTGTTGCAAAGAATGCATCACCACCTTTCAATTTACCGTAGGCTTGTATGAATTTCTGAGTAGTTGATACCATCTCTTCATACATGTCAATTATAAAGTCGTTGATGCCGTTGTACATGTTAACGTCTGGGTTGACTAATATCTTAACATCCCATTCATTCATCTTTGTATTATCAACTACATCTTTAATAACTTTAACATTGGCAAAGGCAGCCTTTATAACATCGCCAGCATCTACCGTAACCTTTTCGATGGTCTTATCCAGAATTTCTTCATGTTTAGCAATGGCTCCATCTTTCTTAGAGTCTCCATCACCGAATAACCATTCAAAAGGCTTAATGAATAATTTCAAGACGCCGAATATCAAATTAAATATTAATTCGAATATCTTCCCGATTCCATTAGCAATACCTTCCCAGAATCCTTCGACTGCTACATTTACGTTAGTCTTAGTTGGGAACATAGTGAACATGTTCGGGGTCACTGATTCTAAGGACGGAACCTGATTGATAATTGTCATACCGGTCTCACGGTCAACAGTGTTGCTAGATTCAATCGAAACGAAAGCACCTAGCAAATCATTCTGTCCATCAACAATCAGAGCGGCTTCTTGAGAAACTTGAGCATGTAGTGCGTCTAATTCTTCAAGAAACGTTTCCATTATTTAACCCCTAGTACCTGATAGATGAAGTTAAGGTCATCGGCACAGTCAGTGTATTCGGCTTTCATTGCAGCAACAGTACCAACCATTGGGAAGTGTACTAATTCATAACGCTTCTTCCAAAGACGATATACTTCAGCTTGTACCGCATCTACATTAACAACTACGTGTTCATTAATCTTACCGATTAATTCATTAGCGTTAATAGCGTTAACGTTCATGTAGTGTATTTTAGGATTGTTCTCTAAGCGAGACGATGGTAATTCAAGTTTAGCTGCTACAATAGCCGCTACGAACTTGGTTTGTAGTGCTTCACGTTTTTCTAATGGAATATTACCATTGTCAAACGCCACGCGTAACACACGTACGCGACTAATCATTTCTTTTATTTGTTCAATAGACATGGCTTAACTAGCTCCCAGATTACTGAATTTAGCAGCAGTTACAAAGAAGTCATTATTTAGTAACTTCTCGATTGTTTGCTGTGCTTCCTTTTGCTTTAATTGGTTTCGTGTAGACGGAGATAAAACTTTCCACACCAATTGTAAAGAACCATTACGTTGAGTCATGGACTCGGTGATTGCATCAATAGCTGCAAGGTCGTCGACCAACGCTTGTTTAGTATCTTTGTCAAGCTTCTTATTTTTAAGTTGCTCAACTAAATCACGACGAATGCGGTCTACTCTATCCTTAGGAAGGTCATACGTAGACTCATGTGGGTTATTTGAAACAACCAACATAGCTAGTAAGATAGTAGCCGGACCACCAAAATATATAGCGGCAAAAAAGCTCAATGCTTTTAACATTTCTAGACTATAGAAGACACCAGAATTGCGATATACAGGATTACGGTTATAACGTTGGATTTTATCCAATGCAGTAACCAATGCCATACCACCACCATGCCTAGTAGCAAATTGGTCAGAGATAAATTCAAAGCCGGTAGCGTCATACATGCTAGCACCAGTCTCAGAGACAGACTTCTGAATCTCAGCTTGAAGCATTACAGTAGCTACACCTTCTTTGTTCTCCATGTTAATCAATGCTTGCTTGTCTTCAAAGGAAACATTACGTAGCTTTTCATAAGCATCTATAATCTTAACCTTGTCAGTTTTTCGTTCAGGGTAGAACAAAGCACCTACAGCGGCATTAACGGCATGATTCATTGTGATTGTCTGACCGACCATTTCAAAGTAACCAAATAGGTGACCTAGTTCATGTAAGATAATAGCAGCTATCTCAGCACTAGACATCTTTTCAGACCTGAATAAGTTCTCAGCAACCCAGATAGAGGTTTGTACTTTACGGAAGTCTCCGTGTACCTTACCTTCTTCTAAGTCAACCCAACCTTCAACAATATCTTTACCTTTAGAAATTACGGCTAGAGCGTCCTCGTCACCATAATTCACATTTTTCATTTTACCTAACAAGGGATGATTCTTGTCAAGCTTTGGAACGCTAGCGAAAGCACTCCAGTCAATTTCTGTTAGGCTAAGGGTAACGTTGATGTGTGTTTTCTTTTCAATCAAGTCCGCGATACCTGATTTGATTAGAGTGACTTTATTAATATCCCCTTTACGGAAAGTATCAATCAGACCAGTCAAACTTAAAAACAACACGTCACTACGCTGAACCTTAATTGCCTCAATGCCTATACCGGCAGTACGCAGATTCATTTGGGATAACTCCTTGCAAGGTTAGTGTTTGTGCAATTGCATAACATAATGAGTTTTTCTTATTTAGTCGACACATAACCCAGTCCTTAGAGACTGGTAATACTTAGTGTAGTATACTTACTATCTTTTATTTAAGGCATAGTAATCCCTAATCCACTAGTTATATACTAACGTATAAACTATTGTCTTGGCGTTCACCTAAACGATAACTATTTTGAGTATTTTTTTAAAATCAACTAAATCTAGAAACCAAAAAAAAAAGAATCCCGGAAGATTCTTAATTTTAGTTATGCGTCGTGCATATCGAATACGCCGTCTATGGTCAATTCATTGTATTTACTTAAGAAAGATAAAAGCTCATCCACTTGTTCATCCGATGTAATAACGGTAACCTTTATATCATTGAATTTATTAACTGGGAATGTTGCATAATGTACAAATTCATTAATTTCGTGCATTAACGGTTTAAGGTCTTCGTCCATAGTCTTAATTGAAACCGTAACCTCCTTTCCATTTGGGCGTCCCATAACGGATAGTCCCTTGGCAAAGGCACTTGGAGTTAAGACCTTTTTCTCGACCAATAATTCTTGCATTGTTAGTACGTGTTTCTTTACATTTTTCATCATCTTTTCCTTTTATTTAAGATTAATATATTAAGTCACTAATGTAATATGTATCTATCGTTTTCTGGGAACGACAAAAAATACTGAGCCACTTCTTGTTATAGACCAATCTAAAGAGTTAAATCATGGGGTTAGAATCATCACCAATAGACCCAGAACAATTAAAGTTCGGGGACACAATTTATTCCCATAAAGGACATAGACCATTTGTGGTTATGGGGTTTTGTAAATACGCACTTGACTGTAGTATCACTATGGTTAAATTTGTTAATGTTAAAGCTACTGCTGATACGCCACCCGGTCAAGAGTGGGTGTTAGACCTATCAACAGTTCTAAAGATGTTTGTTAAGGATATTTAAAATGAGTAATTTACCAAAAGGTGTTAAAGGTTACGAGTGTAAACACGCCTTCTACACAGAAGCTACTGATAAGTCAAAAGACGACATAGTCTTAGTTAAACGTAATGTTCACCATGAAGACGGTACGATTACTCCAGAAGTAACCTTTGTGGAAAACTATGAGCGTGAGTTCTGGGTTGTCAATGAAGCACACCGTACCTACACTGAAAAGAAAGCGTGGGAAGATGAATTCAAATGTCGTAAGTTTAAAACTCGTCAAAGTTACCTTACCGATAAAGTTACTCGTGCTTTAGGCCGTAGTCCTAGTGGTTGGGTTAGTAAGTCTATCCTATTCCGTTCACCTTACGTGTATGGGGCAGATATAACAACCTCTGCTTTAATCAAGCGAGCATACATGGATAAGTTTGAAGATTGTACTTCTGAATCTACCATGGGCGTAATGGATATCGAGACCGATGTTGTTAATGGTAACGGTAGTGAGATAATTTCTGCCTCATTTACTTTCCGCGATAATATTTACCTTGCCTACACTGAAAAGTTCATGGGTAAGGTTATGGACTACTCTAAGAAACTACAAGAGAAATATGAGTTCTATATCTCAGGCCTTGCTGATGATTTAGATAAAGTCTTACAGGGTAATGAAATCACTAAGAAGCGCAGACAGGTACTTGAACGTGCTCAGGCTACCTTACGTGCTCGTTCTAAAGTTAAGATACACACAAAGCTTGTGGGGAGTCCTGCACAGGTAACTAACTATGTATTTAACGCAGCCCATGAACATAAGCCAGACTTCATTGCTTTCTGGAACATGAACTTCGATTTACCCAAAATGATTGCTTCCTTAGAACAAGCTGGAGTAGACCCTAAGCATGTTTTCTGTGAACCAACTTTACCTGAGAGATATAAACGTTTCAACTATAGAGCTGGTCAAGCCATTAAGCAAATTGCTGGTGGACGTACAATGTCTAAACATCCTGCCGACCTTTGGCATGTTGTTGATGCACCTGCATCATTCTACTTAATCGATGCTATGTCAGTATTTAAACAGGTACGTGTAACCGAGGGTAACCGTAATAGTTATTCGTTAGATGCAATACTAACAGGTGAACTGAACCTTGGTAAACTTAAGTTTACTGAAGCAGACCACCTTACTGGTCTAGATTGGCACGTATTCATGCAGACCAACTACAAACTAGAATATCTTATCTATAACATCTTTGACTGTATGTCAATTGAAATCTTAGATGATAAAAATAAAGATATTGCGCTAACGGTACCTACTCTTTGTCAGCATTCTGACTACGCTAGATTCCCTAGTACACCTAGACGCCTGTGTGACGACATGCACTTCTTCTTGAAGCAACACAAGAAAGTTATATCTACAACATCAGATGCCATGTCTGAAGATTTAGATAAATACGTTGTTGGCTCTAACGATTGGATTGTTACACTACCTAGTCACTTGGTTGCAGATAACGGTCTTAAGTTATTAGATGAAGCACCGCATATAAGTTCAATGCTTCGTGTACACGTTGCCGACCTAGATGTTGCGTCTAGTTACCCTAACACAGGTTCTTTCATGAACATGTCAATGGAAACTACTAAACGTGAATTGGTTGGTGTTGGTGATATTAGTGAGTACGATAAACGCATGTCTGGTTTGAACCTAACCGCCGCACGTACTAACGCAGTGGAATGTGCTGGTACATTCTTTAAGTTCCCTACCATGGATTCAATGTTAACTGAATTCCGTAAACAAAGAGAAGCTGGAGAATTACAGTAAGAGGCAAAAAAAAATAAGTGGAGAGCTTCGGCTCTCCCTTATGCCGTATAAACTTTATGTCCAGTTTCTATTAGTTATAGAACATTCAAATTTATAGAATTCACTAAACATCCCGCTCTCCGTTACCAATACGCTTAAGGTTATTGTCATCGTAGAAGTTATCTACCTTAGCCATAGTCCAAGCTAACTTGAATCGTGTCCACCACCTTAAAGGCTTAACACGCATTCTACGTTTAGCTTCTCTGTACTTCCTGCCATTTCCAAACTCAAACATGTACTGACCAGAATAATACTTAACTTCAATAAACCAAAAGTTTATGAACATAAAGTTCATGAGGATAGTATCCCCATCACGTAACCACCTAGCTGAGGTGTCCCTTTCTAAGACGTCGCTAAGTTTATAAGAGGCCTCAATCGCTTCCTCTAATGCAGCTATTTCTTCTTCATTTAAATCCAATTTTTTATTACCCACGAAGTCTCTCCTTTTATTTAAACGGTATAGACGAGGCACTAGGCCTCGCTATTTATTGGGTGTTAAACTTCTGGTTCAGGTGGTGGCTCTACAGGAGCAACTGTTGTTGTAACAGTGCGGTAAGCATAGCCATTTTCATCTCCAGTGCGTTGATAGAAATCGCCACGATAGCAAAGTAATGTAGTAACTGCATCGGTAACTTCTTCAAGACCATCTTCTAACCCATCATCAAATGCTTGCTTGATGTAGTCGTCAGAATCAATTGCTTCCGCAGGAACTTCGTACACAGTAGTAGATTCTGGAATAGAACCATATACCTTACCATCAATGATGCCTTTAAGTACCATAGGACGCTTGGTATTTAGATTTACGGTGTGGTCCATTTCCACGAATTGGTCTGTGATTGCCGGGTCGTTAATTAAAATCAATTCAACTTTATCCACGAGTTTCTCCTAGTTAGAATATTAGTAGTTGACCAACCTCTATCAGAGAAGGGTCTTTAATATCGTTCTTTGCAACCAGTTCACCTACGGTTGTATTAAGACGACGTGCTATAGAATAAAGGGTATCCCCATTGGTAACTAGATATAAGTTCTCAGTTACGTCTATAAAGGTACCATATTTAAGAGTGGTGTAGCTAACACCATTGACAGACATAAGAACTTCTGGGTGTATATTGTACATCTCAGCAATCTCTCCAATGGTATCGCCACGTTGTACATAATACTTGGTTCCGTTAACAAACCCCATGATGTCCTGAACATATGCTCTGGTCTCACGGAAGTTAGGTAATAGGTAACCACCATTAACCTTGCGTAGGTTATTAGGCCCTGCATTGTACGCACCCAAAACAATCTTAAGTGTGTACTCACTATGTTCAGATAAAGGCTTATCGAATAGTAAGTCGTGTAGGTAAGCTAGATAACGAGCAGCGGCATCTGCCGACTCAAAGTTATCCATTATGTTTTCAACACCAAGGAAGTTAGCAGTACGGGGACGTATCTGAAACATACCTTTAGCATTACGGTGAGATACCCTAGTATTATCTAGATGTGTCTCTTTCATACCCATACCTAGGAGTACTTTACCCGGTAGACCATATTGATAACCTATAACATCCAACTCATCTATAGTTGGTACATCATCTGGATATCTGTTAAACGTAACAGCAGTTACCTTAACGTCTTCTACTATTACTTCTTCTTCAACCACAGGTTCCTCAACCTTAGGTTCTATTTTTACTGGTTCAGGAGCCGCAACTGGCTCCACCTTTACTACTGCTGGTTCTATTACTTTAGGTTCATGTAAGTATTCAGATAACATCCATGTAGTCATCACCGCAATAATTATCGTCGTTACAAACGAGTAACGGGTTAGGGTCTTCTTTAGCATTTTCATATCTCCTATACTAAAGTATATAATACAGAAAGTTCAGAATTAACTTCTTTAACTTCTTGGTTTCTGTATTTATTTAAGTGAGTAATCACTTGGTTTATTTTCTCTTTTATTTCTTTACGTGTTTTAGAGCTAACAATCCATTTGATATACTGTAAGATTTTGGCAGCCGTAGCAGCCTTAAGAGTATTGCATGTATCAGTACTCACAATAACAAGAGAGCTATGTAGAGTCTGTATACGAGTTTTAAATATGTTTGACATGACGATTTCCTTTTATTTAATCGCTATAAAATTAATGGGTTGAGTATATTTTCATACTACTTCACTAATGTAATATGTATCTATCGTTTTCTGGGAACGACAAAAAAATAAGGAGGGACCGAAGTCCCTCCCTGTCCAAGTCGGACAATGCTGTGGGCTCCAGAGAGATACAACCCACATAACATTGACTACTTAGCTATACGTTTACGAATGGTTACAGAGGTGATTGAATCTATGCGGTTAATCCAACTGAAGTCAAACTCTTCTATAGTATCTTCAGGTGGTGCCATAGAGGTACTTTTAAACACATCACGGCAATCGGAGTACCTTTCAATTCCTCTAATGGTAGTGATGTAAATAATAAAATCGCCAGTGTCTATTTCTAACTCAGCAACTTTGACATTAGGCTTTTTAATCTCAACCAGTACGATTGCTTCCAACTCCCCACGAATGAGAGCTTCCAATTTATCATAATCGATAACTCTTTTCTGGCCGCTGTCAGTGTTATGTTCATTAATGAAGTTCTTCCATGCTCCCTTGAAATTAACAACTTCAACTGGAGAGAATTCAAATGAGGTATCCTCATCATTTCTTAAAACCTTTCTTACCTTTATAGGGTACATATTACTTTCCTTTTACACAGTACTAAGTTTAATGCTTTATTGCACTAGTATAATATGTGTTTGTTATTGTTTATAATTAAAGGTGTAGGTATAATGAAGAAACGAAGACTTCTTCTAGCATTACTTTTCGTATCACCGTTGTTAATAACCCCAGCTACCATTTTACTAGAACCAATGCACGGTGCGGATATGATAGATGGTTGGGTTGAGAGAACAACAGATACTAGATATGCATAGATGTCATAAGTAGGAGTCCCAACGGACTCCTACTCACTTATGCCGTTTAACTACTTAGAACTGTAGAAACCACGAACCTTCTGACCAATGTCAGCTGTATATTCACTCAATAACGTATCGAATGAAATAGCTTTCAATGCAGCACCACGACCTTCTTTATCCGCAGTAGAAGACATCAATACTAAGATGTTTTCGAAACGAGCACGAGAGGCAGGTGGAATACGCATTTCATTGAAACCACGGAATAACATGTTATCTGCGAACGTACCTGGGTACTCAGCCATGATATCCAAAGCACTACCGAACACTTCAGTAAATGCAGCACCTTCAAGGTTGTTAATGATTGCACTAATCGCTTGGTACAATTTCATTTGATTACGTAAAATTGTTAACTTGTCATTAGGCTTGTTAGGAGCCATTGTAACAGCGTATTCAAGAATTGTTTGACAGTTAGGGTTTAACTCAGCTTTAACTTCTTCTGAGATTGTTTCTAACTCAACAGCAGGACTAGCAGGAGTTTCCTGACTATCACCAGCAGGCGGTGGAGTTTGCTCAGTGTCGTCGCCAGCAGGTGGGATAACTACTGTTTCTTCAGAACCAGCCGCAGGACCTTCTTCGTCACCACTACCTTCAGTAGGAGTTCCTTCAGCAGGTTTGTTGTTAGATACTTGTTCAGGTGTGCCACCCGTTTGTTCAGTACCTTCAACTTTAGTTTCGGTGTTTTGCTCGTCACCAGATTTAACTTCTTGCTCTTTAGCAACTGTTTGTTTTTTTCTAGACATTCTCATATCTCCGTTAGTTATCATTCATTTCGTCTTCGAGGTCTTGTAGGGCATTGTTCTTCTCTTTAGATATCTCTAAAGCAACATCCATGATGTGCTCAGCTATATCACGAGGCAACTCCATAAATTCATTCAAGGACAAACCAAAAGTTTTAGCGATGTTACGCTTACCAAACTTACGAATGGCATCATATAGTAAGCTGTCAGGACTGACCTGCTCAGCTGGATACATCTTAACGTAATCCAAGCCAGTAACATCTCTGTCATCGTAATTAGCTATACCATACGCTGTGTCGTAAGCCTCTACTTGCAAAGTCTTTGCGAGCAAAGTACTAATACCGGTTTGGGTTTCGAAAAGGTTGCTAAGTTCTTTACCGTACTCAACACCCCTCTCTAATCCAAATTTAGTATCTATGACAGAGGTCGGCTTACCGTCGACTGAATTCTTTGCTCGCAGAGGGTAAAAAAAGTTGTGGTCATATCCAAAGGAATGAATTCCGGAACATGTTCACCACGGATAACTTCATCAGGGTTATCACCTTTACCTTCTTTGATACTATCGCCGTAGCGGAGTCCACACGATGGACAATCAGTATTCGGGTAACCAATAACTGCAATGGTACAATCTTCAATGTACTCACCAATACTATTCATGATTGATGTACGGATTGTATCTTCCGCAGAAAAATCAGAACAGATACTATCGATTGTATCGCGGTCATCGATAACGTCAGGAGATTCTTCATCACCCAAGTCGATAGATTTAATCCAGTGTGAATACTGACGCAGTGTTGCTAAACGACCTTGGTCTGTAATGTACTGGTCACGCTCACCACCTTTAAGTGGGATACGGAAAGCCTTGTCAACCATATTAACAGTAGTGTCAACCCAGTTGAAACCAACTTGTTCAAAGTCGTATACGTTAGGAACCGCCAGTGTCATTTTAATACCGTCACCACCAAGTATTTCAGTAGTGCGAGTATTAAAAGCAAAGCCTTCTTGGTACTTAGCAATGTCTTCAGCAGTGTGTGTAGCATTACGCTTAGACATATGTTTCATTTGTTCTTCCGATAACTTAGAAGTATCAACTACACGTAAACGTGCAATGTTAACAGTACCTTCAGAAATATGATTACATTTAGTAATCTGTGCAACACAAGGTTCACGTAGCTCGTACCCATCAGGATACATAGTACAGACAATGCCCCATACCAGACTAGGTAAGTCAGTAGAAAGAATGATACGTTTTAGTTCTTCAGTATCTTTAGTACCAAAAGTAGTATCGTAAACATGCGCAAGGATAAAGTTAACTAAATAACTTTGAATATATACGCTACTGTTAGAGAAAATCATTCCGTTGGTAACACGACCAAGTGTAATCTTCTCTTGAGCAATGCGACGATTAAGTTCAAGAATAGCTGCGTTACTAGGAGCTTTAAGAGTTACCCACCCGCCAGTGTGCCATAAAGGAATAGGTACAATAGAACCAAGACCAAGTCTAGCCTTAACTTTCATTACTGCGGCTTCACCTGAAACAATACCAGAAGAGTCTTTAGCTCTTAAACGTGAAGCAGTGATTGGCTTATCATCGTGAGTAGGTCGGTTTGTCCATTCAGCTGAATCATCTTCCAAACGTTTACGGAATGTCTGACCACTCATTAAATGGTCTACACCTTTAGATACCGCTTCCATCCATAGTAAGGCATTTGGTCCAGCCTGTTGAATGTTTGGTAATTTACGAACATCTTTATCGATGGTGGTTGCGTTTGCATTGAGAAGCACTAAAGCTTCTTCAATCGTTACAGGTTTTTCGCTAGGTTTATCACGTAGCGATTTAATCTCTGCCTTTGGGTCAATATTAACTGACATTATTACTCCCCTAAATTACCGGCACACAGTTCGGTGATTTGCTCCATAGTTGGAGCTGTTAAGTTAATGAAACGGTCTTGCCATTGTTGATAGCGAGAACCAACACTGATTGTAATATTCATTACTTCAATGTCACTGGTCTTTTTACCAATGGCATCTATTTCAGACATACATTGTTTATCGATGTTGTCCAATTCGATTTTTAATGCATTCAGGTCACGAGCTAAGGTATTAGCAAGTGCACCAACAGCAACTTCATCCAGTTTAACTTCTGGATTACTTTTAGCTGCTATAATCAATTCTTTGATTTGGGCACTATTACCGATTAACCCTAAACAGGCTGCTCGAATGTCTTTGGCTTCTGCGATAAAAGTATCACGCTTAGATGCTTTCTTAGCAACTTGCTTAACTGGTACTTTGCCATTTTTACGTTTGTTATTAGATTCGGGCATCGATTGCTCCTTTAATATGAATTCAATTAAATTTAGTGCTACACATAACTAAACAGATGTGAGTAAAAAATACCCTAAGGAGAAATGAGTCATGTATTTAGGCGAATTACTTAGAAATAATTACGACATCGAACGTGTCGCTATTACTATCAAAGCCCTTGAGCTTTTCATGTCGATGGACTATTTACAAGCCGAGGCTGACTTAGAGAAACTTATTAGTGACTGGGGTAACCTTACAGACACATCTAGTCTCCTTAGTGAAATAGATAACAGAATCATCGAACACCTAGTATTCATTGTTCACGAATACGGCATAACACTCAATAGCGACTACAATCCATCCTTGTACGAAATGTACACTTTGGTTAACGGTATAGAGTTATTAACTCAGTACGACCAACCAGAAGACCTGTTGGATGTTATCGAAGCACAGGAAGATAATGTAGAACGTATGGTAGAGGCCATAGGGTTAGTTGTTAAGGATATGTTAACTGGTAATATCCTAGACTACTATAACATAGTGGAAAGCACTACCGAAGATTTCTGGAAGAATTTGATTTTGGTGGTTGAAGGTACTAAAGAAGAGATTGTGGACTTCGATGCTAAGGTAAATATTAAACCTCCTCTTACTCCTAGTAAAGTGTGGGAGTGGATTGAACTTAGTGGACGTGCTGGTTACAGACTAGATGCTGCATTTAAGTTACATGACCAGATGTTAGAAGAAACTCTGGAACAGACTCCTAAGCGCGTTGCTATACAACAAATTTGTTTGGAGCTTAAGACCTTAGTACATTACTCAGGCAATGAAGATAAATCTGACGATGTTGTTTATCAACTATTAGAAGAACTTGACCCCAATCCAGACACATTACTAATGGCTCAGTCGTTCCTACCGTACATTGACTTGGGACTTTAACAGACCAAAGGTTTAAACATGAATAAAAAAGCTTTTTTATTATTCCTTGCCCGTAATAAGTTATACGCAAAAAAGAAAGTATTAATTTCTTCTTTCGCTATAATTCAACCGGAAGAGCAAGGTACATCTGAACCTTACGTGGGTCAGGTAACAACACGTGATGGTAAAGTGACCATCATGGATGACCAATTAGAACCTCAAATACTTGAAGGTTGGGTTGATGGTAAACCATATCTAGACGTAAACGAAATCGTAGAGTTAGACTCAGGCGATATCCCAAACGTTAAAGATAAAGTTAAAACTACATACGGCATTGCTTTAGTTAACCTACTAATGCTTACACATGCTTTTGGTGACAAAATTCCATACATGAATGGTGTTATCGGGTACGGTAGACTTGAGTCTAAGGTATTAGAAGCACTACATGGTGGAGACATCAGTGTAGAGGAGCTTAGGGTCTTTCTTAAAGCCGCTTCTTGGTCTACTGGCATAATGCCATTGTTTATAGCACCGACCTCTCCTAAGTCCATACAGGGCGCTCCAGAGGCCAAGGCACTACGTAAGAAATTAATCGAAGAACGCAAAGATAGATTGGATGACCCAACTGCTCTTGCTGAAATCGATACCGCACTTTCAAAACTAGATAAAGAATACATCGAGGGTGATGTTACTGAGGCTTTCTATAAGTCAGGTAAGGCACACAACGTAACTCGTAAACGTATGTACTCTATATTCGGTGGTGAAGCAGATATGGAGAATCCATCTAAGATGAATCTTGTATCTAACTCATTGGAAGAAGAGTGGGACGTAGAACAAATGCCAGCAATGATTAATGCCTTGCGTATGGGTTCTTATAAGCGTGGTGCAGAAACTGCATTAGGTGGTGCTGACTTTAAAGATTTATCTCGTATGTTCCAAAACATCAAGATAACCGAAGATGACTGCGGTACTAAGGTTGGTAAGAGAACTTTATTTACTAATGAAAACTACAAACGTCTAACTGGTCGTACTACGGTTAAAGGTAAGAAATTATCTGATACAGATGCTAAAGCTTTAATTGGTAAACGGGAACTGTTACGTTCACCACAAGCCTGTAAGACTAAGGGTTCTAACTTCTGTAAGGTTTGTGTTGGTGAAGCAGTATCAATCAATCCTAACTCCGTAGGTATGCTTGCAGCTAATCTAGGTGCTTCTTTCTTAAGTATCATGATGGCAGCCATGCATGGCCGTGCGTTGACACTGGTAGAAGCAGACTTAAATGAGGTACTATCGTAATGAATTACTTTAACAGAGTACATAGACACATCAGTGACGTAGCTAATGTTACATTACCATATCGGGACATCGATGCGCATAATAACTCACGCATTAAGGCCTCTAAGCTTTTTAAGCCTCGTGGTAAAACCTTCGATAAAATGTGTAAGTTAAGTAAAACAACCAAATGGTAATAAGTAAGTACATAATCAGGAGAGCTTCGGCTCTCCCTTATGCCGTATTTGTATGATAGTCGCCAGCTATCAATCGTGGTTAACTACATTAACTGAAAGGATTAAACCATGGACATTGAAAGTGCATTAAGGTTGGCGTATCGTGCTGGTAAGGAAGATGCATTATTACCTGATGGGGAAAACGAAGCAGTGGTGAGTATATTAAAAAATATAAACCTTCGTAGATTCTCAATAGGTGATTGGATATTCGATATTAAACAAGTAAGAGCTTTAAAGGCACCTGTACATGGTGTACCATACAGTGCCACTGCCATGATGACCTTGAATGGTGCAAGTGCTTACATAGATACTTTTCTAACTAAGGATTACGGTAGTTTAAGTAGAAAAGATTTTACGTCGATGACCACCGCATCAAAATTGTTAGGTACTGAACGTTTGACATATGACCGCATTAAACCAAACCTTAAAAGAAGTGAAAGTTTAGACTTAACATCTACCTAAGGTGAAAAAAAAATAAGGAGGGCTAGTGCCCTCCGTATTTATGCAGTCCATTCATAACCAGTGGACATTAACCCATCCCACACATCTTTAGTGTATACTTTAAAGGGTCCAATTAATTCTGTACTGTTGGACAGTATGTGCTCAATTAAATCCTCCTCTTTAATCGTATACCAACCATCTAGATAATCAACAACCTCAGAGGTGTCATTGAAAATATATGGCACATTAGAAATAGTGTGAACAAGTACTGGTTCGATATCCAGACGCCTCCATACGTTGGTTCTATCAACCATATACATATTGCGTCTAAGTTTCTTATCGAACACGCAAATCATACTTGGTTTAGGCGAGTCATCCTTACGCAAAACTCCGTGAGTATAGAATTTTAATCTACCGTGAATAAATCTAATCTGTCCCCTAAGTAAATAATTTAAGAAGACTTTGGTCGAGGTATCCACAGGAATGAATAGTACTACTGTAGCACCTTTCCTAGATTCATCCCAAGCCTTCTTAATGAACTTACCCTTATTAGCGGTATCGTTAGGTGGTGCACAGAAGACTACTTCATTGCTCCAATCTTTCACTAGTGCATCATCTTCAATGGTGTAGTATTTATCACACTTAGCATTATCGGCACTAGCTGCTGCATCTAGAGTAAAGTTAAACTCTCTATCCAGCTGATTGAAAATGTCCTCTATGGTCCCGTTGCTGTCAGGGGTACTGGGTCCAAGATAGGTCTTGTCCACAAAGTTATTCTTAATTCTATCTGCCATCGTAATTCCTCATTTTATTTAAACTTTCCTTTTATGTGTTTACGAAAAAAATAAAGGGGCACTAAGCCCCTTTTTATTCTCAGCTATTTTATTGCTGGTCAAGTAGACCGACCTTAGTAACTAAACTTAACAGACAAGTTTGTGCTTCATCTGATTCCATTCGGTTAATAATATCGAAAACGAATTGAGAGGCAAAATCGGATAGCCTTACACACTCTGCTGTGGTTATGGTGTATTGTCCAGGATTAGAGAATAAAAGTATTGAGCGTTCTTTCTGTACATCAGTAAGACGCTGTATCAATAATTCTTTCCTTTGTTCCAATGGCATACGACCAAGTGTGTATGAAATAGCTTTACCAACTATCACGCCCTCATGAGTTAGAGATGGATAGGTCTGTACTACAGGTTCCTTATCCACTATATCTTCCTCATCGAACAGGATTTCTTTACGTATCTTAACCTTGGCGTAAACCTCAGTCATGGTATTCATACTTGTATACCCACGTAAGATGTCTTGTTGCTTTTCTGACATATCTTTCAATTGACGATTGGTCAACTTACAATTCAGATGTAACAACTCCTTAATTGAATCGGAATCAAATGTCAGGTCTTCGCTATAAGTAGCTAAGTTAGCATTCGCCCAATTTCTTAAGGATGACTCCAGTTCGTCTTCATATACAACACCATCATCGCTCACTCCTGCAAGTAACATTATTGCAGCGACGTCTCTTGCATCACGTTCACGTAGTTTTAATACGTTAAGCTCAGAAGAGTTGAACTCTACCCTTAAACCGTTAGATAAGGCGTCTAGGATTTCGTCAGGTGTTTTACACGGGTCTGATTTCAGATTCAGAACGTTTAATAAAGACCCTAGCTGCTTGCGTTCGATTATTTCGTCTACAAGTCTAGTAAGAGTTATCCTATCAAGGTGCCTAATTTCAGATACCAATCCACGGACTACAAATACTGCTATTGTCGTATCATCACTTCCGATTAGTTCCCTAACCGTTGAAAGATAATTACAGGTCTTTTGGACCCAACGTTCAGTCACCTGTGGTTCCATCATAAACCGTGACCATATTGTTATTAGAACTGCTGCCAGTTCGTTTTCTTTGATGGATGAGTGTTCAACAATTGGAACTTTTCTAATAAGTCCTGTATCAACTGTGTACATTGTTTTTAACTCCTAATATAGGTGATATCACAATGAGTTGTTAGTTGCACTGCTACTCCATGGTACTACTTAGTTTATATCAAACTCACCACGCACTTTCATGCTGGAGTTCAGGTTGATGTTAATGCTAGCAACCCTTTTTCTAAAGTACAGAGGCATGTTAATGAAAGCCAGTAGGTCTAGTATTGCTAAAGACATACTTGACGGTAACTTACCTGTATCCTTAATAACGACTAACAACTCCCCTTTTTCTTTCAACGCATAATCGTCCTCCAATGTTTCTATAAACTTACTACACATAGCCGCACGACAAACTAATGTCTCTTGGTTCTGTATAGATATAACACCACACATCTTGGCATAGTGGAACAGCCAATCAGTTTGACCTTCAAAACAAGCCTTGTTACCAGCTTTGAGTTGTGTCAAATAGTACTCCATAGATTTCAGGATAATATCTGCCATGAAATCATTGCAACCTTGTAACTCTCGGATTTCTACCAATAGTTCATGTCGGTACACCTCTACCAAAGCCGCGTACACTCTAAATGAGCTAGGCATGGTGAAGTACTCTGACAAATACAAGTTTGACGGTATATCGGATATATCAACGTAATTAATTGTTTCAATATCCGGACTAGTTTGAGCGACAACTTCTTTTTGCTTTGGTTGTACCACCTCAGTTGGTGGTCTATGTACTTGGTTGTCTTTTGCTTCAGATTTTTCGGTAATAGCGCCGTCCCTAAGGTTGGCGCATTTAGCAGCTACGTTTAATGCTACATTACCAAGAAATTCTAAAGTCCAGTTGGTTATGGGCTTTAGTCTTTCCTTCACTTTAGCGGTCTCCCTATAATGAATGAAGATTCCATTTCACCTATCGATTTAACACGTGGACGGAGAAGCTTTTTCTTCTTCTCATGGTACTCCATATGCTTCGGTAGATTCCTCGCTAGGATATACATGAAATCTGGTTCAACATCAGGCCAATCCTTTAACTTCCTCAACCTGCCCACAATCTGGATATTAGCCTGACTGGAACTGATATTGGTCGTCATTAGACTGTAGCGTAACCCTGGTATATCAACACCAGTACCTGCCGATAAAGCAGTAGACACAGAAATGTCTGATTCCATAAGGACTTCATAGTCATCCTCAGAAATGTACCGTGCAACATCTAGGGTAGGGTTTCGTATAGCCAAGTGGTCAGCTATCTTACCACACATCTCCTTAGTAGCCGCAAAGACTAAAGCTTTCTGCCCGTCCTCTCTACGACCAACGTACATGTCATATACCAGAGCATCAATCATCGCTAGGTATTGTGCTAGATAAAGAGGCTTCTTAAGAATGCTTTCTTCAAATAGCGTATGACTATACATCTTCTGTTGGTTGATGTGTCTAATCTTCTCAGGTTCCCACAACTCGTACGTAAGTGCTCGCACACGAATGTATCTATCGAAATCACCAGGCATGAAACGCATTCGCTCAGGCCATTGTATCTGTAACATTTTGTTACGGAATGGTGAGTCGGTAGTTATAGTAGCCGATAGGAAGATGGTCTTAGGTATATGTGCATACAAGTCCATCTTGAAGATTTGATGTTGGTTTTCATGGGCTTCGTCAACAACTCTTAATCCAACCCCTAGAACTTTCCACAGCTCCCAAGGTTTTATCGGATAACCTCTCAGCTTACCCATCTCGTAATCTTTATAGAAACGAGCAAGTGTTGTAGTTGAAGCAATGATAGCCTTGTAATTGAATTCTCCAGCCAGTGATAAATTGATTGCACTTAACAAAGCTTTACTGCCACGTATAACGCAAATCTCTTTCTTACTTAACTGTAGACATTCTTCAAGGTCACCAATCCATTTCTCGATATACTTACCACCCATTTGGAAACAGGTAAGTACCCCAAGAGTTTCAGCAGCTTTTTGACTACAGAAAGTTTTACCTTGTCCTGTAGCAAGTGTAACTACTTTAGATTCACCGGGGTCTTCCATATACTGGATTACCCGTGGTTGGTCATCTCTTGGTTGCCAATGGTCAGGAATACTGTAATTCACTTCATTAGGAGTGTACATTCGCTTATGCGTTATGTCAATCAGATGAATTGGAATGCCAGCGTTCTTTACCATATCGATGAATTCATCGTACTGGTTAATGTGGAAACGATAATAGCTTCTGTCAGCACACGAGGCTGCATAGACTTTCTTAGCTTCCTTGTGAAACTTACCTCTCGCGTAGAATCCCGCCCACTCAATGAGAGGACGGAGAAAATTACCGATGAGAGGTCGCATACGAGGTGATATCTTAGTCACCGAGAAATGGTGACTATAAACAGATATGTTACAATATTGACTCAAAATTAACCTCTCCCGTTGTTGCCAGTTACCCCGCTAGAATATTGTCGAAGTTGTGGTCAGGATTATTCTTGTTGATATAAGACGAAGCACGCATTATAACATCACCATGTCTTTCAAATGCCATAGCCGCAGACATACTACGGTTAAACATATTCTCACGATGAATGTTAAACGATTCTTCCTCTTGACCAATAGGTGGACAATTTGAATTGGCCCGCACAGTTGATGTTACCATAGACGACAATAACAATATCTCAAGATGCAATACATTTACATTAGCTCTGCTATTTACAATATCGTAAAGTTTACGCAGCGCCTCAGCAGAAGTCTTACATGCAAAGACACCATTACGACCTTTCTTCTCAATGAAGTTAGATATGCTTTTCATGTACTCAAGCATGTTCATGTGTCGTTGTGGCATTACCAAGAATGGTTTACTAAACGTCCAATGTGCTAAATCAATCACATAGTCGCCATAGTTATCAACTTCCCAACCGTACTTCTTCAAGTACTCTAGAAATTCATAAGTAAAGCTAGCTAGACGTGGTCCTACTGAAGTAGGTACAATATTATCCACGTTCTCATCTACACCTTTACTGTTTTTGATTGTTCGTCTAATAACGATTTCAGCCATAGCAGCAAGTGTTGTAGTAGGGAGAATTTTAACATCAACAACTTCAGGGTTATTAATGTCTTCCAGATATTTAACGTACTGTTCTGGAATAACTAACTTTGGACTTTGGTCTTTCAGGGTCATGTGGAATTGAATCTTAGACTGGTCAGTAGTGTTCAACTTAATGAACTCCGCATCACGAGCTTCTATATTCAAATGTTCAGCAACCGATGAACCATCTTCATGTTTGGTAGACATTACCTTTTGGGTTACGAATGAACATAACGCAATAGCACTAATGTGTCCCAATCTAGTAGCCTGCTTATAATACATCTGACTTGGTATTGAATAACTCAAAGACCCACAGCATGTTTCACAGACCATATACTCATGACGATGTTTACATTCCAAAGCAGAACGTAAGCGAATTAACTTACCTTCCAAATGTTTAGATTGCTTAGTAATTTCTTCCAGTTTACCATCTGCTGTAACATGTACCTTACCAGCAAGATTACCAAGTGATTTCTTTGTAACTAAGAATTCAACTGTACCGGAAGTTCCACAGTCACCGGGAACTAAACCTTTTACGTATTGGTTTTGTAAAGATACTTTACGACCAAAGTACTCAGTAGCACGTAGAGGTTCAGTTGTAACTTTAAGTGCCTTAGTACCAGAGCGTGACTCCATAGCAGAATCAGCAATCTTCTTAAGACCCTCAGCGTATCCCGGCATAACTGGTCTACGGAATATATTGGAATCGTAATCTGTTATAAAACCACGAGGACCAATAGCCTGTAATACCTGACCAACCGATATTAAAGATGCACGACACGCTACACAGACAGCATTGTCATTAAGTGTAGGACAGTTCATTATAATGTCAGTAATCTGGCGATAGGTTTGCTCAAGACTAGCAGTACTAGGACGCGCTTCAGCCTTAGCTTCCTTTATTACAGGATGTTCTAACAGTTCAAGATAATCGAGAACTGAGATTGTTGTTACGTATGCTTCTAGTTCTTCACCAGTAAACACAAATACATTGTTAAAGATAATCATTGCCATACGGTTTAATAAATCCATATCGCGACAGATACCTTGGTCGAAACATTCCCACAGAGGCCGTGAGATTAATTTCTTATGGACACTATTACCGAAAACAACATTACCGATATGGTGATGTGGCAATAGAGGTAACTGAGGGAATTGACGATGGTAATCCCAATAGATAGTTGACACTATAGTCTTACGACCATTGAGTGTTTCTATTGTACCATCATCGAACTCCACCTGCATCGTTAACACGTCACAGTAACGTTCCATAAGTTCTTCCATCGAGAGAGGTAACAAGTCTCTCGCTTTAACTACGCCATCAAGGTGTATTGGATGCATAATTGAATATTTCCTTTTAAGTTAATTCGTTATTTACCAGGTTTATACGGAGCGTATCTAAATTCAACGCCACCGCACATCATCAAATGTTTCATGAGTTGCAATGGACGTGAGTTACCACGAGGTATTTTCTTACGGTTAACAACACAATCAATATCGGTAGGTTTCTCAGCCGTCATTATATTGTGGTTAATTTCTTCTGATGAATACAACGAGTTAGTTCTATCCAACAATTCCGCTACTATATCTGGGTCCATAACCGCAGACATTAGACGTACCTCTGATTCACCTGCAAAACGCACAGGAGATTCACGATAAGGGTTAAGATATTTATCCGCTCTACCCAACTGTACAACAATGCCGTGATGTTGACGCTTAGCAATTGAAGTAGTTGACCAATCTTCACCAGTTTTATCTAGCAACATCATGTACTTAGTATCAATGGCTACAGGACGCTTAGTAGTAATCATCTTACCTGAGTTACCACGATAGGTAACAGGACCGACAATACTTTTACAATTAGCTTCTATATCCTTGACTTGCTGAATACCGATGTTAGGACTATTTGGTGGCAGCATTAAAGTAATGGCTTCTTGGTCAGTTAGTTTAGGATTACCCACTTCACGAACATGATTATCTTGTTTATCTTTACTATCAAGATGTTTCATGCAATACCAATACATATACGGCGACGCTGCTTTATAATACGCCATTAGAATCTGATAACCTTCTTCCAATGATGCACAAGCACGAACACGTCTAGCACATTGTGTACTGGCTTGGTTAGTCCACTGCTCAAATATCTGACCAACATTAGAACGCTTAATTACTGAAAGCGGGTCTTTAATAACATCTGCTACAATACCACAAGCAGTAGTAGGCATATCAGCATCTGGACGAATACCAACTATTACACCTTTTGTACCGTGAGTATCCGTAATCTTGTAACCGATTGTTGGAACCTTACGATAGGCATAAGTTATTTCAATGTTGAAGTCATCTAGAGGGGCTTTGTTCTTGGTGCGAACAACTCTATCCTTACTTGAGTCATTAAAGTTAGCATACGCTTCAACTACCCAAGAATGGAAAGCAGGAGTTATATCCAAGTTACCACGACGTTTACTATTGTTCTGCTGATAAAGCTCTATTATTTTTCTATAGAACAAATCCTTACTTTGCACATACTTCAACATCTCGTCATCCATTCCAGTAGGAGTGGTTCGATATCTAGCATTGTGGTCAGTTAGTATTTCAACATCTACAATAGTTGCACCAGGCTGAGCATAAATCGTTTTGTCAAATTCGATGTCTACTCTATCACCCAACAGATTACGAGGATGTAAATCTGAGATGGTTAAGTTTTCATCTATCGTACGGAAAGCCATAACTAAACCGTCTTCACGAATTTTCTCACCGGGACCAGGGAAAGGTTTATAGTGATTCTCATCACCGTACAGATTAAGTGGGAATATATGCTTACCACAAGAAGCTGTACGAGTACCTAACATAGTCGTTGCCAACTTACGTTGATAACTCTCACTAATTTCAAAACCATCCTCAATGATACCTGGGACAGTCATGTAAGCTACGTTAGTTTCAATACCGTACTCGTAGTTACCTTCATTATCTACACAAGGAGAATCTGCAAGTACTGTACCTTTACCAACATTGCCACCTTTAGTGATGCGTTGTAAAGCATGTGTGTTCTGTTTGTATTTCCAACCCAGACTTGTGTGCTGGAAGAAGTATTTCTCAAGTAGGATACTTCCGATTTCTTTTGTTTCAAAATCTTCATATACTACCAAGGTAGAAGGGTTTTCTTTAATAGCTCCCTGAGATACCTGCTTAGCATATTTAGGGAACACACCAAGGATTGTTGCATTGACAGGAATGCGTTGATTAAAAGTGTACTTACCAAATTCACGTTCCGTACCAGTAAGGTTACGACGTACTGTAGAGCCTTCAGTTACCAAACGTTGTTTAAGGTGAGATGCTTGCATCTGCTGACGAGATGCTGAGTTAACGGCTACCCAAGGATTCAAATTTGTTGGAGCACCAACAAGTTCAATATCTAATTCGTTGACTAAACTGGCCTTCCCCTCATCGTCAAGGGTCACGAACAGTTCTGTCTGTAAATCCATATACAATGGTTCACCGTCCATATCCGTGATATGAAGAAATCGTTTATCATCAATCATTCTTATAGTTTCCTTTTATTTTATTAAGAGTGTATGCCATTAGATAATATATGTTTATAATTATTTAATCGGGTAGGTATCTCTTTTTATGTTTAGTTCTTAGAAGCTTCGGAGACCAGCTAATGGATATCACCAAAAGCATGAATAGTGAAGGAGCTGACATTTTCTACGACTCCGATTTCCGGAGTGTTCTGGAAGACCATGTCCCTCTACTGAGAGATGATGCTGCTACAGAAATAGTTAATGTCAAATCTAACGTAGCCTATAAATTTGAATACGATTTAACTGGCTATTTATCATCTATTAATGTACCACATTACTTACATTGGATAACAATGAGAATTAATGGATGGAAGAAGGATACAGAGTTCTTCAACCCAACTATGATTCGAATTCCGCATCGTAATAGTGTAAATAAAATAAAACAAATGTTTGAAGCAACCACTACAAAAAAATAGATGGCTGCGTATTTTTTTCACTTAAAAAGCAGGGGATTCTCAGGAATCCTCGCTTATGCCGTTCGGTTAAAACAAAAAAAAGAGGGAATCCCCTCTTTCTTCATCGGATAGATATTCTACTTACAGAACAACTAGATTTCCCCACTAACTTCTCAAGCTCTATGGCATCACTATCCTCATCCACATCGATGACGACCGCTAATGTTTTTGGTTTATTGACAGTGTAATAATCCAATAATTTGTTTAGGTCAGGAACCATTGAGTCCTTATCTTCACCAGTCAGTAATATGGTAACCTTGCCACTATGTGGACCACTGACATATATACCCTTTTTAATCGTGCAAGGAGTAATAACTCCTAACTCTACCAATTTCTCATGTGTGCCCATTGGTGCTTTATTAACGTTTCTCATTTATCTTTTCCTTTTATTTAAAGATTAACGATACTAATGATTTAGTATCTAACTCACTATTGTAATATGTATCTATTGTTTTCTGGGAACGACAAAAAAAAGAAGAGCGCTGGCCCTTCTTTTAGATTGGTTACCAAAATCATGTTCAAGGAGAAGAACATGCAAGGTAATCCTCTAATGAAGACTACCTAACATGTAACTCCTACTTACCAGCTACCACGATTGAAACTGTTTCCGAATCCACCTTGGTTACCTGTAGGGTAAGGGGTAGATTGGCGACCAGTTGGTTGTTGACCAAATGGGTTTCTTTGTGGGTTAGACCAACTAGGACCTGATTCTTGATGGAATCCAGTATTTTGTTGGAATGGTGTTGCTTGGCGAACAGGCTGTGCTTGTGGTTGTGCAAACATGTCTTGAAATCGTTTCTTACCACCATCCTGCTCAACTGGAGCTGGCTGTTTGTGTTGTTGGAACGGTTTCGGTGTAACAGGTTGTTGCTGAGCTAACTTTTCAGATAGCGTCATTTTACGACCTTCTTCACGTGCTTGTTCTGCCTTAGCACCCCAATCTAATTTCTTAGTTGGTTTGGCAACAGCAGCTGCTGTGTCTTCAACCTTTTCAACTTCATCAGGGTCAACAGAACCTTCATTGCCACGAAGATTAGGAATAACACCTTTGTATTGGTCAAGGTCTTTAACATCATCAGCCCAATCGATATCGATTAATAGGTCTTCAAAGTCATCACCCCAAACTTTCTGGAACTTACGAAGAACTACATTTAAACGATGTGCGATATTGATGTAGGCGTGTAACAACGCGTGGAACGATGGAGCCACCATTGAGTTACTACCAAAGCTATACGCTTGGTCGTTAATGTCAGGTAGAATGAAATCAAACATATCGAAGAATGGTTGGTAATCACACTTACGGAACTTAACGCCAAATATAGTACGGTCTTTGTTTTCACTTTCAGTACGCAGCGGAGAATGAATACTGGCAAGGCGTTTAAATTTCTTACCGTCCATTTCACCAGAACGCTTAATGAATAAACCAATAATCTTTTCGGCTTCGTTAGGATTGATTTTATCCAATAGCGAATCCATTGACTTAAAGGTCTTCTCATCGAACTCAGGTACAAGAGTAAGGTACTCTTTTTGCTTAGTGGTTAATTGTTTTTGACGCGCTGGGTCAGTAGCAATTTCACCGAGTACGTGAATGATTGTTGCAGCAGTGAAGTTCAATTTAAATTGCATCTGTTTACGTAGTTCAAACAGAACAGCAGATTCACCACGCATTACATTTTCAGACATCGGATGGAAAGCAATACAGTTATCCCAATCTGGGTTACGTAATACTTTCTTAGTAGGTAAGATTAATTGCTTATCAGCAATCTCCACAGGACCTTTAAAGGCTGTAATAGCACCTTCTTTATTAACATCCCAACCAGCAGATTCTGCAATTGCCGTATATAATTCTATTAAATCCATTATGGACTCCCGTTTATTAAAGTCTTGTTGTAGGGGATGTAATCATCCCCGTGTTATTACCAGTTATTGTTGTTACCGCCACCGAATATCTGAATGTTACTTGCAGGTTCGGTAGTCATCCCAATAGATGAGGTGATTGAATCGATATCAACAGCCAATGAATTAAGGTCGTTGTTAGTAGAACCTATAATAGGTGCAGTAAGACCATCAGCAAACGAAGGTATTACATACGGTACAGGAACATCGCCATCAACGCTAATCTCAATACGTGTCTCACCAAGAATATCTACATCAACATCTATAGTAACAATGAAGTTCCAGTTATTGGTAACATCAGGCATTACGATATTAATAAGACGGTCAAGGAACAGTTGAATGTAACTGTCTAGAGGAATGTCCTCTACGAATCCACGTGGTACATCCGTGATACGTGCATCAGGTTGCCCATTTAAAGTAGCATTGGTTGCTGAGAACTTAACACGAGTAAGTAGACACTCCATAGCTAGAGGAGGTACTGTATTCGATAAGATTGTTGACATAACTGCTGTTACATCAGAACCTTTAAAGTGCTCAGTATGTGACGTGTGTTGCGTAGCTTGCTTAAGCGCAGGCTTCAACTCAAAGTGGTTAGTTACGTGCATGGTGGATGGTGACATATCACATAATGCTCCGTAGGTAATGAAACCATCTTCGAAGTAATTGTTTTGGTCATCCCATAGACGTAGTAAACCATCATCCTGAATACTAGACTCACGAACCTTAGTTGTTGCTTCACTATATATGTCAGACATTGTACCTGCCATATGGTCAGCATTGTTCTGAGCCGAATGAAGTGCTTTCATTGACTTAGCCAAATACTGATTGTGGTTAGTGTTAGCACGTTCAGATTTAAATGCACCACGAGCAATGTTAGCTCTGAAATCTAGTACATCCATATCTTGTTGCTGGTAATAACTAGTAGCCTGTAGACTATTGAATACATCTTCAGGACGCATTACTACACTTTGACTTTGGAAACCTTGACCATGTATCTTAAGGTCATTAACCACGATGTGATTAGATTCAAAAATCTGCCACTGGTTAAGACCGATTAGACGCAATACAATAACGTTGTTAATGTACATACGCATGTTAGGGTCAAGACTACCACCCATGCCTACACCTACGTGGTCGGTATAACCAATTACGATTTTACGAACCGGTGTATTAGCTACCATCATCTCCACTTCCATGAAGAAACGGTAACGGCGTTCACCCCAACCATGACTGATGTTAATATCACGACCAGCCTCAGAAGTAGGACGTATAATAGTAGAAGCTACACCAGCTACACTGTTAGCTGAAATGTTTCTACCATCTTGCGTAGCATTCTTTAATAGTTCAATGTTACGCGTATCGTCCAAATAAGTATTGTAGGGACGAGCTGCCTGTTGGTGGTACTCGCCTGTTTCAATAAACATTAACTTAGTTACGTTAAATGACATTTTAACTTTCCTTTTATTTAGCAATAAGATGCTTGAAGTTGTTGATTACACTACGATAATATATACTTAAATATCGTACGGATAGATTATACGGTTTCTTCATTGTTGGTAGATAAACCACGGAAGCGTTTATCCAAGTCCATCAAGAAGCGTGCACACTCAGGTCTGAAGTTTCCGGGAACAATCAGTTGAGTACCTGTAAGATTTTCTTCATCAATTGACGGTGGTAGGTTATACTCGATATTGACTGAGCTAATCTTGTTAAGTAGAGAGTCAATCCAATCATTACCTACATTATTCTTAGGCGTAAGTTGTTTAGCACTTGAACGTCTATAATGCGGGTAGATATCAGATAGTATCTCTAGGTCTGCTCTTGACACACGAGACTTAACATGTCCTTCACCACCAAGGGAGAATTCATCTGGGTCACGTGCTGTGAACTTAGCACTACATAAATTACCAAGTATCGGAAAACCACGAGTATAGTATATTGCCTGAACAATACCTAACAAATGACACATATGTACATGGGTAATGTGATACTGAGCACTAGGTGCGAATATCTCACCAGCCAAGCTTCCACAAAGCATGTAATGGGCTTCGTTGATTACCAAGTTAGAACGATTGAGGGTATCAATACATTCCTTCACGAACTTGAGGTTAACATCTGGTTCAAGACGTGTTGCCATCTCTCTCCAGTGTTTGATAATGTAATGTTCAATATCGCGAGGAACCCGTTTGGATAACTCTTGTCGAACACGTGTGTTTTCCATGATGGAGAGATTATCTTCATCTCGGTTAGTTTCGGTGGGTCGATGTTTATCACCAATACGCTCAAACGATTTATCCATCTGGTCCATTTTGGATTTCAGATAGTTATACATTTTACGTACGATGTGTTCAGTACCGTCATTAGGGTCTATTAAAAGAACCTTACGAATAACTGCAAAGGCAAGTAACCACTCAGGTAATTCTTCAGTACTTAAAGCACCATATACTGCCGATGTTGTTTTACGACTGTATGTAGAGTTTACCGTGACGTATGTTGATAACCTTTCCCATTCTGGTCTAGCTAAGATACGTGGGTCTATAAGTTCCATTGTACGGTACTCTTTATAAGCAGTACCAACGTCTTTATAGATTACTGCCATATACTCACCAATAATTGGGAGTAAAGGTTTGAGCACCATACCTAAACGAACCAGTCCCTTATACTCACTACGAATATAAGTTAATTCACGAGGGCCATCATCTGGACTATAATGTTCATTCACTTCACCTGCATTAATATCCAAGTGTAACTCTAGCCATCTAAACATTCTACAGACATCTAACGTATCGTACAGTCGTGAGATATGAGATTTCAACTTAGCAGTTAAACGCTCACGGGAACGCACTGAATCAAATGAATCACGTATGTCATCGTAGATACCTAAAACATCTCTTTGTTCATCAGGTGTTAAAGAAGCAAGATATCGATTAAGTGGCTCTATGCTTCTACCTGGGTCGCTCACATTACTTCGGTCGAAGTTCTGCGTATTAAACTTGACTTGTAAATCATCAAGCTCAACATCCACAGTTGTGAACTTATTGTTAGTCGGGGTTATCGTTAAAGGCATTCTGTTCTCCATACTTTTATTAACAGGGTCTTAACTCACTAAGATAATATATGTTTAAAATTATTTAGTTGTAGTTCTCTAACCACATATTTATCGGGGTAAGACTAGCCACCGTAAATGGTTCATATTTATCACTATAGTCTCTCTCCACAGTGAAGTAATCAATCTCGGTTAAGATACCATCGAAGGTAGCACCAGAAACACCGATGGAATAATCCACATCTTCAAGTATTCCTATCCTAGGGTTATAACCTAATACCTCACCAATTAACATCATCTCCCCTGAGTCTGCACATCTACTAATTGATAAATTATTAACGTAACAGAAGGTAAGTTCATCAGTTGGGGTAGTACGGCAATGTACACCTATAGAATCTGCACTGAAGTCCGTAATGGTAGGTTCACCTGACACTAACCTAAAGAAGCTTCTACACTTTATATTTCTAAATAGTACATCGTAACCATTGGGGTATAGTTCTTTTTCTAGAGTAAGAAGTTTAACATACCACTTACCTAGTAAACTATGTCCTTTATTTATTGTTCTAAAATTAGACACTTCAATTCCCCTTTAAGCAAAAAAATAATGGGGACGAGAATCCCCAATATTGTTCCCTTTTTTAGAGGGTCTTACTTAAGATTCCAAAACACTCTCGATTGACCGTTGGTAGAACGACGAGCTGCCTGAGCATCTTTCTTAAGTCTACCTTTACTTGGTCTATTCTTCTTATCTGCTTTAACAGCACGAGGATTAACACAAGCTGGATAGACATCCATTTCTTTCAGGTACATGGTATCACGCCCAAACTCTTTATAAGCCTCGTTACCAATGAGACCTGTATGAAGATGTTCGAGATTACCCACCTCGTTTATAAAGAACTCACCGTGCGGTAGGAATTTACGTTCAAACTTCCCATGCCACTCACCATTAAACTCTTTATGTTTCTCACCAGATGGGTATTCCGTAGGAGCACATGCGCTACACTTAGCGATGCCTAAATCTTCAGGCTTATTCATGGACTCCATATTTTTACAATGATACCAGCCAAGGGCTGTATTTTCACTACAGCCACATACTTGACATTGGTATATACTCATTCTTTAAAATGGTATATCTTTATCGAATCCATCATTACCACCAGATGGAGCAGGTTTACTGTAACTATTGTTATTATTGTTGTTGCTGTAGTTGTTACCACCACCCTGACCGCCGTGTTGACCACGTGGTGCAGGTTCTTTGTAAATAGCAGTAGCAACGTTAGCAAGCAACTCACCAACATGGTTAAAGTAACCACGAGTAAATAACTTAGATTCGAAATCTTTAGGTACAGGTTGACCTTCAGCATCGGTTAAGTTATGGAAGAATGGGGACTGCATGTAGAAAATCGCTTTAGGGCGGTCTTTAGCAACCAATGAGATGTAGATACGACCATCTTCAGCTTTACCGATTACGGTCTTGGAAATTTCTACAGGTGTATCAGAACGCTTACCGCCAGGCCATAAGTAGTTCTTGTTAGAAATGTAATAGCGACAAGGACCTGCATGGTTAACAACTTCTTCGCTAAGTTCAAGTAATGCACGTGCTGTACGGATATCCATAGCTGCACGGATTAAACCATTATCTTTATCACCTTCAACGCCAGTATAGACATCGATACGTGGATTGCCATCTTCAGTAAGATAGAATAGGAAAGAAGGTGCTTGTTTAGCTCCGTCAATCTTCTCGCCATACATACGAAGTTTCTGATGGTCCAAAGCGGTTTTGGTACGCTTTTTAAATTGTTGTGACATCGTTTAAATTCCTTACTAGGTTCTTATCAATAAATAGGAGAGCAGTGTAATTTTTCACCGTAATGCTAACTTATTCGTTTTGTTAATGAGTCAAGGCGACTACTATATAATCGCCTCAGTGTGTACTTTTTATACTAAGAAGTTATCTTGGTTTACTACGTAACATTTCCCTAAGTAGGTCAGCTCCCAATTTATCAGTGAGCTTACTTAAGTCAGATTCAATCTTTGGTTTAGTAGTTATCGGAGACCATTTACGCTCCTTGGCCAATGTTATTAACTCAGTTTTAAGTTTACGTGGGTAGGCTGCAAAGCTTTCCCCGTCCCCAAATATCTGTAAAGTCATTGCGTTGAATGGCATAAGCTCCGTATCCTTACCAGACAGTTTACTGTTCCAGTAAGTTTTGTTTTTGACTTTGCCTGTATGCGATTCTAATAATTTACAAGATGGGAAACTATATTCTGATAATAAATCAATTGGTTGGTGTGTTAATAATAGTACGGGTCTATCTTCCCCGATTAACTTTATGTCAAAGATTTTAACCATCTCACCAAGTGCACCTACTACTTCTAATAGGGTTTCGTTGGTAAGCTGTAGTTCGTGTTTCTGCTTTGCTGTTTTATGACCTTTAGGCAATGCATGTTTGAAACACTTAGCCAAACTTTTCTTCTCGGTGACATAATATACGACACGACGAGAATCATGACTCGCTTGTTGTATTATATCTCCAAGTAGTTGTACTTCTTCTAAGATAACAGGAGCGACATCCATAGGACTAATAGATATCTTCTCATCTGTCGACAAACAATTAAGGCAGTTACGAACTAGAGTACGTAGGTTAATCCAAATATCTCCAGACTCGCCACCTTCTTTTAAAACCACTTCCTCAATTGGGATAGCGGTAGGTACAGATACCGGGACTTGCTGTCCCAGTTCTCTGTTTAATAGTGCTGTATTCATAATTACAATACTCCGTCAAGGAGACTTAACATCTCCTGTCTCTTAGGTGCATCTATATGTTCAAGACGACCCTCAAGTAAACGTTTGACAGATTCTTTAGTAATGTCTACGGTTTGATACTTAGTGACTAATTCCATCTTAGAATCATTAACCATATCCTCAGCCGCCTCACGATTAATTGTCCACTTCATGGTTTCCCACATCATTTCCAATTCACGTTTAGCAGTAGCTACTTCCGAACCAGCTCTTGCAATTATTCTGACATGTGAACCACCACGTAACTTCTCAAGACGTTCCTTTAAAACATCTAATGTGTCCGCTAGTGATAAGTCCAAACAATTTACCGTAATAAACTTAGTAGCCAAGTCATTTTCAACAAAGATGATATCATTAGGGGCATCTGCGTGTATCTTAACACGGTAATGTCCCTTAGCACCCTCTTCACCATGACACAATCTATCGAACGAACCATTTACTAAAACCATGGAATCGTATTTAGATAGCTTATGTGAGCGTTGAGTGTGATGATGACCTATGTCGATAAAGTATTCTGTTATACCTAGGTATCTATCGGAAAGGTGATGTGAAATGTTTATGTGCTGTGGTATTTGAAATTCAAACAAACCGTGCATTACACTGAAGTCAACTTTCTTTAGACCTTGGTCATGTAACAGACCTTTAACCTGCTTCCAAGTATCGTTAGGGTCATGTTCCCATTCATCTGGTACATAGAGTACATTTATATCTAAAGACTCTATATATTCGATTGAGAGGTTCTCAACCCATCTGAAATCACATCTGGATTCCAGTAGCTCATGTATCTGTGTAAACATACAACCCTGCTTCCAGTCATGAGAGGGTGTCCCCTCAAGTAGACGCAAAACGATGTTATGTTTTTCACATAGTTGTAAAAGGTAGCGAATGAATATCTGAATCTCACCCACACCATTAAACGATAGATACAAGTTACGGTCGAAGAAGTCCCCAGCAATAAAGATTACATCTAATTCAGAAGTTTCTTTGTTGTTAGGGAATGCCTTATAAAGACCTTCAACGATGTTTACAGTTGGTACTCTAGGGTGACCAACATGAATGTCAGAAATAAAAGCAGCGTTTAATTCACCGCGTTTAAGTCTTTTAGAAATCAATTACATTTCCTCAAAATCATCTTCATCCAATTGTGGTTGTGGAGCATCAGCCTTTATCTCACCAGCGGCTTTTACATTACCTATTGGTGGATATCCGTAATATTCAAGAATGGCATTCCATTGACGTATCTCATCAATATTTACACCTTCTTTAACCACCTTACTACCAAGGTTATCTACCAAGTACTTAACACCTAAACTTGGATGTCTATCTTGGTACTGCCTGGCTTCATTGGCTATTGTATTAGCACTTACACGTGAGTCGACGTTAATAAGCGTTGGATGACGTTTAACCAAAGGTGGAACAATAAAGATAACCTCATTGTTCTTAATCACATTAACTGATTCGTAAGCTGTGCCCGAAATATCTAACCATGGAGATAGGTCGACATTCTTTTCCGTAGATACAAACATAGGTAAGTATTTACTACGGAATTCTGATTCAGGGATAGCTCTAACTATATTATCAGTCATTTCTGAGATACTCAACATTGCATCGACTAATTCGCTAGGCATTGTCATCTCATTTGTTTCGTAATCGTCTCTATCTGACATCTACTGGTTCCCCATTATTAAGTTGGTCAACAACCGTCTCCAAGGAAGAGTTACGTACAGTTAATAGATACTGCATGTCTGCCTTAGAACCATCATTGATGACCATACCACGAACAACTATGTTTAGTTGTGAACCTTCTTCCTTTATAGTAACGTTAATATCCACTGAGTCAAATTGCTTAGCCAGATATTCATCTAGTAGTTTTTGCATAGAACTTTGTAGTTGTACTAGATTGTTATTATATTCGGAGATGACCCACTGAATACTGGTTATCTTTTCAGAAAAGGTAACCGATTGAGAGAAATCACTTGAGAACGCATAGGCCATAGCAGCATCTAAGCGCTCTGGTACGTCCTCGTTATGTAGCCAACCCTTAGGTGACAGTTTAGGTATCGTTCTTTCCATTCTGGAATGACTCCATTACAAAAAAGAAAGGGCGAACCCTTTCCTCAATTATAGTCTGTCGTTAAGACGAGACGTTGTGTCTTCACGACCGCGCTTCATCAACATACGTTGAGTTTGCCACGCTGCTTCAATGTCTACTTGCTGTTGGAAAGTTAAAACATCCTCATCAGCTGTGTATGATTCGAAGTAACTTGTACAACCACCACCATCTTCGTCTTCTATAAAGATTCCGTCAGTGACACGTCGATAATCGTAATGGTCTTCACCAATACGGTCAGGTTCCCAATCATCATACTTATCAGAATAACCATCACATAGTTGGTCATTTCTCATTTGTCGTATAACTGGGTCAGCCATTAGCCAACGTTGCATAGTAGTTTTAGCTTGCTGTAGCCCGCCTAAATCACCAATATACTTAATGTCGTCTGTATCCCACATATGTCGGAACTTACGAGCTAAAGCTTCGGTGCGTCGGAATGCTTCATCACTTGTGGCACGTTCAACCATTTCTTTCTTTTCTTCGAAAAAGGTTCGTCCCATGTCGGTTAGGTTTTCCCAACCGCGAGAGAACTGTTCTTTGACATAGTCAACGGTTCCCTGATGTGGCATACCATAGACGGCAGCATCAAAAACGTCTAGCGAATCTATCTGCATTCTAGTATCCTTTTATTGATTAAGCCTACCTATAAAGATAGGCACTAGTGTAAATTTACTATTTGGTTTTACTTTCTTTCTCTACTTCATCAAAGAACATATCCAATTCTTCCAGACGACGTTCAACGTCATCGTTCAGATGTGACATAAATTCTTTATTGAAGTGTTGCAGTGGTACAAAGATAATACTACGATGTACCTTTACGATATCATCACCCCACTCACCTTCTAAGTCGTCAGGTAAGTCACCAGGATAATATATGCCTATACGAGCTTTCATTCGTTCTTTTACGAACTCCATAGTCTCTTTATCTAGGCGGTAGTCACCCTGCTCAATTGAACATTCTGGATTATACAGCTCTATGTTCTCATTGTAACATAAAGAGTATACCTTAAGTTCATCCTCACTCATTGAACGTGGTGGGCGATGTAGAAAGAATGGATTGTTAGGTAGTTGGTCACGTACAGATATAAAATTAGCACCTGCCATTTCCAACTCTTCTTTCTGTACATTAGTTTCTAGATTAGGGTAGTCGAAGTCTAAAGCAATTGAGTCTAAGTATTGATTCATACTTTCTTCTAAGTCGGTAGCCTGTTGTTTAATGTACACATCAAGCAATTCATTATTAGCAGAAAGGAAATCGCTAATTTCGCTATCCATCGGGTCATAAATCTTAACGCCCTTGAATTCGGCACATTGCTCATCTAAAGGAATGCCTTCTTCATACGCCCAGACCACCTGTACGAAACGGTAAGGTAACATCTGTCCATGGTGAGCCTCTACGTCACATTCTTCACGAATTATAAATGTAGAGTATTCCACAGTACGAGATTGAACATCTTCCAAGAGTGGGTTACGGATAACGTCATCTTCAGGTGTGTTTAATTCAACTTCTGCTACATGTCCAGATTCAGTCTCGCTGAAAATAACTTCAGGGTCGGTTATGCTAGACAGACTAAGTGTTTTACCACTAGAGTCACTAACCATGGATTCAAATAGCGATGGTGTAACATTAGTAGAACGGTCACCCAAAGGTAACCGCATCTTAACATCAAGTAACCCTTGTGCTAATCTATTGTGCGTATGTAATAGTAACTCACTACTAGTTTCGCTTTCCACCGTATGGATAATTGTTTCTTTAGCCAACAGATGCATTAGTCCAATACTGTTTATGTCATTGACTGTTGGGTTCACTGGTAATGATACTGTAAGTTTATTTGTCATTTTACTTATTCCCGTTTATTAAAGTAAATTAAAAAGTTGTGGGTGACCTAAATCACCCTAATATCTTTGGTATATTTTCATTTACTTGGTCATGAGTGTACATACCCACTATATCCTTAATGCGCATATACTCATCGGTAATTAAACCACGCATTACCAGTAAGTCACTAATGTTAGTAGACTCAGGCTTATTTATATCCGACCTACCACTAAGTACGTATGGGTAGTCGGCAAGGAAATCAATAAGTATATCCCTATTAATTAGTTTGGTTCTTTCACGCCAATGTACTACGTCATGGAGGAATATTGTTGGTGCTTCCATCACTGTGGGATTTCTATCCGTATCGCGATGTAAACCAACCCAACTATCTTCCTCATCTATTATCCTATCCAATCCGCATTTAGCGCGCATTACGTAGGGTAATAAGTAGGCTTCTAAATCAGAAGAGTCCCAACGATTGCTAGTAGCTATAGAGAGGAAACGTTCCGCTGCATTAGTTACAACATCATCCATTTTGAACAATGTTCTTAGTACTTCCATCTGTCCACCGATTGCCTCTAATAAGGTTTTCTTAAACAGTTCATAGTACCGTACTTCATCTACGCCGTTAGCCATGGTTAGTTCTCCTGTTAGTTAGCCATTAAACGGTCCACCCAATATTTTGTTGTTTGAATTGTTGCATTGACATCCTCTCGAATGTGTTTCAGTGTTGTAAAGTTAAAATCTTTAAGTGGAATTGCGAAAGTACCTGTGGAGTAGTACCAAGTTTCACCTGGGTATTGTTCCAAAGTATCCATCGCTTCTTCATCGGCACAATTAGTATCTACTACTAATATACGTGCTCTGATGTTATCTTCAGCATACGTAAGTAAGCCTTTATCCAAATTGCCAGTTGGTACATCTTTACTTAGTAAATGACACATACCTAGCGAGTGCAGTTTAGGATTATAACGCTTTGTGTATTTGACTGGGGAGTTAACTATGTCATTATAAGTAGCGTACCACTTACTGACCATTTCTGTCGCTAACATTAACCCGTCACGTACTTCAGTCTCAACTAGTTGTTTACTAGCCTCAACATCTATATACAGAGTTAGTCGTACACCATCGAAGTAAAACTTCCACCATCCAAACTCATGTAACTCGCCTTCCGACATGAATTTAATAATGATGGTTTCTTCGAATCTGTGACATACCCCATAAAGCCATAGACGAATGTTCTCCATATTACCATGTACGCTCGGGTGAGGGTGGTTGGAATACAGAGGACTTTTATTGGCGTACTTAGGCTTTATTTTTAATCCATCGATGTTACTACTGAACTCACCGATGACCTTATTACTACTATTTAACATTAACTTTAATTTCCTGTTATTTTATTAATGTGTTAAAAAAGGGATAGCGAAGCAATACAACTATCCCATTAATGATATCTCATTATAAATTATTGGAATCTAATAGAAGAATAACTACTCCGCACGACTTCCAACCAACTCGGATTCATCAGTACCTGTTTCCACATCGTAAAATAAATCTTCGTTACTATTAACCCGAGCATCAGTTAATACCAATGACATCAATACCAGAAGTACGCCCATTGCACCTAGGGGTAATTCACTTATTCTATCCCAAGGTACGCTCACGCCAAAGGCTTCTAGTAAGAAACCAAATTGTAAGCCAACAAAAGACAAAACCACTACTGCAAGTACTAATCCAAAGATAACTACTCTTAACTGCTTTAGATAATCATTCATTTACTACCGTACTCCTACTTTTTCATTTAAGTTAATGTTATTTACTGTTTCCACAATAAACCTATTTTGATATAGTGCGAATAACTCCTCAGCCATTAGACAATGTGGTTTGTCCTTGAACATATCCACATGTTCTTCTAATCCCTTAATACCAGCCTTAGGTGTGTACCAATAGGGTACATACTTCATTCCAGCAATAGAGCTAAAGATATTACTTATGGTTAACCCACCTAACCGATGGTTGTTTAGAGGTATCCCGTATCTGGTAACACCGTCAATGTAAGTTAAGTCATCTATCTTAACGGGTATGTCCCTTTTAGTTAGAATACTCAATTTATTTAAGTCGTCTGTTCTAGTGAACAAGTTAGGTAACTTAGCACCCATTGCCTTTTGTAAGTTGTAACCAAATGAATCGGCTGTTACTTTTAAGCATTGTATATCGAACGATGTATTCCAGGTATGTAGGTGTACGTCTTTGTATAACTTCATGTTGTGGAAAAAGGTATCCATCATTTCAACTTCACCATGGAAGTGATAAATACGATGAGCGACCATATCTTTGAATAGTGAATTATCTTCACCCTCACGTGCTTCCCTGACATACGCCAATATTTTCTGTAGTTCCAGATACGACTCATCAATATCTAGAGGACCCCAAGGAGTTTCGTCTAGTGTATAGATATGTGTCTCGTTATGTATCATGGCTACAATGGCCTGGGCAGTCATTTCATTGAGGTCTGTTATAGGGGAACCATCCTCATTTTGCAGTTTAGGAACCACTGTGTAATAAATATTCATCTTAACTTTCCTTTTATTTAAAGTTGTTAAAATATCAAACTGACAAGTATTAAAGAGACTCCCAGATTAAACAGTACTCTACCTGAGAATAGTTTAATATCCGTCTTTATAAATCTAGCCAATATTAAGAACAGTCCAACCCAAGTAAAACACATGAGTTTAAGTTCAGGTTCTGCGTTTAACCATGAATCGTATAACATCCAGACTAACCCGCAGATAAGAAAGAAATACTCAGCTGGCGTACCAGCTTTTATCAACCCCAATTGTTTCTTGGTTGACCGATTCATTCTGCTTCTTTTATTTGCATTTTGTCCCATAGTAGTAATAGCTCCTCACTAAGGTTATAGTCGTCCATACAACCGCCATCAGGACAGACCGGACAAAGGTGTATTGTATAAGGTGGCATCTCGTGACCATCGTGGTAGTCGTGGTCTGTTTCACATTCACTAACTTTAAACTCACCGCCACATGTAGAACATTTACATAAATCTGGTTTTATGTCAGATGATGTTTTTGGTTCAAGTCGCGATAGGTCAACTGTAAGTTCCTGCATTCGTTTCTCCTTTTATTTAAACGACATAAATAGGACGACAGCTTTAGCCATCGTCCACATTAGTTACTTATGCTTCAGCCAATAGGTTTTCATGCTCACTAAAGAACGCGCCTAAAGTAGAACAGGTAGGTGCAGGTATATTAACAATACCAGACACACTTCTTGGATTATGTAAATCCTGAATACCTAAATGTGTAGACATGTTATAAAACTGCTCGTACAATTTACGGTCAGTGATTAACAACATGTTAAGAGCATCGCCATCAAAGTCAGCGTTCGGGCCTTTCAGTACTAACACCGATAAACCAATGGTGTTATCTTCTAGGTTATCCGATTTGATTTTGGTAACGTAAAGTAACTGTGCAGATAGTCTATCCAAAGTCGGGTTACGTTGTAGGATAATTGGAATACCTTTCATACCGCTACGTAATGTACGATAAGGAGATTCATCAATTAATTCGTTTAGAATGTCAGCCACTTCTTGGTCGAAATGGTTAGCAGCTAAAGAAAGTTTATGTGAACGCTCACGAGGAGTATAACCACGCTTATCCAGCTTGTTGTTGATATGGATACGCAATAACCCAATAGCCATTGTCCAAGGCATGTGACATTCATCGTAGTCATGTGTATTGGAAATAGATGTAATTACACCACGTGCTGTGAACTCTAAGCGAGAACCAAATACATGATGTCGTGACATTCCTTCCTTACGACCAATGATATCTTTATAGTTAACGTTGTAGTAGTTCGATATCTGTTCATGGAATCGAAACACGCGGTTTTCTATAACACGTTGGGTATGTGTTACGTTTTCACCACTTACACTACATACAGCACGGATTGCATCTAAACATTCAACCTGACTAGGGTCAACTACTTTACCGGCAGTTGTAGTCTCAGTAACAAATGCAATACGGTTAGGTATTGGTAGATACTTAGTAAATGTAACATCGTAATTATCGACCAACATTTTAAATACTGACTCTCGTCGAATCTGTGTAGTTAGTTTAGAATCAGCTGCTTTACCATATCCGTTGTTGTGTAGATAAGTAATGATTTCTTTGTAGTTTTCAACAAAGTATTCCCAGCCACGATTAAAGCCAGCATTACGCAGGTTATCTATTTGTGGCTGATGGTCAGGGTTATACTTGTAGTCTTTGTTAGCGAACCACGAGATGTAACTTGTATCCGACTTACTGTAGTGCTCCTGTAGAATACTCCAGATTATTGGATTACAAAGATAACTTACTGATTCTGGTGGACGTATCCAAACTACTGGATTAATGTCACTACCAAAGATGTCTTCCACTGGTTGGTTACAGTGGGGACAAATCTTGCCTTTGTTTGCAACTCCACGAGTGGGGTTATCGGTACAGGCACATTTAGGAACTGCCTCTATCGTATCTCCATCGTACGTTGTTGTTAATAGTCGCGATAGTTCTTCACGACCTTCAATTGTTTCTGGTGAGAAATCATTTACAAATACTGGCGTGTATTGTAACTCATTAAAGTTCTTTTCGTGGTCGACTACGCCCAGGTAATATCCCATATTTGCTGCTCCTGTTATTATATGGTTTAAACTCACTTAGATAATATAGGTTTAAAAAATAGTAAGAGGAAACATTTAATTCCTCTACTATATATACCTTACTTAACCAATTCTACATTCCAACCTTTAACAGTGAATCCAGTAGGGTCTTTTTTGAGTCTACTGATTACCGTATTTATGGTGCAGTCGCAAACGTGGGCTATTGCTTCAGCAGTACTAACTTCTTCACAATCATCACCTTTGGTTAACTTATACTTAGCCGATGGCTTTTCATCTACATTATCACATACCGAAATTGTCCAACCGCCACAAGTATGTGATGTGTCTTCTTTAGATTCCATCTGTTTCCTTAAGTCAACTACATCGATATCCAAATACCCATTAGTGAGAATGAACATGAAACGAGAACCCTCATCGGCATTCTTAACTGGGAATTTATTCCCACTAGGAGAAGTAATAACTACTGCACGTTTTGACATTTCTTAAAGACCTTATAGTTAGTTTATTATACAGACATAAGAAGACACACTGGCGTATTTTTTGGACTAAAAAAAATAAAGGGAGCACAGGCTCCCGATATGTATTTACCATATATCTTTCTTAGCGTATCTAAAACCATTATGTAGGTTATTGAAACCATTTATTAAAGTACGTACCTTTTGTTGTTTCTCACCCATGGCGAGTGCACATTCTTTAATGGTATCGAACTCAGCTACTTCACCAGTCTCAACCTTGGTCACTATAACACCAACACCTTTACGTTTAGCAGTAAGGTCAACTTTAACAGTCCACCCATTCCAAACATAAGTTTTACGTGGGTCAGTTCTGAGTTCATTGATAATCTCATCGAAGTTATCTTTAGTTAATGTATCACTTAAGATTACAACTACTCTAGCGGCTTCTTCAATACTATCTAACTCATGTTCCTGTCCAGTGGGACTAATTACAATACCTTTAAGATTCTTCACTATCTAACCCTCTCAAGAAACCAGCATTGTTTTTAACCATTGCGTTCATAACGTCTTGCGGTTCTGACCCAATCAACTTACACAATATTAAAAACCTACCCACTGACATTTCAACATCCCCTCTGAGTAAGCCACCAGCTATTATATCATTACAGAGTAAAGCAGATGCTACTGTTTCTGTAGTTATACCCATAGACTCCAATCTAGTGACCAACATCTCACGAATGTCGCCTTCAATTTTACTAGACCATCTAAGTCCATCGGTGCCTGATGTTCTAACTGGACGCATACCGAACATAACCATGCCATTATCAGACGTACTACATTTATGCATAATACGTTCTATTAGGTCATGTGGTGATTCACCTTTAGTTGAACCGTCGTCCATAATCATTTTATTGATAGTTAGTCTACACATATCAACGAAATAATCGTTAGGTTTATCCCTATCAGCAGGTAAGATGTTGTGTAATTCAGTTACGTACAAATCACTCTTAGCGGATATAACATCTGTATATTGAGCAAGTTCAAAATCTATAGGTAGTTCTAAATCAACCTTTAATGGCCTAGCGTTAATGGAGCTTAACATATCTTTACCCGCTTTGGTTAATACGCAAAGACAATGTCCATTGACCATAACATTGACCCATATTATCTTAGCAGGTTCATCATCGCTGGTAAGTACGCCAGCAGTAGTTTCATCCTTCCAAGTTATTGTACCAATGACAGTTCCCATAATTATTCTTCCTTTTAGTTAATAATATTTTACAGTTCGATAAAAAAATAAAGGAGGCACTAGGCCTCCGATATTTATATTGCTACTACGCTATTACCATTTGGTACGAGCGTTTTGGTTTGTGTATCCACCACGAGCGCCACCGAATTGGTTTTGCTGATTGAACATACCAGAGTGTTGGTTGCCTTGGCTTGCAAAACGTTGGTAGTTAGTAGTTGGACGTGTACCAGTAGTCATGTCTTGGTAAACACCTTCTGGACGTACGTTAGCACCGGCTGCTGCACATGCTTTAGCAAGAGCTAAGATGAAATCACTTGTGAAATCAACACGACGAGAGTAACCAGTAACATGTACGTTACCTTCACCAAGTAAACCACGTAAGATGTTAAGACGACGTTGTAGACGCATGTCTTCCGCAACGTTAGTCGCAGTGAATGTATCAACGTAATCGGTAACCACTTGTAAATCGCTACCACCTTGTAGGTTAAGCATTGCCAAGTAATCGATTTCACGTAGGTCTTTCTTGTTACCATCTTGGTCGATGTAGTAACCGTTATGTACACGAGTTACGTCACCAGTGAACAATTGTCCACCTTGGAAGATGTTAGAGAAGTTACCGTTAGTAAGGTTGTCCGCTGCTTCAACTAAAGTTTGGGCTGCTTTCTGGTTACCACATGCCGCATCAATCATGATGTGTTGTACCCAAGTCATTGGGCCAGCTTCTGCGATATCCATAGAGTATACCAAGTTAGGGAATACAGCTACGCCAAGTAGTTGTAACAACATTGCAGGAGTGAAGTCTGCTGCTTTGGTGTCAACTTCTACGTCAGCTAATGCTGGACATTCGTACTTAACAGCACCAACATCATGCATGTCCGTACCTTTAACATTGTAATTAGGTAAGAACGCACGAGCCCAGTTATGTTCTTCATCAAGGATTGCTGCATTAGCAAGACCTTGTAATTGAAGTTCAAGACTAACTGAATCAATACCGTGAGTGATACCAGTCATGATGAAGCGTGGAATGTAACATTGAGTTACTGGTGCTTGTTGAGCACCCCATGCTTGTGGTTGATTAGCTGGAGCTGATGGCTGACCGAACACGTTTTGTTGTTGTGGTGGTGCAGTGTAAATCAAATCCATGTAACCAGTAGTTTCAGCAATCATTACTGACTGTTGTCCCCAACCTTCATCTTGACCACCTTGGTTAGCCGTAGCTTTCATTCCGATTTGAATATCAGAACGTACGATTTCACCAGTGCCAGATTCAGTGCTAGTCGCCATGAAGTCAAGACGTGCACTTACAGTTTCTTGCTGTGGGTCCCACATTGTTACGCTGTATTTTTCTTCAACGCCACCAAGAACACGGTCAAGTAAACCAATGTTAGAGTTACTTACGTCGAAAATGATATTGTGTAAACGAGGCTCATCTTCATGGCTAAGGCCACGAGGAATTACAACTACACCAGCTTCATGTAATTGTGCGCCTTGCGGGAAGTGACCAGATAATACTTCAGTGATTACATGCCATAACTTATCAGTTTGGATATCACCTGCAACACGCTCAACTTCAACGTTAACGCCATTGATGTTGTTTTGACGCGGGGCTAATGCTTCACCAGAATCTTCAAGTACGATAGCAGTTACTGCAACTAAGTCAGCATCTGGTACTTTAGTACATGCAAGAATCATTGAGTAAGGTAAGCCGTAACCATCACGCTCAACAGCAATGAACTTAAGGTCATCAGCTTCTTGTGCTTCAAGGATTGCTTGGAATGCTTGTACATAAGCAGTTAAGTTCTTACCAGTACCTGTACGGCTGATAGAACGACGTAAACGTGAACTTGCACCAATGATACCAGCGCGAGGAGCAGTTTGTTCTGCGGCAGATTGAGTAGCTTGCTCAGTCTGTTCACTAGCACCTGCTTGCTTGAAAGCGTCTTTCATTGCGTTGTTACCAGGGGCTGCATTTTTGTCTTTGATTGACATATCAATTTCCTTTCATTGTTAAATCGATTTAATATTAAAGTTTTCGTTGCAACGTTGCTGTTATTGCACCTGAATGATATAGATGTGAAAACAGTTTAAATCAACTAGATTAAGTGCGTGAACGCACAGACTTCAGTTATGGACAGCATACTGTCCAGCGAGACCGAAACAGTCTCTGTACATATAATAGAGAAGAGTGTGTAATTTTTATTTGAACACAATCTCCACTATTGTATTACTACTATATAAGGTATGTTTATAATACCCTCAATGCTTTTCATTCTATTTATGATTCTTAACAAATTTAACTCTGCAAGGATACACAAATGCAAAATCTTATTTTTGGCGATGTGCCAGACTATAATGTCTCCAAGGTAGAGTATCCAAAGCTTGATTATGTTTTACGTGGTATGGCCGACAATCTAGAAAAGGTTATAAACTACGAACGCCGTAACAGTAAAGTAGTTGCAGCTGACCATCCTCTACTAGGGATGCTTACACATGCCGGTCAAGATTTAGATGCAGATATCCGTTTTCAATATTTAGCAGCGATGGACTTAAATGACCAATGGTGCGCAGCTAGAGGTATAACTACAGCTAGTAAAACAGCTCCACCAATGTTAGGTGAATTCCTAGGTGGTGGTGATGTAGAGTTCTTAGTTAGTTCTATTACTAGAATACCTAATAACAAATTCATTAATAACTCATACGCCGACTGGGAATCATTGACTCCTGTTAGAGTAGTTACCAGTAATTACCACGACAGTTATCCGTGGATACCTGGAGAAGCTCCTGACGATGGTAACCAATGGGCGTTGATAACAATCGATTTACCAATGCTCTCCATAATGTATCGCGAGTGGGTAAAAAATCTCAAGAAAGAAAATCGTCAAGAAACTCGTTCTGCTTTTATACGTAACTACGTTTTAGCAAATGCAATTAAATCGCATCAACGTGCTAAGCATTTAAACAGACTAATACGTTTAAAGTCCGGGTTAGATGTTGACCATGTTCGTTCTAGTTCTGAAATCTCTACAGTCGACTATGAAGGAAGACTTAAGAAAGAACAGTATAGGATGCTCAAGGACAACTCAATGCGTGACCTTAATTGGATTGAGTTAATGAAGAACACAATAATTGATAAGGAAGAGGACTTAACCTACTTCTTAGATATTATTAATGCGACAGAAACAAGCCAAAACCGATGGGCTCTGGCATTGTCTCAAGTTCATCTGTGGCGATTCCTTTTACTACACGATAAAGACTCTGGTGTTAATCAGCAGTACCGTGAACGTTTACAGAGATTCCTGTATGAGTTAGAGAGAGACCGTGGTGTAAATGGTCTCCGTAACTATCAGGCTGTGAACTTAGTAAAGGACGAGTTTAAAAGAGTACTAGACCTGTGTAAGGAAAGGTAAATCTTTTAAGAAGTCCGACGGTAACTTGGAGTTATATTGATTCTTCATGAATATACCCATAGACTCCAATACTAGAATATACGGTTCTAACAGAGTGGCACAAACCTTACGGATGTCCTTTGCTAGTAACAGTTCTTCTGGTATACCAACTTGACTAACAATCTCTATAGGGAGGACTGCAATCTTGTAGTCCTTCTTATTTTGACCGGTTAACCATTGTTCCATACGGTACGCAATATCTTTATCTTCAATTTTACTTAACCATAACTTAACAGCTGTGGCATTAGGTAAGTCTAAAGATAACTTAACTCCGATGTATGGTGGTGGTGGAGCTTTCCCATATTTAGGTGCGAATACATAATCCCACATTTCGTAGTGTATGTAAGGAGAACTTTCAGGATTCTTATAAGATTCCTTATCCTTAACAGCAGCGAACTGTAGGTACTCTGTCTTACCAGTAACCAATGATGTAGTAATTTCATTTTCTACCGCTACAGCTTCTTCTAGGAGCTTCTGTAGTGATAATGTCTTACCAGCCATCACTTCATCCATAATCCCCTCAGTAAACTTGTTGAAACGTTTCATGATGTGACTTGGAATCTTAGAGTTCTTAAGTGATACACCTTTATACTCGGGTTCTAACTCATCGTAAGCGTTACCTTCACATGCACTTATATAACTAAAGTAATGTTTGGCCTTGGTGGTTAAAGATAACACAGGGAAGAAGAATTCGTTCTTCATTTCCAATTTACTAATGTGTTCAGGTACAACACCCATACCGGCAGATAACTGAGCCAATAGATGTACTGTAGTTTGCGATGTAAGATAAACCATTACCGCACCTACTGAATTAGATACGTCATCGAAACCTAACTCGCCACCATTATACCACTTAACCCAATCTTGTACTGTAAAGATAGTAGAGTCAGTATCGGATACTATTACTGTCTTACGGATAGACTGTAGGAAGTATGCAACTGATGGTGGTGGATTATCCGTACACCAGAATGAGTTAATCAAAAGAGAGAACTTTTCTAATGTCTCATATGTACGTTTAACCTGTGCGCCTAATAAGGCGTATTTATGCGGTGCATCCTTTTCTAAGTCCCACCAAGTAGAACCTTTTAATTCTTCAGCACAAACAATACCAATCAATGCTGTAACATCAGCATCCATCTTTTCAATCCATTCTTTAGGATTATCTACAGGTTCAGTAGCCTTAACAGCAAGAGGTGTAATTAGACTACGTACTACTTCAGGATTGTATTCGGTTAGATGATACAAATCTTGAGTGTATAAATAAGCAGCACATTGAATTGGTGTTAAGCCTTTAATGTAGTCAGCTATGCGTTGAAATCTTTCAGGTGAACGCCAGTATTGGTCAGTAGAACGAGCTACAGCTTTAGTGACTTCATCAGGAGTTGGGTAATGTAGATTGTACGCAGACATAGCAGCTTCAATCTTTTCATAGTTACTAGACTGCACTATGGATACGATGTTATTAATAGCGATGTCAGCATTACGATAATGTCTATTACCCATTAGGTATCGTTCGGTGTTAGCATTTGAATATGATGTAGCTGAACGACAGGTAGACGTTAAGGTTGGGTGAGCTGATTTAAGGTATAAAGAATTATGCTCACTTAAGTGTGCACCTGATATAGAGTTGTTTTTAATTTTGAACGTTGACTGTAGTACGTGCTTAATAGCAGCAGACTCATGGTCACCATTCGCTTTATCTTTTTGTCCAGCTTTCTTTACCACCTTACGCTTAGCAACGTTACCATCGATGTATTCAGAAAGTATTGAACGTTGTTCATGTGGATTGACATAATTGGTTAACGTTGGTGCCATTAGATAATTATTATCTTCAATGTCACTTAGGAACTGACTGAACGGGATAGATGCTTTAATGCGTCCTGCCTTTTGGTCACGGTGTAATATTCTAGTTGATGGGTCATCTAATTCAAATGTACCGCCTTTACCAGTTACTTTCTCAACAAAAGCTAATGCATCTTCTAACGGGATGTCCTCAACTGTTGCAATGTAATGTGCAGCATCGTTTGTTGCAGCTTTTAAAATATTCAAGTCTCTGCCGTAGTCTTCAGCAGGTTTTACGAAAGGAGAAGTCATCTCTAGTTCCTTTGGTTATTTACCACTATACCAAAGTGCCTGTCAGTATTTTTTATATTTAACAAAAAAATAAAGGGGTCACGTGACCCCAATACTTTAATAGAAATAATGACGCATTCTACAACGATACCAAACATCAAACATGTCTGAGTCTTTACGAGTTTCCTTAGGACATATAGCTTCCATAATACGTCTACGCATTTCATCAGCCCCTAATTTCTTCAACTCATCTTCTACCGTACCTTCATTATCGTGAATGATAACTTCCGACCAAACTAAAGCAGAGGCCATATCGTCATCACTTTCTATTGCGTAATAATGGTCAAAGTTGGATTGGTTTGTTTCAACATTACCGTCCTTAATACGATAACGCATACGGGCAAAGCCCCATACAGTTACTAATCGCCCTGGATGGTCTTTACTCATTTCTATAGCCTTTCTAAGAACATCGCCCTCAGTAACAAAGACATCTAAGTCATTTGCTGGGTGACCACCAAGACTTACTTGTATATTCCACATTACTTAATACTCCCTGTTAATGTATAAGTAGGTGCCGTGTGCACCGGCTGTTATTTTAGGGTATGTCACACCTTTTGCTAAATAAGTAGTTTCTCTACATACGGTACATGCATGTGGGGAAACCTTGACGCCTTCTTTAAATACCGTACCTAGGGCAATCTGATGTACTAGGTTACCATTGTTACACTTAGGACATTTAGCATTCTCTACAGAGGCATGTATCGGTTCAGATATCACTTCTGCTGGTTGTTCGGGATAATTTATTTCACTATCCATTTTTCGTCTCCTTTTATTTAAACGACATAAAGGTGAGGAATTGACCCCACCGTTTATAACCTTTTACTCTCGGCAACTGCCATCGACAATAATCTATCTAACTCATCAGTTAACTGAACACGATAATTACATTTAAGATGCATAAAGGTATCTATGATAACAGGACGCACTATTTTAACCATAGCGTAGTCATCAAACTTACTTAGAGTTATCGATATGTTCGGATACTGCTTAGAGACGTATCTCTTTGTAGTCGTATACGAATACACATCGAACTTATCCATGTCTATACCATTTTAGCTTCTAATAATGACCAACCGCCAGCAGCAAGATGGTCTTTCAAACGTACTAACTCAGTAGAACTAATGTTACCAATCATTACTTGCGCAGTGCTGGAATTACGTTTTTCTAGAGTTGTCAGATTTATCCAAGGTACACCTACCGCAGTATAACGACCGTTAGGAAGTTTAACCTTTAGGTAGAAGTAAGCAAATGGGTCATCTGGACAAGTACCAGGAGATAACAGTGGGAAGATGTTACGATGTAATGAATGCGGGTCTATTAAAGACTTCGCTGTATCTGCATCTACCATTGCCACAGCTTGTGCGTTTTCGAACTTTGTGGGTATGACAGCCTTAACATTTTCAAACACGCTAAAGCTGATTACATCCCCAAGTTTAATACCGGTAAATATTTCCATTGCTATAAAACCTTAATTAGTAGGGACTTACATTCGTCAGCTGGTTCTATACCAACCAGTGCGAAGAAATCTAGTTGAACACCATACGATGAAAGAGTTTCTAGGAGTGCTTCCACCAAATCAATGAATACCGGATTCATCTCATCAATGGGTTTGTCCATCTCTTTCCTAAACAACACTATAAGTATATCCAGTAAATCAGGAATATCCTCTAGTGAGTACTCGCTACGTATGCGACTCAAGTGGTGTGACAACCTAAGGGGCTGTACTAAAACTACTTTCACGCAACCTCCTTAATTTTCAAATTCCACTATAATATCACCAGGTACCGTAGTCTCAACCACGAACATGTATGGTAATATTCTATCTGGGTCTGGATTATGTACTTCACCTAAACCAATAGCTATCATTTCCCGATTAAGCTTTACAGCCAGCCTAGCTAACTCATCAGATAACCCAGGAACCTCATCAATAGATACCTTAGCCATCGTCAACTCATCGTATTCATCTTTCATACCAAGTAAGGCATTACTTATCGAATCATACGGTTCATAAAAGTTATTAGGTTCAGTTACTGTAGCCGCATCAACCACAATAGATATTAAACTATGGTAATCGACTTCCGCTATATCTAGTTCCACCATAGCTTCAGCAATTGCTTGGGTTATGTGCTTTGATGGTAGTATTGCACGTTGTCTCATAGTACTATCTCCTTCTGATAGACTTCGATAACCATGTCACCGTATTTAGTTACATCTACCAGTGCCATATGCGGTAAATCGTTAGCGGGGTCAGTATTGTACCTATCCACCTCAAGATTAATAAGTGTCCTGTAAAGTTTCTGTGATAAATTAACCAAGCCTTTATGTAACTCTGGAATTTCATATAGACCACATCCATCTAAGGACATGTACTCAGTTTCTTTAGTAAGTACCTTAAGTGCACCGTATGTAACCTCATCAAGTCTAGACCAGTTGGTATCATTAAAAGATAAAGAACCTACAAGGATAACTTTAGCTAGTTGTGATAAGTCTACCTCCGGAATATTAAACTCACCTATCATATCGGTAATAGTACTAACCAATTCTCTAGTTGGGATAATAACTATAATTCTATCCATAGTTACTACTCCAAAAGGAAGTGAGCGCTGTCACCTATAATCTCAGAGAAATAAGCATCTCTCCCTGGATATTGTTTAACTGCTACACCTAAATCATTGGTAATGTATCTAGCTGAATCGTTTATTAAACCAACTAATGCTTGGTAATCATTACCGTCACCAAACTCAAGTGCGTCCGCTATATCATAGGACATTTCAGCAACCATATCTTTATCGTCAGCGTATGGGGCAATTGCCGCCAATAACTGTAAGACGTCATTAAATGATAGACCGAAGTTAGTATCTGTGGAGAAGATGGGACTGTTATGGTGACTCACCTCTCTCCGTAAACGATGGATATTTATAACCACCGCTATTGTTTTATTATTTACCATAAATAAAGATATCTCCGTTTATTAAATCTATACTTATTTCTCGATTGCAGAATTGCGTGTCTAACCTGTACGTTGATAATAGATATCGAGCATATGTAAAGGAAACGTGGGCTATTAGTTCATCTTCTTCAGAACTAGCACCCACATCCCAATAGTTGTAACGCTCCATGAAGCGATACCACCACTCTTTAGCTATAGACTCTTCAGTAGCTATAACACTCCAGCCAATCTCACGTAACATAAATAATGTACCGTGAATAAAGTCTTGTCTTGTTAACTCTTCAAAATCTTCTATTAAAAGGTTAGTACCGCGTAATGCAAACTCCACGCTATCTCCAGGGATAACACATGCAGTTACATCTACCATGTTTTGTACCTTAATAGTTGTACGAGGTTCTTTGTCGTTCAGGAACGTAACCACCAGATTCAGCAAACAGTTCGTCTTCTTTTCTCTGGCGTTCCATTTCTAAGACACGTCTATCGCCCCTATCTACAATCTTCAGATTATAAACAGCACCGCTAGGGTCACTATCTAAAAACTCAACATCGTATTCATGAAACTCACGCACTGGACCTATCCCTTGTCGAACCATTTCGAGTAACTCCTCTCTCATTACAGATTGAGCCTTCTCTAACACTTCGGTAGGGAAACCCATATCGCCCATTTGAATGGATAATTCCTCGGATTCATAGACAAGTCCACGGATACTATATGGATTAAGTATATACTTTAATTCTAACTCAATCCATGGACGCCAATTTACTATATCCAAATATAAATTGTTGTTCTTGGGTAAAGCCTTTTTAGTTTGGAGTATGGCGTGACTTGCATCGAAAATAGCACCTACTGCTCTTGACATACGTTTACCTACCTATTAAAAAAACCGTGTCCAATTACTGCACAGAACTCTGGTAACTCTTTATTACTGCTTAGATAGTTATACAACATGTGGGCATAGTCACCTTGGTAAACTATAAAGAGTCCATCGTTGCGGAAGAATATATCCCATACACCAAATGGATTACCTTTAATACATTTACCTAATAACAATTCAACATAATCAGTTACCCATGAGGTAGTACCTGGCCATTTACGGTCATGCATCTTTTCAATCATGTTTATTGCGTTAGTAGATACGTCATCCCCATAGTCAACCATTACAGTAATGGCATCTTGGAAACTAGCAACTATGAACTCTTCAAGTTTGTCTTCTGGAACGGGAAAACCTTCTTCTTCCATAACACGTGCGGCTAACCGCTTGACTTCCAAACCATCTACAACAACATTCCCAGACTGTAGAAATTTATCTATGGCCTGTAAAGGTTTATAAGTTGGGTATCTAATGTTTAGCATTCTATCTCCAGTAAAGACTCTCGTACTTTTATTTTAATGTTCATCACATTACATTCACCTAGTTGTGAACGCATATGACGTTCTCTTCTGTACAGTTCCTTATCGATACGTGAAATCAACTCCGTGGGTACAGAATGGATATATCGGTAAAGCGCGTAAGGGAGTCGAGAATTATTGTTAATTTGTCTAGCGGCGAACATTAAGGAAAACTCTTCCAGTCTTGATAGGATTATAAGTTCAATAAAAGAATCACGCATATGTTGGTATTCCATAAACTCTGAAATGACCTCATCTACATATTTCCCAACTTCTCTTATTTCCCATAAAGCATCTAGAATAACTAGTCGTCGACTTTCATTCATATTGCCTCTCTCGTTTATTTGAGGATATATACTCCTCCCCTCTATACTAAAAGGGGACTATGTAATTTTTAATGGGCTGTAAGGCATTCTGTAGGGCGTAAACTTTCTCTTGAATGAAATGTACCCTGCGGCCCTATAAGACTTACGTACGGTCACTACAGGCGTTCTAAGACGGCGTTCTTTCTCCAACTTGAAATCGTAGATTTTAGCTGTCATAATACTCTCCTTTTAATTGGTTATCTCAATAGGATAATATAGTTCTGTAATAAAATAGCGTAGACGGCATAAGTGACGGCACAGGCCGTCGTACACACTGAGGTATAACAATCGAAAGTTCTTATGTATTATCGACTCAGGGAGTTTCGCCACTTATGTTTTCTCTTTGCCCTACTAAACTGAATGCCATTATGTTATCCACATTAGGGGAATGACTTAGTCAGAGTTCGAAGCAGTGAATCCTTATGGACCACTATTATGTCCCAATTAAGGGATTGTTTTTGTTCGCCAGATTGTATTGTTCAGGGTGAGCGATACCGGGTCAAAGGAAGGTGCGTCGATAGCTACCTTTCCTCATCCCCAGCACGGCCCTGCCCCGACGGGTACCACTTGCCTACTTATGGGATACGTCTACTCTCTTAGGAGGACACCCAGACCGTTAGCGCACGGTTCAAAAAATGGTGATTAGCGAAATTGAATAAACTCTAATCACCTTTCAGCTTTTGTGTCCCGTCGAGGCCACCACAGCAACGTCAACGACTCTAAATCCGGAAACCGGAGGGTCGTCTACATACTATAGTGTAAAAGCTGCATTAAAGGATAAGGTTTGTAGCCGTATCAACTTTATCATTGCCGCTTAACACTTTACCAGTATTTACATTGCGTGAATCAGTATTGCGCCCGTAGTTATCAACTTCATCTTGACGAATCTTAACTAGCTCAGATATACCATCCACAGAAATGATATAATGAACTTCAGTTAGGTCATCTTCAAGACCTTCTTCACGGTAACCGATACATGAGTATTCAGGATACAGTTCAGGAGCCGGAGCATCTTTATCAGTCATCAATGAGGCAACTGAAATTGGAGCTTCGATTTCTTTAGCGACAGCTACAGAATCACACACTTCAAGTAACGACAACTGAGCCGGTACATTAGTAGAGTGATTGTAGAAAGCCCAGTTTTGAACATCGCGTTGGTCAAGCTCATCGTTCTGTTGAGAACAAAGTGCAGACAATGCATGGATAGTAGCTTTACAGATTGCATCTACTTGACTACGACGTGTATCACGACCGTTGTGTTGGTAGCTTATAATAGTAGGCTTGTCCAATTGGTCACCGATAGCCGCAAGCGACTTCAACGTGTTCAATGAGTTTGTAGCAGTGATAGATGATTCAGAAGAACCAACTACAATAGCAACAGCTGGGATACCACGATTCAACAATTCTTTCATCAGTAGTGGACCAATAACAGAACCTGAACCACCAGATGCTGAGAATGCAACGATGTTGAATCCAGCAGGAGGTTGTTTAATAAGACACTGGCGTACTGTATCGTTAATCGCACTTGCGTTATCACGACGTACTTTACCAGAACCTTCACCTTCATCAACCGCTAGGAAGAAAGGTAGATTTGCTTGCTTGTGTTTGTCGGTAAGGTTAGATACAGAAGTATCGATTAAGCCTACTTCAATCTCAGAAAAGCCACGAGCGTTTCCGTCACCAGCGAATGGAGTCACTAGGTTAATACCACAGCCACCACAGCCGTACAAACGAATTGTATTATTAGTTTCGTTTTGCATCAGTTTGTTTCCTTTAGTTACTAATATTTAGAATAATCGATTTCTGTGTATTGACCGGGACCATGGATAGGATAACGGAATACTACACTTATACGAACTTGATGATTGGCTCTAGCTTCAGCATTTGAAATCTGTTGACGCCACCAGTCACGGGGTTTAACGCAAACGTGTGCGTTACGACCATCTGGTAAGGTAGTTAATGCAGGACCTAAATGAATAGATACATGCAATACCTTAGTAGAGAGTTTTAATAACTCATCTAGGAACCATGGGATGTCTTGAGGTGGGATATGTTCTAATACATCAGTACATACTACCATCTCAGCTGGGAAGTCAGGATAATTAGACAACTCCTTGATTCCAGGGTCATACATCTTAATAAACGGTCTGCCCAGATAATCATAAACAGAAGGCCATTCAGGACTTAGTTTAACGTCATCTACTTCCTTAACAGTTTTCTTGTCAAGGAACTTATGTTTAAAGAATGCATCTGGGTTACCGCAACCAAAATTAATTAGTGAGCGGCAATCATTCTTTTCCATCAACTGCTTAATGGTTGGTGCTTCTTTAGCATATTCCCCATTAGCAAACATTTCTTCAGGTGCTAATTTTCTATCATTAGAAAGAGTAGCGCCCTCAGTTGAATAGAGCAAACGATATTGCTCACCAAGTGATAAGTAATCGTCACTCGGGTTCTGTCTTGTATACTTCATTTTTTAAAACCCTATGTGTCACGGTTAGACATAAATAACTGATGACGTGTAAATTTTATCTCGTCAAAAGAAAGGGGAACTAGTCCCCAGACTTTTATAACGTACTATAGCTTCTGAACTGTAGGTCAGGAAACACCTTTTCTTCGCTTGTATCAGCAAGATATGTATTCAATACTCTACGGTCATTCATTAACTTAGCAATCTTAGCGTCTGTAGTCTTCTTAGGTAAGAGACGGTCTTCTTCATTAACAATGAAGCGTTCTTCCAAAAGAATGTCTAACAGGTACTCCTGAATGGCTTTAAGATAACGCTTGGCTTTACGTTCTTCATCTGATTGTAAAGGTTCAACTTGTAATTCCATCCAAGCCACTTTAGAAGACGGTGGAGGGTTAACAAGCATGAAGCAACGAGTACGGTCACGGTAGAATGCAAAGTCACCTATCTCAGCATCGTCTAAGTCCTGTAGGTCAGAGACATCATCAATAGGCCATTGGGATACAGATACTGGAATACCTCCAGGAGTCTTACCATCACCAACCCAGAAGCGTCTATCGTCAGCAGTAAATAAAGGCTCACCTAGGTCAGGTACAAAAGAAGGCCTTGCTTCGTTCAACCCCACTCTTATGCGAATTGGTATATGAACAGTAGACTTCTTAGCTACCTTATCGGCTGCCTTAAGTGGTCCGGGTATGCTCTTCTTCTGAGATACATCACCATTTTTGTCGCCCTGTTTGATAGCAGCTCTAGGACTCACATTACGGCGCGACCTTCTTTTAGATTTGTTGGATTTATTACCCGTAGGGTTTTTATCTTCACCAGTCATTTTTCAACGTCCTTTAATTTTTGGAGTTAACATGGGTGCTATAGAAAAAGCAATCAGTGAGGTCCGTTTTGCAATCCCATACGAGATACTTAACGAGACCTTTAAGTTAGAAACTAATTATACCTCAGGGCGTTCGTCCGGTGTAAGAACTTCACTTGAAGCACGCATCAGAGAAGAAATACTAGAGAATAAAGTTCTAGTAGATTGTAATCTGATGGGCGGTCATGAAGTAGTCGTCCCCTTATCAGGCCTTCAAGTACGGTACAACATTGATAGAACCTTTGTAGTTACTATACCTAAGAGCAGAACTGAGGGACAGAGTATTACTTCTGTACTTAGTGTTGCCCAAGCACCAGATGGGTGGTTAGGAAGCGTTTACGCTGGACCACAAGCTGGTACTGCACACAACAATCAAATGGAAGCCCTTTTCAGTTCAGTTGTATCTGGAAGAGGACAAAGTTTAATTGATGCTCGTGTACGTTTAATCGGTGACAATATCGTATTTGTTAAATTAGTGGATGAAACCACCAGTGATTTATTCTTAAGATGTCGTGTTGGCTCTGACAGTAATATGTCTAGATTACCAGCAACCTCTTGGTTAGACTTCTCTGAACTTGTTATACTTGCCTGTAAAGCCCACATCTACAGAGAACTAAGTATCCGTATGGATGAGGGTCAATTATCAGGTGGTCTAAATCTTGGTAAGTTCAAAGAGATAATTGATGAGTATGCAGATTCTCGTCAACTGTACAATGAGTTCATCCATGAAAAATGGCCACGTATAGCTGCCATCACTGATGAGGAACGACATAGTAAAGTAATCCAAAGTCAATTCGGAAGATTTTAATATATCGTATCAATAAGGGAGTCCCTAGTGGGCTCCCAGTTTTATGAGGCTTAAAAGAATTAAGCGTACATAAGGCCCTCTCCTCCTAGCGTCGTTTCGTCTAGGTTTACTCACATACGTTCGTAGATTCAATTCAACTCTCGTAGACAAGCTACTCGACTTTTTATTCAAATATTAAGTTACTTGAGTAAAATTTATTTATTGAACTGATGCCAGAATATACGGAGCTTGCCTATGAAACACGTACTGCGATAACGCCTTAGGATAAAGTCATAACGTTTACCCAACTTATCCATTTCATGTCCTAACTCTTTTTTATTGAGTTCGGTCATCTTTGGGTTCCTGAATTTAGATACGCAGCGTAGCTTATACTCTAGCAGTAGTATTTGCTCACCTAGCTTCCTTTCAGTAAGTCGGTTAAACCTTTTGAACAGACTTCCTAATGCAGAGGAGAGTTCCCTGTCGTTTACTTTATGCGACATTGGTGGAACCCTCGACTTGTTATTCATAACAAAAGTTTAATTTTACATATACTGGTTATTCTAAGATAACGAGTGTGCATTTTTACACCACCATTTTTAATAGAAATTGGAGATAAACGATGAGCGATTTACCATCGACAGAAGATTTACCACAGCTAGTAGCGGACATGCAACTACAGTTAAAACAACAGCAACAACAAATTGTTTCATTGCAATCTGGTGCTCGCAACTTAGGTGGTAATTTAAACTTCCTACGTGACCTTGTAGAAGAAAGTGTACACTTAACTGAGCAAACATCAGGTATAGTTGTAGAACACGTTACAACGCTTGATAGACGCATGGACTCGGTAGGTACAATCTTCACTGACAAAATTAAACGCACTCTAAAAGAGATGGGTGAAACCAACTTGATGGAACACGTTGTTGGTCAGGTAGAATTAGATGAGTCGGTAGAATCCGAACAGGAGTAAGCTATTATGGGATTACTATACGAGAAAACAGTAAAGTTCGATAGTAAGGCCGGTAAGCTAGCTCACTCTGGTTACTTGTCTCGTGCAGATGCCATTGCTGAATCTAATAAGGTTTACAAGTATCTGGAAGAACGTTGTAAAGAACTAAAACGTAAATTGTCTTATGACCTATCCTACAATGGTTTCCCCAATGACCTAATTGTCACGGAAGCTTTTGGTGGCCACGGTTGTTTGATTATTCATCCAGCTGACGATGACTTTACCATTAAGTTACTTAAGGGTTGTGGTTCTGGCGATAGGGACTATGGGTTCTTACTTGAGAAGAAAGATAAGTATACCCTGTTCGATGCTGAGCACCCAGCTAAGAAAGTAGTTGTATTACCCGGTACTAACTTATTGTGTCGTATGTCTAAAAACGTTATGAAAGGTTTAAACAAACCTGACGTTTATTACAAACCTCATCCAATCACTACAGAATTTTATATACGTGAAATTGAAGTAGCCGTAGGTAAAGATAAAGTAATTAACAAACTTGCCTCTGGTGCTGAAGTGGTTGCCAATGCTGATGAAGTATGGGTATCTCGTTCTACTGAACTTGGACTATATGCTAAGTTGGATGGTAAGAAAGTCCACACCTATCGCGTTGAGTACCAAAACAAAGGTAGTTACTTTGGTTTATATGACCAAATAGAACGCATTGAAGAAGTACTATCAACTCCTCGTTCCGGAGTAATCTTCCCAAGTGATGATTATAAAGAACAGATTGATGAATATCTAGCTTATTACGAAGAGATGGTTAAAGGTTATAAGCCTAAAGCCAAAGCGCGTAAAAAGAATAAGAAGAAGAGGAAGTAACCAATGATTGTTTTTACTTGTGTAAATAAAGAAAGTGAAGACGCAGCGGTTATTTGGGCTGCTTCTTTATCTAAGGCATTGAAAGGTGGTAATGGTGGAGTTAAGACTTACATGTTCCATACCCCAGATGTCAATGTATCACGGTTCACTGACTTCAATGTATTCTGTGTATCCATAGGTGATATGTCTAACCTTACTCGTAAAGAAGTACTGGTTAAAGTATTGGACATGATGCATGAACGTTCTTTCGGTGAAAAGGTATTCTACACGGATACTGATGTACTATGGCAGAATCATCTTGACGAGTTAAAATCAGCTCCCTTAAATAGTAAGGTTTGGCTGGCAGCTCGTAACGACTTAGTCTTCTATGACCAAGAACGTAACAAGAAGTTCTACCCTCACTACGACCCTGAGTTTGAACGTAAGTTAATGATTCACCCAGATGGCTATCTGAATAGTGATGTATTGTATATCTTCCTTGAAGGTATGTACGCAGCTCTACGTTCTAAGGGATTCACTTCTATGGATGAATTCTATCAGCAGTGTAAGGCTAAGAACAACTACTCGGTAGAGGATTGTTTCAATCTAATTGCTGGTGAGTATGTTAACTTGTTTGACAGATACAATGCCTTCGCTGAAGATGTGTTCGAATTAGACTTTGGTGAGATGTTGGGTAGACGTGCGGATATTCGTAATTCACACCTCATTAACTTTCGTGGTGTACATAAACCATGGCGTGAATGTAGTGACTTCGATTTACCTGAACTGGCTGGTGCTCAGTACCCTTACGACTTTTACTTAGCAGCTTGTGAAATGTTCCGTACATATATCACAACAGACTTCCTCGAAAAGGTTAGAGCAAACGCTAAACGCTATAGCCTGATTAATGACTGGGATAGAGAAATTCTAGCTAAGTCAGGACCATTGAAGAAGAAGTTATCTGAGTTTAAAGAACAACTTAAGAATCAGTAGACAGCATAAGCAGGGGTTCCTAGGAACCCCTAATTTATGTCCGATTAACGATTAATGGCTTCCACCTCATAGGCAATTGCTACGCGTAGTTTATCAATAATCTTTTCTTCCGGTGCACCTTTCTTAACTTCTTGCGCTACAAGAAACCAGTCTAGTGACCCATTTTTATTCCCAGAAGAAGCAATCTTTGAGGCCACAGCGCCATTTTCAATCTTTGACTTTATAATGCCAATACTAATACGGATATGTAAAGGTGTATGTCTCATACCACCCACAGCCATATTAGAGATTATCTGATAGTCTGGACCAGTTAATTTATCAAACCACGGTAGAATAGCCAATACTGACTTTGTATCGTGACAGAGGTAACGCTCACATTCTTTTTCCAATGCAGCTTGCCACTGGGCACAATTGATATCCACTGGGTCTTTTAGTTTATCCAATTTCGCATAAATGTCATCTGCTACGATATCTAATATCTTAGCATTGAAATTCTCTAATTGCATTTCCCAAACGAGAGTAGCCAGTACTCCTTTAATTTTAGCTATGGCAACAGCCTTTAAGATTTCATCAGAATCGAGAATCATTTTTTATCCTTTTATATTTTCATTGTTTAACTAACTTACATACAGCACAGCTATAAGTTAGTTATTTATTATTCTAAGTACGAGGCATAACTACGTACTTCACTATACCCTTCAATGAAACCCTTAGAACTAAAAGTAGTTGGTCCTATGTGAACAACAGATTTAGTTAGGAACTCATCTATGGCATACTTTATATCACTTTCTTTCTTAGGCCACAGCACTAGATTTCCACCTGCACAATTACCATCATACTTTACTATACGTCCATTGATGTCCCAAGTGTTCGGGAGTTTGGTTCCATCAAGTAGGTCACATATGTCACCGTCGGAAGTATCGGAATTAGACAACACCAATTCTATCCGCATAGTTTTATCGTAATACAATCTTAGTTTGACGATATAGCCAGCAGAGGATACCCTAGTTGGGGATTCAAAGACAATGTCCTTTACCCTTAACCATGTGGGTGGTTGCGAATTACCTGCCGGTATTACGTAAAGTGGGAATAGTAAAGTTAAAATTACTATAAATGCTTTAAGCATAATTAAGCCCTAGTCTGGTTGATAAAAGTTAATAGTGACGTTATCTTGGCATAAGTAATGTTCGACCATAGGACGAACTTCATTTATATCCAATCCTCCAGCACCACACCCTAGCGGGGGTACGTGAAATTCATCTATAGGAGTCCTAGGTATACAACTACCCAGTTTCTCTAAGTTGTCTTGCACCCATTCTAACTTACTTGAGTTCCGCCATTCATACTTAGTTGGGAAAAGTAGTATAGCGTAATTATCCTTTATCAAATAAAGTTTTAATGTGTTTATCTTAAAATCACCCTTTCTACAAATAGAACGGTAATCCCTAAAGATATCGGGGTATCTGTCTTTACATTCCTTTGCTAGACCTAACCCCATTACACCCACGCAATTCACAGGAATAAGGACAATACCGGAATCGTTATCCCATATGTCCTCACCAGTCCTTAAAACGAGTCCTGACATTTAACCTCACCGATTGAATCAGCGATAGCCCCAACTATGTTATCGTTGTCTGGAACGTTCATGGATTTAACCTCAGATTGAAACTTATCTACATCGTAGTTATGTTCAACGAAAGGTACTTCTTTATCATTACAACCATCCATTTAGACCATCTCCTTAGAACAGGTTACTCGTAGGGCACGTACTTTAGAATTACGTAAATTCCTTGTTGTAGTTAAACCCTCATGTTGAATCAATGCGGTGGAGTTAAGATAACTATCTCTATCGTTATAGATATCGCGTTTATCATAAGTTGTTAATCCACGTTTTACTTCCACTGGTTTGGTTAACTCGGGCACGTCAACTAAAATACCGGCAACTTCATTCCATCTGTCAGATTCAATAAATCCAACTATTTTTAAATGTTCTTCTTCAAGTTTACTTATACGGTATACTTTCTTACCTACACGAATAACGCAAGATATATAACCACGACCATATATATTTTTTAATTGTCTTTTGAAGTCATTAACACCAGATACTTTATTCCACTTAAGAAGTTTCATCTTCTTAGTATCACCAGGTAGCCATTCATCACGCTTAATGTCTTCTAGTGTTTGCCAAGGCTCATCATTTTTCTTCAATGGACTAAGTACGAAACCAGCAGCTGAGTGCTGACCCAACAATGCTTTCTTGGCACAGATGCCAGATTTATCTGCACCATCCCTTGCCTGACTATGCCAGAGGAATAAATAGGTACCATGTTCTAACCTAGGTGATAAGTCATTCATTAATTCAACTACCGATGGGTAACAACAACTATATTGCTCACCTTCTATCGTTGCTTCGATACCGTCGAAGTATTTAACTACCTTTAACACTACTCCTGATGAGTAAGGTCTAATGGTAACGCCCTTGGATAGGGACGAATCGCTTATGTTACCAAGAACCATATGTTCTCTTTTAAAAGAGTTATCTTTACGCATTCTTATATTCTCCTTTTATTGTGCGAATTCTAAACCTTTATATATGAACTTCGGATACCTAGATATCCAACATGGACTAATCAAATGAAATAGTTAGTCTATATTTTTTAACATAATAATTAATTTAGATGGGGATGCTTAGACATGAGTTCATTAAATACAATAGTTTCTGCTAGTGTAGAAAACTACGCTCAAGGCATCGTTATCAAAAAAATAACCAATAAAACCCAACTAAAAGATTCCCAGCTGGTGGAAGTTATAGACCTAGCTTTAGGGAATGCGGATTACCACAGAGGTATAGATGAAGATGGTTGGTCTGACGTAACTCGTAAATCAGTCACCGAATATGTAAATGGCGTACTAGAGAATCGTAGTGAGTTTATTTTAGTGGCACTTGATTCAGACAAAGTCTGTGGTGTCATTATAGGTGGTTGGTACCGCAGGTACAATACCAAATATGTTTCAATATACGACCTATTCATCCCTAAGGAATATCGAAGACAGGGTATTGCCAAACAACTACTCGATACCGTCACCTTAGAGAAGATAGATGGTAAGCCTTTAATAGTACAGTTGATTGTTTATAATGTAAACGATAATGCTATTGAGTTGTATGAAGATTGGGGTATGAAGTCGGTGGTCTCACAGACCAGGCGGATGGAAAGAATTTTTGAATAACAGGAATTAAAATGAAATTGACAATCTTTAAAATCTTTGAGGGTGAAGCAAGACATCTCAAAGTGGATAGTAAATTAATTAAAGAGGTAGTGCGTTATGTTGCACGCTTCGTTAATAAAAACGACGATACACTCCAGTTCCTTGGTTCTCCTTTAATTGGCGTATATCCTTTCCGATACACTAAGGCAGATGAAAACGAGTGGTTTGATGATGTCTTAGAAATGGATGACCTTACTTTACAAAGTAATATCCGTGAACATTTCAGTACCCCAGACAATAATCTAGATGCCAGTTGGAAAATATCTTCTAATGTAACTAACCTTTCATTTGTTTGGCTAACGCATAGAATACTTACGTCACCTAAGCTTAGAGACCGTGAGAAAGAAGATGGGGCAATGGCCTGTATCAAAATGTTACAATATAAGTTAATCTCATCTCTAGATTACCGCTTCTTTCCATACCCTGCAAATTCTGAAGTAGCGGCCGCTGTATACTCTAGCCTTACTAAGAAGTATCTACTTAAGAAACATGGTAGCTGGGCTAAGGTTATTGAAGCAAGAGCTGAAGACTTACTCAGTGACGACTCTATCCATAAGGGTGCGTTAAATAAGATGAATGATGACCATGATATAGTTTACATGATAAATGATACACAAGGTCGACATAAAGACATCTATAAACGTGTTACTTCATTGTTCTACGAATTCCGTGAACAGGATTCAAGGATTCAATCTATTTCTGCAACTATTGAACTATCTGGTGAGATGGGTGTTAGGGATAAACAGAACAACTATGGTAAGTATCGTTCAGCAGCGCACGACATAGCCTCTACGCCTTCGTCTATGTTACGAGAAAAAGCTCTTAGTGCAATTACCGCAATAGTTCATACAGCTCCACCACAGGCTGTTAAGGAGTCCCTTGAGTGGATGGCTTCTAACTATGGTGCTCCTCGTACTGGGTACATTAAAGAATTTGTAGAGAAGAATATCACACATGCCTGTGAATACATTCGTAAAAACGAATTACCTTTAAGTGACCTTGCAACTATCCTAGTGAAACTTCGCGGTATCCATTTAGCGTCTCGTCAATCAGACGATACTGTTTTAGAGATTCGTGACTTAGGCACTAAGATAACTGACCAGAGTGTTAAGAGTAAGAACCAAGCTGTACATGCATCTGTTCGTGCTGCTGTTACATTGTACTTGGTACTTCGTGTATTAGCTAAGGATAATCTATAATGGATATTAAACCGCCAATCATAGACAGTCCGTGTTGGGACGTTTAAAAGTCAAAAAAAAAGAGGGGCGTGAGCTCCTCTCTTTATGTTGAATAACTATTTAGCTATCCACCATTGTATACGGCAATCTGTTTTGGTAACCATACCACGTACGCCATCTCTGACATACCAATCATTACTAGTAATGTCAGGAGTAACTATTTGCGGTGTTCCGTATATAAAGTCTTGCATCTTATCGAATGGTAGGCGAATAATGTTATCCTTTACCCCCATGAATCCATTAACCATATAAACTAACTCACCGTCAACCGTTGTTGGTGCAGTAACCTCACCAGTTTCAATATTACCTATCATCCCCTTACCCATATAACAAATACCTACGAGTGAAGGAATAGGTATTATAACGTCTGGTCGATAAGGAGTTTTACCATCTTTGACCATAGCGCTATCCCTCTGTTTGACAAACTTATCTAATTCCTCAATATATTTCCCAGCATCAACATCAAACAAATCCGTAAGGTACGATATACGTGCATGGGTAATATCCTGATATGGTAAACTACTAAGGATGGTATCTGATAATAAAGACAGTTTATCTTCAAATCTACTACCCACCTTAAGTTCATTTCCATTCAAATGTATCTTGAAAGATGAATCTGAGCCTACTATAGTTAACTCACCAGCTCTTGTTTTTATAGGGAATGTTAAAATACCCCTCCTCGTCCAGAGTCTACCTCTTTCTATAAATAATTTCGAAGAGTGATGAGCTAACCGCTCCACTACACCAGGTGGTATTTTCAATGTATACATTAGGTTAGATGACCTATTAGATATTAACATACCCAATAGAATCTCAAAGGTTCTAGAGTTGACTACTACTTCACCTTCATCGGTCTCCGAAATAGTAATAAAATTACTTTGAATGTTAGTACCTTCAGTTAGAGCTGTCTTAAGTTTAGTTACGATATCCAAGCTAACTCCATTTGGTTTAATCCACAAGTAAGTAGATGACGCATTGGTAGTTATAGTTATTCTTTCTAGTAGATGTTCCATAATCTTTCTCCTGTTATTTAAGATTTAGTATCTAATTCACTATAGTAATATATGTTTACTGTTTCGTGGAATCTTTATTTATGACCATTAACCAGAGAGAGGAAATACAGATGGATGGTTCTACAGCACTACCTGAAGCCATGGGCTTCTGGATGAATTACGGTGGGTTAATCATTGACCTAGGGATTAAATTATTCATTGCCTTGTTTGGTTTATGTTTAGCCTACTTCGCAATTAACTTTATACAGACTAGAGATAAGAAGCTAGTTGAAATCAGAGAGGAGTGGGGTGATGTGGCTCAAGCTATTTATCGCGGTCTTTGTTTTGTCGGTATCTGTATCCTCATGGGGCTCCTCCTTTCCTCGCCAGTATGATAAATACTTCATGGCTGCTGAGAAGTACCTACCACCTGGGATGACATGGCAACAGTTAAAGGCTCAGTGTTATCAAGAGTCTAGGTTAAATCCTAAGGCTATTAGTCCAGTTGGTGCACAGGGTCTTTGTCAGTTCATGCCAGGTACGTGGAAAGAGATGCAGAAACACGGATTGAATAATCCTTGGAGTGCCAGTCAGTCTATCAGAGCTGCTGCTATATACATGAACTATCAGTTTAGGTTCTGGAGTAGTAAGAGGCCTTGGTTAGACAAGAGTAAGTTAGCGACAGCTAATTACAATGCTGGCGCTGGTAACATGTTAAAGGCACAACGTAAATGTTTAGATAAAGCCCTGTATGATGAGATAGTTGCTTGTCTTCCTGATATTACTGGACGCCACAGTAAGGAAACAATTGATTACGTTTATCTAATACATCATAAATGGTTACCTCAGATATTAGCTGATTATAAACATTAAACAAAAAAATAAAGGGGAGCTTCGGCTCCCTGCTTTATGTCGTCTAAGGTATTAGGTTACATCGAAACCAGTAGGTTTCCATAACTTATACGTACGCTTCTTGAACCGATATTCTTCAGGGCCACACCATGCCTGTTTCACTGCGACGCCCTTGTATATCTGAAACTTAGGATGGTTCTTAAAACGTTCATGCTTAAGGGTTTTACGGTAACCTATTCTAGGATAACCGAACTCTATGGTATCACCTTCGCCAGTAAGTCTGTTATCTGTAGGAGGCTTACCCAAGTATACTATAGTGTCATGTTTGTCCCTAGCCCTCTTCAACTTAGAGGGATTCTTTATCTTATCGATGTTGTCCACGGTCACATGGAAAGGATATAGTTTGTTGCTCTCCACCATGGACATAAAAAGTGCAATTGTGGATAAAGAAGTACGAAACCTATTACCTGACATTTCAGATATACCGACTTCATTAAATTTGGTATAGTCGTCACTTTCCGCCACCATAACATCCTTACTATTGGCCTCTAGGAAAAACATGCGCGCCTGAGAACTCTCTGGGTCATAGACGACATACTGTGTTGCGTCCTGTCTGGCTATAGTAAATGTATTGATGGCTTGTTGTTTTCCATCTTCATACACACCTAAGGACTTATCTAGAGTTATGGTAATCTCCTCATCTGGAGATATCGGTAACAACTGTACTGCTTCAACTATAAAACTAGTATCTATTTTATCTCCAGGTTCTCCTAAACTGGCTATATCGTCGGTTACTATGGTTAAAAATTTGGTTATTTTAGGGGTTGTGAAACTCATAATCTTTTCCTTTTGTTTAAGATTAAATAGGTTACCATTCCATATCTCTAAGAATAGTAACTTCTGTACCGTCAGTTAATTCAAACTCAGGTACGTTAAGTAAAGCACGATAAATGAATGCACCAGCATCACCTTGATTAGCCAAGTAGCAAAGTAAGGTATAGTCAGTATCGACTTCATCCTCATCCACTCTCCAACTAACTAACATGTGTTCACGCATAAACTCAATATCACTAAGTGTTGATATGGGCATCTCGGTATGTACTGATAGACATTCATCATTACCCCAGAAATGGGCACTATCCCTAAGGTACTCTTCTCTTAACTCCTTAGGTAACATAGACAGTCTTATCAGAACTATCTTGTTTTCTTTAGACATTATGTATTTCCTTTTATTAATACACTCATTTAATTAAACAGTACTTTATTTTTCCACCCGGCATAAAGGAGAGCTCTATGCTCTCCTAATTACGTTATATTTAACGAGTGGTCTAAGAAGACTTACATCCCAGTCGGGTAGCTATGACAGTACTCTCCTGTAGGGTTGGCCATTTAAAGACAGTAGCTTCGAAGACTTCACTAAGGGGAACTCGTTTGGAACAGTAAGGTATACCGCTCTCAATATCCTGCTCCATTAGAAACGCAACTCCACCCGTATCATCATACACCACTTTGAAAAATGCTGAGGGCATGACGTGAGGTTCATCCGCACTTGGTAAGGGAACCATCTCCTTAGAGTACAGAGGCCCTGCAATTACGTATAGAGGACTATCGTACCTTACCGTGTCAGTAACCGCATCTTCTAAGTCTCGCCATATACCACGATTAAGAGTTTGGTGCTGGGGTACTATATTACTCAGGTAATCCAACTCTTGCCGATGGTGACTTCCAGAGTGTGCCCCTGCTGGTACAAGGTGTCCTTTGTCCGTACCTAAAGTAGCATTGGCCCCTTTATAATCAGATACTTCTAAAGTTTGTTCTCTAGGTAAGTCTGGGTCAGAGCGAAAAGCTCTACCAGTTGGTGCACCGAAATTTGAAGGATTGACTTCATAAGCTACCCAATTTGCAAATTTAGTATCTGGATTATTGGATAAAGCGTAGACATGGCGATATACCATGGTTGAACCTTCAGGGTTGGTTGGACATCCCTGAGGGCAATGTACTGAGATTGTATCTGCCATAACTGGAAGAGACAAGCACAGGAACATTAGTACTGAAACTATAAATTTCATTACATACTCCCTAAGTTAAAAGAACGTTATTGTTCATAAATAGAACAAAAATAAAGGAGTCCGGAGACTCCAATAATAACTAGGTTTCTAAATTGGGGATGTTAATGTCTTACCGACCTGAGACCCTATAAATAAATTTAGGGCATAAATGAGATTATCTCGATAGGCGTTAATGTCACCTATCAATTTATCACGGTCGTTATTCAACATTACTGGAAGATGATTTAAAATACCCATCTCCATACCGTCAGGGATAACGTAGAACACGGGATTACCGAATAGTTTAGGGTAACCTGCATCATCATCACCGTTCCAACGAGAACCTAACTGTAACGACCCTTCTGGATAAGCTTCACTTATATACCATCCAATAATGATTGAGTGGATACCGTTATCAAATAAGATTCTTACATCTTTCCATTTACTTGCTTTTACTTCAGTTGCTTGTGGCATAATAGACTCCTAAGTCAAATAGCCTAAGAAACATTTTCTTTTATAGTGGACTGTTTCGATTACCCACTTATAAAAAAATAAAGGGAGCCGAAGCTCCCGATATTCAATAAATGTAATTAAGCTCACCCAACTTACATAGGTTGGTACCTCGAACTCTGGTTATCCAGAGAACCTTGAGATAATGCTTAATTACACATTTACTTAACAACCAGTTAGGCTGCCTGTACCACCAGACCAAGTACCACACTGTTTAGAGTATGTGCCATCTGGGTTATAAGTAGTAACTGTATATTCATCTTGCGAGTTGTGCATATGCACTTCTTGAGTAGCGTTCCAGAACTCTTCAGAGTCGTAACGGTTATCAATACGATACCATGAATCAGCATCGTAACCGTAGTCATCTTCGAAGCTAAGTGAAATGTGATTAAGGTTACTAGATAACCAACCACCACTAACCTGACTTGTATCCGCGCCAATTAGTTCATTGTAACGGAATTCATTGTCTACGCCATAGCTATGGGCAGATTCTGTTTTAACCGTATCGCCATCACTGTAGAAAGTTTTGGTAATGAATTCTTGACTAAGATTATTTGCAACTCTGTCTACATCTATACATGTATTCCAATCGACGTCCAATGCTCCTGCAATGTTTGCTAGTGCATAACCAACTTCACCATCGGATTCAGTATAGTATTCAGCTACTGTACAAACATTATTAACTAGGCTAACCGCCAGTTGAAACTCTAGACCATCGCGTATACTTGTACGTTGTTGATACTTAGAAATTAAAGCACCTACCTTTTCCAAGTCGCTACTAACTTCGTTTGTTTGTTCCATCCAGTTACCTTCCGTATGTTTAACGTATTCTAAACGGTTCCATGTAGTATCTAGATAGTATTCAACATAAGCGTAACTTGCATCAGGATTAGCCTTTTCTACCACTAGAGTCTCCTCGTATGATTTAGCTAAGCCAGGTACAAGAGATTGTGCAACACCATGAAGTTCTGTGTTAGCAGTAGATACGAAATCACTGTATAGTTCATCTACAGTAACATTGTAACGTTGTGCAACACGCTTTTCTTGGTCACGTAATCTTTGGTCTATTACTTTACGAAGTTCCTGCTCCTCTACAATAGAGGCGCACGATAGTTCCTTAGACTGCGCTGCTTGTAGTTCTTTCTCAACAACATTCCAGATTACTGTAGTAAGTGGCGTAACGTTAATTAAGTCAGTGTCAGTAGCAACGGCAAACGAAGGTGGATAAACTATCGTATAAGCTTCTTCGATTGGTGTATCAGGGAAATCAAGGTCAATGGCTCCAGCAGGTACATGAACAACCATTGGTACATATTGACCACAGTCTTCATGTTCCACAGGTACTTCCAACGTCCAGCTAGACGCCAAAGATGGGTCTTGACTATCTGATGGTTCTTTCGTAACTGTATTGGGCTCCCCATCATCCAGTTCACCATTAAAGTTTAAATCCATAAACATTGTGGCACCAACTAAGTAGCCGTCAATTGCCATACCGTGTATCTTAGTTAGTTCCGTCTTTGGAGGTGTAACAACCGATACTGGTGGTGTTTCTGTTTTGGTATCACTACCGCCACCGCCACATGCAACTAGAGTAGACATAGCGATAGTTAGTAAACTTGTTTTCATTAAAGATTTCATAATCTTATTCCTTTCATTTAAAGAGTTATTAATTCAAAATTGGTTATGTTACTTTACTTAAGTAACTACTTCACCTTTAGAATATAGGTTTGAGTATCTTTGGAAACGACTTATATAGACGGCATAGAGGGGAGCCCTTACGGACTCCCGACTACACGAAGTACATTACTTCTGTTGCTGTCTACCAGCTTTGCCACCGCGACCGCCTGAACCACCTTTGCTATTACCTGAGGTTTTAGCATTGGTCTTTCGTTTACGTATCGCGAAAACAACACCGCCGATAACGGCAGCTACGACAATATACGGAATATATTGGTCCATGATTTACTCCTAATCGATGGGTATCGTAAAAAGACCGAACGGTCTTTCATACTATCTGTCTAAAGAAAGAGTTCTTTAAACCCTTGGAAACGCATCGAAAGAAAATCTGTACCTACAATATAATGGTCCACTAGAGCTATGTCTAATGGGGCCAGTACTTCCTTAACCTTTACAGTAAGGTCTATATCGTGTTGTGACGGCTTGGAATGTCTAAATGGGTGTGAGTGCACCAGTGCTATACTTACAGCTTTCTGCCTTAATGCTGACTCCACAATAGGTCTACAATAAGCAGTAACTTTATCAACAGTACCGAAGAACAACTCTTCATAACTTATAACACGGTGTCCGTGTCCAAACAATATTACCCCAAATACTTCACGGTCATGTTTAGTCATTTTATATTCTAGGAACTGTTTGATATACTCAGGACCTTTAAGGTGTTCACCTTGAAGATTACGTACCCAAACTATACTAGCAGCACGCTCTAGTATTTCTTTGTTGGATAAATCCCGTATACGAAGTTCTGCTTCTTTTTGCTCTTCGGTATTAGACATAACTATTTCTTCTTACGTTGATTTTTCTTTCTAGCCTTTGCTTGGGCTTTACGCTTCTTACGACTAGCCGGTGTAGAACCAGTAGAACGAACATATTCACTTCTACGTGATTGTGAATTATAAGCATTGCTTGCAGCTAGACCTTCTGCCATTGCTAACATTAAACCTACATCTTTATTCATTTGGTTCTCCCATTATATCTTTAACTGTATCGCCTTCTTTAACTTCAATGACATTAGGTGCATCTGGCCCAGTATCCGCAAAGAAGAAATTAGGTTGTGTGAAACCACGACCAATATCCGGCTGTACCTCTTCAGGTAGATTATCTTGAAAAGGACCAACATCAATGTGGATAAATGCTTTAGTGTTGCCCCTAATTGATATATTCTGTGGCTCAGGTATGTAGGTAGGGAAATACCTAGTCAATAACTCTTCATCGGATAGTTGGTTTTCCTTTTCAATTACGAGTTTAGCCTTTGCCGATTCACTAGAGAATAGTTCATGTGCACGTTCCATAGTGGTTATGTCATCATTAATCAATTGTCTAGTTTCAGGGTCGAACAGTACAGGCTTAACATCTTTCCAACTTTCTCTTGTGGATTCTTCACCAGCAAACATTGAAGAGTTTCTACGAGCACGATACTCATCAGACTCTTCCTTAGTTTCTCCACCAGCACGCCAGTTATCTTTAACATCATCATAATCACACAGACGCACTGCAATGACATCATATTCAGAATGACAACCGTTCTCATTAGAGAACTTATCAGCATTCGGATAGCACATCTTTTCGATGGTTCCATCTTTCAACATGATATCATAAGCATCTTTAAAACGCCACGAGTTATACGCAACCCACACACCAAAGTCTTCTGGTCTATGTGTCCAATGGGTTAAGTCTTCCTTACCGCGAGGAGACCAGTCTATACCTAACTCAGTTTGCTCACCACGTTTAATTGGTGGTACAAATGGTTTATGTACATACTCTTCTTCGACATTCGGTTTACTAGGTTTAGATTCAGGTGACTTAACCTTGGTAATTTTACCAATTAAAGCAGATAACCTTTGGTAATCATCAACGGTAACGATACCATCATAGTTATCACCAGCTATGGTCTTGACCTTTAATCTGGCTGACCATTTACTATAAGTACCGCAAGACACACATACACAGTGATTACCTGGGATACTTACACATTCGTTAACTCCCTGAACGGTAACGCCCTTTTTAGTATTGATAATGTGTGGTGATTTACAGGAAGAACATACGTAAGATATTTTACCGCCTTTACTAAGCATTGTCTCCACTCCCTGACCATTGGTTTATAAAATCGGTTTCGGAATCAGGGGCACTTAATGAGGATTCGATTTTGTCCCACTGCTTAGGGTAATCCACCAAAGCCACTACGTTGAAATGGCCACCGTAGGTAGATATTTTGGATAAAGCCGAACGCTTATCCTTAGACTCTACCAATACAACCCTTACCTTACCATCCTGACGCATACTAGAGATAAGACTCTGACATTTAAGATGACTGAAGTCTTCGAAGATAACAACATCATACCCATCAACATCTGGTAGTTCACGCTCATGTACTATTTCAAGTCCATGACATCCAGTACGGGCAGAGCTATTTTCACGACCCATGTCCCTAATTCTCTTATCTCTAGTTACCAGTAACACACGTTGTTTAACAACTTTGTTTAAGAAATCCATAGCGATATGTGTAGCAGCCGTAAGTCCTGTTTGTCTAGGCGTTACCACTATTACGTTACCACCATTGACAATGGCATTAACTGCCATGTACTGCATCTTACTAGGTAACTTATCGATATCGAACACTGTCTTAATTCTTTTATTACCTACGAATTCGTCAGTTTGATAATAAGGCATTGTCGGGTTCCTTCTTTTATTTTAATAACATACAGCAAAGCCAATCATTAACATTAGCGATACTAAGAATACTCCAGCTATCTGTGCAGGCACGCACCCAGCTTTAGCATCTACAAAAATTCTACGTGTTCCATTAAATAAAGAATACATGTAATATTACTCCTACCACTTCTGTCCAGCAACGTACATAGCCTGATTGACTATGGTATCCTGTTGTTGGTCGGTATCGTGATTTATAAATTGTACATAAGGAGTCAGTGCTTGACTATAGTCTCCAGCAAATACTATTTCTCTAGTCTTTACCGAATAGTGTATTTCCCTAAGGGAATAATAAGGGATATTGCAGAACACTTCATTGAGTAACAGCTCTACCCCATACCACACCTTGTTAACTATATCCTCTACAACCTCACCGGTCAAAAAAGATACAGCCTTATACTGCACATAACTCCAACCATAGAAATCGTCTCCTACGTTACCCATCGCATCGCGAATTAACATGGAACGTCTAAGACACATTTCTAGTAAAGCTACCATAACCTCATCTTCAGTACGGTTGACTGTAATGTGATTACTTAATAAATTCGGCAGAAAGTAAAGCGTCTCAATGACAACTCTCTTGCCATCGGACGCCTTTGATATTTCTTCCATCGAACCTATTGCTAGTTTCATGTTAGGGTCACTTATCTTGACCCTACAGTTTCTTACTCTCATAGGTCCCCTAGATACTACGGGTTATGGTTGGCCTGTAATACAGAGCGTTGAACAAACTTCATTGCTTCTTCTAGAGGCATTGATTCATATTCTTCAGTACTACTCAAATCGGAAGAGTATGTCCACCCATCTAAAGCCAAACCAAGTTCAGTGTACTGAACAGCGCCAGTATTCTTATCTGGTTTAGAAGTAGGTATTAGAATAGATGCACCGTTAAGGGAAGGTTCAGCCCAAGGAAGTTCTGTAAAGTCCTTACGAACAAATACTTTCTTCTGTTGGAATAGCACAAACTCAACTGACTTCTTGTGGTCCCAGCTAGCAGATGCTTTTGTAATATCAGGCATTTGATAATCGGTAAAGAATTCATAGTTGGTACTAGTCGTCAATGACAACTTAAACACACGTTCGAATACGGGCATACCTTGGATTATGTTACCTAGCATGTAACTAACATTTGCGGGTAAGGCTAACTCTTCACCTACTGGACGTAAATCCATGATGTCTTTTAACTCTACTTCCACAACCCACATGGTACTGGTTCTATCCGGATGTTGTCCTGGTATATTGACAACTTCATCAAGATAACCAGTTAATACTGTTTTAGAACCGAACGGGTCTTCTATTCTACACTGCTCTCCTTCGTTACGTTTAAGTAACTCAGCAAAGGCTTTAGTTGTTACGCGGTCAAAGTTAAATAAAACCTTGTCCCCGTTGACTTCGTAATGGAATGACATAACTGCCCCTTCTCCTTTTATTATTTTTGTACTACACCGACCACCGTATCATTTTCAGTAACGATTAATCGAGTAACTCTATTCGCTTCCATGATTTCCAAAGCCTCACCAAAGCGAGAACTTTTATCCACCGTTTTAGGGTGGGCCGTCATGAAATCAAATACTTCTGTACTAATGGGTTTACCAACATTAGCCTGTAGACAGCGACGTAAGTCACCATCCGTGATGATACCTTCCAATCTATGGCGGTTACCAACCAGAGCCATGCCTAGTCTACCCCTACTAATGTGCCACATGACATCAGCGAGTTCCATGTCCTTTGTAACAAAGGGCAAGTCTTCTGAGCGCATAACGTCTTCAACGCGACACAATAGTTTCTTACCAAGAGACCCACCGGGATGAAATCTTGCGAAGTCTTCCGGTTTAAAATCACGAGCATTCAATAGGGCTACCGTAATAGCGTCACCAAGGGCCATAGCAGCCGTTGTAGAGCTAGTTGGTGCCAATTGTAAAGGACAGGCCTCTGTAGTAACACCTGCTCTTAAACTGACTGTAGAGGCTTTGGCTAAAGTATTGTCGTGGTTCTTAGTAATTGAAATGATAACGTTACCATTATCTTCCAAGAAAGAAAGTAACTTAAGTACTTCCTCAGTCTCGCCAGAATTACTCAAGGCGAGAAATACGTCGTTGGGTTGCACCATACCTAAGTCACCATGAAAGGCTTCTCCGGGATGCATGAAGAACGATGGTGTTCCAGTAGATGCTAAACTAGCAGCTATCTTTTTACCAACTATACCAGACTTACCCATACCACAAACAATTACACGGCCGTTTGTTTGTAGTATTTTACTAATAGCGGTAACGAAACTAACGGAGTCTTCACGTAGATTATCCGCTAATTCATTTAGGCCTTCTATCTCATTATAGATAGCATCTAAGCCATGTTTAACTGACTTAGTTAAATTACCACCCACTACTACTGGATTTATCATTGGTCTAGCCTCATTCGTTTAACGGTCGCTTCGTAGTCAGCTTGTGTATCTACACCATGCTTAGGTTCTATCAGCGCCGTCATAGCTTTTATAGTCATTCCGTTTTCGAGTGCTCTTAGCTGTTCTAGTCCCTCAGTCTGTTCAAGTACTGATGGTGGTAACTTACTAAATTTCCTCAGGGTTTTTACGGTGTACCCATACATACCGACATGTCTGTAATATTTAAAATCTTCTACGGTGTTCCTCACGTAGGGGGCAGAGGCCCTAGTAAATAATAGTGCATGGTCTTTTATACCAGTTACTACTTTAACAACATTAACATTATTTAAATCTGAAATATCACTTACCTCAGTCTTTAAAGTAACTATGTCGGCATTACTATACTTAGTAGCTATAGCTAACTGCTTTATTAACATAGGGTCTATTTCAGGTTCGTCACCCTGAACATTCAACACTACGGTATCGTCAGATAGTCTTAATTTATCACAAGCCTCTAATAACCTATCGGTTCCAGAGTTATGAAATGGACTAGTTAGTATAGTAGGAACTCCGTGTTTGGATAGTGCCTTGGTTATAGATTTATGGTCTACTGCAACCATAACCTTACCTTTACCTATTCCAGCTTTCTTACAAGCATTATACACATGCCACACAAGTGGCTTACCATTAATAGGTAATAGTACCTTACCCGGTAATCTGGTAGAACTTATTCTGGCTGGGATTATAACCACCACACCAGAACTATCTTTCTTGAACCATTTAAACTTACCGAGTATAGCATTAAAAATCTTTCTCATTTTAAATCCCCAGCAATTTTGACATAGGTTAAGGGTAGATAATATTTAAAAACGGCATAAGTAGCAGTCTTAGTGACTGCGGACATTTATGAGAAAACTAGGGGAGCGGCCTCCCCATCATAGTCCGAGGGTGAAACTTGGAAGGAAACAACCTCTTTTAACGTTTCATGAAATTAGGAGACAACGATGAAGGAATCAAGTCTACCTATAATAATAGTAACGTTGTGTATTTTTTATTCGGTTTATTTACTTGGGCAAAAAAAAAGAAAGGGGACCAGCCCCCCTTTCTTTTACTCTTACTCTGAAACGGGAGTAGCTTAAGCTCCCTATAATAATAACGGTACTGTGTAATAAAATACTTTTTCTATGATGGCTAACAAATCTGGAGTAGAGGCATGAACGCGGTCGTTATTGGCAATATAGAGTTAATAGACTTAAAGCGAAAGGTAGACGGTCTACGTCTATTTAAACTAACTAAAGAACACATAGATGATGATTTCCCTGACTACCCAGTCCCGGAAGGATTTATTGTTAATGGTGCATCTGTACCTAAGTTCTTACGTGATATAATCTCACCAACTGGTGAGTTGTTTAGGGCCTCTGTTCCACATGACTATTTTTACTCTAGTAAGGTAGTTAGTAGATGGAAGGCGGATAAAATATTCCGTAAGATAGTTCTAGATGATACCGGTAATCATTTCTTAGCATGGGGTGCATGGTCTGGCGTTAGATGCGTTGGTTGGCGCAACTGGAATAAGAAAAGAAATGATATCCAGCAAGTTTATTTAAAAGCATAAGGAGTCCGTTATGTCGGTAATCAGTGCTGTATGTTACCTAGACGATGATAACAAAGTTGTAGGTATAAAGTACGAAGCAGAAAAGTTTAAAGTGAATGAAGGTGAGGTTACTGCAAACACAATAGCTTATCCGTACACTAGGGTTTTCCCAATAGAGTTCTTGGTTGTCGACGGTGACCCCTTAGCAGTAAGAGTTCTAACATCAGCCGAAGTTGAGTTTTTAGCAGCAGTAGCTGAAGGCGAAGCATGTCGTGATGAGTATATTGAGAAACCAATTATAGTCCATGGTGGTTTATGGAAAATGGAATCCAAGGATAGGGCTAATATTCAAGATGGCATAGACGAAGCTGATTTAGTTGGTCTACCAGATGACTATGAGCAAGATTGGATTATGGCCGATGGTAGTATCTTCAGGGCCACACCACTTAAATTGAAGCAAGTGTTGTCTGCATATCGTCAGCGTAAGCAGGAAATATTCAACCACTACATAACATGGCTTAGTGGTGGGGCTGTTGATGACTTTGATTGTACTGCTTCCAACACATATACATTTTAAGGGGCAGTGAATCATGGCTGGAACAGTTATAGTTAAAAATGGCTTAGAGGCAGATAGACCCAATGTAACGCCTGGAGTAGGGGAATGGATTTACGCTACTGATTCTAAACGTACGTATATGGGTGATGGTTCTACACCCGGTGGTGTTAGTGTAAGTAGAAAACATTTTGAAGTACCTACCATTGGGGACATACAAAACATTGAATATGTAAGTGATGGGGATACTTGCGACACTGAAGACACCAGTGATGTATTTATGTATGTCAATGGAACATGGATAAATATACTAGCAAGTGCAGTAGTTACACCCGTGACTGTTGAACCAACTTTAAATAAGGGTTGTGTAAACTATGGTAGCCCATTTTCAAATATAAGATACTCTAAGGTAAATAACGTAGTATACTTGGAAGGTGGTTGCTCCATAACGAATGGACCACTTAATATATTTACCTTACCTGCGGGCTTTAGACCAGATGGTTATATATTATCTAGTAACTATAGTCAGCGTGGACTTATCAGGGTGGATATTAATACAGCTGGTGAAGTAAGGGTATACACTAGTAGTTATCTATCGTGGCTACATTTAAATATTCAATTCCTTATTAGTGGTGGTTAAGATGTCAAAAAAATTAGGTAATGTGCTAAACATTGGACAGGCACTAAGTTACCCTATCTCGGAGAATAGACACGTCATCCTAGACGATGGTATCGTAGTGATAGATGTCCTAACTAAAGAGATTTACGTTGGGGATGGCGTAACGCCAGGGGGGAATCTACCCAGCGAGGCTATATGGAAAGTTACCAGTTTGGATGAGATGGATAACTTAGTACATATGGTTGGTGATTATATATTAGTCGGCGGTGAGGTTTATCATCGGGTTACTAATTCTGGTATTGTACCTTTGGAGTTATTAGCAACGGAAGAGTATGGTAACTTGGATGGGTGGACTACTTTAGAATTATATACTGGATGGTCTATAAGTCAAGATGCTGTTGGGGATGCTAGGGTACGTAAAGACGGTAACCTAGTAACCATTGATGCAGTACTTAAAAAGGACAAGAGTTCAGATTGGTCTCCATTCAGACTACCTACTTGGGCAAGGCCTAACAAAACTGTATACCAGACTATTGAAGTTAATACTAGTCGTGGAGCAGACCCGTTAGTAATATACCCAGATGGGTACCTGTACCCTCGTAAAATCTATACTAAGAAAGTTAGTCGTGTTTCAATACAGATTACATTCTGGATAGATACTGTGTAGGTAAAAAAAATAAGGAGGGTATTAGCCCTCCTTATTTATGTCGTATCAATAAGTCTTCGATAACTTACCTTGGATGCTAAAGTTCCAACGGTCGCGAATAATGTGTTCTTCTAGAGAACCTTTTATCTTGTTGGATAACCAGATGTTAAATACCACCGGCTTACCTTTATCGTCGCAATCTTTAACCATGTGTGTATCTAGGTTATAGTAATTGTCAGCATTAAGAATAGGACCGAATGTATCTGTTGGGTAACTACCGTAGATTATGGTCTCGTAAATTACATCAGCCATTGGTAACCATTGTTGATAACAATAACCGCCGCCAATAACAATTAGGTCGGTATCAGTGTGTTCTTCCAACAACGTAGGTACGTCTGGATAATAGAAATCGTCAGTACCCTCAATTGGAGTCTTAACGCTTACGTTAGTGGTTAGTACTGCAAACTTACGGTCAGGTAAAGAAGGTAACCCTTCGTAGGTATGTCTACCCACAACTAACAAAGCATCAGGGTTATGTGTAGTTACACCCTTAAACCATTTAAGGTCAGTGGGGTAGTCACGTCCCCATGGTAAGTCACCTTTATGCCCAATGCCATGGTTGTATGTTCTAGCCCATATTAAGGCAATGACACCTGAGTGTCCATAGTGGTCACGTAGTCCAGCACGACTAGCATCGATGTTTGCATTTTGATAAAAGATATTACCCATATCACCCGGTAGGTAAACCTTGTGACCACAACTATTACACACATGTGGGAAGTTTGATTCTTCTGGAGTCTCGCCCATTTGAATCTCACCTTCTGGGTCTGTTCTATAAGAACCACCGTCACAGTTAGTACACATTACTACATTTACTTGAGCCTTCATTGGTACAAGTACTGTTTTTACATTATCCGGATTAAGTACCGGTATTTCTTTTTGTTCTTCAGTCACTTTAATGACTCCTATACGCTAAACGGGTATTTGATTGGGTCTTGCGGTACATAGTTCTCAACCTTGAAATCGTTTGGCGATAACCAGGTTTCTACGTCTTCAAGAGTATTTAAATTATCAGGTAAAATCAACCTAGGTATCTCAGTGCTAGGTTCACGCTTCATGTGTTCCTTAAACAATTCTAACTGGTCTTCATACACATGGGCATTAACTATCTTGTGGAAAGCTTTAGCTGGTGTATGTCCTGTTATCTTAGCCATGACTGCTAATAATGTAAATACCTGAACTTGATTATAGTTCAGACCTAATGGTACATCGCAAGAACGTTGCGTGGCATGTAGATACAGTTTACCGTTAACTAATGAGAATTGGTACCCGAACATACAAGGACGTAGGCAACCCATATGTTCTTCACCAGGGTTCCACATCATTAAGATTTCACCACGGTCATCAATACCTTTCTTAAGGTTATTGTAAACTTTACGTAGTTGGTCAATTGAATCGTTTTTGACATAGCCAGTTTTATCTTGGAATATCTCAGGTATTCGCCAGTCTCTTAATTGTGGACCATAACAACGACCCATAAATTTAGGTGCTGGGTAATCAAACGTTTGTGTACCGTGACGTTTGTGCTGATGTGCCTGAAGACGAAATGGACTATGTAACCACACTGGTGCAGTTGAGTTAGCATTCCATGACTTAGTACCCAAAGCTTCAAATTTCTCAGCGTCGTCCCAACCACGGAGGTATCCAATTAGTTCAGCAATGGCACCTACCCAATTACTATCTCTAGTAGTTGGTAATGGGAATTCACCTTTACCCACATCATACGTCAAATTAGCGTCTATTAGAACAAGACAGTTCTTACCAGTTCTCTCATTAAAAACTATCTCGCCTTCGTCTAGGATTTTTCTACCTAGTTCAATATATTGCTTAGTCATCTAGTTACCTTACCTAACGTCTTGTTACAAAAAAACCAGCAGCCATACCAATCACGATATAGAGCGGTAAATCATCAAAGAATGCCATTTGTTCTTCCATTGGCAATTCAGATATGTAGTTAATGCCATATACACCTAAGGCACCAAGTACTAAAATAATTACTATTAAGAGACTGTTAAAACCAAGTCCGTACCTATCAGATACACGACGAGTGGGTTTACCATCTTTATTAGTTGTCCAATTGTCGCCCTTACGATGACGGTCCGTAGGTATTGGCGCACAGGATGGCCATACCGTTGAGCTATCCATACCAGATATAAATGTAGTGTTAGTGAATTTGGACACTTGTTCAGTATCTATCTCATTCCACTTGGTTATCTTTTCAGCATTGTTATTCTGATTGTTCATTGGTTGCTTCCCCAGTCCGTTGATGAACCAGCTCTATATGGTCATTCAACTCTACGTCATAGTACCCATTGTCTACTAGGTACGTTAATTTACGAGCCTTGTATTCAGACCCATTTACGATAATACTATCAGATGGCAATTCTTCCATATGTTCAAAGTCAACATCGTTTAATGTTGTTCCTGTACACATACCAAGATAGATGACCACTATACTATCTATAGTTACCTTTAGTGGGTTACTACCACGGTAGAATGTATCCGTCCCATCACCAAACTCAGCTTCAATAGTAATGTAAAAACTATTTACAGATTCTGTTTCTTTAACATATACTAACCTGCGAGCTTTATCCTCAACGGAACTAGTAAGTAAGGAGGCGAAGGCATCTTTACCGTTTTTACTATCTGCCCTAGGTTGCAATATACTTAATCCGGCACCATGAGATGCTATGCATGATGGACAAGTACCGCAACCATAGATAACTCCACCAATTTTAGTAGTCTGTTCACAGAACGACACATAATCGATAATTGGTTTCATTCTATTTGATTCGGTGTATCCATGAATCCATTCCGCAACAGTTGCCTTACTGGTCTTTGTGAGTGGAAATATTAATTCAGGTAACTTAGCCTTGTCCTTTATATTCCACCCCATTGACTTCCATTGTTTCTTTAGATTGGGAATCATCATGATGTTATCATCAGATACGGCACCTATAGCTACGTAGTCTGTATCCATAGGAGTTAATAGAGACGACAGGTAAAGCCACAGTTGTTTCTGTGACCATCTAAAATTATTGGGCCACGCTAAGAAACCATCTATACTAGGAAACTTAAATGTTTGAAACTTAATCTTGTCGTATAAATCTGAATCTCGTATGGCAGTCTTTATTAGATGTCTGCTATATTTCTCATGATTAGGGTTGGGCATGTTTTCAGCCTGTATACTAAGTGCAGTTACCTCAGCGCCAGCATCCGCCATCGCCAGTAACAGACCAGTTGAATCCAATCCACCTGACCAAGGTATAACTACCTTCTTACCCTTAAACTTCTTAAGGTTGGGCATTTTATCAAACATCACTATTACCTACAAATTGACGACAAGGTATTTCCTTATCTATTAAAAACTTCTTACCATCATGTTTGGTGTAATCGTTATCATCTGGTAAGCTATCTGGACTACTTAGGAAATCATTTAGATACCAGACTTCCTTAATACCAAGAAGATATAAACTTTTAGCACATTCGATACACGGAGCATGGGTTAGGAATACTATACCACCAGTTGCAACTATTCCAGTCCTAGATAGTTTATCCAGTGAATTACGTTCTGCATGGATTACCTCTGGTCTAGTCTTACCTGCTAATGTAGGATGGTCTAAATCATATTCACATTTATTGGAAGAACCTGGAGGCATACCGTTCCAACCTACTGAGATTAAACCATTGGTTGTGACCAATACACTACCAACCTTTCTCTTTTCAGCAGCGGACTCCTGAGAGCACCTAACGGCCATGTCCATGTACAATTGAAAGTACTTGGACTTAAGTGGGTCTATCATTTTTTAATTCCTGTTATTCTATAAAGTAATAATAGTTCTATATCATAATTACCGACAGTAATTTTTAGATGGACGGCATAAGTGAGGGGAATGTCCCCTAGGCAAAAAAAAGAGGAGCCCAGAGGCGGCTCCTCAAATGGTGAGGGTCGCGAATCCTCTCTTGTGGACGCTCTAGTTGACTTAGAATAAAAAACAGAGAGACGCAAACTACGTTCTCTCCGTAAGGGGAGTGTCCGGGGAGGAGGCACTCCTGCGCTAATCGTTAGGTGTCAAATCCCATTTCTTCAAATAGTTCAGCACACTTGAAGTGGAATATGTCGCAAGTAGTAACAACCACTAGCTCACCAAATTGATTTTCATTTTCAGTTCCCTCTTCGCCATGTGGGTCTGGTTCAAAATGAATACCACACGACACGGGGAAGAATCTAGGTGAATTACGATTACCAAACTCCTCTACTTCTAAAGTAGCATATACATGCTCTTCAACATTGTACCTAGACTGACGGTCTACTTTATATTCAGCAGTGACCGAATTAGTAATAATGAAACTAATACCGTTATCCAATAATACTTCTTCAAGACCTTTCCATAGTTCTGTTTCGGTTAAACCTTTACCGTTACCTAGAAGGTTCCATAACTCTGAAACATCGATTAATACGAAACCAACCTCATGGTCAATTACATCAAGGTTATGTTTAAGTAAATCTAAGAAACATTCAGCGGTGGCAAATGCTGCGGTGGGTGTAGATACTAAATCGAATCGTGTTGGGGATATCTCAGTAGTTAACTGTCTAATCAGTTGACTGAAAACTGTCTCCCCATCAAATACCATGATTGATTTATTCTCACCCTTTTCGGAGTTATACTCAGCTAGGTTTACCCCTAGTTCACGAGTTAGACGTTTACTTAATAAAGAACGTCCACCTTGATTAAGAGAACCTACAACGACGCCAACTGAATCGTGGAAATCGTTAATTGTTTCAAATAGAGGGGTCAATTCTTTATCTTTAATTAATTGTTTAAACATCAAGTGGTTTCCTTTTATATTTATACTTGTTAGTTACACTCACTCAAAAGATTACCTGAGTGTGTATTTTTGCACCCAAACGACGTAAGGAAATAAATCACTCACGGTTACGTTCCATGCTATTCTCAGACATCTCTACTGGTCTACAGGTTTCGTACATTACGTGACTATCTTGTTGTTCTTTTAACACTTCGATAATGTCATTGTATTCACAATCCCAGTATTCCATTTCGATGAGCACCTCACCAAGCTTAAGGTCGGGTTCAAACTTGGTTATTCGATGACACATGTCTTTCTGTATTAGCGTATGGGAGAATTCAAACACATCACCCTGACACTCTGCACGATATGACATAACGTCTAACTTAGGTAACGTACTCTTATTTGAGTAATATGTCCCTAGGTTATACAGTTCTAACTTTATAGTACTACCTGACTTAACGACGGCGGGGAGGCTATCGTCCATAATTAAATTACTTATAGTTTCCGTCCCACCATAGAAATCTAACAGGTCTCTAAGTTCATCCCAAAATGCATCATCCAAGCTATCGCTAGCAACGGCTAACTCAGTTGCCTGTTTGAAGTTATGGAACTTACGAAAAGGTAGGTTTTCAACACTTAATAGAATGGTTAGCGTTGGTTTAATCTCTATTATATTGGCAGGAATAACAGCACAACGAATAACCTGCTTACCGTCTTTACTGTAATGGTATCCATGTAGTTCCTTATATTTACCAGTATAGTTGGGGTCTATATATTCAGATAAGCCTGCACCGAATATATGTACCATACTAGGATACAGTATTACAGTGTCACCACAAAGAAGTATGGTATCGTGGTAACCTTGTATATCATCATACGTGGTACGGATACTATTATCTTCCTCTTTAGCATTGTGAATCATATACGGCGTGCTTTGTGAGTCCAAAACATCATATAGGTAACAAACAGACCCGTCACCGTTAAGGGCACGGTCTACATGTTCTTCTATGGGAATGGAATTACGATTGACCGTGAGGTTGTCAGAATACTTATTAGTAGGTGTTAATCTACGTATTCCGTTTTCATCGAGTGAAGTCTTGTATGCTTTACCATCTACAATAATATCACTCTTGTCCCTTGCCACTGAGGGAGCTGCTACTTTTAGATAATCCATTGTTATCTCCAATTGTACTTCGTAAGTAATAATCTATATCATCAACAATTGATGCAACTTCGTCGTTCCTGGGAGTATCTAGTAACGACTTAACTTCAGTCACGGCTGCCAATAACTGTTCATTATTTTCTATGGACATTAGCGTCTTCTCCCACCTCTACGTCCAGCTTGTTTATTCATAGCGCGCATTTGTTTATGGTTTGGCTGATAACCCTTGTGTTTAGGTAGTCGGTCATGCCCCTTACGGAATAACATGCTGTCACCATCAAAATCCGATGCTATATCCTCAATAGCCATTGCTGGTGAAGAATCAACAACCGATATGTTGTGTGCCGCTAAAGCTAGTGCCACTTTACGACCAAGTCTGCCCACACCACCACAACCAACAATAACAGTCTTAGATTCCCTTTCCTTACTCAAGCGTTCTTGCTCAGCCCTGAATTCGCTCAAAGCTTTCTTATCAGATTCTGGAGTATAGCAAGTAAAGCTACCGCTACCGTAGTTTTCTTTACAGAACATAATCATTGTCATGGTGTGGTCATCACCAATCCAACCTGGGTCATTAGTAGCTTCTTCTTCATCGTCTACTAGAATCCAGATAGGTGCATCTTTTTCGCCTGCTTGAATGGCTTCAATGTTAACCTTAATGAATTTCTTCGTCTCGGTACACTGCATCAACATCCTTAATTTTGGTTCTTTCATTACTTTCTCTCCGTTTATTCAAAAAAAGTATAGCGGCACTAGGCCGCTGTATTTAAAAGATACTTGTGTATAACATGAACCCACCAGTATAACCGATGATGAAACACATTATCCAAAGTATAACCTTACGTATCCTTTTCCATATTAGTAACCAATGTTCTTTATCTAACGTTACAAACATCATGAAGATGTATAACGAAGCTAAACCAATGGGCCATAGGAACCAACCTAGATGGAATAAAACAACTGCGGGTACAGGACCTACGGCATATTCCAGTTGTTTGTACATAAACAAGCTATCTTTACCCAATGATAGGTTTATGGCTACCACGCAAGATAGTAACCATATAGACAACCCTATTAGAACATTAAGCCAAGTTGGTACATGTTCCATACACCACGTTAACCATTCCATTTACTTGTCCCCTATGCTACCTCTGTTTCTATAGCGTCTTCTACAGCCTGCTTAAGGCGTCTTGCTACATAACGAGTACGTTGCTTTTTGGTTGTACCTGACACCTGAGACATATAGTCCATGGTAGTGCCAACGTATGACATGAATGCTAATGCATCCGCGAAGTCTTCTACTGACTTTAATGTCGGTGGATATTCAAGATTGTTTTCTACAACTTCACCGTTCTCGTATACACGACGAACATGTCCATTGTAAGATACTACGATATTTGCTTTCGCGTTTTTGAATCTAAAGCGGTTTACTTCAATGTCCGGATTGGTACATTCTACTACTTCAGGTTTATCCTGTCCAGCGATTTCACAAGCTACATTCCACATAACTTTGTTCCTTTCATTCACAAAATCAGATTCTATTGAATCATTAGTTAATATTAATTAGAAGACACAAACCTTCTTACCCTCTGGAGTTTCAATAACCCCAGTTACCCAGCCAAAACTATCTTGTTCACCGGGGTAGACTTTGATACCCTTAGGTTCCATTACATTAGCTATCGTAGCATAGTTTGGATTACCCTTTGGAGTTATCAAATGTTTTTCTGCTGCCACTGCTATTTCAGCAGGGACTTTATCTTCGACAATGAAACCGTAATTGTCCACTGGGACATTAACTTTATCAAGGTCGAGTATTCCCGAAACGAACGCTTCAATTTCCATATAGTCTCTCTTCTATCGTTGGTTATTTCGAATTCGTTAAACACTATATCCACTATAGTCTCTGCACTATAGTCAGGATTAGTTTCGTAGATATTACGTGCCCTACGCATGAAACCCTTAGGTAAAGGATAACCGCCCACTATAGTAATGTTAGTGAATGTATTTTTCCACCCATCCCTACTGTGTTCGATTTGTACTTCTCTCTTACCTAAATAGGAAACATGTGATGCACATGAATCTACTAATACTTCATTGTAAACCCTACGAAGTACTTTTGAAACACCAGTAGTTTTCACCGTTGTATGTTCCAATAGGAGTAGTGGTTCTACACCATCTAAGAATGCACGTAGATGTAATAGCAACACTCTCCTAAGTATTTGTTGTTGTTCATCAGCGCTGGTATGCATTGCAACTCCCGTTTATTAGTTACGTTTGTACATATCACCAATATAATATATTTGTGAAAATAATTTCGTTGGATGGCAAAAGTAAATAGGGAACCGCCATAGTAGCAGTTCCCTATACAAATGTTACCTGTTAGTGGAATATAGAATCTTGTTCCTTACTACACCCACAGGAATTGCGCAGCCCTGAAATAAGTTCCTTACTAGGAACAATGACACTCTGTCCACATTCGCACTCACATTTCCAGTGAGGTTCTTCAGCAACCGCTCCGTGTGGACGGTTACCAACGAATGCTCTTGCAGTAAGAGCCCCAAAACGACCATTAGATAGGTCAAGGTTTCCTGTACTCATTGTTATATTTTATCTCCATGTTTTAGCATGGGAACTTCACTCCCCATAAAAGTAGAAAGAGGTGTATTTTTTTATAACTACGAAAAAACAGACCTCACCTATTTAAGGTTAACAATAGACCACTTCCGCATCTGGATGACGTTCTAGGAATTTATCCGTAGAAGTCTTCTTAGAATAGGATGGCTTATTATTAGCCTTGCTCTCTTCGGCGCTTCTAACTAACTCATCGTAAGTTAAAGGTACACCGCCATCGTCCTGACTAATTGCAACGAGGTACTTCAGAGTCTGCTCTACACGAACTCTTGAGAATGCGTCATTAATTGTACTTAGTTGTTCCTTAAGTCTATCAATCTCATCTCTAAGTTCTTTCTGTTCCTGCTGTGCCATAACTTGTTGTTCAGTAAGTTTGTTACCATCTTTACCAGCAAGGCGCATACAGTCACGTGGGTCAATTCCGTAGTACTGCAAGTTCTTACCTTTCATGATAAACCAACCAGCTAATAACCAAGATATAACCATATCATCGTGCCCTGATGAAGTATGGTCTATACGACCGTTCTTAACAACAAGAGACCTGATTTGGTCAGACAGCACTTTACAATGAACAGAGCCACCGGCGCGTTTTGCAAGTTCAGGTAGAATGTTAACGTATAGTTCCTTACGTGACTCAGCAGTAGTGACAAAACCAAACTTAGTTTTGATTGCTTCGTAGAAGAAACTAGAGCGAGTAGCTAAAGGAGTATTAAGCATAGCTTGTAACTTCTTATCACCAGCTGCTTCATTAACCACTGTATTGTAAATACGAGTGAATGGGTCTATACCATGTTTAGGTAACTCTATCAGTAAGGTCTCTAGGAAAGTTATACCAGATGACTTACGTTCGATGTTGATAGTGATGTTTCTGTACTTCACCATTAGTTCAACAACGTATAGGGCTAACGTTAGTATATAGGATTCATTCATGGCCGCTGTGGCCACTACAGACATGTCTGTGATGTCCATTAATACTAAACCTGTATCATCCCTACCTACCAATTCAGATGTATCCATACCTAATACGAAGTTACCATTGAGCATACGCTCTTCTATTTCTTCTTCTGGAATTAACCAGTTGAATAGATAACCGTCCTTAGATATAGAACTATGTTGATATTCAATTTCCGAATCTTTGATAAGGTCATTAAGTTTAGGGGATAGCGGAGAACGTAGTGTACCAGAAGTCCATACGTTGAAGAAATCTCGGTCAGCCTCATCTCCCACGGCATTTGTGTTTGATAATACATCACGTAACCAAGCATCGTCTTTACCGACCTGTCTATGTGAGAACGTACCATTGATAAGAGGTTTCTTACCCTTAGAGTTCTTACGCACGACTTTATGTAGTGTTTTAGTATCAGGTAGGTCAAAGTACATCTCAGACCAGATAGCACCACCGTGTATAAGGTCGTACATGTATTTACCATCACGGTCATCTTTCTTACCAGCTGTTGTGGTAAAGATGTTTCCGTAAGGTTGGTTATTTATCTCAGCTTCTTCACGAGCAGCTGTAGTAGATGCAAGCATTGCAGGAATGATTGTACCAATGAATTTAATGAATGGACCTTCATCAATATGGATTATAGGTGAAGTAAGTCCACGACCAACATTAAGTGCAGCAGCTTCTGAAGATTGTGCTACAGATGTGTTGTATTTATTACCACGTTCATTGTAAGTGATTTGTTGCTGGTTATCAGCATCGTTACGGTGAACACGTAAGTACTCTGGTAATAAGTTGATAATGTTTTTAATACGTTCAACGTTGGCAACACGTAGACCATTATCTTTGGTCAACATGTTAATCTTAGAGTTCCATAGTTTAAATAGTTCTAACCAAACTATTAATAAATCGGTACCTAGTGATTTACCCAACTGACGAGGCATGATTAAAGCAAAGTCAACGTTATTAAAGAAAGAGAAATATAATGCAACGTTAGCACGATTTAATCTATACTGATTTGGTTTCATACCGGCTTGTGCAGGTACTCTAGCAATCTCTCTGAAGAAATACCAAGGATTATGTTGAATCTCTTGGGCCACCATTGTCTTCTGTCGTTCTGTTAGAGTTTTTGAATAGGGGTCTACTCCCTGAAGCTCCGGCTGTAACAACACTAAAGGAAAGTAACAGTTCTCAATACCCATTGACCTATAAAGGCCAACTAGATTAAGTGCTGATTGATTTTTAGTCTTAGTGTCTATCATGGCCGAGGGATAACGAGCATAGTCTTGTTTAAAGAGTATCATTGTTAATGCCTTTTATGGTCCAAAGCCATTCTGTTAAAATGGTATGTAGTTCATATAAAGACAAAAAAATAAAGGGGACAACCGCCCCCGCTATTTATCTAAAGATTACTGATTCAAGACACCGGCGGCAAAATCATTTGCAGTGGTTACCTGTTCATCACCGATATAGTCGAATGATATAATGTCTAGATGCTGGAGTTAGTTCCCAGAAAGATATTAAGTTTTTATTAGACATTGTTCTACCTTTTATTATTGTTGCCAACCAATTAATTGAATTGATAAAGTGGAGAGGTCTCCAGAGAGATACTCCCACACCTTATCTACATATGCCTTTAAATCAGCTTTAACCAACTGTTCGGCAAATGATACATCAAATTCATGGGGTAGGTTTTGTACTAACTCTTCCCCTAGAATTATTAAATATACCCTACCATCAAGACTAGCCATGAACGGTAACCTATTATCGGATATATTTTCTTTAAAGAAATATCCATCTACTGTATATCCGGGAGGATTCAGGGAGTAGACTTCAATTAAATTACCTAACCCCTCCGGATGCTTATCCAGTAGATTAGGTATACCATATCTTGACATTGTAACTTCCTTACTAATCCGTGAAGTACTGTGCCTCATCGAACTGTTCATGGTATTCCAGCGCCCAACGTCCAGCTGCAACTTCCATGGCCATATCGCAAATATACCAGTCTTTCTCGTTGCACAATCTTCGCCATATTTCAGGGTGGAAATTATCATCGCGGTGAGGGCAACCACAAACCATGCCTTCAACCTCAAATAAATCTATACCTAAATCATTTAGTCCCTTAACCGAACCATCTGGAAACAGTACAAATAGGTCATACCACTTAGTATAGTTCTCAGCTGTAAGTATTGGTTTATCGGAAGGCGATTGGGATAACAACATGATACCGCGTTTAGATTCGTAAGGTCCAGATTTCTTCTGTGGTACTTCGCCTCCGTTTGGATATTCCATATAGGTAGTTGGCATACTAAGTGAGTTAGGTTGTACATCACGAGCCTTGGCGATTATCATTTCAACATCACCGCCAGACTCTGACGATAGAATGATATCGTTAGTTACGAGAGACCCATCTGGTGGAACTATGCCATCAACTGGAGCCTTTGCTGTAACTACGGTTATTTCCTTATTACGACACATTTCCTTAATCTTATTTAAAGCAGTGTCCATACCATCGGTCGGTAACTCCTTATCGCGTATAACTATAGAGTCATCACCACATAGGTACGCCATGTGTGAGCTTATAAATGAAGTTATTTGCAATATAGGATTTAAGGCAATATGAATGGTTTCCATGTCGTATTCGTAGTCATTAGGTACCACATCAACAGATATTAATTTATTATCCCGCTTACCACAGAGTAACACTATATCCTTAAGTATACCGTTAAGTCTTTGTGCAGTACGGATACCTTCAACTGGTATATCATCCTCTAACACTGGATAACTAAACGAGTGGTCTTTCTGAAGGAAGTGTGGTACTACTATAGTAACGCCGGTATACGTAGCCATGAGTTGTTTAATGTATTCATAATCGTCGATGTTTTCACAAGGGTCACGAACCGCAACTACGTGATGTACCAACTTGCCTAGATATGGGTTAAGTTGTTTTCCATGACAAATTAGTTGCACTATACCAGGTTTAGCATTTTCAACCTTCTTAATGAATGGTAACTTTTTCATTGTACTTTCCTTTTATTTAAAGTAATTTAATCAGTTAAAGACTTCGAGAAGAACCCTAATATTCTAATGTCTTCTTCTTTAAGCATAGTCTTATCAAGTTTGATGTTATCGATGGCCCACTCTTCAGGAACATATAGTTCAACAGCGAACTTAATAACATCCCCCTTACTATTCTTATCATCGTCAATAGGGATAAAGGCCCATGGATTATCGACAATGAGTTTATGGTAGGCGTTAACGCCTTCCACGGTCATGTCTAACTTAACCAGTGAAGTATGTTTCTTGCCAATGCACCAAGGATACTTACGCTCTATTATATTCCAGTTGTACCCAGATACGATAGCTTTATAGTCACCCATTTCTACTAACCATATCTTACTAGTTCTAGGATTATTCTTACTTACATAGTTGTCCCAAATTTGTTGAGCCTTAAGGGACATGTATAAACAATCCTTAATGTAAGGAGGGAATATCTTTTTAACTTTAACTTCCGCAAGTTTAACTGTTTCGTTAATGTTGACGCATAAATCAATAATGTGGAGGTCTAATTCATTGTTTAACGAATCATCTTCTAACCACTGTTGCAAACCGTTCTTACCATCGGTATATTCGGTAGTGAAGTAATGGTCTATGAAAGATGTAAAGAACTCTTTCTTTAGCCCTAGGTCATTACCTAGATGCGTTAACATAACCCGTCTCGTGAACGAGTCTATATAAATCTTAGGGTTTATCTGTTCAAACATAGTACCTTTCCTTTTATTTAAAGTTGTTACTCAATAGTATTATATATGTCTGTAAAAAACTACCCTACGGCATAAGTGGACGGTTTCCCGTCCACCCATTAATTAAGTTATACTGACTTAACCATGAAACCAGATACGCCAAGATATAAGTCTTGATGTTCAGTTTCGATAATCCAGATAACTTTAACCAAAGCACCAGTATGTAAGTTAGTTCCGAAGTTTAATTCTTCGTTCCAATTGTTAATTGGGTAACGCTTACGCATATTACCAACTACCACATCGAAGTGTGTAGGGTTAGGTGTTGCGGTTTCTACTTCTTTATCGTAGAGAGGTAGTATAGGTCTAAATACCTTACCAAGCCACTCGTCAGATGAGATACTACCAGAACCTAGTTTAAATGCGTAATCACTTACTGTAACTAAACGTTGTTCAGCGAATACACTATCACCATAGGCTTGTTCACCGGCATCATCGTAGTGCACCAACCAACTTGCATTATTAGAAATACGTGGTGGTCCAAATACAACTAACTTAATGCTTTGTACGTGGCGATATGCCGCGTAAGATGCATCCACTTCATCGAGACGTAAAGATACTGTAAACGTTTGCTCCACGCCCCACAGAGTAGGGTTGAAAGAAGCTACCGCACCATCACCGTAGGTTACTAAGCTAGTGACTTCCATAATCTCACTGCGAGACAAGTTAGCCAAGTAGTAGCGAAGAATCCACATGTTACCATCCCAATCTGGGTACACATACAACTTAAGGTTATATTCGTGCTTAGCAGGTAGTGTATGAATACTATACGCTTCAGTGATATGGTTACTATCAGTACTAGATTGCTTAGTAGATACTTCATTCTCATTCAAGCGATAGCTTAGAACAAGTGGGTGATTGTAATCTGGTACAGAGGCAACGTAGTTATCTAAACCGTAAACACTGAACTTAGTACCATCTACAGGATGCTGTACTTTCTGACCGTTGTTGTAGACCACTTCAGCCATTAGACCTAGTGAACTTACCGGTAGATTAACAGGAACGTCTAAGACATTACTGTTGTTACGCATCCATGGGGACTTAAGATTAATGCCTGTTACATAACGAGCACTGTTAAGACCCTTATTCGACAACGCAGATTCAACACATACCATCTCAGTAGTAGATATCTGTCCGTTCTGTTCATTATAAACAACGGCTGTTACGATATCTCCAGACTTTAACGTGTGTGTGGTATGTGCTTGCACTGGTACAAACGCAGTGGCTACATTGGGTTCACCAGCCTGTAAAGGTTCTAGCTTAACTTGGTCATTAATGTAGTTACCAGCGCCATCGTACTGTTTAGATATAACTTCATCAACTTGCTCATCGCGATAACCAATGTAATACTTAACGTGGTCAGCATCTTTACGATACAGTCTGAGTTTACCATCGGGTACAATGGTAGATGGCTGAACTGAATTATCTACGTGTAAAACGTAGTACTCAGTAGGTGAGTGTCCACCATTACCAATGATAACATCTAGACCGCTTGCATCGATGTTCTGATTAGGAGCCTTAAATGGTTCAAGTACGGAAATACCAGTATCAACATTTAAGTTAATACAACGCATTGGTCCATGAACCCAGCTCCAGACTAAATCATCAACGTTAGGACAGACCTGACCTTCACCGTCTGGACCTGTCCAAATGTCTTTTTCTGCCCAGACAGAGAAACCCCTGTCCAGTACGATTATAGGTCGTCTAACTAAAGTCATTAGTTTTATTCCCCGCCTGTGTTAATAATTAAATGTCCAGTCATGTCAACACGCCCATTAAGGTATAGTGTCGATATTCTGTCCATAAACGAATAGATTTTTTGCGATACTTCTATTGTAGTATCCTGGGAATGTGGTCTAACTGATGCAAGACCAGCTTCAACCGCACCATCAACACCAGTGTACGCTGCATCTACAGGTAACAAATACTCATGGTGCTTAACCATGGCTTTTATTGTACTGTCTAGAATACGAGTATTCGGTATTGTGAGAACACCACTAATTAGGTCATCAAGTATACGCGCCGTAAAGACACTATAAAGCTGATGTCTGTATGGGATAGGTGATACGTTAGGTATTGACGGTATAACAGCATGTAGGGTCATGTAGTCACTCACAATCTTATCCTTGTTAATAGCATCAGTGCGAAGAGACTTTTCAGCACTAACAGGGATACCAATTGCTTGTAATCTAGGTTTTACGAAAGTAATGGCATATGGCGCACCATTTCTCATATTACCTTTAACACCAGTTGAGTCCTCATGGTGTTCTACATCAGCACGCATTACATATTTACCATCAACCACCGGACGGAACAGTTTACCACTATGTAAGTCGTATCTGTCATCCTTGGAAATTAATCCATGGTCTACCCAGCCAATACGGTCAGGTTTACCCCAACCTACAGAACCAGTATCATCATCTTCAGGGAACCCATGAGCAATTATACTTACTTCATTATCACCATCGTCGTTTAAGTATCGCTTAGCACTAATCCAAATGGACTGACGATATATCTTAAAGTCTATGTCCTGGATAAGTTCATATCCATTCAATCTAACAATGACATGTCTAAAGGGTAACTCAACAGTGCCGGTATCGTCAATTAAACTAATCTCAGCAACACCTTGACGTAAGGGAGTAGTGAAAGTTCGAGACCATGCCCAATCTGAATAACGTATTACCCATTCATGGTTAGGACTATTGTAGTTATGCTTAAGGAAGCCATCGCCTTGGTTGGTATATGAAACAGCGTTTGTTATATCATGCCATTCTTGAGTACCTTTCAACCTGTGGTAAAAGCGATATTCGCGATGTCCGCTAGGAACTACCTCAGTATTGTAGTAATCTGGACAGTTAGATAAGAACTCATCTTGGAAGAACTCAATTAGCTGAGTAGCATCCTCAGGGTAACTTATACCATCCTCACGACAAGGTTTAATGTCAACCAGTAAACCATCCGCATCATACTCAACCAATGAACCCTTACGGTAAACTTCAGGGATACTGATACGTCTAACACCAGATGACCCATCGGGGAACATTTGATTATCAGCACCGTAGTAAGCTGCTGCATTATAACCGTAACATCTATACAAATCTATTGTAGTAGACGAATCGATTTTGGGTAAACGCATTACTTTTGGGTAGGCTGATTTTTCCAGTGCATCAAGTGTCCATAACTCACACGGATTTGATTTACCGGTAATGACCTGATGTCTTTGCTCATGTGGTAGTTTATTCAACTCATGTAAACGAGAGTTCTCGAACACTAGTCGTCTATCCCAGCCAGACTTACGGACATACATTCTAATGTGACAGTTACCATCGGCTATATGCTGACGTAGGTATTCAACTTGGTCAACAGATATGGAGTAAGTGGCTGACGCCAACATTCTAACGTTTGCTGGTTGATTGCGGTGTAACAACACACCTTCGATGGAATTACCATCTGCATCCAATTTAACAATACGTATCTCAATATCGTCGTGGTACTTAATTACCTCGGATACACCTAGGTCAACTATGTACTTACGAACGTTGTCCATTGTTGAATAGTTATAGTGAAGTTCATCGATGGATATGTCATGTATCTCATCTAGAGAATCATCAACTCTAACCTCAATGGTGTCACCAACTAATATTTGAGACGGTGGTAACTTATCTACCAACTTACCGTTATGTAATAATTGTGGACGTTTACCAATGACCTTAGCAGTGTACCATTTATTGTAAAGAACAAGTACTTCGGGTTCGTTTGTGTTTGTTCTACGAACACTCTCTACCCAGAAGTCTAATTCAGTACTGGCTCTGCTAGAACCCCAGAAAGCATTAGCATAGTGATGGAACCAAATATCTTCCTCTACCATATTAACACGTGGGTTTTCACGAATGGCCAATAATACAGCTTTGTTATCAAGTTGTATAATAAAGCATTCACCTAAGGGTAATAGTACACCCTTACCGTTATAGATATTTATCGTACACTTACTTGCAGTACTTAACCCATCCAATTTTTTCCATTGGTTGGTTACGCCATTAAGTCCGAATATCGACGGAGGGTAGTGTCCAATTTGGTAAACAATGTAGTTTTCAGCCGTAGGGACTTTTAATTCATCCCAGCCGATTTTGATACGTTCATAAACCCCACGGACTTTACCGTATCTAACAGGCTTTATAATAGCCTGCTTGTCTTGTTCTGGGGTACACCATATATTTCTAATGGCATGTTGTTGTAAGAAGTCGGACACGACCATCCTCCTATATTAACGTAGAAGACTGAGTATTGCTCGTTGGAACTGCTGGGCTGAATCACCCTTTGCTGAGCGTTGCAGCAATTTACCTATACGTGAGTTTCTTAAAGCTCTTGAATCAACGGCGTGGTAAATGCAAGCAATCCATGTGGGTGGCATTTCAAGTGCAACACCCATTACTTCAGAACCGTGCTGGGTAAACCAACCGTTAGCAAGGATGCTGTAGATTAAACCACTATTCATCTTAGCTAGGCGTGGGTTGTCTAGGTGCTGTGCAATATACATAGCTAGTTCATCAACAGAACTAAAGCGTAGTTGCTCAGGGAACCATTCTAACAAACGCTGCGCTGGCACACGAGTAGCACGAGAAACTATAGCTACGTTACGCTGCCACACTTTATCATTTACTTCGCTTTCAATACAGCCAAGGTAGAACATACCAGCAACGATAGCTAATTTAGCTTGTGTTTCTGGGTCAACGCCTAAACGATGAGCGATACCTTCAGAGAACCACTTAGTGTAAATCTCTAACGGTAGGTCAGAAATACTAAGTAAGTTATCGCGGAAGTCGTCATCGTTATTCCAGCTTAGTTCCAAAGCGGCACGTAGAACACGGAAATCGTATTCGGCTTTATCTTTAATTCGATAGTCACCATTACTACTAGTAACAGAGATTAAACCACGAACATCGATATAAGCTGTGTCTTCAAAAATAACTGTGTGTCCAAAAACTGGTACTTCACTGTTCTTATCAATGAGGGTCTTGATAAATCCAAGACCTTTAGATTCCGCATTTCTTAATTGCCCTTGGGCACCAGCTATGCGTAATTCCTTGACAATTTTGTCGGTGGAATATGAACGAAGCACCAATGCTTCGTATGGGTTATTATAGGGATACATTTTTCTCTCCGCTCCTATTATTAATAGTAGAGTCATAAGAATGCGACCAAATTATTTTTTAACGGTAATAAAGGTACTATACTTATGACGGTCTATGGCAGCTAGCGGCAATAGGTCAGATTTACCCATTTCAATTTTTTTGCAAAAAAATGGAGTTCAATAATGAATGTATTAAGTGGCGCGCCCACCGTACAGTTAGCAGGTATTCAAGACCTGTCTATCCGTATACCTTTGCCTGAGGGTGAAGCTTTGCCAATGCATTTGCCTTTCTGTGTTCTGAACACGCAACGTGGTCCTGAGACTACGCAGCTTGTTGCTGGCTCAGATGCAACGCGAATGTATGGTGCAAATTCGTTCGATGAAACTAAAGAGTTCACTAATCACGCAACAATGATGTTTAACACTATCAATGCTCGTGGTAACGTACAAATGGTTCGTCGTTTTATTTCCGACAGTCACGAAAAAGCAAGACTACGTCTTTCTTTAGAAATCAGTGAAGGCGAAGTTCCTGTTTGGGAACGTGATGCCACTGGTGAGTTACTGTACGGCACTGATGGTCAACCAATTCAAAGAGAGATTGATGCTACTCCAGTAACTACTTCTGGGTACAATGCTCGTTGGGTTGTAACACCGATTGACAACAGCGAAGACTCTACTGCACCATTTGGTGACGGTAAGAAAGTCGTTGGTAGTTTTGGTGGCGAATCTACTATCTATCCTTGGATGGATTTTGAAGTTTCACATCATGGTAACTACGGTAACAATGTTGGTTTAGCATTAAGCTGTCCTACTACTGAAACGCTTGGCGGTCCAGTTAAAGAAGACATTGTTGAAGACAACCAAGCGATGATGTATCGTTTACAGTTTGTTGAACGTCCTGACCAACAGTCTAGCCCTAACATCACCCAAACGTTAATGGGTGGTCAGTACACTGAGTTTTCTTTCAAGAAAGGCGCAGTGGACAAGAGCACAGACCGTAACCTACATATTGACAAGGTATTGCCAAAAGCTTACCGTGATGTTGATAGTAAAGGCTTTGCTCCTATCTTTGGTCCAATGGATAACTACCACGTTTACGAAAGTAATATGTTGGAAGCTTTAACATTGTTAGCTAATAAAGAAAGCAATGACCCTGAGTACTTAGGTCTACCAATTGAGCCACACTTGTTTAATCCAGTTGGCGGTGTAGATGTAAGCGGTATTCGTTATATCACCTTCAACCTACAAGGTCCTGAAGCTGGTGGCGTATTACTTGGTGAAGGTATCTATCATTACGCTAATGGCGGTTCTGATGGTGACCAATCACCTGAAGCATTCGATGCTTTCGTTAAGAACGTATTCGATACTTTTGAATTCAACAATGTTGATGAGTTCATGGATTCTGCTGAATTCCCATTCAGTGTGTTCTACGATTCTGGTTTCTCTATAGAAACTAAGAAATCAATGTTGGCTCCGATTGGTCTTCGTAAAGATGTGTACACTGTACTATCTACACAAGATGCTAACAAGCCACAAAACACTGCTGATGAAGAACTATCAATTGCGATTGCTCTACGTGCTCGTGCTCGTTTGTATCCTGAATCAACTCACTATGGTACTTCTACATGTCGTGCTATTATCGTTGGTCATTCAGGTAAGTTGCTTAACAGTAACTACGATGGTTTACTTCCATTAACTATCGACTTTGCAAACAAGTGTGCTGGTTACATGGGTGCATCACACGGTTCAATGAAAGAAGCTGAGTCTATCGACACTGCTCCGTTGAACAACGTAACGATGTTCCGTGATATCAACTGCGTGTACAAGTCTCCACGTGTACGTCAGAAAGACTGGGCTGCTGGCTTAGTTTGGGTACAACGTAAAGACCGTCATGACTTCTTCTACCCTGCTTATCAAACTGTTTACGATAACGATACTTCTGTATTGAACTCGGCAATAAACATGATGATTGCTGTGGAACTTGAAAAGGTTTGTGAGCGTACTTGGCGTAACCTTACTGGTGACACTAAGTTAAGTGACGCACAGTTCTTCGAGAAGTCTGATAAGATGATTGCAGATTACACATCTGGCCGTTTCGATGGTCGTGTAACAATTATCCCTGAGACTTATAAAACTGAAGCCGATAAGCTTCGTGGTTACAGCTGGTCTTGTAAGCTACACATGTATGCTAACAACATGCGTACTGTTGGTACTTACACAGTTACTGCTAACCGCGCTGAAGACTTACAAGCCTAAGGGAGGTAAAAGCAAATGACACGTTTAGCAAATAAAACTTTGGTTAAAAAGCCAAACGACGGAAATGCTCTCTTCGGTGGAGCTACGGAAGGTGCGGTTGCGGACCTACGTTATAGTGGTCAGCATGGTTTTGCCACTAACCCTAAATCTCTAGTTAGTAATGCTAACTACGTTAAGCGTAACGTTATTGCTGTTTTGTTGGAATCTCCAACTGGCTTTAATGACTTACCAAACTCAGAGTTACTTCACGGTACTTTGAAAGCTTTGGTTGAACGTCACGCTAAGCAGATTACCGGTCTTACTTCTACTCTTACGGTAGAATACGTTGCACAGACTGTTGGCGGTGCTGGTGAAGAGCAGGAAGACGTTTCTAACGTTACCCGTGCTCGTTCTAACCCATCGTTCGTATGGCCTGAGAAAGAAGGTATGCCAGTTCAGAAGTTCGTTGACTACTGGATTCTAAATCTTCTCGGTGACCCTGAGACTAAGGTACCTCGCGTAGTTCAGTTCACTGATGGCGACATCACTGACTTGTTACCTGACTATCGTGGAATGACTGTGTTATTCTTCGAACCAGATTCTACACACACTAAAGTTGAAAAGGCGTGGTTGACCACTGCCATGATGCCTCGTGTTGGTGGTACTGTTGAAGGTTCTCGTGACCTTTCAGCTGCTGGTGAAGGTTTGGAACACTCAATTGAGTTCACTGGTGTGACTCAAGTAGGTGAAGGCGTTAAGCAAGTTGCTCAGAAGTTCTTGGACGAGATGGGTTTAACTTCGGTTAACACTAACTTACGACCTGCCATTGTTGAGCAAGTTTCAGCTGACGTTGAAGCTTCAGAGCAAGGTAATGCGCAGATGATTGACGAAGCAGCTAAAGAATACGTTGAATAGCTGATTGATTTAATCACATCTCTGGGAGTCCTTAGGGACTCCTAGTTATGCCGCATGGACAAAAAAATAAAGGGAGCCGAAGCTCCCGATGTTAGATTGTACTACTGAGTGGGTCAATGATAGTCCCTTTCTCTTTGTGTAGATTATTACTGAACTTAAAGTCAGTTGCCTTGTAGGACATAAATGGTTCTTCTACCAGATTTACCCATCCGGATGTACACTCTTGAGCTATGGTGTATTCCTCACCCACTTTCAAGTATCCATCACTTCTGATACAAATAGCCTTTCGTAGTAGAGGGCCGTCTATAGTCGTCCCTATCGGTACAAAGATACATTCGATAAATGGGTTATCTAATCTCTCTAAGTTCAATAGAGGATGTCCTATGGACTCTAGGAACGCATTTATCTCCACATAGACTTTATGTTTACTATCTAACAGGGCTTTATATACACCCTCGTCGAGTTCTGCCTGTACGTAGAATACATCAAGTATGGCTCTGGCATCATTTGACTTTAATAATTCACGATACTTATTAAAGGTTCTTACATCGCGATATGATAACCAGATAGCCATGTCTATAAACGTATCGTATTCGTTAGGGACACTACTAAAGCTCTTATGTAACTTTTCGGTCAGTAGAATGGTAGCCCTGGTAGTGACCGAGTTACTATAGTCGTAGTAGGTGAACTTCTCCATCGCCATACGCCAATATTTCTTCCAACCTGACTCATTACGCACTAAACGATTAAGTACCGCTACAGTGGCATACAGAGAGAATATTATACTACCCTGTAACATGTGTAACCAGCACCATATGTGTGTCTTTAAATAATTCATCATTACTCCAAAAAAAATAAGTGGGGGATTCCCCACTGTATTCTATACTTAATCTTCGTCGCCTTCGTTATCGTTGTCTAACGAATCGAATGCTTCTGTTTCATCAGCTTCCGACTCTTCATCGATAATGTAAAACTTAACGGAGATGTTGTACAGTCCCATATCTTTAATCAGACCAAAGGAATGTGAATGCGGTGGCTGCTTAGCTACTTCTACTCCGTGTACATCCGTAGGTTGGATATTCACTAAGAGTACGTTATCACCATAAGCAATTTTGACATCACCATTGTTGAACTTGGTCTTCCACGTCTTCTCGTCGAAGTCTATTACGGCTTCAACCATTTCATCGTAGAGTTCTGGTAAATCATCACCATGTACCAAATCAAGCCACATGTCCTCAACTGACTCTGGACACGCTTCTGTAACAAAACTATATACGCCAGCTGGTACTGGCACGATAGCATCTTTGTTATTATCAAAATCTTCACCCTTATAAAAGCTAAGTATAAAGGCGGTGTTAATACTTTGTTGTTCTTCGTCCGACATAACGTGTTCCTTTTAATTGTACGTTATTGAAAAAAATAAAGGAGGACCGAAGTCCTCCCCTACTCTTGCAGGTAATAAACCTTACTTAGCCATACCGGCGAAGTGAGACTTAACTTTAGCTAGTGCGCCAGATGGAGCACAGCTTTGAGTTTTGTGCTTAACAACTAAATAGTTTTGACGGGTTTCTTTAGTTGCAGGTGCACCATTACGGCCAGGGATTGTTACTTCGCGAGCACGGTCCATTGAGGCAGCCATTTTGTCACCGAAGAACTTAACCGCAGATGATGCAGCTTTAACGTCTTTACTTTCGCCGAAGATGTCTTGAGCCATTTCACCAGTTGCATAACCAAGAGCGGCTAACGTAACCTTTTCTTCGTCTTTAAAGCCTTTAGCCATTTTGGCAGTCATGCCTTCAGGAAGATTTGCTTCAAATACAGATTGTATTGCTTTTTGGTCTACGTTGATGATGCCTTCACCAGCATGGGTCATGTGCTTACGGAATTCTTCTGCGCGGGCTACTACGTTTGCTGGTACTTGATTTTCATTTGACATAATGCTGTCCTTTTATTTCTCATTGATTAAAGATTATTAATATACATTCGAATGTATAGAGTAAGTTCTCTATGCACTAGGATGATATGTGCGTGAAATTATCTTAACTCCACTTATAGCCTAGTGTACATATAAGAGTTTGTGTGTGTATTTTTTTACCTGCTTTAATTTGCAGCTTCTGCTTGAGATGTCCATGTATTCATAAACTCTCTATCATAGTCACCATTGCCTGCATGGTCAGTTACGAACTGAGCACAGCGTTTATTTGCAATGTCACCTAATCCAAGTTCTTCTCCAGTTTTCATATTGTACTTGTCAAACAGTAAACCAAATAGAACCTTATCTTCTTCTGTAACAACTACGTCAGTACGGAACTTCAGATAGTTGTTAGTCCAAGATTCAAAAGACTTATCCACGCTAGGAATACGTCCACTATAGGATACTATCCAACAAACCATAGAAAAGTCTTTCTGTACCGTACCACTTGGTTGCGTACGTGTTACTTTACTGTACCAATCCTTAAAGGCTGGTAGATGATGTATCTCAGTCATAACTCCCCCATGTATTCAAATGGTATCCCTAGAGACTCACAGACTCTTTGGAATATATCTTTTAAAATAAACCTATGGCAGAAATTGCCAGAGGGACAATAACAACCAATGGCTATGGTTTCTTTAGAGAGTAGGTTAACCCACTCTTCTTTGTTGTTAGAATAACTATCGCGCATCAACTCGTAAAACCGTTCAGTGTATTCATCTTCGGTTATTAGCTTTGATTGATACTTAGCCAATAGAGGCCATGTCGGTGCGAAGATTTTATTACCACTTTTAACTGTAATGTCTTCAAAGTGTATATCTAACTTTTTAGCCACCCGCCAACTTTGTACCCGTATTGTGTATAGTTTCATAAAACCTCCTAACACGTCATAAGAGAGACACCGTATAGATGCCTCTCTAATATAGTACGCAGTGAAGCATCAAACCTTACCTATATAGAAAGCTCTAGTCGTATCGTACGCTAGGGCAATCCATCCAACATTTTCTCTGTATATCACGTTACCTAAAACTAAACCATCCTGCATAGACTCATTTACCATGGAAAGTAATCCATTAAAGAACTCTTCAGCTTCTCTATCCTTAAGTAGTATACCATCTTGTTCCCTAGATTTGTCATATAACTCATCATCGGAATCTCCTTGGTAATACCTATCAGGGTTTTGTAGTAAAGGTTCATTATGGTAAATGCGACTAACTATCATATTGCGGTCAAAACAATCAGATACTTTTGATGTAGGTAAATCATATCTAGTTCCGACACGGTCAGTGTATGGGAATCTAAAAATAATTTCTTGCTTCAAAGTCCAGAATTTATCTTCAGTCATTGCGATAGCTGCATGTTTAGTTATGTTAGGGTAATCGTGTTCACGTAATGCGAATCCAGAACCTGCGTCTAGGTCTTCCATAGATATTAAAGTACTGAGAGGTGGGTTCTCACCACCATTGGGAAACTTCTGAGGTACTGTCAGTTGTTTATAGTTCTCAATTAATATCTGCGTAATTCCATCAAACTCATTATCGGTTAGGAAACTGTCTAAGTCAGGACGTAGGTAATATAGGTAAGATGCCATTAGCCAGATACGTGCTGCATGGTTTACGTTATCTGACGATACTGTAAATCCATCGTGTATCATAATGCTACCCTGTTGCTTCTAACTCATTAACTGCCTGCTCTGCTTCAATGATATCCGTAGCTGCTATGATAGCCAACCGTGAACGCATGTGTTCAGAATCAAAGAAGCATGTTTCAGCCATCCAAGGTAATAACTCATTGATGTAATCTTCTTCATCGTAGTTATCTGGTAGTAGCTTTGGCATCGCCATCCACACTTGACCTATACGAGTCTCAGGGTCTTGTTGACTGAACTCCTTAGCCATTGTGTAGTTAGCTGCCATAGCCATACCATCTGAGTTACCAGAACTTACTGTTAATGAATCTACATCAACTGTATATTCATCATTACCGTGGTCATGGACGAAACCGTAAATTACAGTCCAGTCGTGTTCTACATACTGTAGACATTGAGATATTGCTTCAGCTAGCATTTCCCTATCTTTAAGACTAGTAAGTCCCTTAAGCATGTGTTCCATACCGACTATACTAGTTGATTCCAGAGCTGTTCCACCGATAAAGCGTAACTTACCGCCTCTTCTTTTTAACAGTCCTTGTGCCTTGCGCGCATAACGCTGGGCCTGTGCTTCATTGTTTTTCGCCATTTTTTAGTACCTCTTTTATTTTACTTGCAATGGACATTAATAATAGGGAATGGTGTATTTTTTATTGTCACCAACAATTTCTATAATTTAGATTTGTTCTTACCAGTAAGAGAGGACACCAAATACATAGTGCCTCTTTTAATACCACCCATGATTGAAGCAGGTGCCATAGAACCATTACGTGTTTCATATTCGTGAATTATATCATCGAACGATACACGTGGGTCTAGGTCATATACATTCTTACCAGTTAGGTTTTCGATTGTTACAGGTTTACCGTCTTTAAGTACATAGACGCTATCGCTATCATCCAATTTAACTTCGTACTCAACAGGTACGGTAATTGTGCGATATTTCAGTAAGTCTACTTTATCAGACATTTTTACGTTCCTTTTATTTAGGACCTTTTCTACCGCGATTTCCCAACATAGATTTTGGTTGACCCAAAGCTTGGGACCCGGCTAATGTGGAAGTGAATAATTCACCTTGTTTAATACCACCCTTACCATCTAACAATTCAGATAACTTAGGACAATCTCCAGATGCAGGCATCTCGAAATCTAATTGTTCTGGTTCCTTATTAAGGATGGACTCCTTCTTATTGAAGCGTCCTTTTAAACCTACCTCAGTCGCGACCTTATCTTCAGTTTCAAACTGACTAGTTAAGAAATCTATTGCTAGTTCCATAGATATATTGTTTAGTTGCATTCTTGGGCTGTGGTATATAAAACCACTTGATGTTTTAGTGATGCTACCATCACCAACCTTTATGGATTTACCAACCCTAAGGTTTTCTAATTTACTTTTTATTGACATAATCTTTCTCCTGTTATTTGTTAAAGATTGTTTAGGATATTTAGATACTTGAAAGCTGTTAAGGCTTCTTGATTAGGCTCTAACCCCAATAGTATTATATATGTCTAAGATTTTGTTAAGGAAGCAAACCTATCTTTAATTTCTTTTATAACCTCGGGTGTGAACGTATCTTCATACATCTCTGCCACACGTAGTTCGTAACCGAAAGAATCCTTAGCAATCTGATGTGCCTCTGTTTCACTATGTCCAGATGTTCCAAATCTAGGTGACCTGTAACTGTATGATTTGCCACCGTAGATATGTCTACCGCTAACGGTTATAGTTGCATCTGTCCCGGTATATATACTTTCCCCATGTTCCAAACCTTTAAGTCTCTCTAATAACCTACCCATGTTTATACCCTAAATCTTATTTACACCATATCAATTACCTGACCTGTAAAAAATATGATACGACATAGATAACGGGTTTCCCCGCTATCTAGAAGAACCACTACCAGCCAGCTAGCGCGCTGAGGTTGGCGACCTTGCGTTGAAAACCTTGTTGGTCAACAACTGTCATTATGTCCAGACCTGATTCCATCGAAACACCAGATGTATCTTGGTCACGTTTCGCTGTTTCAAAATCTTCCACACCTAACTGGATAGACTCCAGAGATGGGTTACTAAACTTAGTAGCAACTGAGATACCAGGCTCATTAACATAATCCCAAGTAACAAGCGTAGTCATGTGCTTGTACTTCTGACCAGCGATGCGAACATCACGAGTTAGTGAACGTACGGAGAATGCAACATTCTCACTAGGGTTTTCCAATTGTTCTCTAAGTGCAGGACCCATAGGACCAGATGGTTTAACTTTACCCATCACTGCAACTACAGGGCGACCATTAGGACCTTTAACAGTCTGTTTGTCAATCCACACTTCTTTCATGTGGAAAGCCGTACGGGTCTCCTCGATTGTACAGATACGGGTAATGTACTGGGCTTTGGTCATGCCCGGTTCCATCTTAGGGTGACCGCACTCACCACGTTGTTGACCCGTCTGTATACGACGCATCAAGGCACCAGAAGCTTCGAAAAGTTTCTGAGCAGATTTCCATGGGTATATATCACCCACTGAGTTAGGGAAATCGAAAGCACCTAGGATAACAGTATAGTAACCGTCTGCATCAGGCGTTAACTTCCCTACCTTGTTTGTACCAGCCAAAGCAGTACAGTTGTAAAAGACTTTATCCGTCATCAGTATCCAACTCCACAAAAAGTAGTTATAAGCAGCAAGCTCTCAAACAATTAACGTCGTAAGAGGTCTTCTACGCCTTCAGTCTGTTTTGTTTCAGTTACTAATGCAGATGATAAACCATCGTTGAAGTAGTTACCCATGAGCTTAGCAGTGGTGTTTGTAGCACCCAACTCAATGTTCTTGAGAGAGATATAACTAACTCCACCGTCACCTAACATTTCAGGATGTTCGAACTCTGCCTGTGATTTAAGAGCATGTCTCAAATACTTTGTTCTATCCTTTACCTGTCTAGATAAACTAGCAGCGATAAGTTCAAGAATGGCAGGGTCAACATTCAAGTCTGTACCTGCATGTTTAATGGCCGTATCGAATAACTCAGATAAATCATTGTAGTTTATAAACCAAGGTACATCACCTTTGGAATAAAAGTGGTCAGATATATAGTAAACTAATACAGCTGATTGTACTAACTTCAATGACTTAGCAATTGTGGTACCTGCTTCGAAAAACAGCTCAATGAATTCTTCATCTTCAATTACAACACTACGAGTACTGGTTGGCGTTAAATCGATATTGGCACATACTTTCATTACTGAATAGTCGTTACCTATTACGATTGGGAATATAGCCACAGTACGTGTGTTAGGACCAAAGGTAGCCAAGTTACGAGTACGGTACTTAAGAGGGATATAAATCCGAGTTTCTTTTTTAGCCACTAGACTACCGTCTTTGGCTTTAGTCAGTTGCGACATTACCGCATCTGGTTTTCTAATGAGTTTTGAGATATCCATCATATTCCCCATAGAGTGGAGAGCCGAAGCCCTCCATTCATTTTAAGACTATGCTCGTTCAGTAGTTAGCTGTGCAGCCAACCATTCGCCAACAAGGTCGATGGTTACTAACGTAGCCGCTTCACGTTGTGTGAGTGACTCATCGTTAGACATGTGTTCCATGATACCAGTCAATACAGAATATGCATTGTAATCAGGGAATACAGAACCACATACTGCACGCAATACATAGTTATCCAAATCGAACTTCTTACGGAATGGGTTAGCCTTAAGCCAATCTTTAACATCACGTACAGTTACAGGTGCAATACCTTCAGGTAATTCTTTAGCATTGATAACTTCACCAACTACTTGAATGATTGCATTATGAACATTCGCTTCGTATTCGTTTTGTAAACGACTTTGAAGGATACGTTCATTTACCTGTACAGCCTTTTCACCACCGTAAGCATCTTCCAACAAGTCTTTATAGACAGGTCGTGCGATACCACGAAGACAAGCACCAATGATTGCTTCTGGTTTACCGCCTTCTTTAATAAAGCGACGATATACTTCAGCATGGACACGGATGTCTGCACCAGTAGCAGAGGCAGGTGGCATATGTTCAATCATGTCATTTTGACGATTGATACGTTCAGCACGACGTAAGTTTTGGAAGATACGACGACCAAACTCAGCAACGAAGTAACCAGTACGCTCACGGAAGTAAGCTAGGTCTGCAGTAACACCATCTGGAACATTCATGTTAAAGCTACGGGCAAGAACGAATGCAACTACGGCTTCTGCTTGATAAGAACCGCTACCGCTAAAGTAATCACCTTTACCTAAAAAGTACTCATCGTAAACACGAGTAACTATGTCGGCACTGCTTTCAACTAAAATAGTAAGCTCTTTATCAACACTTGACATACCAGTTTTAACACGAGCAATCAAATCTTCAGCTGATATTTCAGGCATGATGTTACCAAGTGGAGATAACTCAAGTTGTGGTTGACTTTTAAAACGGTCTACCATGTCTTGTAACCCAGCAACGTTATACACTGGTGGCATACTAACTTCAACGATTGAGTTACGCAACTCTTGTAGAGGTGCTTCATCAAGATGTTTAGATACGCGTTCAAATACATCGGTAACAGTAGGACGTACAAGTTCACGAGCAAACTTAAGTTGTTTCTGTACAGCTTCCGCCGCAATAGATACCAACTCATCAATTGCTTGTGAGTGTTCCTGTTCACCCAATACATCTTTAGACTCACTGGCAGCTACTAGAGCAACGTCGATGTCTTCAGCCTTAGGCAGTGTACCGATAGCGCTGTTAAGTACCGCTAGTGGCGTATCAGCCATTGGTAGTACTACGGTTCCTGTTTGCTCAGCTACCTGAGCAAGGGAATAGATAGAGGTAACACTTTGACGTGAAATCATTATGCTTTACCCCCATTAATCATTAATGACTTAGAGATGCGAGCAGTAAGAGAATCCTTAACGGTTTCCTTTACCTGTACACCACCGACTTGGTCAGAAGCTTCATTACCAGCAACTTTCTGAACCACACGAGCGCCTAACTCCACTGCATTAGCAAGAGTGGCATATGTGATATGGTTTCTATTTTTCATAGTGTTCAGTAAGGGGAGCGATTAACTCCCCACTCCTTTATTACAAATTTGTAAAGTATGTGTCCGCTACCTTTTTGGAGAGAACCTCTAACACACGATTCGTAGTTCCCATTACATCGGGACTAAGTACGATACGGTTAGCAATCGATTGACGCCCAAAGATTACATCAATAGGCTCACCGCTCTCTGTTTCATTAGTACCAGTCATTACACGACCAATGATGGTTTTCAACTGGTTACCAAGTACCGCTTTGTCACCAACGCCTGCAGGCAGCGACTTAGTGATATATACCTTGATAACAGCTTGGTCCATTACTAGACGTCTCCCTTCGACATTAATCGGTTCCTTTACCTGTCCGGTAAGGGCACCATCAATCTCTAGACGTTTGACTCTTTCAGCTCGTTCTTTATCAGCACGATTGATAACAGTCTTAAGAGTTTTAGACATGTCTGACGTTTCGCCATTGTAGAGAACTTCAATTTTCTCTACCACACCTTTACTCTTCGCCTTAGGGTTTAACTGACCTAACGCTTTCAAAGATTCCGCACTATCACTGTCGAATAATGTATTATCGGCCGTTAGTGGGTCCTCTAGCGTACATAGGATAGTTTCTAAATCTACTTCATCTCCTACTTTAACCAAATTTAAAATACCTTGATTAAAGTCTAAAACGATGTTTCTTACTTCAGTAACTTCAGTCGATAAACCGTACCCAAGTTCTTCAGATACAGCACATGAATCCTCAAGGGTATCAACAGATTCCATCAAGGCTACATTAACCAACGCACCAGCTTTCCAGTTAACTTGAGTGTTATCGAAATAATCACGTTCAAAGAAACCAGTGTTATAAGACAGGACATGTCCAGCTTTAAACTTCTGACCTTTAGTTAAGTCAGATGCAATACGTTGCGGTACGTTAGTACCATTTACTGTACCGTAGATTGTACCAAGTTCAATCTTAGTGGAAGTACCATCTTTGTAATCCACCGACAAATGACTCTCGCCTATATCAGTAACCTTACCGTCCTGTTCTGCAACATATGCAAACATTGGGTCGACTCGATGAGCAAGTACCTGTTCGTATCCAGTTGTTAAAGGCATTACCTTATAATTATCAGCGGCTACACCGTGAGAATGTTGAATACTAATAAAGTTAGTACGTTTAGGGTCATCACTGGTAGCACCAGGTGATAAGATAGCTGAGGTAGATAACAACTGAGATGATGAAGCATCCTTAGCCTTAACTCGTTTCGTAGTACCCCTAAGTGAATTGAAATTAGGGTCTGCTGACAAGTAAGTGTTGATTGCTACTGAACCAGAGTCAACTGTTGCCTCTGAGATAACACCCATATCGTTCTGGTGGTAAACACGAGAACTAGCAACCATTGAACGAGCGGAACGTCCACCATCACCAGAGTAAGTAACTAACTCTTTCTCTTTAAGGTTATGGATTGGATTCAACTCTTCTACTGTTTTAGTAGTGGCGTCTTTAAGGACATCCATCCACACAGCTTTTGGATTCATCTCAATACGTGACTGTGAACTCATAGGCTGAGACTGTTGTTTACGAATAGAAGCTATTAGCTCCTTGTAAATAAAGCCAGGCATACGTTCATAGCCTTTAATACGCATGTACTCAGTATCGGTTTCGTCTGGAGTACGGTCGTCTTTTAATAGCTCCACAGCTTTGACCACCAACCCTTCGAATGTACGAGGCTCTTTACGCTCTTCCAATATACCATCGGTAATTGGGTCAATGAACATTGGTTGTAACAAGTCCATCTCACGAATGAATCGTAAACCTACACCACGTGATTCTAGTACTGGCTGATACACAGTCTTCTTATCAAACTCATCACGATTGAATTGTTTAATAGCAGAGCGATATTCGTAGAAGCCATTTAGTATCATGGTTACCTGAGGGTCATCGGTATTATATACCAAGGTCTCATCTTTAAAGACTACCCCTGCCTCACCATCTTCCAATTCTAAACGTTGTCCCTTAGGAACACTTCTAGTCTTAGCATTTAGGATACGTAACAGTTTAGATAGACCTAGCATGTAACCGAGTACTACGCCAGCCGGGATACCAGTAGAGTAAATCTTGACTTCAGCCATATCGTTCGGTTCGCGACCAAGGTCAGTACCGAGCAAACTAGCCAAACCGCCAATAGTATCAACACTGCCATCACTGCCATGATAATGATACAACCCAGAGTTATCCAAGGTAATGAATCTATCACCTTTTGCTTTACCGCAGACCACATGTCCACGACGCTCAAGCTTCTTAAGTATTGTCTCACCGTATAACTCCTCACGTTTAGAATACTCGTAAGACATAACCCCAGAGTTACAAGTAAAGCCCAATACGCCTTTGGCCATACCACTATATACTGGCGGAACCTTAGCTGACTTGTTACTAGCATCGCCCTGTCGAATATTAGTTACTACATCATTGGTATCATCAACACCCATGTGTATAACTTTCTTACGTTGCCATGCTGAACGGTCATATACCGCCTTAGGGCTTCTGGTAACGAACAATTTACCATAGTAACTTGTAAGGGCTACTGTATCCGCTTTGGTTTTACGGATTGGTAAATCACCACGTTGCTTAGCCATGTGATAGGTAACGCCATTAGCTGTAAACTTACCATTCTTATCTACACTAGGTAGCTTAACATGAACAGTAGACGGCTTACCACCAAGTGGGGTAAACTGTATCGAGTAATGGTCGTACTTATTAGCGGCGTCAACTACAGTTTCTTTTTTGAAACCAGTAACTGCAATACCAGTGTTTTGAACATTGAGTACCATTGAGGCTATATCTTTCTCCATCACTTTTTCGATGTAATGGGAATCCATAGTCTTCAATGACGATTTAAGCATCGTCTTATCTAATACGCCATCTAGTTCTGGAGCACTCCACTCTGGCACAACAAGGTCGCTTGCATTAACCGTGGCTTGTTCGTCGAGCGTACCATCGCCAGTCGTTGCTTCGATAGTCTTGAAAGTGTTGGCCAGACGTATGGCGCGTTTATATTCCGGTAGCGACATTTGACCAGAGTCTCTAAGTTCTCTGGCCTTGACCTCAACTGTAGCAGTGCGGTCATTAAGATAGACATTGGTAGATAAGTCCAAGTCTTCTTCTGTAAAGTCTTCTTCTGTTGCATTGGTAACAGTCTCCAATTGTTGAATCTTGGTGATGTAGTTAACAAAAGTCTTATCGAAGATTCCATTAATGGATTCACCGTCGTCAAGCTTCTCTTGTTTCCACTGCTGGAACTCACCTAGATTAAGAACACTGAATTTACCACCACGAATGAACACAAGGTTTACGTATCGGATATTATCACCAAGGATAGTATCTAATTCATGTACGCCCTGAGTACAATACTGCCAGAGGTAAAAGAAATTAAGAGATTCAGGTTTCTTGAACGCTTCTAGAGATTCTAGAGTAGGCTTCTTATTGAGAAGCTTAAACTCTTCTAGAGTAGGTAGAACATCAGGTATCTCTATATGGATAAATTGGTTACGTAAAGTATCACCAGTATACTTAGCAACGTTATCCCATAATGTACGGTTAAGGTTATTCCATTCGTACCAACTGGATAGGGCATTGCGAGTATAGCGATATAGGTGAGGAACTATTGCGTAGTTTATAACCACCAAGTTATTAGCGTCACGTACACCTTGTTCAAACTTTCTCAATTGACGAATCTTACGATTGCGTTTATGGTAAGCTTTTACACGTGAGCGTAATTCGGTAGTTCTTCGACGAGGTCTACCCTGCTCCGCCGTTAACTCTTCGATATGCCAACAATGACTAGAGTCACGTCCGTTAAACAACGGTCCGTCTTGGTCTGGACCATTATCAGTATCATCTGTAGGCATGTAGTGCAGTAGTGATTCTTTTGGAATAACTAAAGAAGTGACGTCAGTAAATATTGGAGATTTTAGTTTCTCAAAGTTACGTACGCCAAACTTCCTATAAAATTCTGGATAAAGCATTACTTACCCCTAAGTAAAGGTGGTGAATATTTGTTCGAATATGTTACCCTCGAAAACCGCATACACACCTTCGCGATTTCTTACGATATATTTACCGCTGGCTACATATGTTGGAGTACCACTAACTGTAAGCCTTACTCCGCCGTCTGGACCTTTAGTGATGACACCATTACCCCAATCAACTATTTGTTGTTGAGTAACGGTATCCTGTCCCACTTTACGCCATTCGACTATGTCTGCTGATAGAGCTGCTCGCATTAGGACTCTTCCTCTTCCATCTCTTCGTCTTCGTTGGTAGCTAGATGTTCAATGCAGTGATAGGTAGGTTTACCTTCTGAATCGTTACCAGTACCGTGAATAGATACACCGTTAGTTGGCCCTAGGCCACATACTGCACATTTCATAATTACAATACCTTTTCTGAGCCAAAGGTTAGACCACGTAGAGTCCAATCGATGGTATCTGTACCAAACATCTGTAAACCACCGCGAGGGTCTATATAACCAGTAGGTTGGTCAAAGTACTTATGGATTTCTGCTTCCGCATCGTCCGATAGTAAGAAGTTACAACTTACGGTATCGCCATCAAAGTCGGCACCTAGACCAACTAGCCTGTTAGGGTTTACACCTATAGTGTCGAAGAACGGAACTCCATGTCTAGGGAATTCGTAAGCGATATGGTCATCACCTATCTGTTCCCATTGGTCATCAAGTTCATGTAGGATATCACCCTCAACAGTAGTTTTAAGATATACTGTAGATGGGTAAGTAGAACCAAGGCCAGTAATCGGATAACGAGTAACTGTACAAGTCAAGCGATTCCATTCCTTATACCCTGCTAGATATAAAAACTCAGCGTAGGTAATAGGGTGGACGTTCTCTTTGCGACTAGGTAGCATTCTATCGTATTCGCCTGGATTAAGGATACGGAAGCTAACACCATCTTTATAGATTAATGCTAGGTACTTCCCCTCTACCAAAATAGGCTTATGGCGAATTGTTGCATTACCGTAATAGTTAATAAACTTCTCAAGCCCTTCAACAGTAGCCCATCTATCCATAGTGTCTGTAGATACATTGACCCAGACAGTCTTTCTAGTTTTACGGTCTACTAGCGGTACATTATTAGAACCAGTGAATATCTTAGATAGATGTCCTTTAGTCAACCAGTTAACAGCTAAAGGTAGAACACCCTTTGCAGTCTGGTATAACCCCACTACTGTATCAGTTGAATCGATAGAGCGTGGTGAATCTAAATCATCGGTACCAACATCCATACTGGTGATTACATTACGAGTACCGTTAAAGATTCTACGTGAACCCCATTTAGCCTGAATGAAACCTTTCTTACCAGTTAGGAAGTTTTCGATATGTTCATAGATTGCATTAACTGCTGTCTGTAGAGAATAACGAGAACGGTCGTATACTGGGTCATTGGTATTGCCTGCACCGACCATAATGGTATTTGCTACAGATAGAACCTTACGATACATATCGTTTATTTCATCTTCCTGTACATAACCATCTTCGGAGATTTGTATCTCCCTTAGTCCTGCTGGTAACACTAACCATTTATCAACGGTAGCGTTGTTTCTGTAAGTGTTAACAACTTTAATTCTGAGGTTACGCTGGTCTGAGTTACTTTCTTGTAACTTCAAGTCTTTAAAGTATTCCATAAAGAAAGCAAAACCAGTACGTCCCTCTATTTCGTCAGAGGCTACAAAGTCTTTATCTTTAGGTACCCACTTAGCATATTTCTTACCTGAGATGATATCACCGTACAATGCTTTTATTCTTGTAAGGTGTCTGTGAATTAACGGATGTAGAACACTAACCTTTAGGTCTATGAAACTAAATCTATTGTTACGTTCTTTAGTGCCGGTAGCACCAAATGTTGAAACAGAATATAGCCCATCTTCATGGAAGTTAGTTGTACCGCCATCGTATATATCGGAAACCTTTATTGGTTTCATAGCGGCGGAATTCTGACCCGTTAGCTTTAGCAGTTCAACGTTAAACGGCAGCTTGCTTATTTGTGTCATTGTGCTGTTCCTATGATTGGGTGGTCTTATTATAAATAGACACAGTATTTTTTAATTTAAAAGGAGTCCGTTATGTCCGACGATTATGACATCGAAGATGATGGCTTTGATAGCTTTGATGATTTCGATGCTCCTGATTTCGACGGTGATGTCGGGGGCGGAAGTAAAGACCGTACACCCATCACGGTGGCGGCTACTAGCTTCACCGAAGCAGCTACTAGTAACCTATTAAGTGTTAACGCTGCGCAACGCATTGCCAGAAAGGGCTTACCTAAAGGATATAGCGAAGCTGCCGACCTTGTCGACGATGTAGCATTTGAGGCTTCTGACCTATACGATAAAGCCGAGAAAAGGTTAGAACCTGCTATTAAATCTGCCAAAGAAGCTACTCGTGGTCTTCTCCCTAAAGCTGAAGGTATTTTACCGAAAGGCGTCTACGAGAAAATAAACTCTTGGTCAGAGGACGATTCACGTCGTGGTAGTAATGTAAATGCGGATGAGGAAAGTATAAGTACTGCCCTTAGTAGCATCTTTACTACGCAGATGGAAGAACAGGAAAGGGATAAGCAAGAAGAAAGAGTTCAGGGTGCGTTTAAAGACCAAGTCGAGAACCAACGACATGAACAAAGCGTAGATAAACTTTCACTTATCCAACAGTCTATGTCTAGACTTGTAGGGTATCAGGATAGTATTACCGCTGCTTACCAAAAGAAATCCCTTGACTTACAATTCCGTCATTATTTTGCTGCTCGTGATTTACTCAAATTACAAACTGCTAGTAACACTGATGTAATCACAGCGTTAAACGATATCAAAACAAACACTGGTTTACCTGACTGGGTTAAAACTCAGAACTCAGAGAACTTCCAGTCTATGTTACAAGAACGTCTTATGGGCGGGACTGTTGATAACGTAAGTGACTACATGCAAAGCTTTCGCACTAATCTGATTAGTGGCGTTAAAGATAAAGTAATGGAGACAGTCGGTGAAGTAGCTGACGGTATCAGTGAAATATCTGGCGGTATTACACAGTTAAATGAAGCCTCTGAAATGATGGGTGGAATGGAAGATGGTCCTAAGGATTCTGGAGCTACTAAAGCTGCTGGCTTTGCCGGTGATGCTGCAGGTGGTGCCATATCTAATAAAATCATCGGTATGGCTGGTAAAGCCTTACAGAAAGAAACTGGGGCTAGTAAGTACATTGTAGAGAAAGGTCTAGCTGCTTCTAACATGGTTCGCGGTGCTGATGGTAAACTTAAAGAGTTTATCGACACTGCTGATGATAGAGATGGCATTGCTGGTATGTTTGGTAGATTCCTTAAGGAAGCTGCCCCTACTCTTAATACTAGACCTGAAGTATTGCAGAATTTATCTAAGGATGCTACTGCTAGTGTTCAATGGGATGTATTGTCCCGTAGGACATTAATAGAAATAATTCCTGAGTACTTGGCACGCATTACCCAGAATACTGAATCTATGGCTACGGGTCAACCAGCTGAGAAGATGGTGTTCAGTAAACTTAGTGAACGGTTTGTCACTGAGGGTGAGGCTGTTGCTGAAGCTACTGATAAGTTTGTTAAGCGTTCTGAAATTACCGACTATCAAGAAAGGAATCAAAAGCTACTGAATAAAATATTTGGTGATGCTAAGATATCTGAAGAAGCAAGAGCAGTTATGTCCGAGCAGATTCATACAGACCTTGACCGTGGTTGGAATATAGACCCTCGTCGTTATGTTGAGACTGGTGCATTCGAAAATAGATTTGACCGTGATGCAGTTGGTGAACTTCAGGAATTCTTCCGTGATAAGTTCAAGGCTAAAGACGTAGGTGAGGGCGGTAAGGAAGACTGGGAGTTTGATTTAAGCGAACAGAACCTGAAACAGATTGGAAACATCTTCAATGAAGGTAAGAATCTACAACAGGTTATTCCTAACATGCAAGGGGCTATTAACGAGTTCGTAGGGACTGGTGATAAAGACTTGTTACGTTCTACAGGATGGATTGATGATACATCGGGTAAAGACCAATTTAATCTGGAAAGAATGAATGGTTTACTCACTGGTCGTTTGTCTCTGGATGACCTACAGTCTGAATGGGATAGGTACTCTTTAAAAGAGGAACGTAAAGAAAATAGTACTAAGTGGAGAGAACAGGACAGAGGTGAGTGGCAATTGGGAGACCAACCACAGACACCTACAGTTGAACGTACTCGTTCAGTTGAGCAATCCGTTACTCCAATGGCTGGTAAAGACTTAGATATAGTTTCACAACTTACTAGGGTACTTAACCAACATGCTGACAACAGTAAGGGTAGTTTGGATAAGTTATCATTATTAGTTAGTACTGGTACTGAAGCCCAAACTCTAACAAGTCAACAAGTAGGACTCCTAACGGAAATCCGTGACATACTTGCTACTCAACAGGTCAATGGTCTTTCTGCTGAAGAATCGGCAATGGGTGCTGAGCTACTTAAGAAATTAGGAGCTGGTGCTGGTATTGACCAACCATCACTGATGGGTAATCTATCTAGTAAAGTTATGGGTGCTGGTAAAGCTGGTATCGATATGCTTGGTAGTTACTATGGAATGTTGGGTAATGCTGCTGGGTCTGCCTTAAACTTTGCTAAAGAGAAAGGTTCTGCCGCACTAGGTTACTTAGGTGCTAAGAAAGATACCGTTGATGTATTCATTGCCGGTATTAAGAAACCTGCTCTTAGGGCTGACTTTATAAAGGCTGGTAGATATGTCGATGTTGCTACTGGTAATGTCATCACTAACCTTAAAGATATAACTGGTGCTGTTAAGGACTTGTCCACAGGTAATCTAGTTATAACTGAAGAAGACTATGAAAATGGTATTTTCGATGGTTCTGGTGAATCTTTAATCAGTAGACTTGGTACAGGTGCTAGAGATTTAGTATCTGGTGGTGTAGACATGCTAGGTGGTTACTATGGGTTCCTATTCAAGGGTGCTAGTAGTATCATTGGTGGTGTGAAGGAAAGAGCCATTGGCTTAGACCGTAAACTTAAAAACCAAGTCGATGTGTATGTTAAAAGTCGCATGGGGGATGGCCCTGCTTTATTAAGGACTAAATTACTACGTGGTGCTTACTTCGATAAGGATGGTAATTCGATATTCTCCATTGGGGACATCGATGGACCTGTCTACGATGAAGAAGGTAACATGGTTCTTACCGATGAAGATATTTCAGCTGGATTAGTTGACCCTCAGGGTGAAGAGATTCAAATTGCTGGATTATTCGGTAACGGCGTTGGTATGATTGGTTCTGGTATTGGGTTAGCAAAGACTGCTGGTTCTAAAGTGTGGGAAGCCTTAAAGGGTTACTACTCTGGAATTGGAAAAGCTGGTAAGAGTCTGCTAGATAGATTTAAGGGTGGTATTCCATCTATGGGTGGCGGTGATGTTGATGTAATGAACATCAGTGCTAACACAGTTTACCTTAATGGTAACATCCAACAATCTCCTGCGGAAGCTGCTGGTACAGCTGCACCTACCGTTAACGAAAATGTTAGCGATATTGGGGAGCAGTTGAAAGGTACTGCTACAAACATCAAAGACCGTGCTACTGAAGAAATAAGCGTTGCTGCTTCAAAGGCTAAAGATGTTGCCGATAAGGCTGTCGACAAAGTCAAGTCTGTAGATACAACCAAAGCTGAAGAGACTATCAAGGATGTTAAGAACAAAGCTACTGACAAGCTTGCTCAGGCTAAGGATAAACTACTTGGTAAGGAACTCGGTGAGGATACTGTATTAGTTGGTGATGCTGATGGTAACGTTAGTATTAAGACTGAGAACAATACAATCCCTGCTGGCGATGGTTCTACCAAAGGCTATATGGCTTCATTGCTAGCTTACTTCCATGGTAAGGATGACCGTGAACTGAATGACACCGACGGTGATGGTTTCAGGGACGGTGGTTGGAGAAGTAAACTCTTCGGTAAAGATGAAGAGGAAGACGGAACCGACAAGGGTGATGGTCAATCTGAAACTAAACCTAAAGGAAAAGGTATGCTAGCTGGTTTAGCTGGTGCACTTGGGTTTGGTGGAGATGATGATGACGGTGGTAGTCTGGCTGGTGATATAGCATCTGAAGCTGCTGGTGAAGTTATCGGTGATAAAATATCCGGTAATGGTAAAGATGAAGATGGTGGTCGTAGAAGACGCAACGGTCCTAAGGTTAAACCAAAGGGTCGTATGGGTCGAGCATGGCAAGCCATTAAAGGTGTCGGTAGTGGGGCTAAGAAATTAGCTACGTCTGGTAAAGGCCTTGGTCTACTAGGTGGGACTGCTGCTACTATTAGTACCGCAGGTGGAATGCTCTCAGGGGCTGGTGGTTCTGTAGCTACTAAGATGGCTGCTACATCAGGACTTAAGAAAGCCGCACTGTGGGGACTCAAGGGAGCATTAGGTTTAGCAGGTGGTATCTTAGCTGCGCCAGCAGTTGGAACAGCCTTAGCGATAGCCGGAGCTGCTTATACGGCATATGAAGTATTTAGCTTCTTTAGTAACCGTGAAGGCACTGAGCCATTGGAAGAATACCGCTTCCGTCAGTATGGTTTAGACCCAGAGGACAGTAGTCACCGTTCATTCATTCGTCAGTTAGAAGATGAAGCAATTGACCATGTTAATTATCGTGGTCAAGAGGGAACTGAGAATAGTCTAGATTTACCAGAGGACTTCCATGATGACATTCTGGAACTATTGAATATAGACCTTAGTGTTCCTTACGAAGAAGACCCAGAGAACTCTAGACGAGCAAGTGCTTACGGTCAGTGGTTCAATAACAGATTTAAAGAGGTATTCCTTTTACATCATGGTATTTCCATGGCGTTGGACCCCGATGTTGATTTGTTGGACATTGATGATGAGTTAGATGACTCTAAGAAGTTAAAGTTTACTAAGGGAGCTTACTATCCTAACGATGGAACTGGTCGCAGCCCTTACTTCATTCCAGCAGATATGATGGAGGATTATGAATCTGATGTCGGTTACGACAAGATTGATGAGATGAAGAAAGGTCTCATGGAAGAGTACAAGGAAGATGCTGAAGGCGAAGAGAAGACCAAAGAAGAAGGTTCTAGTTTCTTAAGTAAATTAGGAACAGCTGCTTTAGCGGTGACTCCAGTTGGTGCTTCATTAGCACTTAAGAAAGTCATCAGCGATAAACCTAAAACGGAAGACAAGGTTGCTGAAGTAGTTGAGGGTGATGGTGGAAAGGAAGTAGTTACTGAAAGAAAAAGAGCTGACTACGACGCCATAAAGGCAAAAGCCCTGTCCCGAATGTCCGATAAAACTAGGCAATATATAGAAGGTAAAACTGAAGAACGGTCTGCTAAGGCTGGTACTGAAGCAGTTACTAAACCACCTATATCTACAGCCACTGCTGTGAAGCGTAAGTTGAAGACTTCTAAGGTCTCTGGTAAGAGCGGGTTTATAATGCCCACTGATGGAAGAATAACTTCTAACTTTGGTAAGAACACCAACTCCGATACTGGTGAGGTTACTTTTAATTCTGGTATAGATATCGTTGCTCCTAAGGGAACAGAGGTATTGGCTACTCAGGGTGGGGTGATAACTCGTAGAGGATACTCTCGCAATGATGGTAATGTTATCTACATCGATAATGATGATGGTACACATAGCCGTTACGCTAATCTTGACAAATTCGAAGCTGGCTATACGGTTGGTGATAGAGTTGAACAAGGGGCTAAAATTGCAGAGGTTGGTGACACTGGTTGGGTTACTAGTCCAAGACTACACTTCGAGGTTCGTAAAAATGCGCACGATAAGAAATCTGCTGTAAATCCACTTGACCTATTCAAGGGTTCAGTTGGAACTAAGGCTAAGGAACAAGTCGCTGCTGCTATTAAAGAATCTAAAGAGCAAGTTAAGGTTAGTAAGACGCATGACCAGAAACGTGAGAACGTATCACGTAAGACCACTCCTTTAGTTAAACCTAGTTTAATGGTCCCTACTCAGGTAGGTACTAACACTAAACCAAGTTACACTGAAGATACCATTGCTGTAGCAGATACTGACACAGTAGTGGCAACTCCTAAGTCCAAACTTAACATGGCTCCCGCGAGTCCTATTAGGAAAGGAACTAAGGAAGATAGTGTTGTAGTTGAAGGTGAAGTAATTCAGCAGAGACGTGCACAGTTAAGTCAGGAGAACGCTAACGTTCGTAGTGAAAAGCAGTTAGAGGCTATCGGCATGTTAATGTCGGAACAGTTGAAGACTCAGCAACGAATGGTTGACGTACTACAAGAGGTGGCTACCAATACCAAGGCTACGGCTGAAGGTGTACATAAGCAACCTCAATCGACTACTATCGAGGGTGAAGCAACCCAAGTTAAAAAGCCGGTACAACCTAACTTATCAGTGAAGCAACTAAGTGGTCTAATGAACCAAGGTAAATCTAAATCAGTTTCTTACCCTCTACTTATGGGTCGAAACAAGTAACGTTTTGGGAGGCCTCGTGCCTCCCATTATTTTTTTCTTTTATAGGGAGTAGTTCTATGAGCGGTTTAAAAGATTCGTCATGGCTACGACAAGCATTCATACTTCCGAGTACTGAAAAGGCTATCACTGCCAAAGATAATTTTAATCGTAGTTACAGTGCAGCTTTTAATAAGTTTACAGATACTACCCCTGGTGGTAACTTTACGATTAACAATCCGCCACAAGCATGTCGGAATGCCGATATTAAAAACATAGCACTCAGAGACTATCTGGGTAGACAGAACATCAAGGCATCCAACTGTAAAGGTATGGGGCGTTTCTATAGTGAAGCGTATGATGATAATTCTGTAAAGGTTCACCTTAGTTTTGGTGTTCCTGAATTCAACAGTATAACTAGATTCTTTTCTAACTTCTACGACCCTGAGATGGGTTCTATGGCTAGAACTGGTGAAACAGCAGGGCTTAGTTATTCATTAGGTAAAGCCTTGGGTTGGTTAGTATCAGCACCGTTGATTCCTTTCGTACTTGCCGGTTCTTTAATTAGATACTTAAGTGGTAAGCCTAATAGTAAATTCTATTATGTCAAGCCTACCATGGGTCCTTATTGGAACGCCGTAAACTTAATGGCTAATAAGTTAGCTGTTAATATTGGTATACAGCCTGGTGTATTTGGTAGTAGTACTACTGAAGAGATTGTTGCCGGTATGGGACAAACAGCTGGTAAAGCTAAACGTGCCGATTATTCCAGTGATACCCCAGGTGCTAGTTGGGATGACTATACTAAAATACTACCAGATGTCTTCAGACGTGAGGGTGGTATAGACGTATACGCTATGGCTACTAGGGCACAACGCATTTACGATGCGCAATTAAACGCACAGATAAAAGCCATTGAGGGAGCTGCTACTGAAGCAGACCTTGAAGCTAAACTTGCTGCTATTGCTGGTGGTAACTTCGATAAGAATGTTAACAACAAAAATATTCGTGACTACACAGAGAACTATCGTAAGTCTAGTCTTGCTAAAGTTAAGGATGCCGAAGCTAGAGAGAAAGCAGCGGCTGGTGGTGAAGAAGTACTTAAGTCTGACGACTCAAGCTTTACTGACTACCTACAGGCTGAGCTACGAGATGGTTCTAATTGGGTAGCCTTTCGTTTAGATGAAGTTGGTAGCATTGGTGAGAGTTTCAATAACTCTACTAAAGAACCAGGCATCGCATCTACTATCAATGGTATTTCTAGTAATGCTAGGGATATGAAAACAAACGCTATGAACTTTAATCTAGGTGATGGTGTTGTTGGTGAAACTATTGGTGCGTTTAAAGATGCTATCGTTAGCTTTGCTCAGGGTGCTCTAGATGGTGTAGGTCTAAGTGGTGTTGCTGTTTTAGGTGGTGGTGCTATGGCAGATATTCAGAATGTGTGGGATAGTTCTTCAGCTAGTCTTCCGTCTGAATCCTTTACCATTCAGTTAAGAAGTCCTTATGGTAACAAGGTAAGTCTTTTCCAGAATCTTTACATTCCATTGTCAATGATTCTTGCTGGCGCTTTACCTCTATCTACAGGACCTAGTTCTTATACCTCACCGTTTATGTGTCAATGTTTCGTTCCGGGACGTATGCAAACTCGCTGTGGTATGATTACAGACTTGAGTATTACTCGTGGTACTTCAAATGCTGGATGGAGTGTTGATGGGTTACCTACTGGTATTGATATAACATTTACCGTTACTGACATGTCCTCTATTTTACATGTTCCTCTAGATGAGCGAGCTGGTATTCTAGATGACGACAATGCCTTTAATGATTACATGGCTATATTAAGTGCCTTAGGAGTAGCTGAACAATTCTACCCTACTGCTAAACTTAAGCGGGCGTGGGCTACTAAAGTACGAAGCTTCGAGAGTATGTTCTCGTATGGTAGAACTGCTCAGTGGGCTGCTGGTACAATGCCTGGTAAATTATTATCAGCATTCTACCGTGGTGGTGCTAGTATTAGTAACTAACGAAAAAAAAATATGGAGGGCGCAAGCCCTCCTATTTATGTCGTCTAGACTCTTGGTCGGATATGCTGTGGATAGATAGTATAACTAATCTTCCTATGGCTTCCAACGATAGCTACGTTTGCAGTATGTGGTTTCCTATAACCTAAAACATACAGTGCTTCATCAGTTGCTCTATAGTAATGCGTTAGGTCATTAACCATTGTACCGTTACGGTTAACTTTAAACCAATCAGGGTCTATGTCATCTAGGGCCTGAACTAGAGCATCGTGTGCTGTTCCGATATCTTGATTAAAGCTATCCATGAAACCCCAAGGATAAACTCTGAGTATATCCGGTACCAACTTAGGATTGAATCTAGTTAGGTATTCGGTAGCTGCCTTGTCCTGATTGTTAGTCTTTAACTTAGAGGCAACCTTTCTAACAAACCTTACTTGCTTATCGCTTTGGAAGTCTGTTAGTGTAGTCTCCATGAAGTTAGTCGATAACCCTTCAAGGCGAGGACCTTGTTTATCAAGGATGGAATCGTAAGAGTCATCGGTTAACCACTTAGCCCCACAACGTAAAGCTGCCAAAAGACTTGCATCCTTTGCTGCTCCCCTACCACGGTCATCGTCATTACTACCGAACAATACATCAGGAAACAGAGATGACATATTGGATAGTAAACCCTTCATTGACTTATCACACTGCGTAGTGCTCCAGTCATATTCTTTTAAAAGGTTTAACTTAACTTTATTGTTGTAATCGTCCAGTGAGAACTCAGGTGCAATATCTTTAAGTCTCTTTTCAAGACCTACTGCTTTAGATAGTTTATCAATTGCTTTGGTATTACCTTCCAAAGAATCAATGGAACCATCTTCTTTCATTTCGTTAACAACTTCATTAGCTTTGTCAACGTCGTTAGTTGGTATATTGGCAACAGCATTAAGTGCAGCTGCTCCACCGGGTGAGGAATTGACCTCTGAAGCCGTAGAAGACATACTCTTGCCAGCTTCTGATTTCATAGCTTCTTGTTTTTCTGGTGGGGTAACTTCAGGTATTAAGGCATCGAATGTTGCCAACTCCCCTTCAGCATTAACCGCTGCTGCTTCTGCAGCCACTACCGCCGCAGAATCGCCAACTAATAAATCATCATCGCCCCCATTGATGTAATAGGGTTCTGCAAGTTTACCTGCCATCTCGGTAGCTCCATTAATTTAGAATCATAGAAAAGAGCACAAAAAAAAGAAGAGGGGCTGCCAAGCACCCTCTTCTCTTATATTCAAATGGAATAAATATAATACTATACTCTATAGATTCAGTATTATATTCACTTCGCCCAACTAAGACTTTACGATTGGCTGTCGTAATTTCTCAAAACGTTCAAGTCGTTGTTGTTCAACTTCTTTATAACGGCGTTGGAAACACACTCGATTGCACACATTTCTTATTTTGATTCTGTGACTAGATTCTTCGCCATCGCGAAAACAGATTACCTTTAGTGACATTTCATGTACACCTAGGAACCTTAATCCACGTAAGAACATTTTCCAAGTCATGGTCTCTGTATGTAGTTCTTTCTCCACTCGGGATTTAACGGCACTTCGCTCACCGCCTCTGTCTGGTAAACCCAGCTCAGGTGCTTTGAGGAATGTATCCATTAACATTAACCACTTTTCAGGACCTATCTCTAAATCAAGACGTATGTTATTAAATATTTCTGCAAGTAGGAATCCAGCATCTTTGTTACGTACGATGTTATCGCAGACGTGGATACTTACCTGATTGAAACGTTGTAGTTCAATTTCAAAAGCGACTCGTTCCATTCCAAGAACCATAAAGGTTTTACAGAAAACTTTCCAAGCTATTTCATCTTTAGAAAATTCCTTTGTTATATTTCCTTTAAGGGTGGAGCGTGAACTTCCAGTGTGGACTTCTTCCTGTAGCTCTTTGTCTAGATACTTGTTAACTCTTCTTTCCCATTCCATCGGTGTAACTTCTAGGTTACTTAGGATAGTTCTGAAAAGTCCAGCTAATGCATCTTTGACACGTCCTCTACCATAGTCGTCTAACTTAAGCAATTGAACCATGCGATTTCTTCCGCGCATGATGACAATCCTCTGTGGTTTAAGTTATACTGTTGACTAGCATTCTAAATTCGATAGCCTCGGTTATGTAGGGTTTAAGCGTTCGCCTGTAATAGCTACACCTTACTTCGTCCGTATCTTGTAATCTCTCAAGTGTATCTGAAATCTCACCTAATACTTTTTGAAGTTCCCCATCGGCGTTCTTAATAGAATACGGATATCCGTCGCTTGTAGTTAGATATTTTGTTAACGATATTTCTCCTTTTTCTCTGCTGATAAATTTAATCTTAGGTAGGTTCTCTCTTTTCCCCATAGCGCTACTTACGGAATAGAGTGACTCTACCAGCTTTTCCACGGTACCACATCTTGACATAATGGAAAGTCTATCCAGAGCCTTGGATGTTAGTTCGATACCAACATACACGGGTAGGACTTTCTGGTTATGCAGTCTGTATTCCCAGTCTACTTTGTCAGAGTTAAAATGTGATAGTCTCCTTTTAAGTAACCATCTTTTAAACATTTGTTTGTTTTCCTATGATACTATAGCACCTGAATGATATATGTGTGAGATTTATTAACCGGAGTTCCCATGACACACGAAGAACTATTGAAGCTTGTCCAACAGGGTGAGCTGTCTGAAGATTTAATACTTCAGATAACCCAAGAAACAAGACGTAGTATGTTAGTCAATACTTTACAGGATGGTATTCCTGGTGGTAAAGACATGTACCGCGTTATGAAGCTATTGGAAGACATGGATGGCACAGCACTCAACATGAAGAAAATTGAGAGTGATGATGCTAACCAAGATGCTGACCGTAAGGCTGCTGTTATCATTGCTTCTATGAATAAACAACTAGGTGGTACTAACCCATTCGAAGTAGACCCCAATGAACAGGGTAGACGGGAAATAGATATTACCCCACCAGCTGACGAGATTCCATTAATAGAACCTAAGTGTGAAGAAGATGCCATTGGTGTATCTAACTTAACCTACGATGAGTTTGTTACCGAGAATCCTCAAGTAGACGAAGACTAGATTATTATCGAGACTTCCTGTGGTGTAATCCACTCGACGCCAAGAAACTCTACTAGTGCTCCGGAAACTTCTAAAGTTGGGTCCATCTCAATGTCTTCATCTAATGGTTTCTTAAGAAGCCTTGGTGCTATACATATTACAGATGGAATTGGGGTGTCGAGTAATGCTTCACTGTGTATACTAAACCACTCGTCGAAGTTATATATACTAAAGCTACACCAGCTACCACGTATTGCCTTAGGGGTTAATTCCTCTGGGGCAATATTAATTATTCCGACTTCTAAATCCTTACCGATATATTCACGAATAACTTCTTTAAGTTGTTCGCCTTCAACCATTCCAAGTTTATATGGCCAGATGTTAATGTCAACAGCTACAGTACCAGCCATGGGGTGACTCTCTGAACCATCTCTAAGGATAGTTATATCAGCTATTAACCTAGACATGTAACCAGACATAACTGAGTTAGTGTGTACATCACCATCTCTACCGCGATACCAGTAATGCGTATTGAATAGTTCCCTATCGAAATCTGGTATCCACTGTTCGTAGAAATCACCATCTCTAGTCTTCCAACCATTCTCCAATACTACACTTGGATATTCAATATCCATCTTAGCCAAGGTTGCTAATCGGGTATCCAGTAAGACGTCCAGACTAACTAGTAGCCTTTGTTCTTGACGCTTCATCTAAATCAACCTCATCAAAATCAATTGAAAACAGTGCCATTATCGTAATGGCCCATCTGTGTTTACATAACACATCTTTGACCTGCGTAGGTTCTTTACAGATTCTAGACCCTAAGTCTTCATCACCGTATAGTTCAGTGATGTCACCTATAAATATACTGTTAGAGTAAGACTCACGTACTGAATCTAGAACATACTCTGTGCCACTAGCTAAAGATATACGACGATAGGTATTCATAAACCAATCGATAATCTTCTGGTCGCGGTTACGGGCATGTTCCCATGTTTCAACTATACTGTCTTCGGTCATTAGTATATTAGGTACACTACTACTAATGATATCAGTGATGAAGTCCTGCACCACCTTATCTGCGGTTACTAGGGAATCTATTGCGATGTTTTCCACCGTAGCAGTAGCACTAAGTATATGTGCCGCTAGTTCAAACTTTTCCAAACTGACTGTTGACTTGTTAGTCATTGTAATTCACCCTATAAATTAATAGGCGATATCATCATGCCTCTGAAGAATGCAGATAGGCTCTCGGTTGATTTAACTTTACCGCCTGCCTTAGATACCTGCTCTAAAGAGAAACCGCCTGTTTCATGTGCTGCTTTATTCATTGCAATGTATGCTGCATCGTTACCGCCACGTACCTTCAATAGTTCTTCGATTGTACTATCTAAGCCCAACGCATATAACACTTGCATTTCAGGATTAGATAACGAAGAACCTTTGGACTTACCAGTAGGTTGACCAGTTAAGTCATCTCGTGAATCATTATCTGCTGGTACAGACATCTTCTTAACTAGATGTTGCGCCTGACGACGGAATGGTAACGAAAGGATTAGGTACTTATGTGGCGTGGTGTACTGCTGACCAGTAGCTGGGTCTTTAAGGCTCAACTGTTGGAAGAACTCGTACCCCAACTCTTTACCAATTTTGACATTTCTAGATACGCTTAATTTACTAGCTGCTAGATTAGGTGCCTTGATTTGAAGTGTGGTAACTCCATCCTTTAAGTCTTTCATGAATGTAGCGAATTGTTTATCGCTCATTGACTCTAGACGAGATTTTAATTTTTCGCTGTTGCCCGACTTAGGACTTATCTTCTCGATATACGACACAGCCATTTCTGTCGCTAACTTACGTGCTTTAGACATTATAGTCTCCAATAACTATTCGGACTCAAATGATTTGGCTAAGCTGCTTGTGGAAACTCTTCATTAAGTAAAGGTATTAACTTACCCCATCCGAGTTCCTTAACCTTATCAGACATTCTTCTATTTTCATAACTTCTAATAGGTATAACTTCCTCGACCGACATGTCTTTGTCCAATCTTACTACAATGCAACGTTTTGATTTCTTGATGGCGTAGTCTATAGCATGTTTAGTGCCTTTACTCTTACCGTCCCAGAAAGCAATTACCATATCCCCAGCATTTATCATTTCAATGTTGCGGAGTATACCTGCTCTCTTACCAAATTTGTCCCAGTCGGCATCGAATCTTTCTCGCTTTATACCACGCATTATGGCGTAACGTAACGCAAGTCTATCAATACCTCTAGCGCCACCCTCTAACAGTCTTATATTTCTACCAGTTCTTTTAACTTTAAGTAAATCATCTAAGGAGTTGGCAAAGGTATTGAACTCGGTAAATTCTCTAGAGCCTGAGATTACTATATTGAATGTATTATCCATGGCTGTGTAGCCTAGTTACTTTTCTGGGTTATGTCCCCACAGTAACAACGAAGTGTGTTTTCTAGTTTTATTACCCTTGTCGTCGTATAGTGGACCTTTATTACCAATCATTCTGGAGTTGAAGCTAACTTGTCGTTTAGCCCACTCCCACATTTTATCCGTCCACTCATTACGCTTAGTGCGTTTCATTTTAATAATCCACTCTGCGGACTCTTGACCAGACTTGATACCTTTGTCCTTAGCTTCTTCTTTACTAAGACCAGCTTCCTTGCCCTCATCAGTTTTCAAGAAAGCTTCTAGTTCCGAGGCAGACATATTAACTAATTCTTTCCACTTAGTATAAAGTTTGTCCTTGGCTTCATTATCCAATTTTTTCTTTATATTAGAACGCATAACGAAACTCCGGATTTTAATGTAGGTTTGCATCCAAGAAAGGTATTACCTTATTTCTTAGGTTCATAGACCAATATTCGATATTATCGTTATCGTCCAATAGAATACGAATTTCCATAGTGTCTATCTGCAATTCTGACAGACTGGCACGTAGGGTACGATTTAACTGCTTACGAAAATCATCAATGGTAGCACAGTTTCTACCTAGGTTACTAATAGTGTTTCCAAACATGGTGGTCAACTTAGGGGAGACTGAGTTAAGCGTACCCAGTAGACGTTGACTAAACTCCACGGCCGGTGTTATTTCGGACATTGTACATTTCCTTACTTAAAAGGGTTTAAGTTTATCCCTATAAAAAATAACTGTACTGTAATTTATGTACGTATTTTTTAGCGGTATTATATATTTGGTTGAAAAAATAAAGGAGTCCTGAGACTCCGATATTCAGTTAACGCTTATGCTTTTTTCTTAGGTAGCCAGTATGGGTGATACTCATCATTAGCCATTTTGAGTAAGTCCATAGTAGACAAGAAGTTAAGTGGGTCTGTAGAGCCCTCAAACACCCAGTAGCCACGAGTATTCAATAACACTGACCAATCATAGCCTTTGTCTTTAATACGCGCATATAGCTCTTCTGGGGTTATACGATACTTGTCTGCTAACTTGTCACCTTTCCAGATTAACTGCATCTGACACATTTCAGAGGTTATTTCCATAGCTCTCTGAAGTAAGTAGTCTGCATCACAGATACCACGAACTGTAGTACGCATCAATTTAACATCGGGATAAAGGTCTAACATGTAACCACGGTCATTACCATGGATACCAAAACCCATAGGGTAATTAATGTTAGATACTTTCTTATTGCTACGTAAATACGTAAGTTCAGTAAGTGATGGCAGAAGACCTTCAGACTGAGATACAACTATCTGGAATGGAATGCCAGACGGGCCAGATTTAGCACGCAGGTTTTGAACCTGAATGATTTGTAAATCTTGGTCCATTGGATTACGGTCGTTCTCATCCTTAGGGAAGTATGGAGTTTTATCCGCTTGGTTGTGATGTGCCTTAGCGCCTGAACAATAATACAAGTTGTTAGTAAGGAACGTAAAGTTCTCTGGTACTTTCTTGAACTTGATTTTCTGCTTCATGGTAGCAAGTTTTTTCTGAGGTGGTGCCATTGGGTCTAACGCTAGGTCATCGCCCATGTGCGCCACTACAGTAGTATAGATTTGACCTTTAGATGCAACACTAGGCATTTGTCCTAACATACGAGATTTAATTAGGTTATCACGTAGCGCCATTGTGTTCTGGTCTTTAGAATCTACTTCTGCTTTTGTATTAACTGTTTCAGTAGCATCGAATTGCATTTGTGACATTGAGTCTAGTAATAGTAGACTAGGTACAGTTATACTGATAGTTTTACCGTCGATAACAAAAGGAGTTAAGATTTTAGCCTTGTCACCCATCTTGTGTTTTTTCTCTGAGAACTGACGAACGCTTTCCCAGTAATCATTAGCCATGGTTGTACCATCTGTAAGGATACAACGCCCTTCAGCAAACAAATCTAATCCACCGATATTGTGCATACGTGAAGCTAGGCTATTAACACGTGCTGGTGTTTTTGAGTATTCTGAATCATAGGCCATTTCATTAACTTGTTCGTAGCGATTAACTACCGTTAAGTTAAGCCAGTCCGATAGAGTCGACTTATACGAGTTACCACGACCACATGCACCAGTGACTTGTTGTAGACCACCGTTTAATATTGACTCACCATGTTTACCGGTGTAGTAGGTACCAATAGGTATGTCAAATAAACAACCGACGTTCATCGCTGGTCGTAAAACTGGTACCTGTGGAAATAAATCTTCAGCTCCGAAATTCATCTGCTGTTCCTTATAATTTTACTTTAATTTAGCTAAATAGCTTTACACATAGGTAGTGCTATTTGAGTATTTTTTAATAATGGTATGTCTAGACACTATTTCACTTGCATCTTAAGGAGCTATACAGTGGACCACTTAATTAACTTATATCAGCGGGCTTCGCTAGAGGCCCGTGCTGATGTTGAAGACCAGACAATTTTTGGGACGCACCTAGGTCGTTTCATAGACGGTCTCAAAGAATACACAACCGGTATGGTTGGTAATGGAATTTTTAGTTTTAACGGACAACTGCAGAAAGTTCGTTCTAAAGAAGATTACATGGCTATCCGTAGTAAAACGGTTTATCGTCCTATCCATCTTAACTCTAAGGCTACTATGGCTGAGTTAGTGGAATTGGTTAAAGAAAACTTCGAAGCTCAACAAGACATTGAGAAACGTATCTTTGGACCATGGCGTGCTATACTTGCAAACTTCTTGACAAACCCATCTGCCCTACAAGCAATATACGATGTTAAAGAATTACACAAAGGTAAGTTATTTAAACTAACTCCTTTGGACAGTATGGAAAAGAAACTTAAAAAGATTTATAATCCTACTAAGTCTCAACCTACTGATTCATTTGGTAATCTTTATCGCAACTCCAATGAATGGACAGATACTTGCCGCACTATGGTTAAGCTTAATGAAGAAGCCATTAAATTCAACTTTGCTGATATCATTTCACAAGCTGAAGAAATTAATGAACTTGCTTCTAAGTTAGCTGATAACATATTTAACAATCCAGATGATTATCAGGTATCTAACTCCGCTATGGACTTACTTACTGAAGGTAGTTATCTAATTGGTAAAGAGTTAGAATTCCTTGGTGCCACTGGTAGCATGATGGATTCAATCTCAGGTGCCATTGCTTCCACAGCAGACGTGCTTAAGAAGTAAAGACGGCATAAAACTAGGGCGGGGTGACCCGCCCTTGCTTTTTTTGCTTAGGCATATTGACCAAGTGAAAAAGATACTGCGTGTTGAACATCATTCTGCATATCACTATAGCGACCGTACCGTAACCATGATGGGATATTATCCATTATCTTGGCTACTATCGAGTCATGCCCACCGTGTAAATCAAGGTTATCTAACTCACTACCTTCCCAAATGCCTTTACTTAATGTAGCAGGAAAGTCGAGTGCTTTAACGTTGTGTGATAAACGACATGCATCGTTGAGGTCAGACAACTTACACTCTTTGCTTTTGCTAAGGGTGTGTAGATAGGTGGCTGTAGAAACGACTAGAATCATTCTACGCATTTTCTGATTTAAAACCAGACCAAGTACGCCACCTCCTATTTGTTTACTAAGTTTGTTAAGTTTGCCCATATTAATCTCCGATTAAACTAGACACAGGTTAGAATAAGCCGAAGCGTAAAGTGCTACATCATCTTCAGTCTCGACCACCACTGCGTATCGGATAGTTTGTTTAGATTCTGGCCAAGTAATAACCGTAATGGTTGGTGACTCTTTAGCCATTGCAGTTAACATATTCTTGGTCGGTGCATCCATACCAACTGTAAGCACTACATCCTTTGTACCACTGCGCTTACCTGACTTCCAGCCAACAGGAACAGTTAGGAATTTCGCATTTTCTACGATATCCTTACTTGGGACAAGTTTGACCTTACCTTTAGAATCTTCTTCCGATACATAGAATTTGTCTGTAACATCGGTAGAAACCATTTCTGACTTCTTCTTACCCTCTACTCCCTTAGGGTCTAAATACTCTTCTAAGCGGGCGGTGAGGTGGTCTAAAGTCTCTAAACCTATAAAGGCTAAACCAGGTGGATGTGCAGGGTTCGTCAGTACTTGTTCACCAACTGTTGATAGTGTTGGTACACGTAATCCAACTTGTAGGTAGTCTGCACCGTTATGGTAGATTTCAGGGTATATCTTAGAACTACGAATTGTATCGAAGCGACCATAGATTGGTACTATGTATTCATTACCCACAGAATCTTGCTTGGTACGTAATGTTTCCAATACTTTGTTTTCTTCTTTAAGGAAGACTACTGAGTTAGAAGCATCCGATACACGCTTACCATGAAGTTCATCATCACTGTGTACACCAAACATGTATACGTTGCGTCCATCTCTAGATAACTGTTTACCAGTGTTAGTGGTGAAGTACCACTTAGAGTGTAACAATAAACGATTGTACGGTGGAGTCTTAGGTTTCTTAGGCTTGACCGATTTACCTTTGTCTTTGCCGTCTTCTGCTATTTCCAATATTGTTTCATGCACTGGTTCATATACACCAGACCCAGCTAAGGCACCGCCTTTCTTGGCGCACTCATCAGCCTTATCATTACCAACATTACCAGAATGACCTTTAACCCAAGTATACTTAATATTGATGTTACTAGCATCAATGATTGCAGTATCTAACATTTTCCATTGTGGTAGATAAGATGGGGTTACACCATCACCTTTTTTCCAACCACGGGCTTTCCATCCGTCAATCCACTTAGTAGCACCATTAAGTGCTATTTTAGAATCAGAACGAATTTCTAAATTTTTAATATCTTTATCGATGGCGTAGTTTATTGCATTTGTAATTGCATAAATCTCACCCTCGTTATTGTCACAGCGACCTTTCAACCCGCCCCAAGATTGCCATTCACTAAGCTTGACAGGTTCAGCAGGTTTGCCGTCCTTGCCTTTAACTACTTCCGTCGTAACCTTAAGACCTTTAGTGTCAACAGGTTTATCGTAAGTAATTGTCTCAGTGTAAGTATAACCATAATTACCCCAGCCACTCATTGTACCGGGATTCGGGCGAGCCGAGCCATCTGTATAAATTATGGCGTTTAATTCACTCATTGCTTTTGGCTCCGTTAATCCATACTACTACACATCATAGTACAGTTAAATATTTTTTGTTCGGGACATAGAGGCGGGAAACCCCGCCATCTATTATGGGTTCAAAACCTTTTGCTCTAGAGCAATGACTTTATCATTGAGTAACGCATTACGTTTCTCTAACTCTCTACGTTTGGCATAGTCTGAAGTACGGTTGTTAATGTCTATTTCACGAATAGCTTCTAGAACAGGTACGTCCTCAGAAGACACCCTACCCAATAACGGGATAGCGTGCACATTAGCTTCTGGTTCACCACCAACAATATCACTTGCCAGATTAGTAATCTGGTTAAGTAAATACTGCGGGTCCCAATGACTGCTTATAACTCCTAAGTCAACCGAAACAACTATACGTTGTGGGATTGCTTCACCCATGTTAGGGTAAGAGGTTATATGACTATCTGGGATGTACACGGTACTTTCACCATCGGTACCCAACGCAATAACGTTGATTCCTTTAGATGAATCTTCCAAATACACTGCTCTATCCAGACCTACCTTTTCGTAGACCTCTACCCAGACATCCATTCCACGCTCTTCACATTCTTGGAATGTACGAATAGCCTGACACGTATAGTCTATACCGTCAAGTAGAGAAAATGGTTCCTTAACCGTATATCTACCTCTAGCATAGATTGTTGGCGTAAGTTGCATTATCTACTCCTTATTGAGGTGCTGTTAACTCTACGTAAGAACGTTTAGTCAGCGCATGGTAAAGATACCCATTTAAACTATAGGTAATGAACTCACGGTTATTACGGACTGTTTTACTAAACCCTTCCGGTAGAGCAAAATAATCATTGTATTTTTCAGCGTAAGTCAGTAGACTATAAATCAGGGCAGCTACTTCACGAGTAGGTTCATTCATGCGATGGAAGTCTGTGTCTGTAGTTCTTGTCAGAATGTAATCTGGGAACAATACTCCAAACTCAGGGCTTGGTTTATCATCGGCAGGCTCGTGTGGTGTTACAGCCATAACTATACCACGCCATAGCGTAGGTACCTGATTTACCTTTTCGGCAATATGTACAGGTGAGAAGTTAGGTGTAAAGTCCAAAGCCAGTTGCTTGATACGGTCTGGGTGCACTACCGAACGATATATGTCATCTTCCAGAGGGTCGTACGATTCTAATACTGACTGCCAGTATGGAATCATTACCATCTCGTTAGGGCTAAAAAGCTCAGGTAGTACCTTTGCCCAAGAAGAACGGTCGTAGTTACTCTGTGCTAATATATCACTAACAATTGATTCACGGATAACATCTACGTTATCACCAGCTTTACCGTAAATGACTACAGCGAAACTAATTGGTAAGGTTGTAATACTAGAAGATTTATCATGCCAAGTATAATCTTCACCCTTGTTAACCGTTGACGGGGCTTCTTTTTCGATAGCCACAATCTTGTTAAGTATAGATGTGGAAGTAGACTTAGCCAGTTCACCCTGAACATAAACATAATCCCGATGTAGGTCATCGATGTTATCTACTGGGAATACTGTCTCAACATGGTATTCATCATACTGGGCTTGGAATTCAGCATCGCCTAACCATAACTTCCAGCTTCCAGAGTCTGTCACATAACTAACAGAAGATGCGAACCAACCACCGTTCATCTGGACTAGGTTACCGACACTGAACTCACCGGTCATCTCAATAAAGTGTCCGGTTATAGAATCAATGTATGATGGTAAGTCAGATGGTGCTAGCTTTAAATCACCTTGGGACATTACCCATTGAGCGATAGTTTGCATCAAGTCAAGGTCATCTTGTGAGGGAGACGTATACTCAGTTGTCCCGCTCTCATGAGCAGAAAACAAATTAATTAATATTTCCGGCTCAGTTGGATTCGGAAACAGTTTGATGTCGCGACTGTAAGAGCGACTTATTTTGCTAAGCTCCCCTATGGGGGCTGTCGCATTACTTTCATTGTTGGCATAAGTCGTCTTAGTGACGAAAGCCTTTATTTCTAACATGGACATAGCTCCAAGCTGATTAAAAAAATAAGGGAGGTTTAGCTTTGTTTACCATACTGGAAAAGCTACTAGTATTCATACTAGAAGGGGCAAAGGACGCACCCGGTGACGGTGGTGCCGAAGTGCTACCAAGCCGTAATCATAAAAAGCCTATGGTTATATTGTCTGTGTTGACTATAATAGGTATTGGTATATGGTACGTTTGGTACGATAGTTACGTTAAAAATGCTCGGGAGATAGCTAAAATAAAAGAAGCTCAGTCAAAAAGAGTCATTGCTGATTTACAAAGGGCTAACCTTAGTCTTAAAGATGAACGCATTCGACTAGCGGCTGATGTACGTAGAATAACCGATAACTTAACTACCGTAACCCGTGAAAGGGATAAACTCCAAAACGCCTATGATAGGGTAGTGGTTACTCTTAAGGCAGAACAGACTGTAGTTACTAAACAGGTAGAACAGTTATCTAATCTTAAACATCAAATTGAGAAACTACAATTACAGCTAGATACCTATGCTAAAGATAATAGGATTATCTGGGACGAGATAGTTACTTTAGGTAAAGAGGAGGGCACCTAGTGCGTGTAAAACTATTTATACTTATAATGTCCCTAGCACTGACTTCATGTGTAACCACGGACGAGATTTTAGGTACTGACAATACCAAGGACAAGGAATTGGGTAATAGTTCATATATACCTTACCAGTATATACATACTAACCCACCTGATAAACTACTGCCATCTCCTACGTTTATACATTCCGCTAAAGGTGAGTATACTTACTACAAAGAGAAAGAACTTGAGGCTTATGCTGATGCCCTGATGGAATACCATGGTTACCTTGAAAGATACATACGTTCTTTAGAGGGTAGTGATGGTAAACCATTAGTTACTATTGGTAGGGAAAGATGCCTGATAGAGCTTGCAAGGGTAACCGTTATAACTCCACCACCTAACCGACCTATACCACCTACCTACAGTAGTGTGGAAAAGTCAGAGGGTACAGACTTAATGATTTCCTATCTCAATGAGGTAGACAAGTGGATTGAGAATCTTGAGAAACACAACAGTGACTCAGTTAAACAATTCAATAAACTCATTATGTCAATAAAGAAAGTGTGTAGTTCATAATCGACATAAGGGAGAGCTTTCGCTCTCCTTTACTTTTGCCGTCTAGATGTTTTCGTTTAAGAAGCCCACTAGTTGCTGTTTACTAATAGCGCCTACTTTACTACCTACAACGGCCCCATCTTTAAACATTAGCATAGTGGGAATGCCACGAATACCGAACTTAGGGGCAATGTCGCCATGGTCATCGATGTTAAGTTTAGCTATTGTAGCCTTACCATCAAACTCATCTGCTGCTTCATCTAATAAAGGAGCAACCATTTTACAAGGACCGCACCAAGGTGCCCAGAAATCAACCAATACTGGACCATCTGCATTTAACACTTCACTATCGAAATTATCACTAGTTAGCGTTACAATCTTTTCGTTCATATACTTCTCCTATTTATTTCCCGTCATCATTACATTACTACGGAAAGCTAAGTCATTAATAAATGATATCGCCACATCTGCACTTGACCAAGTTGACCCTATGGCGAATGACTCTACCTTTTTATCAGAGTAGAGAGATACGTGTCTTCTACAACGAGTACACATTCTCTCTGACCCTGACGTGAATTTCATGTTTTCCCAAGGTTGCCACAAGTGACCCTCATCATAACACCTTTCGATTAGATGTTTGTGAGCACCACTCATTACCTGTAATCCATCAGACATTATCCGAACTCCACATGTTCATTGTATCTACTAGGAACTGTAATGTTAGATTTGTCTACTACGCATGTCTCACAAGCGCCTAAAGAATTTTGAACGGCGTATGCATGGGAGATAGTCCACAACTGACTACAGTTACTACTGTCGATTAGGAGTTTAAGAAAACGCTGTAAATTCTCTCTATGCTCTTCATCAAAAGAAGAACCTAACTCATCGGTGTAAAGTGGGTAATCGTCCATACCTAGGTAAGACATCGATACTAAGATGAATGCGAAGTCTATAATATCCGCCTGACCAGTAGAGGATAGAGCAACGTCGGCATTAGCTTCTGGTTCTCCCTCTACGCGCAATGGAAATTTATAGTCTAGGTTTTCACCTGAGCCCTTACATGGTAAAACTTCTAAGTCGTGTGTCCAGACTTTATCTATTATACCGTTTATAGATTCAGTGAATTTATGCATGAAGCCTAATAACTGTTCAGCAATCAATCCAGTAGTAGGAGATAAGGCACTGGTAAGTAACTTCCACATTTCACCATCCTTTTCCAACTTAAGTGATTGTTCCTCTAAGTCGTTCAGGATACCTCGTTGTGTCTCCTGTTCTTGTATTGTTTTGGTTACAGTTGCTAACTTCTGTTGGTGGATAGCTATATCTTCCTGAAGCCTTAGTTCGCGCATTGCCTCAACCCGTTCTTCCAATAGTCGTTCATAATCACTAAGCATGTTACCAATGACTACTTCAGCGCGAGAGACAAAGTCAGCTCGTTTAAAATTGGACTGTAGGAACGTTCTAGTCTTTTCTAGCTCCTCTAACGCCTTCAGAGAGCCGTTTAACTTATCGGTTAGGCTTGACTCTCGTTTAGCTATGGACTCAAGACGACTGCTTACGTTGCTTGATTCACCAGCCTTGATTAACTTGCGCTCTGCATCTAGAATAGTATCTTGGAGTTGGTTAATCTCCTGCATGTTCAACAATTCTAATTCTGCATCAACTAGGTAATGTAAAACATTCATTGGGTCATTATAGAGTACTTCGTCAGATATTACTTCTTTCCATACTCCACGGAACATCATGAAACCATTTATGATATTCCTAAATTCACGCATGTTAGATTCACATCGTTCAAAACCAATTACCGCCTCTTCTATTTTTTCCAAGGCTTTGGTTTCTTTCTCGATGAAGGCAACACCGTTTTCAATCTTAGCTTCTAACTCAGCTGATTCTTTTTCACTAACGCCAGGGATGTATATATAACTACACTTAGGACACTCTTCACGCTTAGCTTCTTTAATGTCCTGTACACGATGGCGTAATTTATCTAAGGTGTTTTCAGCTCTAACGAATACTGTTCTTCTTTCATGTAGTTCATGTTTAAGTTTCCCGTACTCACCACGTTCTATCTCACCCTTGAAATCAATAGCTGTCTTACAGTCAATAAATTCAGATAACATACCACGTACTTCGGTAAGTAGTGGAATATATTCAGAGTCGAAGTTCATCCAAGCGAATCTTTCTTCCTTAGCTTTGAGTTTCTCAAGTTTCTTCTCAGACTCTTCTTTAATACGTGCCCACTTAACAGCATCAATGGATTCAAACTTACGTAGGTCTTCTAACTCACGCTGTAGTTCATCTAGTTCACCCATGATGGTATCACGGTTTGTAACTAGTCCAGACTTATTACCATTTAATTCAGATAGTCTGTGTTGGTAGTCGGATAGGGAAAATATACTTTCTTCAGCTATTACCAATGGTTTAAAGCCCATGTACTCATCTAGATGCTTATCCACTAGATTGTGCATTCTACCTGCTTGTTCTTGAAACTGTCTATCTACCTCATTGAAGTTACGAGCACTTGAATTGGTAAAACCCATGAGTTGTGTTAGTGTAGATGATAACCTATCTTGAATACCTCTCCACTGTTCCCAATCCTCATCTTTCCAAACATTAGCTGTTTCGTTAACCATACGTTTATCTAACAATTTCTTAGCGCCAGCAACGTCACGAGAGGCTGAGGCTACACGTTTAAATAAACCAATGGCATATGTAAGGTCAAGGCCAGATATCTTCGTAAGGAACTCCCTACGCTGAGTAGGATTCATTTTAGTAAAGCGTACCTTACCCAACATTATATCCATAACTTCAGAATCTAGACCGAAGTGTATCTTAAGTAGTTCTTTCTGGACAGCACCTGTCTCACCTTCGTTTATATTCGCCCCATCGACAATGAACTCAAACGTTGAATTCTTCTTGTGGAAATATTGTCGTGTTTCGTATATGGTGTTGTTGTGCTCAACTTTAACTATCTTCTTACCGCCTACTTTAAAATCTTTTCTATCGGCAACCCAACAGTTAACTTGTTCTTGTAGACTCGACTTACCAGAGCCATTTGTTCCAATAATCAATTGTATTAGTTCAGATGCCGTTATCTTAATACTGTTTACTTTGTTAAGTTTTAAACGACGATACCCTTCAAGGTATACTTCAATTATTCTCATTATCTTAATATCCCCTAAGACGTTCTATACTAGAAGGGAGTGAAGTATTTTTTAGACGGCATAAAGGACGGTTTCCCGTCCTAGGTTTATGCCACATCTAAAGCTAGTTCTGGTTCTACGTCACCAATGATTTCTCTATTGGTTAAGTTACCTACTAACCTACTAAGTCTACCTTTTACAGATTTAGTAGATGTATCAAGTCCTCCTGATAAAAAGACTTGTATGTTGCCTTGGTTTGTCTGGTTAGTCACTTCGGCAAATTCGGAAGCATCTAACCAAGCGGCTGGTACTACTTCCACTTTATCGGATTTACGATTTCGTTTGCTCATCCGTCCTTTCTCCAATATCTTCAACTGGGACTTTAGCCAGTTCCTCAGCTATCTTCTGCTTGTAGAACTTTTTAAGGTTAATGCCCTCTGGTGAATCATGTCTAATCATGAAGAGTTTAAATACCAACTCTTCCTCAATGGTTGCTCGCCTTAACATTTCATCTTCAGGTAACTTAGTACGTTCAGAATCGCTATCACGGAATACTAAAAACTCATCACTGAACCAGTGAGGTTTCATTCCCATATTTCGCCAATCCATTAAGTCTTTGTTGATTAGATGTTGTGACGTAAAAACCTCTTCGGTTGAGATACCCACAGCTGTAAAGTTTGAGCGTTTATTAACCATACGCTTACACAACATGATAATGCGCATTAGTCCAGCAACTGGCTTCTCTACACTGAGTTCTTGTAACCTTGCTTGTTCCTGAGCGTAAATTTCCTCACGTCCCTTTAGAGGCATACCTGATAATGCTTCTACCCGTAAGAAGAAACTACTAACCTCGTCCGGTAGTGGGGTTGCCATTACGTCAGGTTCAAGTGCAGTCATGAACTCGGTTGCATATACCCAACCATTCATCGCCTCTGATGGCGTTTGGTTAGCGTTGATAACCCCAATTATTTCAAGTTGTCTAATTGCAGCTTTATAAGCCTGCTCTCGATTATCGTTATCTGGCAGTAACAATGTATCTAAGCAGAGCTTTAGGAAGCGAAGACGTCTAACTAAAGTAGTGTCCACCGCTAAGTGTTCATGGTCGTGATGGTCGTGGGTACTCATTTTGTTCTAATCCTAAATAACATGTGATTGGGTAGTACGCCCTAGTCTATAGTATTATCTAGGTATGTATTTTTTAAAGGCTCATTGTCTGCATCAAATGACCCCCTGTCCTATTAGCATACGTAAATCCTCAGTTGACAGTACAATATGAAAATCGTACTCAGTGTCTTGTGGAGTAAGTACTTCAACAGTTTCCTTAAGTTCCTTTTCCCATAAGCCATACATAATTTCAACAGCCGTGTCGAAATCTTCCGCTAAGAGTGCTTTAGTAGCTATATGCATATCTACATAACCTACCTTACCAACAACCCTTAACATAGCCTTTGACATATACATGTCAGGTTCAAGTTTAATAATACCCTGAACTATATTCGAAAACTTATTATCTCTATCCACTATAGATACCTCATTAATTAGTGACTTCTTGAGTTATCTCTGGTCGGGCTTATAATTATAGTTATTCCCATACGCCCTCATGCAATAAACATGGAAAAGAAAAAATACTTCACTAACTCCTCTTCTGGGGAGGGGAGAGATTATATAAAAACAATATTAATTCGAGTTCTACGAGAGTTAATATTGTATCCTTATCCCTTCTCTTCAATCTCTTAATTGTTTAATATTTAATCATCTTTATTCGCTATCTTAAGGATAGCTATACACTCAATATTTTTAATATATTTTTTTACTATATATTATGTCTCAACTAAAAGAAAGAGACAGAGAGAGTTCCTATGGTAACTAAGGAATATCGAATCGCCAATAGTCTTCGACCTGCTTTATACTCTTTACGGGGTATAGGGTAGGTTGGACTTCCAGTGTTCTTAGAACATTCGTTGGCGTGGAGGAGAGTAGAGAAAGAAACACCCCAACAAGTAGGAGTGTTATAACTATTAAAGAGACTCCCTAAGAGTCTCGCATTAATATTGTTATAGACTAGTAAATACTAAGAGATTATATAAATTTTCTAAAAAAATTCGATTTTTGATTATTTTTTAAACAAAAAAAGAGGAGCCGTCAAGCTCCTCGATTTATGTCGTCTAACTAATCTTCTAATCCAGTCTTGAAGAAGTCAGGATTGATGATGTTGATATGGTCTTCATGTGTCACATGAACTTTCTCACCATGTAGCAACAACACAATTGACTCACCTGGGGCAGGCCACTCATCATCATTCAGTTCCGAATGTCTCTCTCTGAAGTCTTCTAAACCTTCATGGGTTAGGTCACACACTCTATAAGCACCGTGTGTTTCCCAATGAACAATGGGTGCAAGTGGGCGAATTGGTTCGTTAGTTCCCCAAATCTTTATAACCTTACCCTTAACATCGCTGTTAGGGACATTGTGGTTAGTAACGAGTAGATACTGATTACCCTTACGTTCGATAGACCAAGAGTTCTTCACGAACTCAGCTAAGGTACTACTGAATGCCATCTTCTCAGCTATACTACTAGTTAAGTAGATACGTCCTTCAAGAGACTCACGGAGAGTCTCCTCGTCAAACTTACCAATGGCAAGCTTACCCTGAATCTCAATACTGAACCCAGCACCTTTGGTGCAGATATAGTAAGCATTGAAATCACGACGTACATCTGGAGTAGCGTTCTGTAAAGAAACACTCCATTCTGCAGTTTCAGGAATAGCCCCACGAATGATATCATGTTCGCCATCTTTCACTTCTTGTAGTTTACGAGGTTTAAATTCTGACATTGTATTCTCCTTTTAGATTTAATGTCGGTTAGATTGATAGATTGTTTATACGGTAGTTTAGGATAGTATCCAAATATACCTCTGAGTCATCGAGTATGAAGTAAACACGATGTCCGTCAGTTTGTGGTTTATGTACTTGATAGTCCCCGTCTAAAACATAGCCACGGTATACGAACGTATACTTCACATCGTTATGTTTAAACAGCGCACAGTTAAACTTAAGTTCATCCATTGAGAGATTAAAGAGTGGATAAGTTCGATTAATCTCTTCGAAAGTATTCTTGTCACAGGCACCAATGGGTAAGGAGTCAAACGCCAGTAAACTATTAAGTAGTTGGCAACTGCTACCCAGCACTTTATTACTAGACCACCTGACAACCACTTCACGATGATAACTTAAAGTCTTTACTAACTTACCAGACTCTGAGTTACCACCATCCATTTCAAGTACGTACTTGAAGTTCAATGACTTTGTTAACATGCTACTAAAACGTGGACACTCTTCACCAATGTAGATACATGGAGAACGTGAAAGTATAGATTCAACAGTATCGTAATCCTTACCAGTGTCCATCACTCTAGCTGACAATACCCACCCAAGTGCTTTGTTTCTTTCACCAATAACTCGGTAGCGGAAAGCATTAACCGCGTAGTTAGATTCAATATGTTTTAAGCGCATTGTAAGCCCCCTGTTAGCCAACAACTAATGAATGGTTACCAATGGGTCTAGCTGTCTTAACAAACAGACATAGACGCTGTGAGGACCACACATCAAATAGAACCACTTCTTCCCACTCACGCGATGGAAAGTCCAGTTTACGAGTACGATTAATGTCTAGACGGAACAACTTAAGAATTCTAGATTCTTCAGTATCTAGGTTCTTAATGGTTATTTGTAATAGATGCCAAGCACTATCCAACTCGTCAGCTATATTACATAACTCGTAAATTATCTCCTCAACCTCCCTATTATCGATAGTAGAGGTAGCTGGGTGACCGCTATCAATAGCCGGTTGAAACGCAGGTAGGAATCTAGATAACTCAGCTAACATTTCATCAGCTCCCACAATCTTCTTATCTTCTTTCTTACGCCACGGTACCACGCCCTCAGTTGAGTCCGCCATGGTTATTTTTGTTATTTCTACTCGTTCGTTAGATTGATACATTTTCTTTTTCCTGTTAGTAAAAGATTTAAACGGCATAAGTGAGGGTCCAACGACCCCCGCTTACATTTTAACCAGCATCGAATCCGTTAAGGATACTTTGCCATTCTTCGTAAGTTAACTCTACGTCCCCAAAAGGAGTAGGTAACATTACTTCTTCACCTTCTTCTGGCCAGTCTACAGTTGGAATGTAGTTGACTAGGTTGGTTTCAATTTCCTGACGTTGCTCAATAGACAATTCAGATAATCGCATTTTAGGAAACTCCTCAGTAAGTAGGTCCATATGCCTTACAGGATTGAATTTAATAGATGGATACTTCCAACCATTCAACTCTAGGTCACATGCTTTAGTTAAAAGTGCAGATAGCAGCTCTTGGGTCAACCCGTAGAACTTTCTACGTAACTCAAAACCAGTGGTTAAACATAAGGCTTTGAACGTGTCTTTGGACAACGCTGCATTCTCATACACAGTAGACCATTTATAATTAAGTTCACGCAGTATACGATGTCTTGTATCCCAATCGCTAACGTCGAACTCATCGCTAATGATTAGTATGGCACTACAGCCACTTAGATTACCAGTGACTATTATTTTCCAGCCATCTGGACCAACTTTAGAAAGTGGTTCACGAACCTTAAATACTGAAAGACTACCCTGAGACATAGTTTCCCTAGGTAAAGGTGCTAGTCTACCACCCTGTACAGGTACCCAGTTATCCAAACCTAGTAAACGCATACATGTTCTATCGCTCACTACTTCAACAACGTATGAACTCTTAACACTACTACCATCAGGTACGAATAACCGAACGGCATCTACTGTGTAGTCGTATGTAACAGCATCGTCGTGTTCCACTATTCGGTTAACTTGGTCGTCTTCATATTTTGATTTAGATATACTTGGTGGAATCTTAGCATTGATGCTTGTCTCATATTCAGCTATGTCCATCTTAGTGGCTACGTTAACCCATTGTTCCAACTGAGCAGTATTCACTATCTGGTCATTCCAAGCCTGCGATAAATCAACTACGTCACTAGTGGCAAAGCCTACATTAGGCTTCATCCAAATGAGACAGTCCAAATAACGCACAGCTGTTTGACCATTACTTAATTCAGGAGACAACTCCCAACGTATGGCGAAATCTAACACATCCAACTTATCAAACAAGTCAGTGTTATCTGGTAAGTCACCCAATTCAACTCTTCGTAGTGAACCTCTTGCTATTCTAATCTGAGACATTAACTTATTCCTTTTATAAAATTAACTACCACGTTACCAAGGGTAACCGCAACCACAACCGATAGGAGTAATATAGGAACTAGGTTAGACTTCTTTTTTACTTCACCGGTATTTGGTTTAGTACCAAGACCATAAGCACTCTTAATCAGACCTACTTCTACATCTCTACGTTCCCATCTAGCTTTATTAGCTTCTGCAAATATTTCTAAATGTCTACCCCAGCTTGTAATAACCTTTTCAAGTTCAGAGTCTTCAACCTTATACTTGTTAGGTACCTGAATGAAACATTCCATGGATGGAGTAGTTACGTGACTACCAATTCTACCACCATACGGAACGAACCAAGCTTTGATATTCATTTCTGACACACCGCCTATTACAGCTTTGCGTTCAATTTCTTTTGCTTCCTGTATTACTTTAATGGTACCTAGAGACATGGTTAGTCCATGGTACGATACGTCAACAATCATTTTAACTATCCTTTTAATTTAGTTACTTAAATACATTAGAATAATATATGCGTGAAAAAAGATGGAGCTTACGCCCCATCTAATTAGTTGGTTATGTATTTATTGTTGTGCAGCTAGTGCTGCATCATCTTCAGCCTTACGAGCATCAGCTTTTTCCTGAGTCCATAAGTACCAGTTACTTGCTTGCATTTCCTGCCAATCAGGATACCAGCCATTAAATACTTCACCTTCTTCAGTTACTATGTCAAATAAGAATGCATTGTATTTATCAGTTACGCTAGTAGGGTATTCCGTTAAACTACCGTCTGCTATTTCCGACAATGGTGGGATTGTTTTCTTAGTTGTACCTAACTTCACATGCATGAAGTATGTTCTCCAGTTGCTGCAACCAACCTTATGTCCTTGTAACATTAAATGTAATGCTTCAGGGAAAGTTAGTTCAGTTTCAGGATTGTATTCAGAATCGAATACAGATTTAGGTATCCAAGTAACGGAAGCATCCGCACTTGTTACTTCATAACCGTCAGCACCTTCTGCATGACCGGTCATTGAGGGATACTGTGGTGTTGCAGCTACTTGCATAGGAACTGCGTCGACTACTTTGATGGCAACGTGTTTAGTCATCAGATTGTCCTTTTGTTGTGATTAAAATTAAATTTACCGAGGAGTAAACAATGCTTACTGGTCTTAAGATGATAAGCTTAGGTATCGTGGCCGAACATAAAAAGCCTTCATCTAAGTTAGCACTTGTACACCCTGCGGAGGCATTAACCGAAATAGATGGGGAATTACGAGCAATCCCTATCACACTATATGCCGCAGGAGTGGACGGGGAGAACCGTGAATATCAGGTTAATATCCAAGCCACTACCTCATTGGAGTGTGAATGGTTACAACTTGGTGAACATCGCATGACTGCCCCAGATATAAGAAGGGGCGAACAGGTAATTATTTGGGAAATAGAAGGCTCTACGGATGAGAAATATTATTGGAGTAGCGTTGGACGTGATTCTAACTTACGTAGATTAGAGACGATTCTATGGGCCTTCAGTAATGTATCCGACCCAGAGGAAGACGTAGAGGAATTGAACTACGATAATGCATACACCGTTGAGTTTTCGACCCATACGAAGCAGCTGACCATCCGTACTAACAAATATGATGATGAGCCATTTGCTTACGTTATACAGTTGAATACCAAAGACGGTAACTACACGGTACAGGATGACGTAGGTAATTACATACAGCTTGATTCGGCCGAAACAACCATCGACCTTACCAACAAGGATAAGACTCACTTTAGACTAAATAAGAAAGACATCTTTGGCTATGCTCCAGATAGCATGTACATGAAAGCTGTTAACACTATGGAGTTTAAGTGTAAGGACTTTATCCTAGAAGCAGAGAAGACTATAAGTACTAAAACTGAAACTGCGACACATGAAGCTAAGACCATGTTACATAAGGCTGATAACATAACCCTCAAAGCTACAGCAGTTAAGATAGATTCTCCCAATACGGAATGTACTGGGTTACTTAAGTGTAAGACACTGGATGCTGGCGGAGGAGCGTTAACCGCAGATTCTGGTGGTATTAAAGCTAAGGCGGCGGCATTTGATGCAGCACCTACCGCACCTGGTGGTAAGTGGCATATGCCATAGCAAAAAAAAATAGGAGGGCATTAAGCCCTCCGTTTTTGACGCTAACCTATCTCAGCATGTTCCATATCTGAACGTGTGATTTGGTAACGTAGTTTATTTTCACGCGATGGGTATAACCCATGGTTTAACAACAGTTGAAACCAATCGGTGTGTTTTGATTCCCCTTCCAAATTAACCACTATCGCCACCGTACCTAATTCCTTAGCTATGGTAAAGATGCGACCGAAGTAATATTGAAAGCGCATGAAGAGGTCATCGGTACGTTTCATGTTTACAGTAATGACGCCTTCAATAGACCCGTCTACGATAAACCCCTCATTAATAGATTCTTGATTAAGCGCACCATTCTCAATTAGTTGAGATTGTAATTCTGTTTTCTCTGGCATTTGTAACTACCTTTTAATTATTATAGTCTTCGTTTAATTCAGCAAGTATAGTATCAATTGTATCAACCAACTCAATGTCTGTATCTTGAGCTTTCCACAAACGGTAACGTATGTGGGTGTCAGAGTAACCTCTGTTCTCAAACTCTGCATATAGCAAAGGGTGAAGAAGTTTAACTGCTGACTTAACTGATACATCAAAGAAGGCACCGTCTGCTTCAGGGATACCGTTAGTTGACTGCTCCCACGATTGGGTGGTTACAAATTGTTCTATTACTGGATTTAACTCGACGTTATTTACTAGGGACATATTTTCTCTTCCTGTTGTTTAGAGATTGTTATTATTAAATAATGGTCTAGGCTACTAACTTAGACCAGTTGTTTTTGTAACTCCACACCGGAGTCTTTAGTACAGGCATTTCGGACACATCACCAAACTCTTGGTCATTGATAATCTCCTTAACCACCTTAAGTACACTCATGGTCTTATCAGTACAATTAAAGTCACCGATAATTTTCTCACGAGTATCTGGAATTATTACTAAGTCATCGATGTCTTCTACTGACACCTGTTGACCCTCACCTAACATGGTGTAGACATAGTAACAAATATTATCGTTATCACCTACAGACATACGCTGTTCGATGTATACCTTAGGAGCAAACTTCTTTTCCTTCATGTAGCTTACTATACAGCTCTTGCTATACATACTCTTTTCCTTTAATTTAAGAGAACGGGCGTGGTAGCATATGCTACCACTATTAAACTACAACCATACGTTGGAGTTTACCTTACCCGGTGTTGTATGCCATTCTGTTGCTAGACAGGCATAGAGTTTAGTATTGACGTCTTCTGTAGTGGATGCTTTAGATAAGATATCAAACTTATCAATTATATCCATAGCCAGCGACGACATAATGGTTTTGAAAGTACGTAGGAAATCCATAATACTAACAGCAGATAAAGTAGGTTTCTTATCAACCACGAAATGGAACTCGTTATCACGTAAACATATCTGCAATGCATCGATAGTCATGTGAGGTCGGTTTACCAATTCTAGGTTATCAAATCCACCTAACTTTAAAAGTGTATCGTTACACACTAAAGTGGCAACGTGTAGAACACCATTAAGTTCTTTACACTGTAGTACTACCCTGCCTTGTGGTACAGGTACATTTACTCTGATTAACTTTTCCATGAGTATACTCCTAGTGTGACATTAAGTCATCTACCATTTCAGCAAGTTTATATTTATCAGTACCAATGCTCTCAGCACTACCTTCATAGACTACTGGAACCATGGTAGTAGTATCTACTGCCAACAGAGTCTTTGTTTTTGCTATTGTAGAAATACCATTAGCAATAGTATTCTTAACAGCTTCAACAACCTTGATTTCCAAGTAACCGTCTTCAAGGTTAATGATACAATAACGATGAGTAGTGCTCTTACGTACTAAGTCACGGATTGTATTTTGAAACGATTGGAAAGGTGTTAATACTTTATCTTCTGTACATTTATAAGTTGTCATGATTCTCTTCCTTTTATTTAGAGATAGATTATATAACTACAATTGTTTAAGTAGCTACTTCACTAATGTAATATGTATCTATCGTTTTTTGGAAACGACATAAATGGGAGTCTTTCGACTCCCATGGTTTATGTTGTCTTAGAAGTTATCAGGTAGTACATGGTACTGTACCATCTTAACCTTATCCATGGTAAAACCTTTACCACCCACATAACTACCTTGTGTCCCGTATTGAGTCTTACCACCTAACCTAGTATCGAAGGAGTCAGGATAGTGTCCCATCAATGGTAGATTGAACATGGTGTACTCTTCCCTAGCTATGTCGTAACTACAACGGTCTCTAGACTTCTTATAGGAAAATGTTTCCCCGTCCCCAGTAAATGCAACCCCAGTTAAGTCGTGAGGGTATTCATAAACCCCAGGTAGACCTTTACTGATTAACGGTGTTATTGACTTGGTGATGTCTGGACGATTGAAAACCATCAAGAAGGTAAACATAGATGAAACTATATCTTCAATCCATTCATTGGACGTAACATCACTCTCAGATACTAACTCCTTATTACGGACAGTAGTTAACCAAGGTGTCTTACCTTTGATTTTTATTGCCCTGTCCAATAATGGAACCTTTCTCCAATCTACCTTAATTTGCGTCTTACCAACTATTTCGATTACACCATCAAGCAAGTGTAGGTACCCATCCAATACCACTCCGAATACTTTATCGGTTACGTCATATCCAAGGTCAAAGCAACAATTATCGTACCACTTAACACTACCCTTATCCATTTTGTACATCTTAGACCTAGGGAGTCTCTCTACTACATAACCACCAATGTTCTCAAAATTTATTAAGTTAATGTCCTTGATGGTTGAGCCGTGTAAGGCATCGTATCCACCTTTAGCATACATACCAAAATCGTTAAGTATCAAAGGGTGTATTACACCGTTTATTGATACCAGTACCTTACCTACTAATAGGCTGTAGTCAGTATTATCGCGAGATAGCCGTAAGTCCTTACCTAAACTATTGGCATCTGAGGCAGGATTAATATACGCATTGGAACGCTCTGCATTAAAACCAACATCAAATGCACTGTAACTATCTATTCGTTTTAAACCTGTAAAAGTAAATGGTGTACTAGTAACATCTAACCGTATGTCATTATCATTACAATGACTAATCCATTCCAGTAGGGTGTATGAAGTTCTATACATGTCTGCATAGAACTCTGAAGTCATAGGTCGCCAGTTAACGAGAGAACCGTCGTTGTCTAAAGTAATGTGTACTTCCTCAAACCCTGTGAGGACCTCTGACATCTTTTTACTGGCTAAGTCTACCTCAAGCCATTCTCGTTTACTTCTAGCATACGAGGCTGTTATTAAATACATCTGATTTCCCCTCAGAAAGTTGAATAAGTGCTAACATAAAAAAACCCATTTTTACTATTTAATCTGTTAATGAGAGAAATAGTATGTTGGGGCAGTTAAGGCCTTAGCTGTCTCTAATGTAACCGAATTCGCTAAAGGAGTTCATTTTGACTAGTCAATACCAATACCCATACGACCCGACAGGCACTGCGCCCGAAAATGTCGTTACGGATTTACCACATCCGCTTACCCCGGTACAGGGTAAGGGTTACTCTCTAATCGTTCCTAAAGCTGGTCCATTCTTTAAGAAAGATTTCAAACTTGTACATAAATCAAGTGGTAAGATACTTACTCCAGACGTGGATTATGTTTTCACTCACTTGGTCATGGATTTATCACATGCTTTACAGCTCCACATATATGGCTCTGTGACAGTGGTAAACCAAAGAATTATGGGCGACGTCGTTCCAGTATACCGCACCATTGGTGGAGAGTATGTACTGGAAGAAGATAAATTCGCACAGTATGCAATCCACCTTTTGGAAAGTGATGGTGCATATCCGTGGGATAAGTTAACAGATATACCTGGTGAGTTTCCACCAGACCGTCATGAGGTACCTTTGGGTACTACTGGCGGTCACGATGAACTGATAGCGGCTATTCGTCAAATCAGTCTTGGTGGCGACCACATGCATGATATCTCTAACATTCGTCACTTGGATGACAGACTAAGTAATAAGTTGGATAGTAACGGTAGTTATAAAATCCTAACCGATGCTAAGTTACATATTCAAGGTATCTTTACTGGTAGCGTTCAGTGTCGTTTACCTAAGGTTAAAACACGCTGTTTGATAAAGGCAAAGATTCAAATTACTGAAGGTAACGAGGTAAGTACACTAGAAGTTTCCGGTAGCATAAAGGCATACAACGATGGGGTCATCCCAGAGAAGTGGAGTAATATTAAAATTACCCCAGCCTATAGCTGTTGGGATGGTGATGTATTCATCACTTACGATAGTGAGCACTACCCTGTTATTATCTTAGGTAAGGACAAAGACTGGAACGATGCCCATATCTCAATCATCGAATACTTCACGGTTAACCCTGAAGAGATAGAAGGTGAGATTAATCCTTTCCGTGTTAGCATGGCCTCTTCATTAGCTGGGTTACAATATACCAACACTAATGACGAAGGACTTATACTACTACCTGCTACTACAGAAGGTGAGTTATCAAATGTTATCAATCGTCGTTACTTTGGAGTTATGCCTGAGGGTCTTTACCATGGCTTTAGTATAACCCAGACAGCAGTTGATAAGATTAGAGTTGGTATTAATACCGAAAGACACTCTGCTGTTATTTACGATGGTCAGGAAGCGGCTACTATTGTCCTAGACAAAGATGCTCAAATCTTAACCGTTAGTGAACCACAGTACAGTGCTATCGTGTTGGAACTTGTTCCTGTCGGCGAGGTAGGTGACCCTAGAATCATGGTTGATTTACCAGATAGAGAAGCACAGATTCGTCTTGTCCATACCAACTCTGTTACCGATAACATGTTAATTATTGGTGAAATTAACTGGCCTGCCAACGAAGCAGAGTTAACCACTGCCCACTTGTCTTACGATAATCGTCAGAATGCTCAATGGAACGCTGGCACAATACTACCTATAACATCAGAAGTTGTATTCCAAGGCTAAATACATTAAGTGGTTTTTACGCCTACTCTTATGTAGGGCGTCGTTGAGGGTTTATTGAAAAGCGTCCTATGTTCTTCGCTAGTGAGGAACTTCAATTGGGACTAGCAGGCCAACAACCCTCTCAACTATTTATTCCGGTAAACCTTAAGGAACCAAAAAATGACAGTACAAATTCGCGTGAAAACTGGTTTGGAAGCTAACCGTCTGGCATATACGCCTGCATTAGGTGAACTTCTTGTAACCACAGATACTCGCAAAATCTACGCTGGTGACGGCGCTACCGCTGGTGGTGTTGGAATCGGTGCAAGCTGTGAGTTAGTTGCAGACCAAACAGCCATGCTTGCTTCTAAAGCAATGCCAGGTGATTTGGTATTCCGTTCTGACCTTGGTCATGTGTTCGTATTGGCTGGTGCCGATGCTACAGTTCTTGCCAACTGGATTGACACAGACCTTACTACTGCGTCTGACGTCGGTCTTGGTAATGTTCAAAACTTCGGAATCAGCGATTCAGTTGACGAAGACGTTTCTGGTCAATACGCAAGTTCTAAAGCAGTTTACACTGCTAACCAACGTGCTATCTCAGCAGAAAACAATGCTGTTGCATATGCTGACCAAGTTAAAGCTGACTTGTTAGGTGGAGCACCTGATGCTGCACTTGATACTCTTCTTGAGCTAGGTGCTGCCATCACTGATAACGACAGTGAAATTGCTGGTATCGTTTCTGCAATAGCAACTAAGTTGGATATCACTACGTTCGATGCATTTACTGCACGTACAGATAACCCACATGCTGTTACTAAAACTCAAGTTGGTTTAGGTAACGTAGAAAACTACGGCATCACTGATTTGGTAACTGAAGATGTTTCAACTCTTTACGCATCTGCTAAAGCTGTTAAAACTGCATACGACATGGCCGCTCTTGCTCGTTCTGAATCTTTGGATTCTCAACAGTTAGAAGGTAAGTCTCTTGCTGAAGTTATCTCATTGGCACAAACTGGTCTTGCTACCGATACTAACTTACAAGCTCACATTACGGATACTGCTAACCCGCACAACGTAACTAAAGCACAAGTTGGTTTAGGTAAAGTTGAAAACAAAACAGTTGCTGAAATCTTAGCATCTGATGCAGTAACTTTAGCTTCTACTGATGCGTCAGAAAGCATTGCTACTACTAACTTTGTTCAAAACAAATTAGTTGACGACAAATACCTTAAAGACGGTGATGTTCTTGACGGCGGTAGCTTCTAAGACTAACCCCTTAGACAGTTAAACTGAAAAGGCGGGTAATTCCGCCTTTTTTGCCGTACATGCGGACATAGTGGAGAGGGATAGACCCTCTCCAAAAATATGACGTTTAAAGTTCCAACGTATCTAGAATGGTGCAAATCTTCTTAGTCCACGTTTCATTCTTATCGGCACCAATGACTAATAACTCATCTGGTTTAAACCAACCGTACCAATATAGCTCATCTTCCACTGGGTTAGGCATTAGGTCTTCTTGGTCTAGATGTACCACGGTAACCAATGCAACATATTGTCTATCGGTAATGGTTTCATCAGCGGCTATTGCATATTCTAGAGTTTCAGATTTAATAATCTCTACATCATCACCAATTACTACTTCTTCTTCAATTTCACGTGAAGATGCTTTTAAGATAGCTGCCTCTATATCTATAATAGAATTGTTGTGTTGTAGGTCGCGTAGCTCAAAGTGTCCACCTACACCTAACGTTATCTTACCGCGCAATGCTTCGTGTTGATGGTCGTCCCTTCTCATAAAGGCTGCCACCTTACCATGACAAACAAAAATTGTAAGGGGCATAAGTTTACGATAGTTAAAATCGTTTAGTAAAGACGCTCTACGTTTTAAAACGATATGGTCGGAAAGTTTACTTGGTAACCTAACAATGCCATCTGTTCTTTCAGTAACTATTGATGCGGGAATAGCTACTATGTGTTCTTGATATTCTATCATTGATATTTCTTCCGTCTGTTAATATAGTCAAAACAATAATGAATCGAGTAAAAAATACCCTTGTAAGTAATAGCTAAAGATTACGGGCTATCCTATGAGTAGTGTCTCCGGAGATGCTGCTGTAGGTATAATTCGTACCCAATTTTTTCGAAAAAATAAATGGAGAGACTCCAATGATTATTTTGGACATCATTACGTCTACCGAGAGTGGACGTAACAACTTTATACCTGAAGAGGGACAGTTCCTAGTCTGTACCGATTCTGAGAAGTTGTATCTAGGTGATGGCATAGCCGTGGGTGGAATACCAACCACTAAAAAAGCGGTTAGATTAGGTGTAGGTCTCGATGAGTTAGGACTCAAAGAAACCATGGAATCACACTACGTCATAGCCATTCCTGAAGAAAAACGTACTGATGAAACAGAAGGCAGTATGTTCCTTGTAACCGATGAGAGTCAAGAACCTATGTTCGGCTCCGCAAAAGAACCGAATGCTGACGATTATCTCGTTGGTGATATCGTGTTCGTATACTAAGTGGGGAGTTGATAATGTCACAGTTAGATGTTTTAATGCGCGACCAGCATTCCCTACTGCGTGTACGCAAGATAATGCAGAAGCAAACAGACGGTGCGTGGAATACCATGTACTCTCTAAGTAACGATGCTGAAGTTTCTACTGCATGGGAAACTGGTGTGCAAACCCAGACCCAATGGGATTCTATTTTCACCACTAGTCACAGCACAATCAGTGCGTTTGATACTGACGTTGTTACTAGTAAACAAACAGGCACGGCTTGGATTACTGACCGAACTACCGACGCTTCTAGAATAACTGCTGCTTCTACTCAAACAGAGTGGACTACCAGTCGTATTACAGAACACGCTACTTCTCAGGATACCCAAACCAACTGGAACATTCAGACGACAACTTCTTTTGTTACTGACCAAACCACACAAACCGATTGGACGTCTAATCGTCAAACTGACTATAGCTATTCTAAGTCAACTACGACCAATTGGACTACTGTTGTGGATACAACTTTAACTACCAATAGAAGTACAACGACTCAATGGACGACGTCTCACTCGTCAGCTACTATGTGGACTACAAGTCACAGTACTGATTATAATACGTCACATACTACTACTACCTCATGGAATACCAGTCAGGCTACCAACAAGTCAACTACGACCCAATGGACTACTGCCCGCGATACAAGTAATAGTACTTCCAAGTCTACCAATACGGTATGGACAACTGGACACGCAACGACTAGAACCACTACGGTTAATAAAAATACCGCAGGTACTACGTCACGCAGTACTAGTAGGTCTACCTCGACTGCGTTCAATACGTCAGTAACAACTAGTCACAGTACTACAACTCTGTGGGGCACTGCTGTAACAACAACGTTCAGTACTAGTAGGTCCACGAGTACTAGTTATGGAACATCGTATAATACAAGTAGAAGTACAGCTACCAGTTTCAATACTTCACACAGTACGACAAAGACCGCATCTAGAAGCACAACAACTTCTTACAATACTACCTGGGGAACTTCTCACGGTACGTCTAAGTCTACTTCGTATAGTGCAAGTACTAGTTGGACTACTTCGCATGGAACGTCTAGAAATACCTCTTATAGTGCTACTACTACTTGGAGTACTGCTAAATCAAAGACAACGTCTAGGTCTACGACAAAGTCAAAGACAACGTCTAGGTCTACGACCAAAGCAGCTAGTAGAACCACCACATGGACAACTAACTATTGGACATTTTGGGGTGAGGATTGGGATGGTGCTGGTGGTTCAAGTAGACAGACAAGTAGAAGTACTTCTGGTACTACTTCCTGGAATTACTCTGCAACAACTAGTTTCAGTACTAGTTACGCTGCCAATACGTCGTATACAACCTCGTATTCAGCTAATACTAGTAGGTCTACGACCAAGTCTCGCTCTACTTCTTTAACAACTAGTTATAGCACTAGTAGGTCTACGACCAAGGCACGTACTACTAGCTACACTACTAGTTACAATACGTCTAAGTCTACGTCTAAATCTACTAACACTTCTTGGGGTTACTCTGCCAATACTACGTATGGTACATCCAAGAATACTGTAACTACTTTTGGTACTTCCCACACCACTTCCAAGAGTACAAATACTTCTTGGAATACGTCACGTGGTACTACTAGAAACACGTCTAGAACCACAAGTACTGCGTATGGAACTACGTGGGTAACGTCTAAGAGTACTAACACTACTTATAACACGACTTACGCCACAACTAAAGTTACTACGTCTAGTTGGTCAACTGGGTACACTACTAACTATGCCACTAACAAGTCAACTACGACTACGTGGACTACGACGAAGAGTACCAACGTGGTGACTGGTAAGTCAACAGATACTACATGGACAACATCGTGGGGTACGTCTAAATCCACTACGACTACTTACGCAACTGCTAAGGATACTAATTACCAAACATCGTTCGGTACATTAACTAGTTATACGACTTCCAAGTCTACTACTACCTCCTTTACAACAGTTCGTGAGACTAACAGAACCACAAGTCAGGCAACTAACACTGCTTGGTCGGTAAGTTCTACCACTAGTGTTGCAATGAGTACCTCGACCACCACGTCTTGGGACACAAGCAAGTCTACCTCTGAAGCTAGAAGTGGGACAACCACAACTGCATGGACTACATCGTATAGTACTAACGTGCAAACAACTATCATGACTACAACAAACTGGATGACTTCATTCCAGCGTCAGACTGATATTGATGCAGGTAAGACAACTACAACAAACTGGGTCACTCAAGTGGCAACAACCACAAGTTGGACTACGTCTTATAGTACCGGTGTATCAACGGTTAAGTTTACCAATTCAAATTGGACGACTTCGGCCAATACCACTAAAGAGGTTGGTGAACTTACTACGTCGGCAACGACTACGTGGACAACCATGCGTAATACCCAAAGTGTGTTCAATACCGCAGGTGATGCTTCTGTGGCTACGGATACTTCTTGGACTACCGCTAAATCTACGTTAACTGTTTGGTCAACGAATACTTCAGCGACTACTCAAACAACGTGGTCAACTGATGGTACCATGACCACTAGCGTTGAAATAACTTGGAATACTACCGAATCTCGTAATACAGATTTGGGTGCCGGTACTATGATTAGTACTGACTTCTTAGTTAGCACAAGTCGTTATAGTGACAGACAAACTGATGGCTCGTTCAATACTTCCGTATCCACTGCAACTGCATGGGCTACTGATACAGTTAAGTCAACGACAACATCGTGGCAAACTACTATATCAACCACCACTACGGTAGCTGGTAATGTACAAACTACGACTACGTGGACTACGTCTTACAGCACAACTGCTGATGTTACGTATACTACAAATGCTGACTACACTACCCAGTGGACTACTGCTAGACAGACAGATGTATTACATGCTACGTCGGTTCTAACATCGACTTCTTGGAATACTACTGATTACTACGGTGCAGAGCGTACTACATCACAAGTTGCCTCAACAGCTTGGATAACTGGTGAAGAACGTCAAACAACGTGGGTTACTAGTCGAACTACTTCTTAATCTAAAATGGGGTTGTTTATTCAACCCCTTCGTTTAAAGGATGGTTAAATTGAATGACGTGACAAATAACCGTGCCTCTGTCTTCAGTCAAGTTTGCGGAAAGAGAGGTATTGAATTATCAACTTCCCACAGAGTAAATACTGGAGTATACGGTAAAGGCAAAGATTTGATTTATGGGGAACTACTAGGTGGGGTGATACTATTACCTAAGTCTCTAGGCCTTCGTATTAGAACTTTGAATGAGGTTATGGACAATAGGGAACACGATGATTTCATCAAAGACCTTATTCCGGTACATCAAGAAACAACTAACAATGCCAAGGTTGTTGTTCTACCGGAACGTTTTGTCTTGGAAATGACCCCTAAGTGTTGTAATCAAATAGTTGATTGGGCTGCTGGTGAACCATGTTTCGTTATACCTATGGGGGATACCCCTCCTGAACTAATTGCAGGACTCCATAAGACAGGTGACAATTTTACTATACTATCAACAAATACTGATAGACATGCCCTAATGGTTAGGTCCAAGGAAGCTATGTTCAGTACAGTAGACGCATTGGGTATTGTGGCTGTTTGGTACAATAAACCTTTCTCTTTTTTGAAAGAAGGTGGTAAACATGACTTTGGTCCGTTTAGACTAATAAATATTTTATTAGCTAATGACCTAACCAATAGACGTATACGTCTAAACAATTTACTTAATTCGGAACTTGGTGGGTTTTTTTTACCAACAAAAAATGGTATTAATGAACTTAACAAATTCCTAGATTATTACGAGGATAGACATGGAAAATTTACCAATACACATCGCACTTAACATGACTAGTGCATGTAACATGGATTGTTCATATTGTTATCAGGACGCACTAAACTCCGGTAAACGCATGAGCAATCAGGTTTTAGATTCTGTAATAGAAATGCTTAACAAGACAGATGGGCAACGTTTCAGGATAAGTTTTTTTGGTGGTGAACCAACCCTAGCCAGTAGAGGTATGGAATATTTCATCGATAAGGTAAACATTGATAAGGTGGAGGGTTTTGAACTAACTACAAATGGTACAAACATAGACGTAGTTAATAAAATAGCACGCATGGGTTTTGATAAGTCTGGTGGTAGAGTTACTACAGGTGTCCTAGTGTCTAATAAAGACCAACGCACGCCACACGAAGAATTGGACCTGGATGTTGTGGATAATTCATATAGATACATAATCAGTGTGGACGATATAGATAACGTGGATGAACAGCTAGTATCTGAGTTACTAGATAGTGAATTCATACGAGTGGATTTCCGTTTTGACTATTACGGAAATTGGGAAGATATAGAGACATCTAGAGTGGAGCGAGTAATCGAACTACTTAGAACCTTCCAACAGGCCACCACCAGATTGGAATTTAGACCACCTAAGATATTTAAACCTGTCTTCGTCAAAAAGTGTCCCTCACCACACATGAGTATAGATACAAATGGTGATATAATGCCCTGTCATCGTATGTTCAATAGTACTCGTGGTATAGGTCAGTCGGTAGGTAATATAGTTACTGAAATGGAAGCAGCGGTAGCACGTCTACAAGCATTCCATCAAGAGATGCATTATAGTAGTGCGTGTATTGGTTTCAATGCTAACATTGGTCAGACTAGTGATACTTACGTTCTTAGTCTAGGTACTGTAGAGTTTGAAGAACGCTCAGAACCTATGCAAGAAGGTGAACTACAGGCGGCAATCCAACAGAGCTGTCGCTAAATTGTAAAGTTAAAAAATTACAGTTATAGGGAGAGGGCGAAAGCCCTCTCCTTTTATATGACCGGACGCGGTTAAAATAGAAGATTCTAGAATGTTTTATAAGGATGCATCCCTATGTCAATCGAACCGATAAAGAAATATCCATTCGATAGCACAGCTGAGTCACCGACTAATTATTTTCAAAATGAAAGTCATGTGATTGAGCCGGATGGTCAAAAGACAATAGTGGTTAGAGCTGGTCCTTTCTACAGCGAAAAACTTGTTGTCCGAACACCGTCGGCTATTGAACCCCTTGTGCGTGGTGAAGATTACCACATCAAATATCTTTTTGAAGACGCAACACTGAAGACAGGTAAGGAAGTACACATTGCCATTTCGATGGTGGACCCTAACTGGCACGGAGAACTATTACTCTCCGGGCAAGTAGTTGGTGGCGATTACTCTCACTTGTATCCTACGGTTGTGAATATCGTAAATGATATTAAAAAGAACTACGAGTCAGTAAGTTACGCCGATTTAGAAAATGTACCAACAGCTTTTCCTCCAACTAGCCATGCTCACAATGTCAGAGACCTGACGGACATGGATGAGTTGATTATGGCGATAAAAGAAAACAGTGCCAACCTTAGTGGTGCATTGTTATTCAATACTCGACCATTAGAGCGCTTAGTGCGTCAAGCTGTTTCACGTACCGACCGTATTCAACGTCAACCTTTTGAGGGTTCGACATATGTAGGGAGACATACAGGTCCACTTACATTCATAATGCCTGGTACACAAACCCATAACTCTAACTTTGTAGCACGTATTCAAATACAGAACCACGAAGGCTTTGAAATCCTTACTGTGTCTGCCAAAGAAAACTTGGAACTAATTGAAGAAGTTAGAGTACATAGCGATACCAGTTTAGCGGTTGATATATACCGCGATAAAAATATGCGTATCTGTGTATCCATGGGTGATGATACTGAAGAGTGGATTGATGCCACCGTAGGTATTGAAAGTATCATGTGGAGTGTGGACGACCCGGTTTACCGTGAAGTACCACTGCGTTGGTCGCACTTGTCAGTTGACGAACTTAAAACTCGTGAACCTACCCACATGGAAAAAATTCTTGTTGTTGGTTCTCAGGCAGCGGGACAGATGTATGGTTTCAGCGATGGTATCATTCCAGATTTTGGAAACTCCATTGTACCTATGTCACTTACTGAACCTAGTGAAGAAGAAGTTCGTCTTCGCGAAATTGAAGCCTCATTAGGTATTCTAGAGCCTCGTATCTTTGGTAGCTTAACCAGACCTGATATAGGCGGCGCTCCGATTCGACAATGGGTAAGTGTTAATGATGATAGTGGTACAAATACCATTATACGTGTTGCCAACATTCCTGAGGGAATGATAGATGACATGGACAATTCATTACGTTGGGTACTTCGTGTAAACGATTTAGATGGTTATGTCTATACCGAACCTGCGGTTATTCTATCAGATGGTTCTGTTGCTTGGCGCTTCAAAGGTTCCGAACTTGCCGATTGGCATTATTGGGAATATGGTAGAGCAATTCAAGAACGTTTAGAAATCGCTAAGGTTCCTTTACATGCATTGGATGGTATTACTAAACCTGAACAGTTAGACCCGTATATCCTTACTAGTATTCCTACTTGGGGTACGATATGGGATACTGCCTATGGCACAACTTACTCAACTACCCAGTTCGAGAAAGCAAATACTCAATGGCTTACTGAAGCAGGTCCTGAAGCAGAGACCAGTAGAAGTACCACATGGGACACTACTAATCTCACTAACAAGACAACAACCGTTGAAGGTACTGGTGATTACCAAACTCTTTGGACTACCAATAAAACTACCTCAACTACCTACAACACTGGTTACAACACCGATACGTCTCGTAGTACTAACAGGTCTACAACGACTACTTGGTCTACGGCTACAGGTAAGACTACAAGTCGCGCCACTCAGAAGTCTACGACAACTGCTTGGACAACTTCGTTCAGTACTACCAAGTCGCGTACAACCGATGCTGGTACACAGACTACTTGGAACACAAGTAAGTCTACCACTAAGTCACATGTAACAAGTGTGAGTACTGGTGGGTCTAGAACAACTAGTAAGTCTACAACTACGAGCTATGGTACCAACTACAGCACTAGTTATAACACTAACTATACTACCAGCAGAACTACAAGCACTGCATTTGGCACTAGTAAGAGTACAACAACTAGTTACACAACTGGTTATACTACTAATTACAACACCACTTACAGCACTAGTAAGTCAACAACGACCAGTAAGTCAACATCTAAAACCACTAGTAAGAGTACAACAACTAGTTACCAAGCTAGTCGTTCAACTACACATAGTAGGTCTACGACCAAAACCGCGAGTAGAACCACCACATGGACAACTAACTATTGGACATTTTGGGGTGAGGATTGGGATGGTGCTGGTGGTTCAAGTAGACAGACAAGTAGAAGTACTTCCATAACCACGTCTTGGGACTATTCTGCAACAACTAGTTGGAGTGCCAATACTGCAATTACGGCATCTAAAACCACTAATACGTCTTTCAACACTACGTATAACACTAGCTATGCTACGACCACCGCGTGGAACACGTCACACGGAACTTCTCACGGTACGTCTAAGTCTACCTCTAAGAGTACGACTACAACATGGACCACTAGTAAGAACACTGGGACATCTTGGACAACTGGACATACTACTAGTAGGGCTACAAGTCACGTTACTAGCAAGGCTACAACAACAAGTTATAGTACAGCCATTGGTGCAACAACCTCATGGACTACGTCGTACAGTGCAAACACTACGTTTAGTACTAACAAGACTACTACAACACAATGGGCGACTAACTACTCAGGTGGTACATCGCGTTCAACTAACCAGTCAACTACGACTTCTTGGAATACAAACTACTCAACCGGTAGTTCTAAGAATACTAGCGCCACTACTACTACAACGTTTACTACTACGTTTAGTACTACAACTGGCGTGGCTACTAGCCGTGACACAACTACTGCATACCAGACATCTCGCACGACCACAGGCTTTAGTAATGTGAGCGTAACAAGATTAACTGAAGCAGAAACATCCGTAATTACAAATGGTGAAGTGTTGACTACATGGTCTACATCTAGAACCACAAGTGGTGAAATGTTATCACAAACTACTACAAGCTGGTCTACGGACTATGTGGATGGTACGGCGTGGTCAACTAGTAAGGTTACAAGTAAGAATACTACCAGAACAACGAATACTACATTCGATACTTCTGCAAGTACTACAGTGGATTCTACAAGTACGTTCACAACGTCTTGGGATACTTCTGTATCAACATCTATTGACACTTCAGCTACTACAGTTACATCGTGGAACACTGTACGTGATACATCAATGTTGACGTCTAAGGAAACTGTGACGGTATTCAGTACTGTAATTGATGGTGTTACAAGAGAGACTATTACTTCTTGGACTACCGAATTCTCGACAACTCATGCGACAAGTATTGCGACTAGCCAGTCTACAACGACTAGCTGGACAATATCTACTGGAGCTACGACAAGTCAGGATACAACTACATCTTGGAACACGAACGTTGCGACGATTGCTAACACTTCTAGAAGTACAGTTAGTTCTATGTCAACCATTGTGGATGGTGAAACTGTTCAAACGGCTACCGTATGGACAACCAACTTTAGTACTGCTGTTAATACGGCAATTGCTACAAGTGCAACTACCACAACAACTTGGGGTATTGGTGGTAATACTACCAGAACTACAAGTGTGGAAACTTCGACAAGTGCTTCTGTTACAGCAGATACAACGTGGTCTACCACGGCGTCAACTGTAACTCAATGGTCTACTGCTGATACCACATCCTGGACAACAGGTGTGAACACGACGCATACTAAGACTACTGAGGCTACAACAGCCACAAGCTGGACGAGTTCTGTAGTAACAACGTACGAGACAGGTGCATTGACGGCCACAAGCTGGACAACGCTTAAAGATACCCGTTTCAATACGACGTACTCTACAACAGTACAAACTGGTGCAAGTGTTACAACTGCATGGGAAACTCAGGCTTCAACGTCTGGACAGACTCAAGTTGTATTACGCTCTACTAATACTGGAGTTGCAACATCAGTTTCAACTACGTGGGATACGGAAGTAACGACTCAGTATAACACAAGTCGTGGTACTACAGTAAGCTGGCAGACAGCGCATCCAAGTGACCCAACTACAACGTTGACCACTAGCGCCGATGTGAGCACTGCATGGGTTGAAGAAGAAACAGTTCAAGTTAGCACGTCTAGCTCGTACATGACAGTTGCGGAAAGTGCGTTCTTAACAGAACATACTCAAAACACTGACTGGTACACTGCTGTTAATACCGACGTCTTAGTTACTGAGACTTCATCGGTTCAAACTTCTGTAACCACTTCTCGTGATACGAGTTGGCAAGGTACTTAAGTACTAAAGTAGTAAGTTAAATTCTGGGAGGGCTTCGGCTCTCCCATTATTTTTTTCTTTGCTATGACTAACCAAGGAGATATTACAATGTTAACAAGAAATAGAATTATAGAAAGAACAGTACACCTTAAAGAGAAAGGGTACGCCAATCTTAAAAATGATAGTGGTGGGGAAACGATGTGGGGTATTACCACAGCTACCGCAGCTAAACATAAAGACCTCTGGCCCAAGTATGACTTTAACGGTGATATGAAGCGTTTACCTTTAGCAATGGCGTATGAGATATACGTATTGGACTATTGGGAAGCACAGAGCCTAGACGATGTCCTTAGAATCTCTCCAATGCTCGCTGAAGAGCTTTTCGACACTGGGGTAAACTGTGGCACTGAATTACCACAAGTCTCGCTACAGCGCTGTTTAAACGTCCTGAACGGACAGGGTAAATACTATAAGGATTTGACAGTGGATGGTGACGTTGGACCCAATACAATCAAAGCCCTAACTGCATTCTTCGAGTTACGTGGCAATGAGGGGATAGCTGTATTGTTCACCATGTTAAATAGTATTCAATCTGTCTACTACATAGAACTTGCGGAGAAAAAAGAGACCCAGGAAGATTTTGTGTATGGTTGGAATAGGTCTCGCGTATTTATGAATCTAGTAACGCATCTTTAACCAAAAAAATAATGGGAGGTATTAACCTCCCTGTTTTTGACGCATAGACAAAAAAATAAAAGGAGACCTAAGTCTCCGATTATTCTGAACCAATAGGAACACCAATAGAGAAGATAGTTCATGTCTTCTCATAAAAGGTATCACTAGTGTATTTTTTATTTATAACCTTTAGACCTACCATCTTCAATTATGTATAACTCTTCCATAACGTGAATGTATACATATCTACTAATGATTAAACACGACGTAGTTAACGTAACCGCATAAAGTGTAGACACCCTATAGTACAATAACGCAAAACCTATGGTTGCTATAACTACTGCACCTAAGGCATTAACCCTAGCCCTAAGTATTGAGAACTCCCCATCGCCCTTAATAACCTGAGAAATGTTTTTATCTTTCAAAGGTTTAAGTACAGAGGCAGTACACATCATAACACACCAAGACCCAATAAGTAGAAAGCCTGGATAAATTCCCCATTCGGTTAACCAGAAACCCAAGACACAAACTACTTCTACAGCAACTACCCAAGTATAGGAACGCACAGGGTTCTTAACGATGTATCTACTAATACCAGGTAAGAATACGGCAAGTCCCATTAGTGGAACTAACCACTCTTTTAGAATCTTACCTACCTCACCAAAGTTAAGTCCCAATAGCCCTACAGTAAGAGCTATCAGGAATACATACGTGGTCTTAGTTAGAAACTCGTACAGTAGGTAATACTTACGTAATCTACTAAGTTGCTGGAACTGCTTTAACATCTGACTCACCCTCTTCTGATTTGTTCAACTCTATCAGAAAATAATGGTAAACCCAACGACTTAGCGCTATAAAGGTAATCGATAGGAAAGCATTCACTAACGTATTAACGTGGTACGTGGTCATTGCCACACCTATAACCGTTACAATAACCATAGCCAAGGATGAGAAGCGTTCTGCAAGGACTGCAAACTCACCATCACCTTTAATCACCTGTGATGAATTCTTAGTACGTAACGGCCTAACTAAGGTATTACAAGAACCAAGGAAGAACATCGATAGTAATAAGATTGGTACTGGGTAGAATCCCTGAGCTACTACCATATAGCCGGTAACGCAAGTAATCTCAATAGCTACTATATAAGGATAACACTTAAATGGATTATCGACTATATACTTACTAACCTTAGGGATAAATAACAATAGTCCAAAAATCGGTGCTGAGTAATCTCGAAGTATGATTCCCAGCGCATCAAAATATTGTATTATTAAAGTAGCGGTTACAGCTATCAGGAATACGTTACAGGCTTGAGTTAGGAAACTATAGATTAATAGTAACTTACGTACTTTACTAAGATTCTTCAGTTGTTGCAACATCAGTTTCAGTCCCTAAATCAGCAGCGGTTTCCTCAACCACTTCCATTGCCTTTACTGGTGCTTCAGGTACTACGCGACCATATAACTCCAATACTTCTTTAAGGTCTGAGATAGTTTGTTCCTGACCGTGCTCGAATATATGATGTATCTGTGCGTCACTAAACTGTAGAGCATATGCTTCAGTTTCCCAAGGTAACTCACGCCACTGATAGGCAATGCGTTCAGGAGTAGTTGTCGTAGCAATTAACTCACTAGGATACAACGTACCCTTCCATACTGTACCTGAGGCTATGAAGTTTAAGTCTCCACGTAGGAACTGTTGTAAATGAATAGTTTCGTGTTTAACAGTAACTTCCATTAGGGCAACATCAGTGTTGATGATAATCCAAGGAACACCATTAACCGTAGTGAAGAAAGTAGAAACGTCAAAGTCGATAATTGGACGTAGTTCACGACCAACGATGGCCTGGTGGTGACGTGCAGATATAGTAGTGATTTTAACATCACCTAAGGCATCTTTGGTTTCTTTAGAAAGCATCTGCTTAAGACGCATCTTGTAAGTAGAATCATTACAAGCTTTAGCCATAGCACGACGTTGCTCTTTGGTGTACATGCTTAGAGCTTCACGGTTATTCTTATCTTCAAAGAAGTTTTCAAAGTTCATTGTTGTGGTTTCCTTATTAAGGGTGAATAATTAATCGGGACATAGGTTAAGTGAGTTTAACAGTCACTGTTGTTTGGTACAGTGACACCATCTAGGTCTGAGTGTTCATCACTCTCTAGTATCATGGTACAGTAATCTGGATGAACCCAAGAGCTTTCAGTGAACAGAAGAACTATTTTAAATATGTCTTCTCTACTTAGGTTATCCACTTCAGTAGTGAATAGTACGAAGTTATTATCATTAACACTACGTTTAGTTAAACCCAATTTCAATTGAATGTTTATGTTAAGTACAGACATTACATCACCTTGTCGGCAAGTAATACCTATCATTGTTTTACCGGTACTCATAATCTGTTTCTAGACTCGTGCGTGGCTATCATTTCAGAGAAAGATATAGGTTTCATGTCCCAGTGGTCAATTGCAACATTTATAAATCTTGGGTCTTCGATAGGTTTATCGGTATCGCTGTGTAGGTGACCGTGGATATTGTAGTCTCTACCGCGTAGATGGTCAGGGTGTATTGGGATATGTGACCACCAGCAATTACGTCTAGAGAGATAAGGTATTACTTCACAGTAGTTAGCTACTAGGTGTAACATACCTATTTTCTTTTCTACATCGTGATTGCCTGGTACAAGAGTAATCTTAGCACAATGATGTTCATCCACTAACCTTTTCATTCTACCCAACCAATAGATATCCTGACAGACATCACCAACCAGAATTAGAGAATCTTTTTTGTGTAGACTACTAGCTAGGTTATCAAAGATAACTTCGTTGTGTTCTTCTCTAGAGGAGAAACCTCTAAACTTGTAGGCATTACGTGCACCTAGGTGAAAGTCACCACCTGTTATTAATCTGGACACTGGGATGTTCTCCTACTAAAGTAATTATCACAGACGGTTCTATACTAAGGGACAGTGGTGTAAAATATCTATAGACGGCAAAAAGAAGCTACCCCACAAGGAGGTAGCTCTAAAAGGGAAATATAACAATGAAAAACCTTAATAAAAGGAATAGTCAACAACACAGTACCACGCTCTAATCAATCTCAAGACCCGACTCCACTGATTGGTTAGTTAATGCAGGAACAAATGGCAATTAACATATAATAAGTAATAACTAAAGATTGCAGTTATGCATGTGCTCTTCTTCCTGACGAATAGATTCCATCAAGTAAGCATCTGTATCTTCAACTAAAAACTTATTTCTCTCTTGTACTTCTTTGATTCTTTTTGGACAGTGGTAATGTTTAATCAAGACTTGCTTGAGTTCATTCCCATCTACATCGTCAAAGTAAGTAACTCCTTCTACATTATCGTCTTCATAGACACCCTTTGAATTAAAAGTAAGAGTTTGAAACTCCTTACTAAAATATACCGACCCTAGAAACCTAGGAGGTATTGTTAACGAGGCAATGCGGAAACAACTTTCCACTGAGGCCACCATCTTGTATATATTATCTGGCCTAACGTTAGCTCTCGCTAGAACTGTCTGTAACCGTCGCACTACCCTGTCGGGGACTAATTCATCCTCTTGGATTGGCGTGAGTCGGGCAATTACATACATGCAGAGAATGCGCATCAGGGCAATGTTAACTTTATCATTGTCCCAACACAAACGTCCACGTACATTAAATATAACCGTCTGGCCTCGGTCGAACATAAGTTCAGATAATGGATTGTCTTCGCAACTTGCCCATTCATCTTCGGAGGGGTTAATTCCTCTTCTATTACCGGGTATGGTCATCAGGTTACCTCTGCTGGTTCTAATTACTACTTGCTAAAAAACTTACTACTTAATAGTTCTATACTTAAAGAGGTCTGTGTATTTTTTATTTATTTGTAAATTAGACAAAAAAATAAAGGGGGCCCCTGCCCCCCGTTATTATTACACCGTTCTACCAAAGGACTCCATAGCAGCCTCTATTGATTTACAATGTTCTTTTTCATATTCGCCAATAAGGTTACGTAGATTAGTAATCTCTTCGTCAGTATACATAGTTGCATACGCCTCTAGTTCCCATGGTAGATGTCTCCACCAATGAACTGGGTCTATTTTATCTAAACCCATCCCTGCGATTACTTGGTCAGTGAATGGTTCACCCTTCCAATATGTAGTGGCCTCAGTTTCAACATAAAGAAAATCACCACGTTCAAATTGCTTATAGTGAGTCACCTCATGTCTAAGTATTGCTTCCACAAAAGGAGTGTCTATATTAACCACTACTACTGGCACACCGTTAAATACTTTAAAGAAAGCACCAATATTAGTATCAAATACTGGAAATGCATTAGGTATTAGTTGACGAAGTCCGGTAACGCTAACGAAGCAGAAGTTACGGTCTTTGCTATCCTCAAAGAATTGTGGGCTGAAAGTATTACGCATGGCTTCGATTATAAAGTCGGCATTTATAATCGAGTGACCATTAAGAGTGTGGTTACTAATTAGTTGAACGTCGTCTATGTCTGTCTGCGTATGTTCGATGTTACGAAGATTCTCTTCAAATAGGTTTACTAAATTCATTATCTTTTCCTTTTATTTAAGATTAATATACTACTTCACTAATGTAATATGTATCTATCGTTTTTTGGAAACGACATAAGAGGACTCATTTACGAGTCCTCGACTTATGCAGGGTTTTACAGCTTAAAGACTTTCTTAGTGATTACATCACCAATAGAACCACCGAACGTTTTCTTAGGTTCAGTTACTACGCCTACTTGTGCATTAGCACGGGCACGCTTATCCTCACTGCGGTCAAAGAAGTAAGAACGGATAACCCAAATAGGGAAACCTAATATAATACTCCAAGAAGTGTAGTCTGGAAGTAATGTTCTTAACGCCGTTAACTCAGCAGCAGTACTAACACCCATCTTATCAGATTTGAAGGCTTCCATCACTGACTGCGCAATGAACCAGTTTGAGTATATAGCACAACCTAAACCAGCCATCACTAAGATAGCCATTAGGATAACTACAGTCGGTCTTACCCAACCATAACCTTTATCCGCATGTAACATGGCAAGACGTATCTTAACCGTGTTATCATCGATGTGCTGTTCAAACTTATATCCCGCTACCTTCTTCGCGACTTCACTTTGAATAAGGATAGCCTGCGTTTCTGGCGGGAGACCTTCGACTGCTTTAGCAACTTCTTCACCTGTTGCTGTCTTCGGGTCGAGCTTGTTATCTGTTCCAACGAATTCATTTACCTTCTCTACTAATTTATCACCGAGTGAAGGGATTACGGAACTTAATACTGCCTTACCTACCGTTCCCAATATTGTCAGGAGACCCATTCCAACATCCTCTACGTATTGCATCTGCTAAAGCCATCTTCACGGCTTGATGCTCATTTAAAAGTTCAGTACCTACTGTGGCATAACCAAAGTTAGTACTCCATAGCTTGTCTTTATCACCATCGAATGTGTATCCGTAGTTGACAAGTTTTTCATATACGATATCAAGGTGAATGGAAGTGTAACCTGCTGAACCGTAATAGGTAACCATATCATTCACTATAACAATAGAAAGAGGGGAAATGGTTAAGGTAGCCTCTGTGAGGCTCTCTAACACTTCCTGATAGACTTCTTCCTGTGTTCCTGACGATGACACCGTAATTATAAAAGGATTGCTTCTAGCGCATTTAAGGTAGCGTTGACGCACCTCATCTTGATAGCCCTTCCCTTTCTTTTCAATGGTATCCTTTTCACGGTCACCAATGCGAGCATCTGCTGTATCTACATCCAAATCAACGAGTATGACAATGTCAGGTAATACCATACCGTTATGTAGATTATTAAACAATAACCGTTGGTCATCACTATCTACCTGATAAGCCTCACTACAAAGGAAACATCTATCGGAGACTACGTGCTTACCATCAACCAACGCAGGAATGATTAACTTCTCTTGCATTGAATCTCTAGCTGCTGTCATTAGCAGTAGTTGTTGCTTAAGTGTAAACCCTACACCATCACGATGTAACAAAATTTCCCTGATAGCATCAGCTTCTGGAGTACCTGAATACTCATGAACGTTAACGATATCTCTAGGTTGGTTTTGCTCTAACCAATCAACGACGGCACGAGAGGCTGTGGATTTACCACAGCCGTCTATGCCACTTAAGGCAATATACATTTTCTTTTCCTTGTTATACTTTCGGGGTATGGTTATTAATCAGTTCATGAGGTTGACCTGTAAATATTTCCCCATCACTATCTCTAACCCATTCCCACGTACCTTTACCAGTGACGTATATATAACCGCCATGTCGTAAGGTATAAGTACCACGAATACAATGGGTACCATAAGGAAGTGAACGGTCATGAAAGTTATCTTTGTAATCAACCGCTTTAAAATAAGCAAGTAAATCACCAACATGGTGTTCATTATGTTCGAGCCATTTTTCAATACTTATATAAAGTACCTTGACATCTTCATCATTAGGATGTCTACATGGTTCTTCCTTACCCGCTAAAGGTAATCCCGTTTGTATATTCGCTGGGGCTAAATGTATTTTACTCATACTTACATACTGCTCTCTAAAAGTTGCTTTCGAACAGTTTACGAATTTTCCAATAACCCACAGCTATAGCATCTGAAGCATGTTCTGAAAGATACTCTAGAAGAATGACGGTGTCGGCATCGTAAACCACGTCCGGCAGCTTTCTAATGGCTGCCATCACTTCTTCTTTGTCTTTGGACTTACCGCTAACCCCAACAGCCTTTTTAGCACTAGGTGGGTCAACATGGTCAAAGTCAACTAGTATGTTGTATCTAATAGCAGCATTACGAATGCCGTGGACGGCTTCCACCAGAGCAGCGTAGCTCTGGGGAAAACGACCTAGGAAGGGAGACTCATGTACAATTGAATGAGGTTCCCATCGGTTGAAGAATTCAGTTAAGTATTCTTCGTGGTAACATAACTTAGCTTGACGAAGTCCAAAACTTGTGATAACTTCAGGATACTTACTTGAGCCAGCTACTGCATCAATTGTTTCAGCGTAGCGGATATGTATCTTTCTAGTGACTAAACAAACGTCTAGTATAGCGATACCTAATTTATCCAAAGCGGGGTCAATTGAGACCACTCTATAGAAGTTATCATTCATTTCTTACTTTACCTTATTAACCAAGGGGCAACTGTTGTCCACCTGTATTATCTACAGCTAGAGGTTCAGATGCACCTAAATCAATCTTCAAGTTAAAGCCGTTGTTAGCAAAGGCCATTGGGTACATACATGATACAAACACTGACACTTGTACACCACGAGCTTCTAACATAGAGTACGGGTTACCAGCAGGAGGTTGTACACTAATATTAAAATCTTGACCTGAACAGATGGCTATTTCAGATACAACCGCATACGCTTCATCATTGTGACGAATACGACAAACCTGTTTAAGATTCTCAGCATCAGTTGCATTGAAGTCAATTTCGAAAGTAGTACTTACCGAAAGAGTTTCACCTGTACCTGGAGTGACGCCTTCAGGTGGAATATCAACCGGAGTTGGATTCAGGTCAGCCTGAGTAGGTTGGAAACTAACAGTGTCAACACCATTTTCAGTTACCACACTATGTTCGTAACGAATTGGTTGTAAACCACTACCAACGCGCTTAAGGTAATAACAGTAATAATCAACACCAGCGAATTGTTCTACAGTACGAATAGCATACTTAGCACGTTCATTGGCATCAAGGTCATTGTCCATCTCACGCATTACGAATGGTAAGTGTTTAAACAACGCTGCGTCGCGAGCACGATGTGGCCTAGACTTAACTAAAGCTTGGCCATCGGCACCAGTATAGTTTTTATGTCCACCACGACCAATAGCATAATAGCCAAGGGTAGGGTTAGAATCAGGATTCTCAGTAGCTAACACACCGAACTTTTCATTTAAAGTAGAGTGTTCCTGAATTTGATGTTCAGCATTATTAAACATCGCTGTTTGTAAGCCGTTACCATAAATGGTACGTTTAGTTGCTAAGCTCATTACATTTCCTCGATATCTGTAATACGTACTGGTGCACTACTACCAGACGTTAATTGATTGTTTTGTTCAACAACTGAGAAGTTTACCCCAATGTTCAATGAGTGATGAGTTTTTATCTGGTCATTATACGCAACGTCCATCATTGTCAATGGACTATCCGAATTAAGATGATGTCTTACTTTGGATAAAGACTTAACCCTATCTAAAGTAGGGTCCTGCGTAATTTTTGAATACTGCTTAGTCTTCATATCGCTTGAGCGTATGGTAGGCCAATCAGTACGTTTCAACTCAATCTCATTGGTGGTTTGGATAAATTGCAAGTCGTAACTACATAATCTCTTCATTGCTGATAACATAGCAGCTTGAAGCTCACGTAGAGATTGACCAGCATTAACATCAGCCCCTGTAACAGCAGCTAATATCTCATTAGCCATTATCTCAGCATCTGCAGGGGATAATGTATCTAACGATAAACCTTTCTCAATAAGCCATTCTTGTATATCACCCACCCCGTAAACAGCACGATAATCGCGGTAGCAATATTCAACTGCCTTAGCATATTCACCGTGACTACGGAAGTCTTCCACCGACCCTAAGAAATTACGATGTTTAATTATAGCATCCATGATGGCGCTACATGAATCGTAGAAATCTTCAGTATTGGTATATAACTCAACGTTAGGTACCGTAGATACAATATCTGAAACAGTGGTCTCATCAACATACCTTTTATCCAATACAGACATTACATCTGTCCAAACAAAAGACTCAGTTCTAACCGTACGCTTACAATAGACATCTGGCATACTAGTCAGGGTTCTACCGTTGGCTTTATTGTAACAATAAAAATACGCAATTACCGCATCTTTTGAACTCAGCCTCATGGTGTTGTTGGTGTATGGATTAGAGACATTAACATAGGTCTTATACCTATCTGTAGATGCCCAATCCAACCAGTGTTCAACTAATACATCACCCATGGTTATAGGTAATGAACCAGATATATCTACCGCTTCGGATTCTAATACCTTAGTTGGTAATGAATCTCTAGCTGAATCAATTATTCTGGTATCTATGTCGATTATATCTTTATACTGATGGTCTAAGTTCCAAAGACCTAGGTCTTCTTCTAAACCAAGAACTTCCTGAATGGTACGTTCTATTTCTTCGGCATAATGATTGTTAAGTGGGGTTCGTCTAATTCTAGACTTAGGCTTGTTGTTACCGGTAAGTACTTCATCCACAACATGCTCAATACGATGACCGTAGATACTTAAACCGCGCTCAGTAAGGAAGTTATGTACTAACTCCTTAAAGATTTCTTGTTTACCGACGTTGGCTTCAAGGTAACGTATGTTACGATATAGCCAATGTGCCTGTTTAAAGGTTAAGTATTCTCTGAAATCATCCATAGCTGAATGGCTACCTAAGTAGCTCCAGATATGGTAACTGTGTACCATTTCAGTATGACAGTTAGCGAGTCTGATATTTAATACCCTAAGGGGCATATTTAGATAAAGTATGCCCAGTAGACTAGGCGTGTACAGTTCGTCGGTTATGGTATAGCCATCGATACCGTAACGAAAAGCAAAACCGTTTATCCATTTTTGCAATTCAGGAATAATGTTTTCTTCCTGTGGTTCCAGTAGACTTCTATCCCAGTTTAAGATAGTATAGTCTTCGGCATCCACGGCTTTATTAACATCAACCGGATTTACAATTCCGCGAATTAATTCTTCCTGTTCTGGATAACGAAGAACCAATTGTTCGTAGTAGTCACTCTGTAAAGAGTACTCCTTACGAGTAGTTTTATGTAGCTCAAGATTGGCCTTGGTAAATTCAATTGTTTCTAAAGTGTCAAGAGAAGTAACAGTCATCGTTGTATCGGTGACGTGATATTCTCCGGCTAAGTTAAGAAAGTACTTCCATTTATGAGTCTCCGTCTCAGGAGTATAACCTGTCTCTGACAGATAAGCATTAATGGCCTCTGCAGTTTTCTGTGATTTAATAACCATAGACTTGCAGAGTTTTATAGTATTTTTCTTAAAAATAAAGAAATAGTTATTATTACTCACAGGTCCTCCGTTTAAATAAGAAGGAGTATTAGGATGTCCACCAAAGATAAGGACACCGTTCTCAAAAGATATGACCCGAAAGCCCAGCGTTTTGATGCAACCACTATTCGTAAGAAATTAGTGGCGGCTAGCGCTAAGGATGAAGGTCGTGAGGTCGGTTCCCCACAATATAATGTAGATAAAAATTCTGCTCGTAGAGTCGTTGACGATACGGCTGAACATATCACTGACGCTAAGTCCGTCTTCGAAGTATTGCCGGATACAAAACTAGCCATGGACATCTTGGTGTCTGTTATCATGTCTCCAAACGATATGATATCAAACGAGCTGTTATTCCGAGTAAAGGATAGTACTAGCGATGATGAGATAACTCCACTATTACTATCTGTAGTAGAAGACTATTTCACCAATGAACTTAATCTATCTAAGATGTGTGTTCCAGCATTGGAAGACATGCTGTTTAAAACAGGTAGTTATCCAGTTATAGCAGTACCACGCTCTAGCATTGATTCAATGATTAATGGTGAGTCAGTTTCTCTAGAATCCCTATCGGATGACTTCGATGAGGAATTCAACGTTAAGAATATAGGTTTCCTATCGGATAGTACTGACGGTAGCCTTAAAACTTCACTGGAGTCATTAGCAGGTCAGTTAACTAGAAACACCGACCCTATTAAGGTAAATAGCTATCTAACGCTTGTGGACAACCCCACGGTACTTAAGAAGCCATTGCTTAGTGAACGTATACGTGAAGAACGTAGTCGTAACCTGTTAGGGCTTATGGAATTCATCCCTACTCAAAATGTATCGGTTGAAGATGTTGGTGGGGAAACTAAGGAAGAGAAAGTAGTTCTTTATAATAAACGTAAGTTTAAGAAGACTCCTTTCATGGAAATGATGGACTGTAAAGAAGTAGATGACGATGAACCTATCTTCTTCCACCCTCCATCTGAATCAATCATTCCTATTAATGTACCAGGTGACGTAACTCGTAAAGTTGGGTATTTCATTGTACTTGACGATTCAGGTAACCCAGTTAGTGTGGCATCTAGCCGTAAACACTGGGACCGTCTAAAGTCATATTCATCGACCGATGGTGAAGCCACTGAAATAACACGTATCCGTGAACAACTCTTCGGTCAAGATGAACATAAAGACATTAAGACCGTTAAGGAAATACACAAGGCGTATGTTACCCATTTAGAGCGTCGTCTACACGATGCGCTTAAGAATGGTGTACATGGTGATGAAGTAGATGTGGAGATAACAGGCGATGCTGAAATGCTGATGTTATCCCGTGCCCTAGGTCGTATGAAAACACAACTTCTTTATATACCTAAAGAGTTGATGGTGTACATGGCGTTTGACTACAATGAACTAGGTGTTGGTAAATCATTGTTGGAGACTACTAAGATAATCTCCTCAATGCGTGCAATGCTTTTACTTGCCAATACTCAGGCAAGTATGCGTAACTCTACCCCAGGTACTCGTTTAGATATTGAACTAGACCCGATGGATAAAGACCCCGACTCTACTGTAGAGAAGGTGTTAGCGTTACGCGAACAGGCATCTCAGGGTTCGTATCCGATTGGTAGTTTGGATTTAACAAACATTGCCAACTCAATGAATCGTTCCAACATTCAGGTATCTGTATCTAATCACCCTGCTTATCCACAGACTAAAGTAACGAGTGAAGATGTATCTCGTGCGGTTGGTACTGTGGACACTGACCTAGAAGACCGTCTACGTGAAAGGCATCATCAAGGTTGGGGTGTTACTCCAGAAATGATTGATGCTACTCGGGAAACCGACTTTGCAGCTAATATCATCATGGGTAATAAGTTGATGGTTAAGCGTGTATCAGTTTACCAAGGGGTATTCGTACCATTCCTTACTGATATAGCTAGACTGTTCACTAGACTGTCACCTA